AATTGCACTACAGGTTTATATAGGTAGCTTTTATTTTCTTCAACAGAAAATCTTGTTTTTGTAATGATACTTCTTTTATTTCTTAATTCTTGGGTTATATGATTACTTTCAATAAAAGAGTCTCCGCCTAAAGTCATGTTATATCCATAATTTTTATTACAAGAATTGAAATATTTTATTGCTACTTTTTCCTTCGAATTGAGAGTTATATTTAAGTCTTGTACGTTATCACAATTTATTCTGAATAAAACTTTATATTCAAAATTTTCCCACCCGTATTTTCTTATTGCATTGTGAAATAATGTATTATCTGAAATTTTTGGATTTTTGTGACTACATATTCTACTTTTCTCATATCTTGTTTGTCCTATATATACTTTTTTATTTATTTTATTAGTATATTTATAAATTATTCCTTCCATTTTTAAGATTTTTTTAAAACCAAATAAGAAAATTTAGTTTTATTTTTTTTATTTTCTTATTTGGTTTTATTCATTTATTTTTTCTTAAGCATTGGGATCTACAACAGTAATTGTCATAGTAGCTACCAATGGATTATTAATGTTGTCACTAGTAGTAGCACTTACTTTTATTGTACCAGGGCAACATGCATAGATAACGCCATCTTCAATAAATCTAGCTACCCTAAGATTACTAGATTCATAAGTTACATAAGGGAGATTTGAAATAAATGGTTCCTGACGAAGTTCTAGGAATTTAGCTTCCCCAATTTTCATTTCAAGAGACTCACCAACTACAAATTTAATACCTTTAGAATCAGTAATATTAATTTCTTCATCAGTCGGAAGAGGTTGTGGAATAGTAGCATCTTTCTTAATATCAAGACTTTTAACTACTTCAGTCACTGGAAGTCCTGCAGCGGGAGAATTCACATCACCTGCAGCTCCACTCAATAATGCATCATTAATCATAATCAAAAACGTTTTTAAATTATTACAAATAAATTCTATAACCTATTATTTCTTGTATCTCATCTAGGTCATAATAGTTAGCAGCATGTTTTCCTAAAGATTCTGCCATTTCTTTATATACTTCCATTCCAGCTCCTTCAATTTTTCCTAGAGCTGTTAATCTGGTGTAAAGTTTATTTAATTCGGAGTTCTTTTCATCTCCAGAAATATCTCTATTCATAAATGCCCATATTCCAGAACATCCACAATAGAGACTTAGATCGGCGAAGTATAAAAGTTCGGGCCGGGTCATTGTCGGGAGCATATTTAAATGATGTTCCAAATATTGATCAGTGGCTTCGTAGAGACATGAGAAATAAATCTGATCTTCTCTTGTCCAATCATGATATTCTCTCCCGATAAAGCCGGCCCAAGAGTAGTTCCATTCGCCGTAAGTTCCATCTCCATAACAAAATCCATAGAAGTCAGGATCCCAAGAAGAGTTCATAAAAGGTTGAGAAAATACTGGAAACTTAATATTCCCACTAAAATATCTCTCAAAAACTTTCATTCGCTTTTCCATACATTCCTTAGCATCCTCTAATTCTTTGCTCACTGTACAACCCCAACCTATAGAGTTCATAATTAACCTACGTCTTAAAACTTCATAGGCACAACTTAAATATTCTCCTGTGTAACTCTCTTCAGGCAGTAAATTTCCATGAGCAATATCTAGTTCAAATCCAAGAAGTGTTCCAGGCGTTGTGATTTTTCTAGGATTTGAGATGAGAGTATATCCGAATTGTTCAGCTATCCATGTGTAAGTTATGTTTTCGAAATTCTCAGATAACACTACAGAACATGCTTGATAGTCAGAATCTCCGGCCGATAATGAAAGCTTATAGGAAAGAATATTATCAAGGATCGAAGTTCTAACAATACCATTACTATCCTGGAAATTTTCAAAACATTCAGATAAAATTTTTCCTAGACAATCTCCTGGCTGTGGATTTGTTTTATACTCGAGGTAATCTGTTTTACTATATAATTTCATTATTCTTTTATTTTACTTATATAATCTAAAATTCCTTGGACATGAAGATTAACTATTGCTTCTTTTCCTTCAGGCGATAATAAGAAATCTACATCTTCGTGGTTATCTTGGAAGAGATTTTCTGTCAAAACTGTACTTGGTTTAGTGTTCTTACAAATATAAAATCCACTAGTCCAATAAGGAACTCCAGGATACTCATAACGCACTCTAATCCCTTCTTTTTCAGCCGCTTTCGTTAAACATCCAGCAAGTTCTTTTGTTTTCTGTCCAGCTCCTCTATAAATAAACGCACTCCATCCTTTAGCATTCATCCATTCAGAACCATTTCCTGCTGCATTTAAGTGAGGCGAAATACAGAAGCAATCCCCAGAACATTCATCGTAGATTTTATTAATTATTCTACATTGTTCACTAAGAGATAATTCTTTTTCTGTTTCAGGTATAGGATTAATAGCTTCATATCCTAAGCCTCCCAATCTTTCTATCATCTCACTAATAATTTCTCGAGAATAAGAATACTCTCGTAAAATCCCATCAGGACTTCTTTTTCCTGGAGTAGTTTTATGATGCGCTGGTATTAATAATATTTTTGTCATAATCTATTTTATTTATTCTTCTGGTTTAAAATCTCCTGCTGTTCCATGTCCTAGACTGAGTACGAGTCTTACAGCTTCTGGGACACGTAAAACATACTAATTTCTGTATAAAAATTTAGTCCATTGATTTAGATTTGGCTCTATATTTTCTAGTTTTAAAGCTTTTTGATATTCCTCATTATATATAATATCTGAAAGATTATCTATAAGATAATGATTAGTATAAAATTTATTATCTCTATTACAACATAGAAATAAATTATCTTTTTCATTAATTAATTCGATTAAATATTCTATACTTCTAATAAAATTATAACCACACTTATTCAGAGTTTCTTGATCGAAGTTAAAATCATTATTAATTATATGAGAATATATAATATCTCTATTCAGATTTTCATTTTTAATTTTTTCAACAACTTCATCCACTTCCCTACCGGTTTCCGGAATAGTATGAAAAGTTACATTATCTAAATTCTCTACTAATCTTTCAAGTCTTTTTACATAATCTTTTAAATAAAATAACTTATGATTAAATATCCCTAATTTTTTCTCTAAAGATATTGTATAATTTCTAGAATTACTCATTATTATTATCTTCTACATCTAATAAACTCATATAACGAATCTCTTGCTTCTTGATCAATGAAGTAAGGTCCTAGATATGGCATAAGATCCTCTGCACTATAATTACTTGAATAATAATAAGGTTTTTTTACAACACGAGATAAATTTTCTTCCCAATCTGACAATATTAGTTTATCTGAATCAGATTCTGCAATTCTGTTTAACGCCCTTAATACATCATAAGCATATCTCATAGATAAATCATATAGTAAGTTAAAATTTATATCCATTAATTTTAACTCATTATTTTTATATCTCCCAATATAGTCTAGAAAAATATCTCTTGCTTCATGATCTTTCAAAATTCGATTCTCTATTTCATCTAAATCTACAAGATTAGCGGATGAATAAGATCTAAGTGATATACTTAATTCATAGTTTTTATATTTTTCTTCAAGATAGAAAAATTTATGTCTAACTTCCTTTAATAAATCTTCAAACTCAGTAGCTTCTTTATAAGATGTTTCTACCTTATAGTCTCCATAGTTATAAATTCCAAGATCTTTTCCGATGAATCTAATTTCCTCTTCCAAAGATTGATACATTAGATCCTTTTCCTTCTTTCTTTTCCAACCAAACATGATTATTTCTCCTTATTTTTCCTAAATGATTGAAGTTTATTAATAAATGGAGACTTATAATACATTTTATGTTCTTCTTTGTAACTCTCCAGGGATTTATCTAAACTCTCTTTTGCAAGTTTCAGTTCATTCTCACTTGCTCCAGATTCCTTCAATAGCTTAATAGCATTTTCAGAGGCATTCTTTTCATTATTTACTACTTTCTTACCTTTGAAAAATCTTTCTACTGATTTCCACAGACCTTTAGAATTATCTCTTCCTCCTGGAGAATCTGCTGGTTTATGAAATTCTTCTATTATATTTTCAGCCTCTCTATCTATTTTTGCGGCCTTTCCTTTAGAATTTCTATTTATTACATGTCCAATCTCATGAGCTAAAGCTGGATTACCTGAAGATTCTTTAAATAAAATTAAATCATTACTATTATTAAAATGTTCCATATCTTTTCGACCATCGAATTTAAGCTTTTTTCTAACAGCTTTCTTTATTTCTGGATTTCTTATATCAATAGTTCCATTTTCAAAAGATTTTCCTGAAGTATTGCTTTTATCTTCAAGTATATATGCTTTATTTTTAGCAGCTTCATTTTTTAAATTATTTTTGATAGATTTTGCTGAATCTTCATTAGATAAAGATAGATCTTTAATGGATTTATCTAATTCCTTAATCTCTCTATCCAATTTAATTCTTTTATCTAACGAATCTTCAATAGAATCTTGCGTTTTATCGATAATTTTCTTTCCCATTTTCGACCTACTAATCGGCTTTACTATTAAATTATCTCCTAAATCACTAATAGCATTAATTGCTCCTTTTGATAACTTTTTTACTCCAGAAAGTAATCCATATTCTCGTTGTTCTACTTCCCAACCTTCAGAGTATAGTTTTTCAATTAAATCTCTGCCAGTAAAAACTCTTACTGCTACAATATTATTTCTTTTTACTCTCATCACGTTAATATTTCTTTAGATTCTTTTATAAGCTTTGCTCTAATTCTACTATTTCCATCGGCGATATTGTTAATTAGATCGAGAGTTGCTTGAAGTGATTTGAGTTGATGAGGTTCCCAAGATTCACTTTCGAGAATTCCAATCCATACAAAACCAGTACCGGTCGATAAACATTCCCATACCGAATTAACCATCTCTGCTATACTATATACACCACTCATCTCCGGGGTTATGATATAGAGATGTGTATTACAAAGTTCGGATTTTTCGATGTTTTCTTTTTCTATACATTCAGGAGTCCAATCAGGTACGACAGGATTAAAATACTCTAGTCCAAGATTATCAAGTTCTGGAATAAGCTCGTCTCTCCACCCTGAATCACCACATGTACCTCCTAAGAAAATGCGCTTTGGTTTATCTTCTTGATCAAAACGAATCTGATCAGTAGACTCTACAATCTGAACACAACAGTATTCTTTAGATGCTTTAGGAATAACACTTTTATAAAAATGTACTGAAGTAAATAAGGAATCATCAAACTTATCAACTCCTAGATCTTCTTTTATGTACTTAGTAATAATATCTATTATTTGTTTATCCATATTTTGTACATCCCTACGAGTTATATTTGTTTTTATAACGAAGGATATAGTGATTGTAAATTGTTTTGTATCTCTTAACCAATCTATATAATCAGACAGATCTAACGCTCTAAGTTGATCCATAATTTCATTCTCTAATTTTATTGCTTTAGGATTTTTATAAATATAGGGTCTAGGTTTTCCTGCTACATATTTTAAACCTGCCTGATAAAGTGAATTGACAGATACTACTTTTTCACTAACTGTCAATAAAAATTTTAATTCTTTTTTATTACTCATAATTCTTCTTTAGATTAGTAAATAAACAAAAAGAAAACACTAGTTCAATCTATTATATAAATTTTTCTAATGTTTTCTTGCATATATAAGGTTTTTATTCTATAGAAAGCGCAAAAACTCACTTTACTTTCTAATAAATGTGATAAAACTTTATAATTTAATTATTATGTTATATTTATTTGGATCTGGCGCATGGAAAGGGATAAGAAAAGTTGTAAAAATTGGATACACTGGAGACTTAGAGAAACGAAAGAATCAATATCGACTTCATAATCCTCTTGGAGAAATAATATCTACACGAGAGGGTTCTGAGGTGGATGAACTTAGACTTCATCTTAGGTTATTTGATTTTAAAGTTGAATTCTTAGATGAATGGTTTTACGATGAACAGCCAGTTTTTGAAGTTTTCGAGCAATCCTATGAAGAAATAGATGAGTGGCTTTGGGAACATAGAGCAGAGACATTATTATTTCCACAAATCCCTCTTCCTGGAACATTAAAGAGAAAATTACTTGACGAACTACAAAAGAAACACAGGACCATAACTGTAGAAGGCGAGAAACTCTTATAAGTGTAGAAAAATAAACAAATAGAAATATGGATGAAATAAATGAATTAATTAAAAACGATTTGAAAGACAGATCATGGAGAAATCATTATGATAAATTGGACCTATCGAAACAACCTCATCTTCCAAGAATATATTTCTTTGGAAGTGTTTTTGGGGTAATACTTTTCTTAGATGGTGATGGAAAAGATAGAAAAGATACTAGTTTTTCTATTATTATGAATCACTCGGCAGACGTTCCAAACTCATGGATATTAGTTGAGAAAGATTGTACGGCTAGTACTTGGATAGATGATCTCATAAAACAATTCGAGAGAGCAAAAAAGTGGATGAAAATTTAATTTATAAACCAAAAAAATATGGCAGAAATGAAATTAAACAAGGAAATTATTGCATTTCATAGAGGATGCGTATTAGTAGAGAGCAAGGAGTTAGTAGATCCTAGAAACATGGAGGAAAAGAGTAAGAGAGTATTAATCTCACTTCTTCAAGAATTAAAGAGATATAGATATTTTCTTTCTCCCGAAGTAATATGTAGGATGACGATTAGTGATATGGAAAATCTCCATACAAATCTACTTCCATACATCCACGAATTGTATCATTCTGGGGAAAAGTTTAAACCTTTGTATCCAGGATTTCCAGAACAAGTAATTTCTAAGGATAAATCGGAATTGTGGTTAGATCAAAAAAGAGTTTATTCTGGTGATCTTGAAGGATTCCTAAGAGATAATCCTTGGACAACTAAAGAAGAGAAGGAAATAATTGATGATGAACCAGATCGACAACTTAAGGTTATGACTCCTCCCGAATTTATGGATATCCCTCGGCAAATGATGTCGGCCGGAAATTCATTAACGGGGGAAACTAGAGAAGAGTTGGTATGGTTCTTAGAGAATTATTCAGAACTCAGTATTCCAGAACGTATACCTTTTAAAGAAACGATGTGTATAGTAGCTAGACATCGGCCGGAATATAAAATTGCCGAGATTAATGATGTCTTGAGGTATAGTTTGTACTTGATGGGAGCTGATCCAAGTCTTCCACATGTTCCAAAAAAGATACAAGTTAACTCTTGGTCTGGTAAAAAGACTGATAATCCTGAATGGAGAAAACTTGATTCTCTTCCTAGATCAAAACGTAGAGAAATTTGTGGAAGAATAGAAAAAATAATTGAGGCTAAAGGAGTAGAAAACTGTATACGAGATGCAAAACATTTTTATGGACATTGGGTATTACTATCAGAACGTGTACATCCGAAGGAATATGTAGTAAATTATCCTGAGTGTGCTGATTTCTTTGTAAAACTTAAGAGTAAGGGTTTATCAAAAGAATATCGTACATTTAATTCTCAAGTACAGAATATGTATGATACTGGTAAAGATATTCTAGAAATAGCTAAATTTATTTCTACTCATCCAGGGGAATTTATTAGAAAATTTGATTCTCTCTTAAGAAGAGCTCTTGAAGAAGGTAAAGAATCTGATATAATGGATATCTTTATAAATACTTCAGGGATGAAAAATAAAACACTCTTAGAAATTCTTAGCTACTACGATATAAGAGATCAATCAGAAAGTACTCCTAGAGTGGTAAATATTCCTGGAAAAGGTTTATATATACTAGATGGATTAAAACCAATTAACCCTGGATTCTTAGAAACTATAAAAGATAATATAATTCGAAAAATATTTCTCAACATAGATTCTAGAATTACTGAGAAAGATTTAGTAAACGAGATTGTATATATCGATCCAGAAATTAAGAGAATACCTATTCCGAAGGGTATGAGAAATCAAAATGTATCTATCCCCAAAGGAACAAGATATAAAATCTCTGGAAATATTGTTAGGTTTTTTGTTCATTGGATTCAGAAAGATAGAGATGAAGACTTAGATCTTCATGCATTCTTATATAAGTCTAATGATGATATTAGCAATATAGGATGGAATACTTCACTTAATTCTAATGTTGCTGTTCATTCTGGTGATGTATTAAACCGTCCAGGAGATTGTGCAGAGTATGTAGACGTTGATCTAGATAAGTGCAAAAAGAATGGATATAAATATGTGGTGATGGATGTTTGCAATTATAAAGGTCGAGGAATGGATACTCTTCCTGTATGGTTGGGGTATTGTACTAGAGAAAAATTACAGGAAGGTGATAAAACTTGGCATCCGCAAAAGGTTGAATTAACAGTTCCCGTTACATCTAAGACTGATTCGATAGCAGCAATGATGATTGATATCGAAAATAGAGAAATGATTCTCTTAGATTGTGAGACTTCCGGACTTCCAGTTAATAATAAAGATAATTATTCCTTACAGAAAGCAATAGTTAACTTTTTCTCTAAACAAGAAAAATACTCATCTTATGATATCATTAAGCAACATTATGAATCTAGAGGTGCTGAAGTTGTAGAAATATTACCGGATGATCCAGATATAGAAGTAAAAGAAAAAATATTATTTGAAGATATATCAAAGAATTATGTGAAAATACTTGATATTATCGGCGAATAAAAAAAAATAAAAAGATAGGTCTTGACTAATTAAAAGTCAAGTTAAATCCTATCTTTTTTTTATTCTTCCTTTATTCTTCGATTATCGCACCGAAATCTTTAACAGCATCTTCATATACTTTCAAAGATTCAGAATTTTTATCAATCGAAGCCATACATTTATTTAGGAACACTAATTTTCCTGATAATCTTTGTTCCTTCATCATATCTTTCACCGACTCTGCTACACAATAATCCTTTGCAAAACCAGCTATATAAACTTTGGTATAATCTTCTCTAGCAATTTTATCTAGGAATTCATATCCCTCAGATTTTTTAGCGCCGTTTGCATAAGAAAAGGCAGAAAACATCTCTAAGTGTGGATTTCTTCCCTTCTGAATTAGCTCATATTCGGCGCCATGATTACTGAGGGACCATAAATTTAATTCCTCAACTAGATTTTTGGGCAAACTCCATCCCCAAGAACCAGCGATACAATGTTCAGGCCAAATAGTATGAACTTTTCCTGTCTTCTCTAATTCTTCAAGGTAGGCGATAGTATTTTCTTTATTATAAAAAGCTGGAGTATATTTTCCCGATTTTACCATCCCTGAAGTAATAGTTGTAAATGCTTCAGGAGTTTGTTCCCAATACATAGAATGCCCAATATGATAAGACATATGAGTATCTTGTGTAACTATGATTTTTTCCAAGATTTTTCGTTTCCCAGATATCCATTTACACAATTCTTTCGTTGCTTTCTCTGCTCCAGGAACATAGAGAGTTCCTTTGGGGTTACAAAAATCATACTGTGGGTCTATTATCAGTAATAGACTTTTTTCTTTTTCTTCCATAATTTAATTCTGATTTTAAAATTGTTCTTATTATATCTTCATTATCTCTAAATATCTTTTCATCTCTCAAACAAATTTCCCAATGATATTCATTAACATAATCATTAGCAGAAAACATTAAATCTCCAATATACTCGGCAGAAATCTTAATAGTTATTTCCTTGAGATCATCTTTTTCAATATATTGATGTTCTTTAAAGTATAGCGAATGAATGTAAGAACTATTAATTGTGCATTTTGTTTCAGAAATTAGATCATCTTCTGTAATATTTTCAAGATCAGTTATTAATCCAAAGACTACATAATTTTTTCTAGTTATTTGAAATTTCTCAATCCTACTAATATCATATTTATCTTTTATATTAGTAAAAGTATCTTCCATCATAAAATAACTAAAAGCTGGATCTTCATCTTCTTTTTCTCTTCTAATGACTGCTCTGAAAAATCTTGGATCTCTTTTGAATTCTATCATAATCCTTCAAATAATTCTTCTCGGGACACTTTTATTACTCTGGAAGTTCTTCTTTTAAATTCTGATCCTTGAACTCTATTCCAAATCTTCATTACAGTATCCATCCCATGAATTTTAGATAATTCTGAAATAGCTCCCGAACCTTTACAAATCAAAGGAATCAAAATTTTATCTACTTCAGTATAATCCTTTCCTCCAATTTGTTCAAGATCAGAACTAGAAATTCCATTACCATCAGTGGGTGTAATATTAATAGCTTTCTCTAGAGCTACCATCTTATCGTACGAATTTTTATTTATGATTTCAGTATCTAAATAAGATTCTGAATAATACTTCGCATGTAACCACTTAAGAATAGAGTATACTTCTGTTTTCCAGAGACCACCCATAGGATTAAAATCTCCTTCATCTCCGTGAATAGTCCAAAATCCAAGATAATGTTCAGTTAAGTTATCAGTATCAATTACAATACCTTTCTTAATACCAGCTTGATTATATAGGTACATCATTCTAAGACGTGCCATAATATTTCCGTTGGCTATTTTTGTTTGTTCTGGCATCATCCCCTCTATCTCGGATATACTTTTTCCAGATAAATCACAAAGAATATCTCGATCATTATCACAATAATCGTAGTTATAGAGATTTTCTATATAACTTTTATAGAAATCATACTGTGCAACTTCTCTATAAAAAGTTTTAACACAAAAAGCATTTCCTGTTAGATCAGACGAAGTAAGTTCATCTGGTTTATTCTTTATTGGAAGTGAATATCCGTAAAAAGGAATTCCAGATCTATTTCTAACTTCATTACATACAGCAGCCATAAGAGTACTATCTGCTCCTCCTGAGATACCAAGAATTAATGCTCTTATATTATTATCTATCACATATTTTTCGGTCTTTTCAACCATCTTATTAAATATGGCTTCTTGTTCTCCATAATTTAATTTTCTTTCATAAATGTTTGTTTTCATAATTATCAATGTTTTATTGTTACATTAATAAGGATTTGTCGGTTATCTTAAGGAGAAAAATAAAAGGGAAAATTTATTCCCTTTTACTTAAAAATTTTATACTAGATCCAGAGTTTCTTCTAAGCATCTAAATATATTAAGAATATTAAAATAACATAATTTAGTGCATAAACTTGGAGAATAATCCTTATCATAAAATAAACCAGCCTCTCCCGCAAGCTCAAACATTAAATCCATTGTAAAATCTTTGAGTTTATTCTTAGAAATTCTAATATTTTCTGATATTATCCTAGTATTGTCAAGATCTCTCAAATTTATTTCAGAATCAAATTTAACTTCATAGAATAAGCACAAGCCTTTATCAGATGTGCGCTTTTTCAGAAATTTTGTTCCAGGATCAATTAGAAAATATACAGATTCTGTTTTTAGACAATCCTTATACTTTTCCTTCAGATAATCGTCAATATTTCTTAGTTCCAGCTCATCCTTGAAATTTTTCTCAGAAATTAATTCTTTATCGACAAGAGCTAAATTATAAACTGGAAGATTCTTGATTTCTAAAAATTTAGATACCCAATATTCTTCATTATTGTCAGTATAAGAAACTCTAACTAAGATATCACCTTTCAATCCTTTGGATCCATAATTTCTAATCCATTCTTCTCTATCCATTTATATCTCATATATTTTAATAATTTAAATTGATTCTTCTTAGCAAAAATTTGTATGTGTTCTGGAGATAAATTCTTTGCTTTAAATTTCTCTAAAAGAATTTCAGAAGGAATATCTATAACCTTAACATAAGAACTATTATAGTCTTCAAAATGCTGTCCTGTTCGTTCCGACCTCACATTATATGATTCCGAGAATCTAATAGATTTCCCAAGTCTTTTATAAGGAGAGGAAATAAGTGATATTGCAATCTGAATAGTATCATTAAGTTCTCCATAATAAGATTTGAAATAATTATCAATATCTTCATTATTTTTTATAAGATCTAGATTAACATGTTTTAGATCTCCACATTTTGCATAGAAGTAAATAATGAACTTAGGTTGTCCGAAAGAATAAAATTTACGTACTAAATATACTTTCATCTTTGTAAAATTAAATCCCCAAGAATATTTTACTATCCTTGAGGACTTTTTTATTATTATCTTCTGCGCATTCTATGTATCCTATGAGCTCTAGATTTCTTCCTAGTATACTTCTTTTTTGATGTCTCTTTAATTTGTGGTTCTTTTGTTAAAACTACTTTCTTTTTAGGAGACACTCTAGCTTTTACTCCTTCTGAAATACCTGAACTTATAGATCTAGGTGGAATCACTGTTTTTCCTGATCCATCTGTATAAGAATTTGTTTCAGGGTAATATCTATATCCTCCAGAACCCAATACCCATGCTCCAAGTGCTGCATTATAAGCCCAAGAATTATTATCTCGATCACGAAAAATTTGTCCTTGTGTTGGTTTCTTTGGAAGTGAATCTGAAGTAGTTGTCCAAGTTTTTCTCCTCTCAGGAGATTTACTACATCCTCCAAAAATCAATAATAATCCTAAGATGAAAATTATTAATATAAAATCAATTGATCTCTTCTTGTTCATCTTTTTTCCTTTCTAATGGTTTAACTCTTTTATAATTATCATAAAACCAGGATAAAAGTTGTTTTGTTGCATACTCTACTTCATCCGGTTCAAGTTGAGATGATTTATATCTTATCGACCATTCAAGCATATAAAACTCAAGAGGCATAATGAAACTGTCTGAAGTCATTACTACTTTCAAACATAATCCTGGGGAAAGAAATCCTCTACCTGAAACAAACCTCTCTTTCCAGATATTATAGAGGTTGTATGGTACTTTATAGGTTTCATCATATTCGGTTGGAACTTCTCCTGTATCATTTACCTCCCATTTAACATCTTCAATCTCATAATCATTAAAGATCATTTCGAATTCCGTCTTGAAGTTTTCCTCATATATTCGATCAAGAGCTCCATAACCAGTTTCAGAAACCACGAGAATTAATCTATCGGCCGAATCAACTGCTATCACTTGACCTTTATATAAGAAACAATTTCCAGGTTTTAATTCAGGATCTTCACCTAAGAAATCTCTAAGCTCAGTTCTTACTTCAATTTCTTCTGAGTTTTCGTCGGCCGGATCTTTTTTCTCGTGTTTAATCTCTTCTGGAAATCTGCAAAAATCCCATTCTATTACTGCATTAAGTTTTACCAAGATTCCAGGGATAACTAAATCAGCCATTCCTTTCTCACAACCACAGCGATATTTCTGTGCTAATACTTCAATAATCATAATATAATAAATTTATTTAACTATATAATTACCATTTTCAGAAATAAAATCAATTTTTATAGCAGGATAAGAACCACCCCATATATTAATCTCTCGCTCTTTCAAAATTTTTCCAAGTGAATTAATCTTAAAACATGAGAATTCCATTTCCATTCGGATATTACTAAGATCGAGAGTAGAAAAATTAGGTTTATTAAGAATTGTTCTAAATATTTGTTTAACATTCTCTAGAAAATCAATCTTAAGTAATTCTTTGGCATAATATTCAGCTGAAGATTGATTATCAAATACTTCATCCGGAATTTCAAAAGATCTAATTTTTCGAAGCATTGAAATTACTTGACTTTTAGAAATTATATCATTGGTTGATAATTTCTCAGTACATTCATGGATTATGCTATCAATATCCTCAATAGATTTATCCACTACTATTCCTGTTACTTGTTTTGTTACCATAATTTATTTTGTTAATATTATACATCATATATAAGAATCTCAAGGGAGAAAGAAAAAAGAGAGGGAAATTAAATCCCCTCTTTATCATATAGTACTTTAAATCCAATATAATGAGACCTTGGAACAAATACATCTCCTACTAAAGGTATAAATCCAATCTCTCCAGTAATTTCATCTATATCTTTTGACTGTCTTCCTTTCTCTATATATAAGGTAGAACAATTAAAATCAAACTCCTTAAGAACTTTTCCACTTTTTGAATAAGCTGTAATCTTAATTAGCTTTTTATTTTTCTTCGTAATAAATCTACCAATCATTTTCGAAATTTTCTCAGTTCCTCGAATAGATATTAGTCTAAGGTTATTTTCTCCTGGTTTAATTGTCTTTGAATTTATCTGAGTTAGTGTTGTATATAAACTAAGACCACTCATTTCTGGTTTAAAATTACTAGTTTCGAATAATTCATTTAATTCTGCTGCTTCTTCTTTTGTTAATTTTTTCATAATCTTTATTTTTATTTATTCTTTTCATTAATAAGGCTTTCACGGGAAAAATAAAAAGAGGGATTTATTCTCCCTCTTTTCTTGCTTTTAATAATTCCTTATTAATTTCATTTTTTATAAATTCTTCCGCTTTTTTGTCAATTTCATTATCACCAAATAAATGCACTTCACATCTATTTATTACTAATTCAGCTTTAAATTCAAAATCTACATCGTGATATAAACCTGATAGACTCAGGCATACTTGAAATACAATCTCGCTTGATATACTTTCCATTGTTTCCTCCACATCACGGAATAATCCTTCGTACTCTCCACAATGATTAAGATACATTCTTTCTATAAAACTTCCACGACTATTTACTACCCCATCACAAGAAAGGTGCATATATATTCCACCTCCTTTATGATAAGTTTTAAGATTAAGTAAAATAGTATTCTTTTCTTCATAGAACTCTTTTGGGAATTTTATATTTACCCCTAATCGTATCGCATCACTACATAAGTCATACATACCGCGTGAAAAATGATGAGTAACTGTCAATGGATGTTCTCTATAAATATCACAATTCAAGTTTCCTATCAGCTTCATTAATTTTTCAAATGATATTTCATCTGGGATATATTCAAGTATTTTATTTATCTCTCTATCTACCTCTCCAGATCTATCTATATACAAAGTTTTTGAATTTAATAAGGTTCCATATTCATATTCTGTACATACTATATAGCCACCTAATGATCTAACATCTACCGCTTGTACTTTCTTATTGTTGCCATAATCGTATGTTACATCTACTAAAACTGTTTTTGGTTTTTCAAAACTTATTACGTTTTGTAAAATTTGTCTTTTCATAATTTTCCTTTCTTTTTTAGTTTATTAATATTTTATCATATATAAGGCTTTTAAGGAAAATAAAAGAAGTGACTATTAATTTAATCACTCCTTTCATATTTATGTTTATCTCTCTATTTCTACTATTTTTATAATAGTTCTACATTTAAATCCATTCATTCGAATTCTATCTATATAGTTATATTTTTCCTCTGGTTTAAGAGTTTGATTGTTTTCCAATTTTTGTGATAGGTTTATGAATCTTTGAACGATTTGTCGACTTTTAAATTTATCAGCAAGTGGTATTATTAATTTAATATTATCACTAGTACTTAGTTTTATTTTTGCGATTACATCTATTGCATCAACGACTTCTTTAGTAGTAATTCTTCCTCTATTGTAATTCTTTAAAGCTTGATCGCATTTATTAAACAATTTTCGATAATATGTTAAAACCTTTTTCTTTTCTACCCTTGATTTTACTGTAGGATGATAAGTTTTAAAATTATTATTGATAATTTCAAATTTAAGGACGACACTATTAATTATTCTTAATAAATCTTGCTTTTCTGAATTTTGAAAAGTAAAACTTTTTTCAACTTTCATTTTTATATTTTTAAGGTCGAAAATAATACCTTCAATATGAAATAATCTAGATATCTCATAAAGAAATTTCTTTTTCATATCTCTTATTCTAAAAGTATCATCCAGAGATCTTAACTTAATCATTAGTTCATTCAAAGCTTCTCCTCGTGAATATGCTTTGCTAAACTGCTTAATCTCTCTTTTAACTTGATTAAAAACACTTAATTGATTAATTTTGTTTCTTTTTCTCATAGTTCTTTTTTTATATTATACATCATATATAAGAATTTCAAAGGAGAAAAATAAAGAGCCTCAATCCAATGTTTCCAAAGGATTAAGACTATCTTTTTTATTTACTATTTCTACTCTATGTGGCATCCAAAATTTCAAAGAATCAATCTCTTCATGGTGCAGTAAGAAATCAATTCTATTTGTATGCTTAGAACCCATAAGATCTTTTACTATCCATTCACCATTTAAACCTGGACATTTCTTAGACTGTATTAGAACTGTATCTCCAAAGCTAAATTTCCCACTCCTTCTGAGATCTCTAGAGACTGCAATCCATCTATGTTCACCTGTTTTAACTTTTTCAGGATGAACTTTACTTCCATCTGCTGTAATGCTTCCCGATCTAGCATAATAAAATGTAGCTAATGGAGTAGAATCTAAGTCCTTGGAGGGGCTATAAACACTCCAACCAAGGACTAGAACTATTATGATAATTAATCTACGCAAATTTCTTTTTTATTAAAACTTTCCCATTCAAGCTTCTTCAATGCTCGATTCAATTCAGAAAGTTTACCCTTTGTAATAGACCATCTATCGGTAGGATAGTCTAAAGATTCGAGATTTACTGGAAGAGGATTTTTCATATTCGGATCTGTATTACTATATAATCCGACTGGTTCAATCCAAACTTCCTCTTTTCCTTTTTCACCACAAAGTTTAAATACTGCATAAGTCTTAGCAGTCCAGAGAATATCAACATAATTTCCAGGATACAATTTATAATACTTCCATCTCATTGTATCTCTAAGACCAATAATTACTGATTTCTGGATATTATTACCATTCTCCATTTCAATCAACGGAAATCCAGGAAAACCATTATCAATTACTGGTTTATCTCTCCACAGAATTCCTTGCAAGAACTCAACTGCCTTTTCTTCAAGACCTTCACGACTACCAAGACACATAGAAATAACATCTAAATGTTCACGAATAGCTTTTTTCTTTTGACTATCACAGAATTCTTTTGGATTTCCAATTTTTGTTCTTTCACTAATCTTTTCCAATGATATATATGGAATAAGATCTGGACTTAAACTAGGACTCACAATTCTGTACAGATAGTATGATGGATCTTCGACTAGTTTGTTATTACTCAAAAAAATCGGATAAATATTACCGATCATACTGTTTGTTACGTTGTACTTAATCATTTCTTTTTTGATTTCTTTTTGTTATTACTACTATTTTTGTTATCACTATTTTCTATAAGAGATAATCTAGTAACAATCCGTCCTTTTGTTAAATCATAAGGACTTACTTCAATTTTCACTTTATCTCCTGCTAGAATTCTTATATAATTTTTTCTAATTTTACCTGATATAGTACATAATACTTGATGCTCCATAGAATCTAATTCTACTGAAAACATAGAATTCCCGAGCTCTTCAACAACTTCTCCTGTAAATGATAAATTCTCTTGCTTAGCCATATCACTCTAATACTCCTTCTTTATCAATTAACACTTGAAGATTCCAAAATTTACTTGATATAATTTCATTTACAATAACTTCTGGAATATTTTTAATACCTCCATAGTACTTAATCAAATCTAAAATATCTACTTCAATTGTTGTATATATTTTCGGAGATTTTTTAGTACCGGTATTAGTATCATAAAAAGTTCTTACACCTAATCCAAAATTATTTCTAGCGTTTTCTATCAAATCTTTAATATCCAATAATAAATTAGGTGTAGCAGAGAATAAATCAGATAATTTAACTACCTCTAAAGTATAATTCGTTGATTTAATTCTTTGTCTACTAATCTTTCTGGAAGCATCTGTAAAGTGATTTTTAAAATAAATACTTCCTAAAGATACATAATTCTCAATTCCAGATAGTATTAAACTTTCTGGATTACCTTGACTTACTACCTCTACTGCTATTTCATTTATATTTATTCCAAGATCTATAAAGAGTTTTCTGTAATACAAATTTCTCATTGCATTTCCATCTTTAAAATCTTGATAAAATCTCCTTACTAAGTTTTCTGCATTCTTATCATTATTATTTCCTTCACCAATATAAATGTCTTCTCTATTCTTATTCAAATCCCAAGAACATAATACAACTTCATGTAACATATTCTTAATCATTTCAGAAACAGATTCAGGAATAAGATCTGCATAAGAATCTGATTCACTTGATTTCAATGAAAGAATATCAAGAATATATTTAGGATTTGAATAACTAGAAAATCCATAATCTGAAGTAATTGTATATTCCTTCATTGAATTATCAAAGATATATTTTTGATAATCTTTCAGACAAGTTATATCATTCTCCAAAACATTTCCAGAATCTACAGCGCTTGGAAGAGAGTACATAATCTGAATATCTTCCGGTCCAGAACCAATTTTTCTGGTTTTTAGAATGTCAGAGATTTTTTTCTCATCTCCAAGTTCAGAAACATATAGATACGCTGGAACCATTGAAGAATCTCCAAGAAAATCAGAATTTAACTCATTCTTCTTTCTACTCTTAAATTCTCCAAGATAATAATACGTATTTGTTAATGTATCATATCTTCCACCAGGAACCCACTTCTTTACTTTTTTATTTAAAGTACAATTCATTCTACGCTTCATCTCTTCAAAAGCACTTTTATATTCCGCCATTTCAGGTGTCATAAAATAAACACTTTCTTGAGAATCTTCTGAAAATACTGCTTCAAATACTGTGTCTCCGAAATTAGCTTTATCACTCTTAACCTGAGTAATTATATTGCCAATCATAGGAACTCCAAAAGCTGTCCGATACATATTACAAACTAAGTAATATTGTTCTGGATCAGGAAATTCATCACACTTTACATAAACACTAAGATCATTAGATACTTTTAATTTAAATGAATTAGATTCAATAATCACTTCATCAAAAGCAGATTCGATATTCTTTTGTACTGCCGCTTTATAAGACTTTTTTTCAGGGGAGGCTAAAAAAACACGCTTCCCTGCTGAAACTGATAAGTCACACGGAAAATAAGCTATCAAATCACTTGTTAATCTCCAAGAATTTTTCTTCATAATTTTTCTCTTTTACTCAATTGTAAACTTAATTTTTTTCTTAACATTATTGAATTTTATACAAGATCCTCCAAGATAATCATGAATCCTGTATATCTCATTAATAAGATTTTCGTTTGCTCCTATCAGCGTTTTTGGATCTACAAGAACAACTGATGCAGTAGTAAACCTTCTTTTTGCTGTATCAGGATCAATTAATTCTGTACAAGAAAATAAATGTCCATCTGTTGCTATTACTGCATCATATAATTCTGGAATCTTAGAACACTCATAATTAAACCTAGCTTCTATGTATTGTTCAAAGCTAACACATCTTTCTCGTTCAGCATATGGAGTTCTCTTAACACTGACATAATCTTTCTCATAATAACTAAGAGTACTATTAACTCTTGCTATCAGTTCTTTGATAATTTCTTCCGTTTTCATTTAATATAATTGCAATTAAATCTTCAATTAGTTGTAATTTAGGTTTATCTGATAACATTATCTCTGATTTCTCTGGAAATGCTAAATATGTACTTTTCCAATAAGCATCTGGATCTTCAAGATTATTAGTTAACGAAAAATCCATTGAATCTTCAGGAAAATCAGAATTAATCAACCTATATTTCCCAGAAGTATACACAATTTCAGAAGTACTTCTATCAAGAAGACATTGAAAGTTCCCTATTTTAAAAGTATTCAAAATATAATCTTGCTTATGTTCAGAGGGTTTCAGTTCTTTTATTAAACTTACCTTCCAATTACTTAATGTTGTTTCTGAAGCTAAAATTTTATTATATAAGTCATCTGAATTTTTATACATTCCTGGAATTAATAATACTTCGAGGGAAGGAATATATACAAAAACTTTATTTTCCTCTTCCAAAAGAAAATATATACATGAAGACTCTGAGATACTAAGAAACTTACTCCATCTCTCTTCAGGAAATACTACTTTAGAATATTTTACATAGTCTTTATAAATTTCCTTTCCAAGAATTTTATAATATCTACTCTTTGTTATTAACTTTATCATTTTTATAAGTATTAAAAAATTCTAAAATTTTCATATCATTCCAAGAAACTCTAAATGAATCTCTAGAAGTAGGTGCAAATATTTCTGAAACTGCGTCAACGTACATAGTATGAGTAAATTCATCTCCCATATACATTCTCTTCCAATCAGCCTCTGTTATACAATCACGTACTCCAAGCTGTTCTATCGCTAAATTATCAAATCCTATAGTAGCTGATAGATTATTTTGTCGAGTATACAAAATTCTCTTTAAAGTCTTTTCCCACTCCTTAAGATCATACTTGGGTGGATTGCCGAGAGCTCTTCCCCAATTTTTATAACCAAGAATTAATACTTGTCTTCCAGACGTTATCAGTTCTTGGAGATCTTCTGGGGGAAATATTCCGGCAATGATATGATATACTTTTGTTTTAAAATATGTAGTATATTCATCTTCTAAAGTATTTATTAACTTTTCATCAAACCTATCAATACTTACTCCAAATACTTTTACCATATCAAGTTTATCATGAAATTTCTTACGCTTCTCTTCAGTATTTAAAGACCTAGAATTTATGGTAAGTCTTGGAACAAATCCATTATCATCTGCCCACTTACATAAAACAGCACAATCATCTATAACAGAATCTTCAGTTACATCTCCACCTCCAATAGCTAATTCTATTCCAACTTTAGGAAGCTGAGATAAAACATCAATAGTTTTCTGTAGGTCAAAAGACTTTCCTTCAGAGATACTAGATTCATGACAAAATGGACATCCTATAGAACACTTATTTGTTATTTTCAAATCTATAGAATCAGGAAACTTTGAAATAAGCTCCTCTCCTCTTCTTAATGCTCGATAAGTTTTTGTACCTGATAAATTATTAAGAGTAACATAATAATTTCCGTTTATATAAGAATATTCATCTGTTATCATAGTACTTTTCCGAACTCTTTTGTCATTACTGTATATGGTAAACTAATCCAATGAGATCCCCAAGTCTGAGTATCTTTTATTAACTCTTTAAAGATTTCATTTTCATTTGTAGAAAGTGAGTATAGTAAGGTTGATTTTTGTTTTTTACCATCACCTTTTATTATTGTTTTATTTATAATCTCTTTTTCCAGACTTTCACTAATCCAATATAATTTTCTATCACTAAGAGAAATAGGTCTAAAAGTAAGCTGATTATCACTATGAAATCCTCTCCACTTTTCCATTCCAAAATTTTTTTCAAATTTTTTGGTTTTGATATTATAAACTATATCTGAAATTAAAAATTCGTTTTTCAGATAATTCTCTATATCACAACCTACTGATTTATTATATTCAAAATCAACTCTACCTATATCTCCTCCATAATCAACACTAACGATAATTTCTGGGTCATCAGTTTCTTCTTCATAGAAACCCTCTGGAGCATCTGAATTATCATTTCCTAAATATAGCCAAGATCTTGAATTAAATATAAAATTCTTAATTGATCTAGCTGATTCCATAATTTCAGGAAATATATCAGAACTATTATGATCTATCTCAGGAGCACCAGAATCCCAGTAATAATCCTCATCCTCTTCAACAATATCATCACTTGACCTGTTTTCTTCCCAGTCAAATACTATATCCTTTGCTCCAGTATATCCTAGGACAATTTCTTTTAAGAGTTTTACTTTCTTCCGATTACTCTTATATTTCCAAATTATACCACATACATATTGAAGTTTAGTCATTGGATCATTATATTTTTCATACTCCCAACCAAATGATTCAGATCTTCTAGGAACATGTATAACTCCCTCTGAATCCATAGGAAGTGTATCAACCAATGAATTAGGATCAACACAGATTACTACAGAGTGAGACGAACTACTATTAGTCTCAGGTAGATTTTTTCTAATTACTTGTTTTATTCTTTTCATAATAAAAATATTTCATAATCATTTATAAGGAAAATAGGCTCTTCTTCAAAGCCTTATTAGTGTATAAATTAAAATTTAAAAGAAGATGAAAAAAGAAAAATGGATTACAAGAACTGATGCTGCAAAGTTAGCAAAAGTAAGTACACAAACTATTACAAACTGGGGTAAATCTGGTTTAATTACTATCAGAGTTATTAAAAATATGACATATGTAGATAAGAAAACTCTGATTGATTTATTGGAAAGCAGTTTATCTAAAAAGACAACTGATTTAGGAGAATTAGAACGCCAGCTAGATGAAAAGATCGAAAAAATGAAAAAAGAGATCAAAGAAGTAGAAGATGTTACAAGATTTATAAGAATTGGATATAGAAGATACTCACACTGCAAAGAATTAATTATTGCATCTTTAATAGACAATATTCATTACTATAATGATAACTCAGATTTTCACCGCATCAATGAAATTTTATGGAAATACTTAACTTTTCTTAACTCTATTAATAAAGGAAAAGGAGAAAAGAATGTTGATGAAATTAAGAAATTAGCAGATTCTTATGGTTTGACAAAAAGTGATTTTACTAAATATATTAATGATAATATAAAATTTTTATATGATAACAATAAACTAGTTCTCGAAAAACTTGAAAAGTTAACAAAAGAGAACATGGCCAAAGACATAGAATTAGCTGAACTTAAGAGAATCAAAAATGTAGAAAATATTGATGTTACTTTAAGTGAAGAGCAAGAAAAGAGAATGAGATTATTAAAAACTAGTATAAGAGACTTAAATCTTTCTCGTAGAGCACTTAATACTTTAGTAGATTATGATATTCAACATAAGAATATGAAAACATTAGGTGATATTGCAACTCGTACAGTAAAAGAAATAAGGTCTATATATAATCTTGGTTATCATACTTATATTGAATTAAGTGATGTAATAGAACATTATGGTCTTTGTTGGAATATAGATATAGATTATTTCATTTTAACTGGAAACGTAAATGTAAAAATAAAGGAGGGTTAATTCCCTTCTTTTTTCTTTCTCCAAATGATGTTTTTGCGCTCCTAGGAAACCTAAACCCTAATACATGACATAGAACAATTATAAAAGAAATTTTGTAGTTGTTCTTTTGTTTTCTTAAGAAATGTGTAGTGTTTATTTAATATATAATAATTATTAAAATATTATGAATGATTTTTGCAACTGTGGTTGTGGATTCAACCCTGGAAGTGATTATAATGCGTTCGGGGATATAGGTTACAATCTTCCGCTGATTTATGAAGTCTATTGCAAAACTATTCAGGAAGTAAATGGTACAGATCCAGATACTCAAGACAAAAATAATAAAATTTATGTCAAGAATGGAGTATTATACCTTCCTAATAGTTATCATGCAAGTTTCAAATCCCCAGATACATTGATGATCTACGATGAAACAGTAACTTACAAAGATTCTACCCTAGGTCTTGTAAATGATTAAGAAAATTTTATTAAACGTTTAATTAAAAGAAAGAATAAATTATGAGCGAAAAAATCTCTAAGATTAGTGTTGACGGAGTTGTATACGATATCGCGTCTACAGGTGGTGGAGAAGTTCCAGGTAATATCCAAGAACAACTCTCTGCTCTAGAAAATAAGGTAACTGAAGAAGCTAGTGCCCGTGAAGAAGGTGACGCTAAGTTATCTGAAAAAATTGAATCAGAAGCTTCTCGTGTTGATGGAATGGTAAATCAAATCAACGAAAATGTAGCTTCTTCTATCGAAACTCTGAATAATAATCTTGTTCAGGCTATCGAAACTATTAATAATGGTATTGCAGCTGAAGTAACTAATCGTGAAGAAGGCGATGCTAAACTTCAAGCAGCTATTGATGAATTAGCTGAAAAAGTAAACGGTGAAGGTGCTGATCTCACTGAACTTGAAGGAAAAATTGAAAAAAATGCAGCTGATATTGCAACTGTAAACAATAATCTTGTTGAAGCTGTTAATAATATCAATAAGAATGTTGCAGACGGTTTCAGCACCATAAACGGAGGACTCAATAATGAGATACGTCCAGAACTTGAAAAAGCTGTTAAATATGAAGATGTAGCTGACTCTAATCTCCCAGAACGTAAAGCTATTGTTCTTAAGAATGGTGATGTTATTTTAGGTGGTAACTTAGAAGGTGGTACATCTAGTCTCGTTCAGCTTAATCGTTGGGGTGTAGCTGATTTTGGTTCTTCTAGCGTCCCATTTAATATCAATACTCCGAAAGATGTACGTCCAACTGTACAAGAAGCAGGTCAATCAGGTGAAGAAGCTCATAAGATTGCATATTTGAGTGATGTAGCTGGTCTTAGCAATACTCTTGAAGCTTTGAATGCAACAGTTCAAATTCTTCAAAGTAAAGTTGATGTTCTTACTAAAACAAATACTGAAGTTGTAAATGTTGACGGTTCTGCTGGTGAATTGAAAGATTCTTCTAAGGATTATATCGTATCAGGATCTATTAATGAAAATGCTGAAATCGTTGGTAAGTCTATCTCATTAAAATCAATTAAAGTAAGTGATAATGCTAGACTTAAATTGAATGCTGGTGATGTAGAAGCCAAAGATCTAAATATTTCAGGTTCATTCCCGAAAGCTAATGGAAATACTGTAATAAGCGTAAATAATGCTGAATTTATCGTATTCAAAGATATGGTATTTGATGCATCTGAAGTTTATAACGGTATTGAGATTGGTCTAGCAAGCAATTCTGTACTTCCGAAAAATATCTTGTTCGATAATTGTAAATTCCAAGGTGAATTCAGTAATAATGCTATCTTAGTATTCGGTACTCAAGACAATGCTATTATTACATTGAATAACTGTTATTTCGAAAAGATCAGTAATGCTCTTAGATTAAGTAATAAGTCTAATGCTTCTGGTGTAGTTGTTAATATTAATAACTGTACTGTAGATCAATGGGAAACTAGAGCTCCATGGCAAGGTTTCTTGATTTGCGAAGATTATACTAATAAGACTGAAGAAGAGGTTAATGCTAATAACTTGTTTGGTGACGGTAAGATTACTGTTAACTTTAATAATTTAGTTCATGCTGGAGTAAAGATTAATCCAGCTGATCCTGCTTCAGTTTGTGGCACTAAAAATGAAAGTCAAGTAGTTATGGTATGTCAAGATGCTGTAGCTGGTCCAGAAGGTGATTACTGTTTATCTTATGACGCGGCTAAGTTCCCAGTTGTAAGCTTTAAATAAAAAAAATAAATGGAGAGGGATTAAATTTCCCTCTCTTTTTTCTTCTCACTCAATAACCAAAAATCTTTAGTTATTTTCTTCATTATAACAGATACCATTCCAGCTAAGATAAATAATTTAGGTAATGATTGGTGAGTTATTATAAACCAACTACTTACTATTATATCTGCATCCCTAGCATAATTTTCTTGCTCTAGTGACATCTTTTCTCCAAGATTCTTAAATTCATTATATTTAGTGAGATACTTTTCTGCAAACTCTGCTCTTTTCTTTCTCTGCTTTCTTATTTTCTTTAAAAACTCTTTCTTTGTCAGCCACTTCTTTTCATAATATTCTTTTAATCGATTCTCTCTACACTGACATTCATGAAGTTGTTTTTTTTAAAGATAGTTAAGCTTTGTTTTGCTTGTCTTGTAATTTCTCCTGTTTCCATTTTTATTCTCTTTTAAGTTTATTAATAAAAAATCTCCCTAAGCTATTTCATTGTTAGCTTAAGGAGTTTCTTTCTCTACATTAATAAGGCTTTAAAGGACTCAAAAAGGAAGAAAAATAAAATCCATCTATCTTCACAGACCGATGGACTAAATAGGGTACAACAATATTACAAACTTAAAAGAACCCGTTAATTCTTTTCTTTATCGTTTAGTAACTTGTCTTCTTTTTCCTTTATTTTTGTTTCTAAGTTCTTATTAATATCTTTCATCCAGTTAATTGCTTGATCTTGTATAAAAGTGTTCATCTTATTTTTTACTTCTGAAACACCATCTATTACACTATTCGTCTTCTTAACTGCTTTATATATTAAATATATACCTCCAATAATTACAGAGGTACCTACAATTACTTTTACTGTTTTCATATTATTTCTCACATTTATTTTTATTACATATATAAGGCTTTTAATCCTCTTCTTTTACCTCCCTTACAAGAAGATTCATATTCCTTGCAAGAGATACCATATTCTTAGTTCCTTTATTCTCTGCAACCGAACTAAAGAAAGCTATACATGCATTAGCCACTTCTGCCATTTGTTTATTTCTCCTATACCCAGCACTTTTTCCATATCTATCCCAATCAGCTGGATAACGCAAAACTTCATAACCTTTTTCTTCAGCATATTTTTCTCCAAGTCTATCAGCACCTCTAGCACATCCACTAACAATCACAATCTTTTCCGTTGGGTCTGCTGCTTTTCTTGATAAAATAAGATCACACTTCTCCTTAAGAAGATCGTAATCATCAAATTCTCTAGAACCACAAATAATTACTCTAAACATCTAAATAACCCTCCAATGTTTTAATTATAGAATCAAGTCCTTTATCTTCTCGCTGGGTAGATGACAGCCCAGATAAATAACCATGTAAATAATAACAAAAATTCTTAGGTAACGAAATCATGTCATCTTTTGAAGAGATTTCCGGGCTGAGATAATCCTCCAGCGGTCCATTACAATTATACCCATTATAAACATACCACTTTCCTGATTCGAAGATATATAAATACTCTTCAACTCTCTTAGGTGGTTTATCTGAAAAAGCTGGTTTGCTATTCTCCCAACTCTCACCTCTTCGAACATAATAGTCACAACCCTCAAGAGACTCTGCGATGGAACTGATATCACCACCTAGAATTAACTCAAAAGCTTTCTCAAATGAATCATAATAACACTGCAAAATCTCTCCAACACCATCTAAATAACCGTCAAAGTGACAGTAAATAACCATATACTCTCCTCCTAGATAAACTTGATGTCCATGAATGTTCTCGTATACCTTTCCAATCATTTCAGTAGGTATCTTAACTGAAATAGTACTTCTTGTTGACATAATAATTTAATTTTTATATTTATTTTTCTTTCTTTCCTCTAACAATATCTGCAACTCTATCTCCTGCAGCATCTTCTATTTTATCTCTTTGTTTCTTGAGATTATTATCACGACCATAAACTGCACCAATAATAGCTCCAGCAATTGGGATAGCAGCTGTCGCAATTTTTAGCTTTCGTTTCTTCTTTCCAACTGTTTCTATCATATTTTTACGGCTATTATTAATTATATCATGTTTACCTCTTCTAACCTCATCTATTACAGATTTTTCAAAAGGATCAACAGAAGCATTAATTCTCCTTTGCATCTCTGTTTCTACTTTCTCAGTTCGATAGTCATGAACTTTATTTATTCTAGCATTAGTAGCATTTTTTAATTTCTTAATTGAATTAATCTTCTCAAGCTTCATTTTACCAGCAACTCCAGCTGTAGCACCAATACCAGCTCCTAAAGCAGCATCCCATCCTTTATCAGATTTCTTTCTCTCTACTTCTTTAGAGAATAATTTACGTTTTATTACCATTTAACAACTTATTTAAATATTTAAAAAATTTACTACTAAATTCTGGATCTTCTGACTGAAAACACCACCTAAGGATCTTTCTATCATAATTTTCCATACTTGAAACTTCCCCATTTAAGTACGTTTCATTTAATTTTATCACTCGTTTCCTAAAATATTCCAAATCTTCTTTTAGAACTTTATTTATATTTCCCAAACAATCTGAAGTTCCTTGATATAATATAAGAACCTTCCACGTTTTTCCAGCTCTTATATTATAATAATCCTCTGATAAAATATCCATTTCGAGTTCCTCAATTTCATCTAATATATTCATTGCCATAAATCCAGGAAATTGGGATATATAGACATAAAACTCAGTCTTATGCTTATCTTTTAATTCTTTTTCTGTTGGTGGATTAATATAAGAATCTATACAAGATATTGCTTTAGAAATTAATTTACCTAACTTCATAATTAACACACCTCCTTTCTAGATAATAATTCATAACCTCTTACTCTTTTTTTCTCTCCATCTACAACCTCAGTAGATTTATATTCTTTTACCTCAAAGTAATTTAAAATATCATTAGCTTTTGGCACTGCAGTATAAGAAATACTAGAATATAAATCTCCTAGTTTTGCTTTAAGATTAGATAGTGTATATTTCTCTCCTGGATTAAAGTTTTGATGAATTGTATTATTAAGTAATTCTGGACTAAATGTTACTATTCCAAGCTCTTTCTTTATTTTATGAGAATTGTATGATAACGCTTTAAGTTTAGTAGGACCTAATGACAGATAATAAGACTTAACTTCATCAGAATCTGCTATTTGTCCAAGAACTATATCTATCACTTCTCTAGAAACAGGATATTCACATAACATTTTAAGTTTATCATGAATTGTAGTATAAGTATCATAAATACAGAAAAATCTAGTTACATCCCTATTTACTATATCATCAGGAGTAAGTTTAGAGTGTACACTACTAAATACACTAAATCTATCTTTATAATCAATTTGCTGAATTTTAAATGCTCGAATCTCATTAACTTTTACAAGCTGATTAATAACAGGTTTTAAAATAATATTACCTGTACTGGTAATTATTTTATTTACTGCTACATAATTATCTTTATAACTTGCTGACTTAGCTACATATAAATAATTTTTCGCTAAATCATATCTTTCTTCATCAGTTCCTTTATTATATACTGATAATAAGTTTTCTGTAGTTTCTGTTTTCTTATTTAAAATTTTCTGAAAATCAGACTCTTTCATTTCTCTATAATCTGCTGTAGTACGATAATAAAAAGTTGCTGAATTGTTCCAAGGATTACTAAACAACCTTTGTCTACCTAGTATCTGTGGAAGATCCTCTGATATATCAACAGCTAAACAATCTGAATTAGAATCTGAGAAGATAAAACTCCTTGCACATAAACTATAAAAATCTGCTCCTAAGTAAACCGTTCTAGTACAAAAGGTAAACATCCTAGGTTTAACTCCTTTAAGAGGTACTTCTCCTATAGTAAAACCTTTTCCTAATTTCTTTTGTATTCTCTTTAGATTTTCTGGAGTATTGCTACATAATATATTACATTGTTCTGGAGTTAATTCATTTTTCTTGATGATAGATATAATATGATTAACACTGTTTACATAAAATACTGCTTCGTCTGATATTACTCTAGTAGGTACACTATCTCTAAGAACAACAACTTCTTCAAAATCTCCTGATAGATAGGATTGAATTACTTCTTCTGCTTTTGTACCTACTGATTTCATTGTAAGTACTTTTAATGAAGGTTTGATTACTCTACTAGAATCTGAACTATACCAATCTAATTCATAATATGGGAGATCCTTAAATTCATCTAACATTTCTAGATATTCATCCATCATAGGAGTAGCTGATACAAAGTATGCAGTAGGTGATTGTTTAAGATATTCCAAAAATCCCATTTCAGTATTGCTTTTAAATCTAGAATCGTGTAAAATACTCTGAAACTCATCTACTATAGTTATAAACCTATCAAATATTCTAATTTTTTCAAGAATATCTTTAACGATTCTATATGAATCATATGTTACTAGAATCTTAGCTGGTTGATTATTTAGATATCTTTGATAGGTATAAGTATCAATTTCTCTATATAATCTTTCATAGATCTCAGAATTATCTTTCTTTTCTTGATAATCTTCATCTAAATTAGGATTTTTAATATCCTTACTAATATCCTTATCCACATCTGGATCTTTATCCATCTCATTAATTACTAAATAAATATCATTTTTATGTTGATCATATTTATTCTTTAAAAGCATTTTTCTAGGAGAACAAAGTATTACATTCTCAGGACCATTAATACAGTATTCAGTAAAACCACATCCAGGTAATTGTTTATTAATAATACATTTACTTAGAAAATTAGAAAAGCAGAAATCTTTCCACTCTCCTATATACCTAATTCCTCTAGGTACAATAATTTTATCTTTAGTCATAATTTTATAAAGTTTTTAATTAATTTATTATTTATAGATTCTTTTTAATACAGAATCCAGTTACATAAAATTGAAGACTAGGGATACCCTTTATAATCTTCATTCAATTGTAAGGATTTAAAGTTAGTAGAAGCGCAAAATTGTCATTTAAATAGGACATATTTGACCATATATAAAATAAATCTATTTTCGATTAAAAAAGTTCCACTTAATATATTCGATCTCCCTTTGGGAGGAGATCGAATTCTTATAAATATCTATATCCTATATAGTTTATTCAATCTAGAGCCCGTAGGGCCCTGGAGTGAACCCTTTAGTGGTGAACGGAAGGTATGATAAAGGGTTCCTTAGTCCTCATAAAAATGTATCAAGAAAAAAACCAAGGAAATAAAATCCTTGGTTCTTATAAGTTTTAAATTTCACAATCCTCTATTAAAGTCTTGAATTGTTCAAAGTTTAAAGTACCACCTCCAGCACTTTTATGTCCAAAAATAATGCCTCTATATCCAGCACAACTAAATTCTGGAATTCGATCAGGTTCTTTATACATTGATATACTATATACTCCTTTATCTCTTCGATTACATACTATATAAATATCATAATCATTTAAGACAGAATTAAAGACTGTACTTGAAAATGCAGTTCCTATTACACAAACTCCTCTATATTTTCCAGCAACAGTAACGGGAAATGAGAATGATTTAACTACTCCTTTATTAATTTTATCCTGATTTTGTTTAAGAATAGTTCCAAGTTCTATTACTTCTGTCAATCTATCTTCCCAGAAACATAGATTAGGAAATTCATAGAGCCACGTATCAGGATTTAAGCCATATTTAAATTTCAAACCACTCTGTAAAGGAAGTATTACATCTTGCCAATCATCCTCTCCAACTTCATCTTTTCTCCAAGTATCATATACTCCAAGAAGTCGAATAAATTCTGGAATATCTTGACCTGGACAGAAAAATCTCCAAGTTAATTCACAAGCAGCTGGTCCAATCTCACGAATACCTTTAATTCCGGTGTAGTTATTTTGTATAGAACTTTCGATGGATGATACATGATGATCTATGAATATAAAGTTATCTCCATAGTGTTCCCAAACCTGTAACATAATTTCAGGAGGGAAACTTATATCAACCATACAGATCAGGTCATAGGGTCTTCCATTCTTATCTACATACATTTCTGGAATTTCATCTCCATAATTATATCCGGTTTTATCTACTTGGTACCCTTCATCGTATAGTGATTTTACTGCTATACACATACTGGATGTTCCATCAAAATCTACCCTATGAAAGATAACTAACGCTTTTTTATTTCTGTTCATATCCTAATAATTTAATTAATAAATCAATTTCACATTCTAGTTTTGTTAATAATTCTATAGCTTCAATCATAATTTATAATACGTTCTATAAATTCAGACTTCATAATTGCTCTCGCTTTAAGATCTACTATATGATTTAAGAGATCAAGTTCCGCACAGTTATACCAAAACCATTTTCCTCCAGAAGAATATTTAGTATCTTCTCTTTCTCTTCGTTCTTCTATAATTTTTATAAACTTTCGATATACTTCCTCTTTTTCTTCTGGGAGGTATGCTATTTTATAATCAAACGTACTAGGATATAGTTTTAATTCCTCCATAAGTTCTCCGGCCGTATATCCAAAATCCTTAGCTACTTGTGAGAATGTAGAAATTTGATATCCGCGTTTCTTTAAGTAGTTCTCCATTATTTCTTGGGAGAGAGTTATACTAAATACTCGATTTCTACTATTATATTTCGTTATCATCTTCTTTCTATAAATTTAACTTCAGATTCGATTATACCACGGCCGGATTTTTCATGGAGGGTTTTTGTTTTAGGTATATATCCAGAGTCCATAGGTTCAGTCATATAAAATAAACTAGTTCCTCTAAATGTAGCTGTTATTACTTTTTGGCCAGGTTCTACTTTTACTTCCATAGTTCCTCCAAACAATACAGTTCTTTTATTCTCTGGGAAAATAAATACAAATACTATATATGCTACAGCTATGATTATAATTCCCCAAAATATTAATGTTCTCTTTTTCATTGTTGTTTTATTTTATAAATTAATATTAAATTTTTATTGGTAGGGGAATATAAGTATACATTAATATTTCCTAAAGTATCAGAAGTTATTAAAGAGTTGTTATTTGGTTTAAGATCTATAAACTTTTCGCCTTTAGGAAGATTAATTGTTACTGTTGTTGAAGAACTAACATCTTCGACCTTTTCAACGGATTCACAACTTACTAACAATAATGTTGTTAACGCTAATAATGTTAATAATTTCTTTTTCATATTTTTTAATTTAAATTTCATATATAAGAATTTCAAGGAGAAAAATGAAGAGGAAAACCTTAGTCTTCCTCCATTACTAATAATACTATGTTATACAATTCAAGCTTTCTTTTTATTTCGTTCTCACCATTTCCTATATTCCATAAAAACAATGGTCTTAGTTTCTGTTGATATCTATATTCACCCCAATCCATCTCTTCAATTTTTATACCCAAAGTGTCTTCAATCATCTTCTTTAATTCTAGATGATTATAGGTTATTTGCATTTTCTTATTTTCATGCATTTCCAATAATCTAAGAATTCCAGAAGACGCCCTAACAGATACTATTTTCTTAAGATATTCACAATCAAGTTCGGTAAGGCTATATATCTCCAGTAATATATTTAATTCTTTTTTTAAGTTGTCGAATGTATAACTTCTATAAATCTCTAGGGTATTTGATACACTTCTATAACACCCCATTCCATAACTTAACCAACAAATAAACCTAGTTATTGTTGCCTTTAATTGTAATTTAATTTTTCTAATAATTTTTTCCATATTCTTATTTTTTTTTAAATAAAAAGTCTACCCGAGTTTTTCTTCGAGTAGACATTTCACTTATGATCTATTATCTTTTCACATATAAGGCTTTGAGGGATTCTGATCTGATAACATTAATAATTTTTTAGGAATATCATCTTCTGGATAAAGATAGGATAATACATCTTCTTTTTGATATTTTTCAATCATTTCTTTCCATGATGTATAATCAATTAACCTAAATCTTATAAACCTATCTTCTACTGGATACTCTCCTCCAATTATATATTTATCATTCTCTTTTACATACCAAGATGTTAATGGTCTTTGTAAGAAACTCTCAAGTTGATGATGTGGATCTTCTCCATAACATGTATCTAGTACAATCTTATAGTGCTTATCCACATGTTGAAGAGGTATAATATCAGGTCCTAAACTAGTTATCATACATATAGACATGTAAGTATTAGGAACTGTACAACCTGATTCCTTAAGAGCTTCTATAGTATGTATCTTAAGAAAATTAGTGAAAACATTTTTGTAATCTTCTATATTTATTTTATATCCTAAGTATAATCTTTCAGATGGTTGATCACTTAGGATAGATCTTGGATTTTGAATTTCTATAATATTATCATATGTCCAAGATTTTTTATTTTTCCAGTAAGTATCAAAAATTATATTAAATAAATCAACACTAACTTCAAACCATTTACTAATCATATATTGGTATTTTAAATAATTCTTTTTCTGTAACCCCATCCAGAAATAATAATTCTCCAAAAGATATTACAAATATTAGATCTGGATTATTAAAACCTTCCCGATAAAATGATAAGTCCCCTGGATAATTTTTGGTCATTATATGATCTGGAATAAAGAATTCTACTCCATCATCAAATAAGAATCCCATTTTTATTCCATACTGAAATAAGAACTTATCAACTTCAGATAACTCAATATCAGGATAAATGTTTCTTCCTAGTTTTATTTGCTTCATAATGGTAGAATGGACAATCTTCGCTACATTCATCAGATAAAATGCAACTATTATTACAAAATGTTTTTATATCATTATACATATCTTTTACTGTATATATTCCTTTTTTCTTCTTTTCTTCATTGATTCCACAAATTGTACAATCTTGAGAACTAATCTGAAAAACTTTATTCAAGTATTTACGACGTCCAGCAACTTCATAATACTCTGCATAAATTAAGTACGTTATATCGTTATCAGACATTGCTTCTTTCTTACTAGAAATATAAGATCCAAGTACTGTCCCAATAAATTCAGCACAATCAAACATCCAAGCATCATTTATAGGAATATATACTTTAACTTTAGTACCAATCCTATAGGTTATTTGTGGATAAAAATCAATCTCTCCAGTTGATATATTTTTCTTGATGATATTAATCTTTTCATTGATTTTAATATAATCCTTATCTTTCTGGCGATTTATTATCCATAATACATTTTTCAACCATTCATAGATCTTTTTCGCTCTTCCCATTTTTCTTTTGCTAATTTTTGTAAATCTTCAACAGTATCAGTTTCATCTACTATTTCTATTCCAAGTAAGTTTTCTATAACATCTTCAAAACTAGCTACTCCGACAAATGTTCCATACTCATCTACTACTATTGCTAGATGTTGTTTAGTTTTAAGAAATTTTTCAAACAATACATTAACACTAGATGAGTCCGGAATAAATATAATATCAGAATCGTAATCTGTATGTTTTATTGTTAACCCTGGCAGATAAACATCATAATCTTGATATATGTCTGACTTATATGCTATTCCAATTATATTATCTTCAGTATCTTCCCATATTGGTATTCTAGAAAATTCAAATTCATCTGGAAAGTCCTTAAGAAAAGTATTAGCATCGAAAGATTTTACAACAGTTCTAGGAGTCATTATATTTCCAACAGTTAATTTATCAAGAGCAAGTAGATTTTTAATTATTTTACTTTCTCTCCCTGTAAATATTTTCTCTCGTTCTCCAATTGTTGCCATACTAGATATTTCTTCTCGAGAAACAGTTGCTTCTTCTGTTTTTGGTGAGAATATAGCCATTACATATCTTGATATCCAGACTATAGGATATGTTATATAAATCATCCAAGTTAATATATTAGCTGTAATTGAGGTCATTCTTTTCCAATAATGTGCTCCAATTGATTTAGGTATTAATTCACTGAGTACTAGTATTAATAGAGTCATTATTCCAGAGATAATTGCAAAATATTTCATTCCAAAAATCTCAACAGCCTCTATACTAGCTAAACTTGTACCTACTGCATGAGCAGCTGTATTTAGTGTTAAAATAGCAGAGATAGCATCATCTACCCTTTCATTCTTCAGCTTCATAAATTTTATTGCTGCCTTAGAACCAGAATCGATTTTAGACTGAATAAATGAAGTCGGTGTGCTTAATAATGTTGCTTCAAGAACACTACAAATAAAGCTAATTGTTATAGCTATACTAAAATAAAAAATCATTCCAAATAAAGGATCCATAATTTTTTCTTGTTTTAAATTTATTTTATTTTATTATTATTTTTATATCATATATAAGAATCTCAAGGAAAATCTAAAAGCCTTATTAATGATGAAAACATATAAATTAAAATATTATGAAACCAAAAAAGAATAGAATTTATTGTCCATTAGCTAATAGAGCTAAGATGTTATTTGAAAGTAAAGATGAAGCTGATAGATTTATAGAATTCAACTCAGAGGATTTTACAGGAAATAAGAAACCTACTAGAGCTTATTATTGTACATGCTGTGGAGGTTGGCATATTACTTCTAAAGATAACATTCATATTAGTGAAGAAAAAGATATTGAAGAGCAAGAAAAAGTGATAAATAAAATGATTCAAAGCTATTCAAAAGATATTGAAAATCAAAAAGAAATAGAAGATATTAATAGAAGAAAATTAAATAAACAGATTACTTCTATAGAGCAAAAAATTGGGAAAAAAGATAAATATAAAACAAAATCTAAAGAACAATTATTATCTTATTTGGATGAAATAAAACAGGTTGAGGATTTTATGAATGCCAATAAAAAAGAAACATTGTCAAGAGCAAGAGCTTATCATAGATTAAATTTATTGAGAGATAAAATTTTTCAAGGACTTGTTTTTAATGTGTATCGTAAAATTGTAGATGAAATACGAGAGGTGAGAAAACTTATATTACTTTTTGAAAATAAAGAAAGGACAGATGAAATGTTAAATGAAATAGAAAAAGAAGTAACTGAATTAGAAGAAAAACTTGGGTATTCTAAATTAACAGAAGATCTTAGAAAGCGAATTATGGACACTAGGGAGGGAAAATAAAATTCCCTCTCTTTTTCTTTCCTTCAAAAACCTTTAAAAATCTTATAAATGTAATAATAACTTAAAAAATTTGTAAAAATGAAATTGAGTAGAAAAGAAAAACAGGCAAAGAAGAAATTAATTGGTGTTTACAAACAATGTATCGATGTAATGACAAGATATATGGAACCAGTTGCTGTTATATCCACTACAAAAAAGGGAGGTACTCAGATTACAAGTATGAGATTCCCTGACTATCATTACAAGAAAATTATTAAGGAGAAAATTCAAAAAGTAACAACAGAATTGAGTAATAACCAAGGTTAAAAACTCAGAAGACTTAGCACTTAGAAATAGGTGTTAGGTCTTCTTTTTGCTCTTCTAGAACCTTAAAGAACTTATAGATGTAATTATTAAACAATAAAACAATATGAAAATCGTAAAATCAAGTGTATCCATTCTCCCTCAAGAACCTGGGGTGGATGGATTAATGAAACATGTAGAAAAGCTTGGAAGAATAGCATATCTAAGTGAAGATAGAATGACTGAAGATTCTTGGGAAAAATTTGATAAGATGCTTTATAATCGCGGTCATTGGGCTGTTTTTAATTCTGGAACTGTATATCTAGATGTTCCTGTAAATTATGGAACAGAAGATCTTCTGCTAGAATTAGAAAGAACAACGAGTCCTTATACAAAAATTTGTTATTCAGATGATAATAATCATTGTTATCTAACTACTAATCTTAGAGTTATTTATCAGAAGAAACTGGAAGATTTTATGAATGAATACTGGTGTGAACCTACCGAATATCATTATCATAGAGTTACTTCTGTATGGGTTTGTTCTAGAGGTATACAGACAGAATTAGTTAGGCATAGAATAATGAGTTTTATTGCTGAATCAACTAGATATGTAGGATATAATAAAGGTCGCTATGGAGGGGAGCTTACTTATATTTTGCCTCAATGGATCTATCGAGTAAGGAATAACATAGGTAATACAGTAGATTCTTTAACAGGTCTCCCCAGAAATTATATTTTAGACCTAGATGGACAAGATTTGTGGGATCATCTTACTGTTTATGACAGAACTGTAGCATCTCGAGATAGATTATGGAGGGAAATAGAGAATGAATATCTTTATGAAACTACGACAGATGAAGGAGAAAAACTTAAACCAGAAGAAGCTCGTGGAGGTCTTTGTAATGATTTAAAATCGGTTGTTGGGGTTACTGGTTATATTGAAGATTTTATAAAAGAGCCAGAAGAAGATACTCTAGAGAATGAAGGATTTTTTCATTTAAGATGTGCAAAAGATGCTCACCTCGATATGCAAATCTTAGCTAATGATTTAAAACAACAATTTATTGATACAGGATTATATAATTTAAAATAAATGGAATGTATTTGGTGTGGATTCAAAAGTAATGATCCAATAGAATTTGAAAAACATCTATCCGAAGAGCATTTTTTAAGTTATCAAGAGTATTGTGAAATTGAATTAACACATCAAAAAGATCTTGATAATTTTTGCTTTAGATGTAATAAATATAGAGGTCCATTATCTACATTAATTAAAGATTTTTATTATCTTCCTTGTAGAATATGTAGTAACTCTATTACAAAGAAAACAGAAAAACAAGAATTAATTAAGACTATTATAAAGAATATAAAATCTTTTTATGATTATATTCTTAGTGATAGATATTTACAACTATTCTTAATTGATAGCATTTACCATTTAGCTACTTATTCTCATGATTACTTGGAATTTAAAAAAGTCTTAAGTAAACTAGATCTTCCAAGTCGAAATGATATATGGTTTTTAGATTGGGTACCTGGATATCCAAAAATTATATCTATTCCGAATTTGACTGGTATAAAAATAGTAAATCTATCAGAGAAGTATAGAGTAGTATCAGGAAAGAATAATATAGAAATTAATAATTATAAGATTCTTTTTCCTGAAATTGTTCCTTATGATAAACAACATTTTAGTAGATATAATATTCTTAATCTAAATTCTAATAGAAAAACAAAAAGATTAAAATTAGATAATTCTCCTAATTGTGTTAAGTTTTTCAATACTCAAGGTTATGATACAAAATCAATATTTAAAGTTATTGATACTAAAACAGAAGAGCCAGTAAATCTAAAAGAAATAAGTTATCAAGATTATACTATAATAAAGTTAATTCTTTTAAGAAATAAGAACTATATGAGATTTGTATTTTCTATTTTCTTAGAATTACTTGGAGCTTGTAAAGTATTTAAAGATTCAGTATTTCTTAAGAACAGTATTAATTTAAATTCTGAAAAAGAACCAATAATTAATATTTCTTGGCTTCCTGAAAAAAATGAAACATTATCTAATAATATAATTAATATATCTATTTTATGACAACATCAACAAAATTTAAAGTACAAGGGGTAGGATTAGATACTTCGAATATGACAATTAAACCGTGGGTAGATCCTGAAGATGAATACTCTTTTGATTATTTTCATACATCTATCTCAGCTAATAATGATTTCTTAATTTCTGAGTTTATAAAGAGTTTTCCAGGAGGTAGCTTAATCACTTCTATCGATTTTTTAGATAATCCTGAAAGAACACTCTTAGGACATCTTCTTGAACTTGGAAGAAAGAAAGTAGACCTGTTATTGATAGATTCTGAAGTAATTCTTAAAAACCTAGGAACTGTTAAGGAAACTATTAAACAGCTTAGAGAATATAAAATAATTGAGGAGTTTGGAGTAAAAAATCCTAAGACCGCCGAAGATCTCAAAGCCATGGAAGAAGCTATTGAAGAGAAAATTAAATTCGTTTCTCTTGATTTATGTCCTTTGAATTTTAATTATGATATTGTTAATTACTGTAAGGAAAATGCAATAGATTTACTTGGCTTTAATCCTCTCGGCGGATATATTAACTCAGCATCTGTAATCTCTAGCTTTACCATTCCTTATCTTCTTGGTTTTTCTGGAAATTATTGTTCTGTTATATTTTTATCTGGACGTGATTTGATTTTATCTAAAGAATCAATGTTATATATAAAAGATAATATAATTGGATCTGAATGTTCAAGTAAATTTTCCTTAAAAAAGAATGTGTCTAGACTTCATAAACCACTTAAGAAAGTTGTAGATACTTCGTTGATATTTAATAAGAATCTAGTTTTAAGTGTAGATTCTCCTGAGTATTTATTTCCTTTGGAGGATATTAATATAAATTTAGGTTCTCCAGTAAATATTGTTGATGGAATTGATCCAAAATTAAGAACAGAATTAGAGATGTTTGTAGATGATCTCTTGGAGGTTACAGAATTTCCAAAAGATGCTACTCTTCAATCTAAATATGCTGTAGTGAGATATCAAGTTTTATCAGCTCTTCGAATAAAATTTCCTGAAACGGATGGATGGAATATTCATGTAGTAAATACAGGAAAACTCGTCTCTGGAATTTTAGTACATAGAGAGATCGAAGAAAAGAAAAAGGGATTTTTTAAAAAGAAAAAAAATTCTCAAAAAATTGAGTCTAAACATTTTCTCTGTGCACTTCCCAAAATCGATCTTCCAGTGTTTATAGAAGAACCTGATGATAAAAACACAGTCCTCGAGAACTCAAACCCTAATAATTGAGAAAATCCGGAGTTAGTTGTGTACCCCGGAAAAAAATAGAAAACATTAATAAATAAAAAATTATGAGAGTTTATAACGGAACAAAATCACAAATTAATTTACCTTTGTCAGGTACTCAACGAATTACTATCCCAGCACATTCTGTCTCTGGTGATATTATGCCTAGTAACGAATTTTTAAGTTTGCTAGTAAGTTCCTATGATTACAAGGAATTAGCATTAATTGTATCAGGACCATTTGAAATAAATATGTGTGCAGGAGTATCAGGATCAGTTGGTTTTGTAGTTCAATCCCTTGATGAAGCTATTGAACGTTTTGCACCAAAAGAATGTCCAAAGTGTAATCAAGATCCTTGTGTTTGTAATAAGGAGAAAGAGAAAGAAAAAGAACCGCAGCCAGTAGATAAAAAACCGGCAGCAACTCCAACAAAACCGGCTGAAAAAGAAAAAACAGTGCCTGAAATTAAAGAGGAAAAGAAGTAATTAAACCGTATTATAATGGGAATCTCAAGAGATGTATTTTATTCTTTAGAGATTCCTTTTTATTTTCAACAAAGAAAAATGGTAGACTATAAAGAAGTAAAATTAAAAGATGGACGTGTATTAGTATTCTGTAATTTCGAAGAACTTCTTAAAGATTTTTATGGAGTATCTAGTATGGAAGAAGTAGAACCTCATGCAAATTCAACAGGTCACTATATTATTCATTGTCCATTTTGTAGAGACTCTGGACATACAAAACATAAATTATATATAAAAACTGACTTAACTGTTGGTACTTGTTTTGTATGTAATCGAGCCTATATACATGTGTCTGATGAAGTTGATACATCATTTAAAGTACCTGATTTTATGTCATTGTATTATGGATATTCAGGTCATCCAAATGTAGTTAAACTTACAGAAGATCCTATATGGACATTAGATAAATACTGGAATGAATTTGATAATTTTGATCAAAGAGGCTATGATTATCTAATGAGTAGACATCCTTTTATGAACGACATCTATAAACTCCTAGACTTTAAATTTGTTGATGGAAATGTAGTAATGCCATTTAAATATCATGGGGAAGTATTTTATTACCAGATTAGATTTTCTGGAAAGACAAAAATTAGATATCTTTTCCCACAAATATCAGCAAAGCCTCCTTATGTAATAGATCATGGTCAAGGTCTAAGAAAAATAATAGTAGTGGAAGGGGTATATGATGCTATAGCTGCTTTAATTATGGCACCTGATTATATACCTTTTGCAGTTTTGGGAAGTTCTATATCAGATTATCAATTAGATTTTCTTAGTGAGTACGTTCCTGAAAAAATTTTATGTTACTTAGATGATACTGAAAAATCTATGAGTGTGGCTAAAAAAATAAGAAAAAGAATAGATTATTGCCCTATTAATATCATAAAATCTAATGGAGAAGATCCAGAAGAATGTATGAAACGAAAACTTAGGGCTGGAAATAATTTACAATGGATTAAATAAAATGATAACAGCATCGATAGATAATACTATAAATAAAATAGTAATAAAAACTGATGACCCTAGTGTAAAATGTCTTTTAGAATTTAAAAGAAAAGTAACTAAGTATTCCCCTTGGTTGAAATCTTGGAATACAACTGAAGAAATAGCAAAACTTTATGATAACCCTAGATCATGCGGACCTAAGAAAGGAATATATACTTTTATCTTAGGAATGGGATGGGCAGCTTATATTGCTAATGTATTTAAACCTATCTTAAGTGATACAGATTATAATACAATTCTTAGAACAATATTTGCAGATTATTATCGAACCTATCCATTTCCAAATCTCAGAGATTATCAAAATGAAGATATGTTGCATGTGTTAAAATATAAGAGAGCGATTATTCAAACTAATACAGGATATGGTAAAACTGAAACTATAGCAACTCTTATAAACTATGCACATAATGAACTCGGAAAGAAAGTATTAGTTATAACTCCAGGAAAAAAAGCAAAAGATGAAATTGTTAAAAGATACGAATCTAGATTTGATGGGGGTAAATTGCCAACTTCAATAGATGGAGATCTTGGATGTATAATTACTTCAGGATTTCTAAATCAAAAGAAAATAAAAGATCCAGACCTATGTATTTTAGAGGAAGAGAAACTTAAGAAATTCGATTGGATTCTAGTAGATGAAGTAGAGTATACTATTAATCCTTCTGGTGAATGGATATATGATAGACTAGTGAATGCTGAAGTTATGTATGGATTTTCTGGAACTGCAGATCGAGATTCAGGAGTTATGATCACATTTGCACAGGGAATTACGGAAACAGTAGTAAGAAACAAGGACTTAATTAAATATTTCGGACCAGCATTAGTTTATAGAATGCCTACTAGTCTGAAAATAAATAGTATCCATATAAATACTATCGCTCTAAATAATATTAAATTTACAGAAGAGGATTTTAATGAGGATAATAATGTCTATAATACAATAATGTCAAAAATTTGGGTTGATCCTGGAGTATGTGAATTGATTGTAAAGATAGCAAAAAAATATCCTAAATTATATATCCCAATAAATAATTTAAATAATATTATTTCAACTTGGATAGATAACTTTTTTATTGGAGTATTTAGAGTGCTCTTAATTTGCGGCGAAGGATATATTTATTATGATTTGTCTGGAAATAAAACAAACCTAGATCTTCAACAATCATGCGAATATATTAAAAATGGAATGGTAGATATAATTCCTAGTACCGCCGCAGGATTTAGAGCACTAGACCTTCCTGGATTAGAAAATATATTACTAGTTTCTAATATCAACGCTGGATCGGTTCTTCAACAACTAGGACGAACAGCAAGAGGAACTAATATGAACGTTCTTGCACTAAAACCTAAAATACCGAAAAGAATCCCGGTATATACAAAAGGATTCGAACAAAGAGATGAATTATTACATAACTACTATAAGTATTGTGATATTCAAGATATAGTTATTAATGAAGAAAATCTTTAAAAATATAGTATGGATAATGGTAGTGTATTTGATTTGATTTTTAGCTGTTTTAATCAATATTTATTTCAGGATGCTAAAAATAATATATTAGATCTTCAATATTATTTTCAGACTAATCCACAAACAGCTGGAAATGGTATGGTCTCTCAACTCGTGGATGCTATAAAGACTTATCCTCTAGAAAATATAGATGAGCCTTTATTTAGGAGTATTTTATTTAGATCTCAGAAAACTCCACAAGAGACCCAAGAGGTGATGAATGAAATTATAAAATGGAAAAAATATACAAAAAGTCAAATTGAACCAGCCAGAAAGATTTTAACTGATGTAATATATTCAGTTAATCTTCAAAAAGCAAACAGACTCTATTCTCAAAATCCAGAAGAATATGTTAAGTTTGTGAAAAATATAAATGTTAAAACTACTGCTGATCTAGATAATTTTAGTGAGATTGGATTTACACAAATAGATATTAATTCAATCATCGCTGAACAGGCAGAAGGCGGTGCACCTAGTAAATTTGAATGGATAAATAATTGCTTTTCATGCGGAGCTTATGAATTTGGACAACTCGGGCTAATTGCGATTTGGAGAAGTCGCCTAGAATAATATCTAGGAAAATTCTATTAAAATGCTGGAAAGATAACAAATCAAATCAGCATCAAGGAACGTTAGTTACTTGTTCAACGACTAAATATAGAACTATGAAGGTAACATTCATAGATGATATAGTCTATAACATATTGAATATCAATAAGTTAGCTTAGGCCTCCAGGAGTTGGAAAGAGTTTAATGGCTATGCAGGAAGCATTGAATATGGCAATACAAGGTTATAAAGTACATTACTTAGCCCTTGGGGATCTCAAAATGAAAGATTTTATTATCAGATTAGGAGCTCAATTTAGTGGTTGCTCTTTTAGTGAAGTATCTCAAAATATAGGGCCAATCTATAATAGTATGTGTCAGATAATTGGAAATAATCTTAGCATAACTATATTACCTGCCGGAAAAATTTCAGTGGATGAATATATAGAATTCATGAAAACAAAAGATTATAAAATCCTGTTTATCGATTAATTGCTTAGTCGCTTAAATAATAAAATTTAAGAAAATTATACTAAAATGCTGGAAAATGTAAGACATAAATCAGCATCAAGGAATATTAGTTACTTGTTCAACGACTAAATGTATAACTATGAAAAATAGATGATATAGTCTAATAATTTAATACCATATTAAATTTAGTAATGTATGATGCGGGATTTAAAAACGCTCACGGTGGAGAGGATGGATCTATGTATAAATCTTTCGGAGATATTTATGATAAGCTTACAGAGTTAACTGCAATGGGAAAGTTATTATTTATATTGTCTCAGTTAAAAATTGGAGCATATAGTCAAGAAGTATTAGATATGTCTTATATAGCTGGGTCTAGCCATAAGGTTGATGTGGTAGATTTTATTATAACACGCTCTAAGGGCGGTGAGAAACCCAACCCTAACAACCTAGGAATATCAACAATTACGAAAAATCGACGTGGAGAAACAAATATAATTGATTATAATATAAGACTTCAGAATGGTAGATTTAGAAGTTTACCAAAGAAAGTATATGACGATATAAGAATGATTCAAGAGAAAAGATGTTTTTCTGAGGCAGATATAGATTTAATGATTAATAACTATAATATTCAATATAATCAAGCTCAACAGAGTATATACAAACATGGAAGTGGGCTACAACAAGGAAACAATATTAATATACGACAGACTGTTTCTGGACCAACTCCATTTAATAGACCTTAAAGTGAATTTTTGCGTTTTAAGGAAGATTAAAACCTAATATATGAAGAACATTAGAAAAATTTATAAATAAAATTATAAATTAATCTAGTGTTCTTTTTATTTAGATTTCATAAGAATAGGGAAAAAGTAAGATTAGTAAAGGTTGCAAACTTTATTGACCTGAAATTTCCCTTTAGTAAAATTCTTATGAGGTTTATAATTATTTTAAATATTTTTTAATTATGAAATCTAAACCAATAGAAGGTATAAAATCTACCGAAAATCCAGGGATGAAGTATAGTAGTTACCTAGATGAAAAAGATTTTAATGAGATGATTCTAGATGGGAGAACTGAAGAGGAATATCTAGAAGATTACTGTAAATTAATAGATTAAGCCCTTCAGAGAGGATTAAAACGAGGAAAAATCGAATTTTATACAGAGAAACATCATATTTTACCTAGGTGTATGTCAGGTGAAGATGAGAACTATAATTACGTACTTCTTTCTGCTTTAGAACATATAATAGCACACGTTTTATTATATAGAATTCAATCAGATAATAATAAAATATTATCTGCTCTATTTTGTATGATTAATGTAAATTCAGTATATACATCCGAGCGAAAATTAGTAATAGAGAAATATAATATTACCCTTTCTGCTGAGTTAAGAGAAAAATATATACGTTCTATCTCATATCCTGTTGTTTGTCATGATTTAAATAATAAAGTTTATAGAGTATATAGTAGTATTTCAGAAACTGAAATGGATGGTTTTAATCACACTTCTGTTAGTAGTACTGTAAAAGGAGATTACAATACTTCTAGAGGATATAAATTTTCTTTATTAGAAGATTTTAAAATTAATTATCCAGAAAAATTAAATGAATTTTATTCATTAAAAGATCTACCAAAATTAAATTTAACACCTTTAGAAAGAAATACTGTATTAGAATATAATGATTCCGGAACAAAGATAGTATGTTTTGATAAAAACTTCAATGTTTGTAAAATATATAATACAATATCCTCTATTAAAATAGATGGATTTAATCCAGAGTATCTTAGAAGGAGTATAGAGAATAAAACATTATATGGAGAATATTACTGGATGTATTACAACGATGCTATTAATTTATATTCGAATAATATTCAAAAATTTTATGAAAAAGGAGCAATTTCTAATATAATAAAATATATTCCTAGAGAAACTAAGAGAAGTAAAAAGATTATTTGTCATGATAAAGACTATTTAATATATAAAATCTATGATTCAGTAAAAGATGTTATAAAAGATGGATTTTCTGAATCTTCAGTATCTGCTGCAGTAAATCGTAATAAAACAAGGACATCTTATTCTGCTATAGGTAAATACTTTGATTATTATTGGACTAGCCTAGATGAATGGGAATATCCAGATAAATTAGATGAATACTATCTTAATAAAGAAACAAATAATTTACCAAAGTTAGTTGTTAAGTTATTTAGAAATGAAATAATAAGAACTAATCGGAATCATGAGATTATAAAAATATATAAAAGTATTGGAAATGTTAGAGAAGATGGGTTATTTCACCAGAATGTATGGAGAATCTTAAATAAAGATAAAAAATTAAATACTGAATCCTTATATAATAATTCATATTGGTTTAAATTTTCAGACTTTAAAGAAAAATATTCTGATAAACTTGAAGAATATTACAAACAACAAGAGCAAAAATAAATTTCATTTCTTCTATTAACTCCAATTGGTTAATAGGCAATAAATTTAATAAATTCATAATAAAATTAATCCCAACCTCCTGTAGTGATTATAGTAGGTTGGGCTCTTTTTTCTCCTCCAAATCAATAAAAAGGGTGATTTCTAAGGGTGATTTTCTTATATATGAGTAAAAATTTAAAATAAAATTAATAAAATGAAAGTAATTCAATCTAAAGTATTGGTCATAGTAGATAAAAAAGATACTATGACTCAAAAGATAGGAAATTTTGTTGTTCCTGCGAGTGAATGTGAAAAAGCTGAGGTTATTGGAGTAGGTGAAGAAGTTAGCGAGGGAGTATTAAAACCTGGTGATACTATCTTGATTTATCCAAACACAGGAAAATCATTTACTCAAGATGGAACAGAATATCGTGTTATAACTTTAAATGAAATTATTGTAGTACTTTAATTAAAACGAAACATGTCAGAAGGAAAAATTATTAATCACGGCTTTGAAACTCAGGCCGAAATTATTGAAGGTGTAAAAAAATCAGTAGAGGCAATTAAGAAAACACTTGGCCCGTCAGGTAAAGCCGTGTGTATTTCAGGATTTACAGGTCCAGAGGTGTCAAGAGATGGAGCTACTGTTGCTAAGTCGATTTCATTTAAGAATCAACTTCAGAATACAGGAGCTATCTTTGTAAAAAATGCTGCCGCTCAAACAGAAAGATTAGCAGGTGACGGTACAAGTTCAACTTCACTATTAATCAAAGAAATGTGTGAAAAAGGACAAAAAGCATTACGAACTGGAGCTAATGTAAATGAGGTGAAATCTGGTATGCTTAAGGCCGGAAAATGGATGGCTGAGTATATCAAAAATAATTCAATTCCAGTAAATGATGATATGGAAAAGATCAGAAAGGTGGCAACTATTTCAGCCAATAATGATCCGGCCATTGGAAATCTGGTAGTTGAATGTATGGAGAAAGTTGGAATGCTTGGTATTATTACAGCTGATTTCTCTAGTGGTCTTGAAACTACTATTGATGTAACTACTGGAATGAAACTCGATCGTGGTTGGGCTTCTCCACAGTATGTTACAAATCCTACTGATGGAACTTGTGTAATGGAAGATCCTTATGTAATTGTAGTAGGAGAAAGATTATCTAGTGTACAGCAAATTCTTCCGTTAATGGAACAGCTTGTACCTACTGGACGCCCATTCTTATTTATAGTAGATGATATTGATGAAGTAGTAAATACAACTCTTGTTATGAATACTCTTCAAGGTGCAATTAGATGTTGTGTTGTAAAAGGTATTGATTTCGGAGATTCAAGGAAAAATATTATGGCAGATATTTCAATTTTAACTGGCGGTAAATATATTTCTCCTGAGAACGGATTATCAGTCACACAAGCAACAAAAGAGGATCTTGGAGTAGCTAAGAAAGTTGTAATTTCTAGAGATTCATGTATTATCTATGAAGGTGGTGGTGATTCTAAAGAGATTGCTGAAAGGGTAGAAATTCTTAGCACCAAACTTACAGATCCTGGAATATCAGATTATGATAAAACTAAATTTGCGAAACGAGTAGCAAATCTTAGTGGAGGTATTGCAGTAGTGAGAGCTGGAGGAGCTTCTGAAACTGAAAAACAGAACCTTAAACAAACTATTGAAGATTCTATTCTAGCATCTAAAAGTGCTATTGCTGAAGGATGTTCTTTAGGAAGTGGTTATATCTATTACAAAGGATCATTAGAAGTGAAGAAAGATAAGACATTCTGGAAATCTTTAGTTGGAGATGAAGTAGAGGGTGCAGAAATTGTATTCTCAAGTCTTCCAGTAATTCTTAAAACAATTGCAGACAATTCAGGAGTTTCTGGAGAAGTAGTTCTAGAAAAGGTTAAATCATCTAAACCAGGAATTGGATATAATGCTAAGACTCGAAAGTATGGTAATTTACTTGAGGAGGGGATCTTAGATAGTTCTAAATCTCTTCGAGTAGCTCTTGAAAATTCTATTTCAGCAGCGTCAATGATTCTCTTAATTGATTGTACAATCATTGATGATAATATTTCCGAAACTAAAGTAGAAGGTTAATAAACATAATATACTACACCTCATCCTGGTTTTGATTTTCATTTCCAGGGTGGGGTTTCATTATTTTATGACAAAGATAATAATTAGTGATACCCATTCAGTTTCAATTGGATTTAGTGACGAATGGTTATATATGTCTTTAGCAGATGGTAGATATCAAGGTTATATATCTAGATTAGCATATCTTTATCGAGAAAAATATAGATCAAATACTTCAAAACTTCCAAATTTTGAGAAAATTCTAAAATTAATTAATTCTCAAGATTCCCTAAGAGGTTATAGGTTTGAAGCTAAAAGAGAGAAATTATTTTATACAATTACTCATGGAGATAATTATAAAAGAATTGGAGTGGAATTTGTTAATAAATTTTTAAAAAGTGATTTATACAACTTTAATGGAATTTCTTCTGAATCTGAGATATATTACTATAGAACAATTCAAGGAGCTTATGAATTAACCGATAAAATTTCTATAAGTTTTCCTGATTTTATAGAAAATATATTATCAAAAACAAAAGATGATATGATCGATCGTTTTGGAGTGAGTTATATTATAAATTATATGCTTAATACGCAGCCGAGAAAGCTTGATTTTCTAATTAATGAGGTTAAATAAAATAAAAAAATTATGAAAAAAGAAGATGATAATGACTTTCCTCTCTATGATGGGGAGGAAGGAAATATTAATTTTGACGAACAAGAAGATGATTTCGATTTTGAACCGGAAGATTTACCAGATTGTCCTCTTACTGATTTAGTTATTAGTAATATGATGATGTCTAAACCTTTCGGAATACACTGGGATTATGATAAAATGAAAGAATTTTTAGTAAAACTTGGATATAAGATAATTACTAGATATTCTGATCGTCGAGAAGTTGAATATGAAGTTGCAATAAAACCTAATTCATCTTTTATACCAGAAGATGACTTTAGTAATATTAAAGAAATGTTTGACTCAGAAGTCCAAGATATAATGATTGGATGGCTATTAAAAAATAAATAAACTTATGTGCGTTACAAATAATATTACAGAAAAATCATTAGAAAAATGGAAAGACCTTATTCTTGCATGTAAAAACTATTATATTGATTCAGTACCTACCGGAATGGATGATGCTGTATATGATATGTTAGAAGCTAGAGCAGCGCAAGAAGATGGATTTTTTGTCAGAGATTATGTTTATCAAACATACTTAAAAGGAACTAAGACAAAAAATTCTTATATAGAAAAAATTAAAAAGAAAAAAGTTGAAGAAAAAACTATGTTAAGTGCTCTTTCAGAGTTTATGAATGAAAACTCTGGAAAATACTGTGATCTAAAGTATGATGGATCTAGTATAGCAATTTATTTAGATTCTTCAACTGGTATTCCAAAAAGAATAGTTACAGTCGGAAATTTAAATTTGGATAACTATGGGGTAGATCAAACTTGGAAATTAATAAACTTCCTTCCAAAAAGATTTCCGAAAGGTATAGTAGCAATTCAGGCAGAGGCATTAGTTGACATTAATCGACTTTCTGATACTGATCCTGAAACTGCTAGACAAAGAGCCAATGGACTAATAAATTCTAAGTATTGTGAATCTGAGGTAAATAATTTATTAACTCTTAGAGCTTATAGATATTATACTGATGATTCAATAGAAGGACAAATACTAAGAAAAACAGACTATCGTGAAGTTTTAAAAATGTTTGAAACTGTATGTTCAAAAACTGATGGACATATCTTATTTTCCCCTGCCGATGTATGGACTATAGAAGAACTTATGAGCGCCGGAAATAAAGAATATACAGAAACAGATAAAACAGTTACTTCAACTGGTTACTTCTTAAATGATGGTTGGGTAGTATATGATGAATTTGGAATATGTCTCGGCGCCTTAAAATTTGCTGGTGCTGGATCAGGAACTGAAGCTTTAAAAACTACAGTAAGAGGTATACAATGGAATTCTCAAGTAGCTAAAGGAAAAGATTCTTGGTCAGCTAATATTCTAATCGATCCAATTCAAGTAAAAGGATGTACAGTAAGAAAACCAAGTGCTGGAAGTGTGGGAAAAATGGTAAAAAAGAAAATTACCCCTGGAGCAATAGTAAGTATTATTATGGCTAATTCAACTATTCCAATGGTAGGGGATTCTTTTACTGAAGGTAATGGAGATTTTATGTGGCCAACTTGTAGCTGTGGTTATAATATGTCAGAAAAAGATGTTTATGGAAGTCTTTTGAAATGTGGAAATCCTATGTGTACTGAAAGACTAGATCGAATGAATAATTATATAGGATCTCTTAGTAATATTAAACAACAACTAGATCTTAATAAATTACTTGTTATAGATCGATTTAAGTGGGAAAGTACTAGGATTAATATAGATCAATTGTTGGGAAGTGTTGAAAGAAATGATCCTAATAGTTACTATAATCAATTAAGATCTTACCTTAAAACAGATTTACAAGTGAGAAATTTAGATTTAGTTTGGAAAGCAAGTTATACAATCTTAAGAAGTTATTATGAAAAGTCTATTGGAATTTAAACAAGAAGCAATAATTGTAGAAAAACCAAAAGAAGAATGGAATAGACTTTATCTTGAACTCTTAGACTTAATAAAATCTTGGGGCTTGGAAGATAAAGTTAACTCTTTTAAGTATGAATGGAAAGGATCAGGAAACTCATTTAATAAATTATTCGAATTATCTTTTCTTCGAGAATTAATATTTTACGTACTCGATATAGATTGGAGAGATCCAATTTGGGGAGATATATTTGATATTGAAAGGATAAGTAGTACTCCTAAATCCTATCACGGTTCAGGAAATGATATTACTATTGAAACTTACCTATTTCAACTTGAAGATAAATCAAAGGTATTAAATAGTCTTAATGGAAATTGGGTATTTGATCATTATAAAGAAGTGAAAGATTTTATGGATCAATATAATGATAAATATTTAAAACTGTTTGAAATTAAGAGATTATTTCCATTAGAAGTAGAGATAGAAAATGTTTGATTTAGAGCAAAGAAAAAATTATATAAAAACAAGAAATGATACAGATTATACTGATACAGTGAAAGCAGTATATAAAATCTTAGTATCTAAATATTCCTACCGAGCAAGAATTTCAGATATTTTTCAACTCCTTAAGGATGCATTTGGAATTAATGAATTTATTATTCTTGATTATCAGCAAATGAATAATGCACCCTTCGAATCTTGGTTAGTTGATCAGTATATATCTTGGAAAAATGGTAAGGAGATAGATTTTATAGAAATATATAAAGCTATCTTAACTATTGGAGATTTTACTACATCTGAAAAAGAATTGTTTGAGTCAGGTCTGATTGAAGAGCGTTTATGGGCTATTTTCTTATTAGTTGATAGCCCCGAATTAAATATTATATAAAATAACATTAAAATGATTGAAGTAAATTTGTATTCTATTCCGGCCCAAGAAATGAATTCTATGGTAGGCCGTTGTGTTGCTCGTAGCCGTTTTGATAAAGAAGGTATGGGCGTAAGTGTTATGGAATTTGTTAAGGGTTTTTTAAAGAATAATTTAGCAAATTTCGAAAATAGTATTGGTAACGCTGAATTAGTAAGCTTTATTAATTCAGAAACTACAATGAGTACTAAGGATTTTTCTTGCATTAATTATTGGTTAGCTCAAGTTGGTTATCTTGTTCAGATTCAAAATGTAGCTGATGATGAAGAAAATGCAACCGGTATCCCGACAGGTGATGTAGTAGAGTGGAATGTAATCGATTACAACTTTATGCAATATGATTACCCAACTGCAACTAAAATTATTCCTGGTGAAGGTCTTGAAATTCCAGCTATCCTTAGGCAGATTGTAGAACAGTCTGGTTTGTTTGATCCTAATAAATTAAGTGGTGTTAAAAATCCATTTACATTATTGTTAAATAATATGGATAAAATTAAGAATACTACTGGATCTGTATCACCAGCTATTACTACTCAGATCTATAATCTTTTAGATCAGATGGGTATTAAAGTATTTTGTGCAACTTCTGAAGATTAATTACAATGACTACTCTACAAAATGATATTCTAGAAATATATAATTCCTTAGTAGAGTTTTCTGATAATACAGTAAAAACAAACTTTCCGATTCCAATTAAAGTAAGATATGAAAAAGAAACTAGATTACTTATATTTGAACAGAAAGGAAAAACGGTATATCTAGGTCTCCCAGTCTATTATTGTTTAGCACTGGAGGACTTAGAAAAACCGACTTATCTATTACCAGAAGATTATGATTATCTAATGTCAACTCTTCAATCTTTAATAGCATCTGGAGAATTGATAAAACCTAGAACTTGTCTTGGCCCTGAAAACTATGGATTTAATGTTTATTCAACTAATATTAATGAAATGTATAAAGGACCTGATGTAATTGGACAAGTAAAGTTTATTTCTGGAACATCTTGGTTATTTAAGTTTAGAACAAGAAAAAAGTATAAATTATGAATTTTAACGGAACGATTATTATCACAGATCCCTGCTATATTGCAGAAAATAAGGATTGGGGAAACGGATTTAATTATAATAATATGACTATCTCGGAAGAAGTAGGATTCTCTGATAATTATATTTGGGAAGATACTGGAGTTGGAGATGGAAGATGGAAAGTATCAAAACTAAAAAATATTCTTGGCTTACTTGAGCTTGAAAAATTCATAGATGATATTGAAGAAGCTTACTATAATCTTTACGATAATCCTTCAATTGAAAATCAGATTAATCTTGAAAAATTAGTTAATCAGAGGGAAACTATTGGAAGATATTGTGTAGATTCTGGGACTTTTGGAGTATTTTATCTTGACGAAGTTTTAAAATATAAGCCAGATTTTTTAGTAGAACATGGAGATTGGTGTTATACAATTATTAAAGACTTTATTGGGGATGTAAATGTATATACTGATTCTCGTGAACAAAAACATTTTTTAGGTATAGGTAATAAAACATTTTATAGTAATACAGTATCATGGTTGTAAAAATTATTAATAAATCAAAATTTCCACTTCCAAGTTATGCAAAGCCTGGAGATTCTGGAATGGACCTTAGAAATATCGGTGAAGAATTTACATTAAAACCGTTAGAAAGAAAATTAGTTCCTACAGGCATATATGTTCAACTTCCCCCTAGAACTGAAATCCAAGTTAGAGCTAGATCTGGAGAAGCCTTTAAAAAAGGATTAGGAGTTTTAAATGGACCAGCCACTATAGATTCAAACTATAGAGGAGAAATTGGAGTAATTTTAGTTAATCTTAGTCCTGTAGAGGTAACTGTAGAACATGGAGAAAGAATTGCTCAGATGGTTTGTGCAGAAGTAACTCATATGGAATTAGAGGAAGTTAGTAAACTTGATGAAACAGAACGAGGAGGATCAGGTTATGGCAGTTCCGGAATACAATAACGATATAAAACGACTTCTTGGATTAAAAGGAAATACTAGATTAGAAATTCAAAATCAATTAACCCAACGAATCTTAGAATATGATTATATAGATAAAACTCCAGGAATAGGATTGAGATTTTTAGAAACAAAGAAAAGAAATCGAGAGGCTGGTGAATGGATTTATTATAATATTCTATTCGAAGCTAGAAAATATCAAGATACTCCTGAATATTTAGCACATATTCTAGGATCACTATCAAAAGTAGTAAAGACCTGGGGAGATTATTCTAATATTGATGTAGTTGGAATTCAAGAAGTTGATTGTGAAGAAGCAGATTATTATTATATACTAATTTATATTTTAAGTGATGGAAAAGACAAAGAAAAACTCGAATCCGATGGAGAGTGAAAAAATGTCGGAAAAAGATTATGAATTTCTAGAGAAAAGAAGAGTATGGGGATGGGATAATGCAATGTCTGTAGCAAATGATTTATGGGCTAGTATTCATAGTTCATTACTCGCTGGAGATTTAGTATTTGCTTATAAAGATACTACGGGAGAGTCAGGATTAACTCAGATTGTCGTAGTAGCACTTAATCAACCAACAGAACACTTTTCGGTTGGTATGGTTACATCTGGATATACTGCACTTCTTCCACATGTACCATTTAATTTCTTAACCAGTACTGTTCTAGGGGATCTCAAGAAGTATAAAGTTGATAAGAATATAATAAAGGCTTACGAACAAATTTTAGAAAATTATAAAAGATGAGCAATTTGAGAATTTTAAGTGTTGATGTTGGTTTTTCTGCTATTAAGTGTTCTTTTAAGGATTCCAACGGTTTAATAAAATTTGAAAAGTTTATTAGTGCAACAGCAAAACTCCCTGAAAAACCACTTGAAAGTGATGATGATATGGTATTTCCATTAGGAGGAGATTATTATGTATTAGGACCTGCAGCATTAAAAGTACCTAGATCTTATTTACTTAAGCTTGAAACTTTTGAAGATCTAAAAGCAGTTTATGCCCCATGGTTGTCATATTTAATAAAAAAATATGGTGGAGATGAAGGAATAAATGCATTTGATAAATTAGCTATTGGTTTATCAATGGCTTTTAATACCAACGATAACGTAGATGAGTTATTAGATTATTTATATGAAACATTAAATATAAATAAAGAAGATTATATATATTGTTTTTGCCAAGGCTTATCGTGTAAATATACCTATAATGAATATGGGTTAAATGTTCGTGAAGCTTCTAGACGTAATGATGTCAAATTAAGAAATGCATTAATACTTGATGGAGGATTTGAAACTTTAGATTTCTGTAGTATTATCAATGGTACCTCTTCAGCGGGTGCTGCTGTAGGAGTAAAAGATTCTGGCGTAATTAGAATAGTTTACGATCTTGTTGATTATCTATATAAAAATTACTCAATATCAATTTCAATTAAAGAAGGACAGGTAATTTTAGATACTGGAGTTTTAAAACGCAGAGGAAAAACAATAGATCTATCTAGACAAGTTGAAGAGTTTTCAAAAAAATATATTATCGAAGTTTTTCAATATTTAGATAAAAATTATGGAGAGGTACTTGATGCTCTAGATGATGGTATTATTGTTTTGGGAGGATTAAGTTATTTTATGAAAAAATATCTTCATGATCCTGAAGTAGAAAAAGAAGTGGATAAAATATTTAGCGTATCTGAAATAGTATATCCAGAAGAAGACTCAGAATATTATAATTGCATATCATACTTGAGATTAGCTGAAAAAGTAGCTAGTGATAATATGAAATGATAAAAATGCACTTAGAAAAAGGTTAAAAACCTAATATATGAAAGAACATTAGAAAAATTTATAAAAGAAATATTTATAGATCGATCTAATGTTCTTTTTACTTTTCATTATAATTTTTTAGGGATAGTAGGAAGTAATAGAGGTTGCAAACTTTATTATTCCCGAGATCCCTTTTCAAAAGAATTATAATGAGTGATGTTTTATTTATAAAAATAATGAAAAGTAATTTATCAAACTCAGAAAACAGAGCTATAGAATCCTCTATATCACAGAACAAGGTGAATAATAGTAACCTATACCTTGATGAAACAGATTCTAAAGGTGTTCCTCTCTTAAGAAGAGTAGAGAAGTATCCAGATCTTCCTGAAAACGAATTTATCCCAATAGAGTATACTCATTCTAATGGACATACTGTAAAAAATATCTATTATATTAATAAATTAGGACAGATTAAAAACATAGAAACAGGAAAATTATTAAAATCTTCAAAAATTAGAAATTACTATTCAATACATCTTTTTAGTGATAATAAGAAAAGATTAGATATAAGATTGCATAGATTAGTAGCTTCTACATTTTTAATTAATCCCGATCCAATTATCTATAGTGTAGTAAATCATATAGATCATAATTCAGAAAATAATTGTTTATTTAATCTTGAATGGACAACACAAACAATAAATAATAGTATAGTAAAAGGAAAACGTAGATATATTTCTAAAGATAAATTAATGGAATATGTTGCTTTAGGTGATAATAAAGAAGAATTATTTACTATAAACAGAGTAAATAATAAGGGATATAATATAGATCAGATTGTTGTATCTATTTATAATAAATGTAAATATAAAGGATATTATTGGAAAAGATCAAGAGAATCTAAGAAAGAAAAGGCTCTTAAGTTAATAGGGTACTCTGGAAACTTAGATGATTATGAATGGTATGAACATTGGAAGTATCCAGGATTATATGTATGTAAAGAAGGATTTATTAAGAAAATTATTCGAGGAAATCATAGGATTTTATGTACAATGAGTCGAGAGGGGTATATTAATATTATTATCGGAAAAGATCATGGAAAAGAATATAAAGCTCATAGAATAATAATGGAATATATTCTAGGAAGAGATCTTAGAAATGATGAAATAATAGATCATATCAATACTATTAAAACAGATAATAGCTTTTCTAATCTTAGAGTAACTAATGCAAAAGGAAATATGAATAATCCTTTAACTATAGAGAAAAGAATTAAAAGAGTAGTAGCAGCTGATTTATTTGGCAACTTTATATGTTATGAATCTGGAAAATATATTTCAAAAAATATACTATCTTTATCATCAACAGTATACAGTTCAAGTGCTTTAGTAAGATTGAAAACTCCGGGAGAAAAGATAATTGTTATAAAACCTGGAAATAAAGAAGAGTTATTAAATAAAATGAAAACAGTAACATATGTTTTTAATAATGAAATGAAAGTTATTGGTGCATTTATTAATATTAAATTATATAAACAGAAAGTAGAAACTAAAGTAAGTTGGGCTATTATTAATAAATATCTTAATTCAGAAAAGTTAGCACCTGATGGAAATTATTATTTCAGAGGAGATAAAGCAGTTGAATTAATATTATCTCAAGGTCATGGAAGAGCTTGGGAATTTGAACCTGAAAATAAATAAATAAATAAAAAATTGATAAACAATGAGTAAATCAAAAATAATTAAAGGACAAGCATTTATTATTGAAAATGCTTTAGTTCAAGAACAGATTTTATTAACTCCAGGACAAGCAAGTACTACTAATATTGTGGAGCTTATTAAAAATATATGGGATGACCTTAAGACAGAAGGTACATATAAAAGTAATAAAAAGAAAAACTACTTTTATTGGGAATATGAAATGACTGATACTGAAAATGAAGATTCAGTTATTAAAGTAAAAATGGAATGCCCCCAGCCAAAAGAAGGATTATTTGAAGAACCATATGATCCTGAAACAGTAGAAGGCGACTATGCTAAATATTGGGTAAAAAAACTTAAAGAATCTACTGAAAATTATGAATACAAGGCAGCAATTCAGAAAAAAGAAATAGTTTTCCCTGGCACTAGATACGTAAATCAAGAAGGTGAAGTAGTAGAAGTAGAGGAGTCTAGAATTAGTAATACTGATATCGGCGACATTACTAATTTACTTGGATTGTTTTAATAGAAAATAAATTATGGAAGAGGAAATAATAGAATCAATCGACGAAGAAAAATTACCAACTATCATTAGTAATGATGAAGATGTCATAGAAGAGGTGATCCCTGAAGAAATCCCTGGAACTAGTGGCATAATCGGAGGCAATCCCTTCGGAAACATAAGAATACAGATCAATGGTCAAGATATTTTTATGTAAAATAACATAGAGAGGTTAGATACATTTTCTACCTCTCTTATTTTTATATACTTGAATTTTATATTATTAAAACTTGAAACTTACAAAACACGTAAAATTTAAGTTTTTTCTCTTATATGTGTGATGAAAAAGATGTTTAATTTAGAAACTATTTTTGTTATGTGTAAAGAAAAACCATTTAATCGCCAAGATCAAAAATATCCAGATCTCCCTGACTATGAATTTATTCCATTAGTATATCCAGGTATTAAGGATATATATGAGATTAATAAAAAATCTGAAGTTAGAAATAAATACACTAAACAACTATTAAAACAACAACAAGATGAATTTGGATATACTACAATCTCTCCACAATATATAGAAAAGCATAAAAGAAAAGCAAAATCTATTCATATAATAATGGCTACCATTTTCTATAATAATTCAGAACCAAAAATATATAATATAGTTAATCATATAGATCATAATCCAAGAAATAATAACCTATCTAACTTAGAATGGGTTACTAAAAGTGAAAATAATAGTCCAGATAGACGCTTACCAGTTCATAAAGATAAACGAATTAAATATACTGCAATGGATAAAAAGGGAAATGAATTATTTACAATAGATTCTTTAGATAGTAAAGGATATGATATACGTTACATTTCTTCGATTGCTAAAAAAAGTCAATATAGCTATAAAGGATATTATTGGAAACGACAAGAATCATTAAATAATCAAAAGTTTTTTGATCTTATAGGATTTTCTGGAAACTTAGATGACTATACTTGGTATGAACACTGGAAATATCCTCAATGGTCTGTGTGTAGTGAAGGATTTATTAAATCAAATAGATTTAATAAATTAATAGGAACACTTAATAATAAAGGATATATTATAGTTGATAGTAATAGTACTAAAGCGCATACAGTTATTATGGAATATCTCTTAAGAAGAAATTTAAAAAAGGGAGAAATAATTGATCACATTAATACAATAAAAACAGATAATAGTTTTTCTAATCTTAGAGTTACTGATCAAAAAGGAAATATGAATAATGTAAATACTCTGGAAAAATTATCAGAAAAAATAGTATTAGCAGATCTATATGGAGACTTTTTAAATTTTGGTTTTTCGAGAGATATCCAGAAACTAGTTGGAAAAGACAATATTAAAAGATCCAGAGTAGATAGGTTATTAAGTAGTAATGTAATTTCTACAAAATATATTTGTATTAAACTTGGAGACAAAGAGAAATTACATAAAAAGATGGAGAATATAATATATAAATTTTCTAAAGATAAATTAAGAGTTCTTGGAGCATATAATTCAATTACATCTGCAAAGAAGGAATCAGTTATTTCTACTAAAAGTATTAGTAAAAATTTAAATTCTGAAAAACCTGCGCCAGACGGATATTACTACATGAGAGGTCCTGAGGCAGTAAAGTTAGTACTATCGTTAGGACATGGAACAGCTGGAGATTTTAAACCTGAAAATAAAAAAAGGAATCTCGAAAACCCCTAAATTCTTATATATGGAAAAAGGAATTTCAATTCTTTTTTAATTCTTACAAATGTATGTAAGAAAAAAAGGAATTTTTGAGGGCCTCAAATTCTTATATATGGTAGAGAAGATTGAAAGATATTATTTACAGAATCTGGAGATCTAATTTTTATAATAGACCCTGAAACTATTATAAATAAAATCTATCAAAAAAGACACAATATAACAACAAAAGAGGAGCCCTCATGGCGGAATAGGTAGACGCAGCAGACTTAAAATCTGCTTTTCTGAAAAGAAAGTTCCGATTCGACTTCGGATGAGGGTACAAGACATAATTATAACAGGGCCCATATCTCAGTTGGTTAGAGAAGCTGACTCATAATCAGAAGGTCGTCAGTTCAAGCCTGGCTGGGCCCACTAATTTAAAAGAATATTCATTAATTTGAATATTCTTTTTTTATTTCCCCAAAATCCTTATTAATGTAATAAAAACTAAAAGAAAGAAAAATTATGGAAAAAGATTACGAGAAATTATTTGCAGTAAAATATGTTTTACAAAAAGAAGGCTTAGAAAAATTTAGAAGGAACCGTAAACATATTACTGAATTTGAAAATGTATTTTTTGAAGTTGTAAGTAAAGAACCCAGACCTATAAGAAAATATAAAATTTCAAGTAATATACAAAACTATATTCGATTTTATTCACTTAATAAAGAACGGCTATTTTCTAGCAAATTAAGAGATATAGTCAGTAAAAAGAACTTAGAAGACTTATTTAGAAATTCAGAAAAGAAAGCTAAATTTGGATTGATATATAATTCTAGTACGAAAGATAAACAGGAAACAGACTATAATGCCCACTCTATTTTTTGTATAACAAGTGAATATATTATACTATATGCATTTATTGGAAAGTGTATTATGGGCAATGATAAAAAAACATTTAATTCATTAGGAAGTGTAGTAATAAAAAAGAGTGATTTATTAAATTTTTCTGAATTAAACTTAGAAGGTTGTTTATATAGCATGGATGAATTTGTTAACTCATACAAACTTTGTAAACAGTTTAATTGTTTGGATAAATTTTTTAAAAGTATTCCTTCAAAAATGATGAATGAGTTTACTTCATTAGGATGGTCAGATACATTAGAAGATTACTATAAAGAGGTAATAGATAGTCAAGAAGATTTATTATCAAATAATAAAACTATAGATGATCTTATTAAATATTTTAAAAATAATTATAATCAAACTTTATATTCGGTTGAAGCTAAGGAATCATTTAGCATAAAATACAGATTTATCTATGAATCATTTAAAAGTTTTATATTTTTGATGACTTCTGAAATAAAAACTGAAACATTTGAATCTGTGTTATCTGGAAAAGTAAAAAATCCACCTACACAATTTGAAGATCCTAATACTGGCCGAAGAAATCAAGGAGTAATTATAGTAGATAAACTATACGATACTGAAATAAATATAGATTGTCCCTTTGGTGTAAGAGGTCATTGGAGAAATCAATACTACGGAAAAGATGCGGCCGGAAATCCAATACATAAAAGAAATTTTATTGAAGCATTTGAGAAAAAAGGTTATCATAGAAAGGCAACAAAAGAATTAATAGAAAACAAATAAAAAATTAAGAGAGGAAATTAATCCTCTCTTTTTTAATTTTTCTGCTCTTTTTTATAAATATTCCAAAACTTTTCCACTTCAATCTCTACTTCTAAATAATCCTCTTCAGTAATAACATTAGAGAGTCTTTTATTAAGATTCTCAAGATCTGATACTTTAGAAGTATTATTTTTTGATTCATAGAATTTAAACATTACATTTAGTTTTGGTTGAAGAGCATCAATTTTCTTTTCTACTTCTTTACTAGGATAACCACCTAAAGCTCTACTTATAGCTTTTCCTGTTCCATAAAGAACTTTTCCAGCTAAATAACTAGCAATCATAGTTGCTATTACTCCTCCTGCTTTCATAAATTTTCTATATTTAAGTTTTTTATTCACATATAAGGCTTTGACATGAAAAAAGAAGGGATTTAATTATTATCCCTTCTTCTAATTTTATTTTCAAGAAATAAATTCCTCGAATTTGTAATAAACTATGTATTCCTCTTGATTTTCTCCTTTTATATTAGGTATATTCTCTTTATCAATAAAATTTTGAACATCTTCTATGGTTTTATAGTTTTCTGACCAATTAGTTTGTTCTTTTTGAAATTTTAAATCTTTTAGAAATCCTTTTAATCTAGCTCTTTTATATAAACCTCTATGAGGAGAACTTTGAAATTCTCTTCTGGTTTTTATATCATTGTCTATTATGTATTTTTTGTGTTTTATTAAAATCAAATTCTTTCCAATTCATAAAATAATAAATTAAAATAAGGAGGGAATCAATTCCCTCCCTAAATGATTTATTTAGAATTAGATTATTAGTATAGTATATTAATGAGAATCATATATTTTTTAATCTAATTCTGAATTTTCTTTTCTCATATTTTCTGTATGAAAGAAGTAATCAATAGCATTAAATGTAGTTAGGTTATATCTCAATCTATCTACGGGCGTATTACTAGGTCCATAGGAAATAACAAGATCTTCAAATGATACAAAACTTTCATTTAGTATTAAACTAATTTTAGGATCCTCAAGATATTTCTTTGCTGTTCCTGGTTGAAGTTCAGCAAGAGATATATGAGGTGTATAAGAATACTCAGAAACAACTTCATACTTCGTTCTTAATCCTTTATTGATTAATCCAAGTGTTTTATACAATTCACTAGTTTGTTTCATTTTCAACACTATATAATCACTATCATTCTCAAAAGATCCGATCTCAAAATTATTTAAAATTCTTTCAGTATTTTCAGATCTTATATATTCAATAAAATTATCAAATTCGGGTTCTCCTAAGATAGTTTCGATATCTCCTAGAATATTCATCCTAGGGATTTCTTTTCCTTGAGCGTATAATAATGTTATATGTGATTCATTTTCAATTCCAGTATCTTTAAGATCTCCTCTACTAAATATAGCAGATAAAGATACTGGAAGATAGAGCGAGCAATTTAGCATTAAACAGCTATTATTTTCCATATCAATTACCTCCCATATTTAATAGGTTATTTTTACGACGGAATTTAATCTTTAAATCATTTAATTCTTTTTTTAGACTTGCTTACTAATTATTATCTCTAATAAATTTTAGTACTAGACTATATCTTTTACAAATTAGATTTCAATTTATAATTGTTCACATAGTCGTTGAATCTAGTTTTATAAATCTAGACTGCTAATTAAACTTTCTCATTAAGTCTTTCTAGCAATTCTAACAATTCTTAAGTTATATCTCAAACTTTGGACCATTTTATTTTTAATCCACCTTGATTAAATCCCTTATCATCTACTACGGTTAATCCTAGACCAAGTAAATTATTTAAAAATATTTGATTATCTTCCTTCGCAGTGTCTTTTCTAGCACCGCTGATAAATTGATCCGCATTTCTAGAAAGTAATACGGCCAATTCCATCTCACCAATTTTCTGTCCTGTCTGTCTATAGCGTCCCTTTCCAAGTATAGGTTCATCTCGTTTAGCATTAATATCTACGCCATATAGACTTGATGTAACCTTATTACTATATGATGGTATATGGTATAACTCTTCAAGGGTCATGAATCCCGCCTGCAAAGGTTTATCTACTTCTCTAAACTTACCAGACATTCCAGAAACTAATTTATCATATTCTTCTGGTTCTAGATTTTCTTTTAATTCATCGAGATCTGTTAATTCAGTCTCAGGCATAAGAATTTTACTCTGACTTTCTACACCTAAATCTTCAGCCCATTGATTTACAAGTTCTGGAGTAAATTTAGTAGAGAAGCAGCCAACATTGAAATAATACATATCCTCGATTTTACTAGTATTATGACGTTCTATAATTTCTTCTACATCCATACTAGTAAAACGTCCGGGGTAATATGTTTCAAGAAGGGGCTTAATCTTCTTTTGCCCTGTTTTTGTTTTCTTATAATTATCTACAAGATCGTGCAGTTTGTGTGCTATATTTCCGAGTTGTAATTCCATCTCTGGTTCATTAATATGTTCTATTAAGGAAGACTATATTATCTAAGTACTTACTATAGTCGTTGAGAAAGGATTTTATTACTTAAATCAAGCTAAGAATATCCCTTTTGCTGATTATCTATTGTCATATATTACATCCGCTCTAGATAATTAAATCTTTAGAGCAGGAAATTCCTATGACGTAAGTTTTCCAGCAATTTAAAGTATTTTCCTAAATAATTAATGTTTAGGCCTCTAGAATTTAAAGGACGCTCGGAATTTTCAATTATGTTAACTGAATATTTTCTATTCAAGTTCAGACTATATCATCTACTATCACAGTAGTTATGTATTTAGTCGTTGAATATAAGTATAATTTTGATAAATAAAGACGACGAAGTTTCAATCTTTTATAAATTTATATCCTTTTTCTGGAGAATGATTTACTATATAAGATAAGTTCTCTCTACTTAATCCATTAGCTTTAGCACATTCTGTTATAGAATGAAATATTCTTCCACTAGGATCCATTATCTTTTTAGAATTTGGATGTTTTTCTCCTACTCTATCTCTACATAATTGAGCTTTCTTTTCTCTTAATTCATCTGATAGATTTGGTTTTTTCTGAGGCTTTTTCTTTCCTGTTTGTGCCTTAGAAATATTTTGTTTCCATTCATCCGTTATTATTCTGGCTTTCATTTTTTCTCCATGTAACCTCCTTACTTCAGGATCTTTATAATACTCTTTTAGTGTATTTGAAATCTTTAATCTCATTTCTGATGTTTTCTCAGGATTTTTTCTTGTTTCAGAAAATCTTTTTCTAATATAATCCACCTGTCGAGGAGAAAGATGTTCACCAGTTTTACTAGTTGATATTCGCTGAATAGCATAAATTAGTTTAGGATTATCTGGATACATTCGTTCTAATAGCATATGACATATCACATGCTCTCTTCCAGTTAACATTACTAAATTAGATTCATCATCACTACCTCCCATACATTTAGGAAGAATATGATGAATTTCTACATAATAATCCACTGTTCTTTTATCTAAACCTCTTTCAAGGCCTCTTATTATAATAGATTCATATATCTTTTTATATACTAATCTATTATGTTCTAAAATATCTTCTTTATTCATCGTCTTGTTTTTATTTATATTTGTCGCGTCTTTTTTATAAAATTTAACTTATACTGCTAATTATCTATAAGACTTCTAGCATTTTAACATAATTTAAGAACCGCAAAAATTCTACGGTTGATTGTTGAATACATTCTTGCTTAATAAATTTTTATTAAGATTAGACTATATTATTTAAGCTTGCCATAGTCGTTGAACAAGTAATTAAATACTACTATACTACTTGATGCTGATTAAATTTTAATATTTTTCCAGCATTTTAAAGCTTTTTCATAGATTTCAAAAAATCTAAGTCCCATTCATTAAATAGGATTCATCACAACCTCTACTCTTTTTTGTTTTCCATCCTTATCGACCATTATAGGCATTAAATCGTCAGATTGAATTTTTGATACAACACCCTTACCTCCATATCTGGAAGTAATTTTAGAACCAATCCATTGATAATCAATAACTTATATATTGATATTAGACTATATCATTTATATCTTGTCCTTAGTCGTTGAACATCTTACTTTTGTTAGATGATGCTGATTCCTTGGTTCCAGCAATTCACAAAATTTTCTTGAATATCAATTAAGTTATTCAAGGGACAATTATAATTTATCCCGATGGTTCTTTTGATGAGTCTCACGCGAACAGTATACACAATCTTATACGCTTCTGGATCCATATTAATAGGATCTAATGTATCAGCTGCAATATACTCTGGGTATTTCTCGTAGATAATTTTTCGAGATTTTGTTTTTTCATATTCATCTATAACATCCTGAGAGGTATGTGTAAATGAATAGTCAGGTGATTTTACTGATTTAGGAATTTTAGGTTTCTTCATTTCCTGTATCATTACATCAGAAACTATTGCCTCGTCTATATTATTAGGCACAACTAAATGATCCTCGATAGTATATTCGGAGAGATCATGTCCTTCTCCGAAAAGTCCTCCGAGTTTTTCTTGTAGTGCCTGATTTATAGCATCAAGACGAACAGCTTTATATAATGTCACTACTGCATCTTTTGATTTAACCTTTGTTCCAATAGGGGCGATCCACTTAATAGCACTAGTACTCTTAACATTAATCATTAAGTCAATTATACTATAAGATGCTATACGATTTGCAAATGATTCTGATATCACCAAAGCATCCTCATTTACTAAACCATAATAGGCGTGGAAAAGTACCAGAGCATTAACGCCGGCCTTATATGTTTCAGGAGTATGTCCAACTGCACCAGTTATAATATCTCCCTGTTTTACTTTTTGGCCGATTTTTACTTTAGGCTCTGTAAATACCGCCACGTCATTTATACTCTGAATCGCTGTTCTTCGTAAAATATTTGTCTCAGTTCCATCAGGCAATTCAATTATAACTTCATCATTAGTTATTTCTTTTACTTTACCCTCTGGATAACTGAACTTTTCATTTAATATATTATCTTTCAACTCTTCATTCCTTCCAGTGTCAACAAGTGCACGCTCCGCATTAATTAGAGGTATACTCTGTTTAAGCATTGATGTCAAATCTTCTATAATATACTTTTAATTATAGTTTAGAATATAAATTTAACCTTTATTTTGGTTAGTAAGTCTTTATTCGTTACACTAAAGAAATCTATTATCTTTAGCTCGGTATTAGAATTTTAATTATTCCTTCACCGAATTTACTTACTAATTACTTAAAATATTACTACTTTAAGCGGCACATAAATTAGTACCCATGCTTATTCTGACACTATCTGTATACACTTAAATTATTTTTAACTTAAGTAGACTATATCATCCCAGGTTTTAGTTCCTAGGTTATACATTTAGTCGTTGAGAAAGGATTTATATTAGTAATCCTTTTTGCTGATTTGAATCTATCTTTCCAGCATTTTAGTATAATTTTCCTAATCTACTATAAAATTAGGCAACTATTTTATAATTGACAAAAGGAATTCTTCGAGTTGTACTAGATAATCTATAATCAGGCGCCAAATCGATCAACTCTATTTCTTCGACTGGAACCATTTTTCTTTTCATCCTATATTTAACTTCTACCTGACCATCTTTATCAGGTTTTAAAGTATTAGTTTCATAATCTACATACTCACTGGCAGCTACTTTTTTATTAAGATAGTCTATATAAGGTATAGTGACCTTAATAAAATTTGGATCATATACATCAAATAATACATCATCATCTGTAATATGACATGAAACTGTAAGTGAGTTCTGAAGATTAGTATTATTATTGATAGGTGTCGTTACTAAATAATATTTCTATTATTACTAGACTATATCTTAAAACATTAATTGTTTTCTTGTACATAGTCGTTGAATATAAAAATTGATTATTGAGAATTGGCATTTATATTATTAATTAGAATATTATAATCTTATTTGTTATTATCATTATATATTTTTTGCCAATTCATAAAATTTAATGTATTAATTTCTATATAATAGATGCCTTTCCTTAATTTAATCAATTTTTATACTGCTGATAAATCCTCTTTCACAAGAAGATATTTCCAGCAATTCACAAAATTCTATCAGAATATTATTTTCTGAACGGACTAACCATTAATCCGCGATATCAACCAGATCCGTAAAGGTCTGATTAAATGCTACGCTCGCAGGGATAACAATTTTTTGGGAAATAGCCTCTAAGTTAATGGAATTTACTCCGGGGGGAACTTGTAGGCTAGAGTCTCCTTTGTTATCACTACTTCCTTTAAAATAACGGAATGCTAATGTACTAATTGCAGTTACTTGATCTTGAATTTTACCATACTTTGTAAAATATGATGTAATTCTTCGTCTAGCTGCAAAATAGTTACGTCCATTATTATTCCTAAAAATATATTGCATAAAACTGTTAGGAACTGATTCTAATGTTTTATCAATGATTAAGTCTTTTAGTCTATCATCTCCAAAGGCCAAACATTCCTGTATTAGTTTTTGTGTAATATATTCAGGTTTATAATCCAAGTCAAGTTTGATCATTAATTTCTTGGTTTGTCTTTCAGTTAACTTCAAGATCTCCTTTTTATCAGTTTCCAAGTATTTATCAATGTCTTCAAACTTTATATCAATTGGTTTATCTGCAATTCCAAGTTCCGGATTAATTCTTTTTATCTTCAGAATCTGTTTTTGAATATCGTAAACTCTATCATAGTCGAAATTAACTTTATAATCTCCTGTACCAGACATTTTAATACGACAGTCATAATCAGATCCCATTCGATTAGTTGAAATACGATAAGCGCCTTCTATAATAAATGCACCATCAATTTCTTTAGGAACTTCGAACTCTGCATACTTCATTTCAGGATCTTCTTTCCCATCCGTTATAGTTGTATATTCAATTCTTACTTTATGTGTAGCAGTTAATCCATTTTCAATATAGTAAGAAGCTGGTTGAGGAGGTTCTTCTATAAATGAATATCCAATTTTTCCAACTTTTACTTTAGGATTATATGCATCAACTTTATTAAAAAATCGATCTACTATAATTTTTGCTCCAGTGTTTCTGAAATATTGATTAAAATTACTCATTATACTAATGGTTTTATATTTAATTGCTTATATTCGCAATCTACTGAATTAAAAAATGTTTCTAATTCTGATTTAATACTATCTTTTAAGCTACGAGCCTCTACATATTCTCCCATAGGTTTACCATCAAGAGATCTAAAAAAAGCTTCATAAGTAACAAGATAATTGAAGTTATCTTTAAGTTGATGTAATGTAAGCTTTACCGAAAATCTTTCATACTTCGGAAAAATATCATCTCTAAGTTTTTCATATAATATTTCTCTCGCCTGTATAATATTCGGATCTTGACTGTCTAAAATGTTATATGGAATTTCATATGATAGTATAATTTTATAATAATTATCGTTCATAACAAAAAATTCTCTTCTCTGGTTTTAATCATCATATATCCAAGTTCATCAAATTTCCTCCCCTTCGAGATGTAGTTGATGCTTTCTTGGGTTTTTCTTCTTTTTGTTTATCTCCATCCACAGAGATACATTTTTCTTGCTCGGGTTTACTTCCAAGGCTCGATAAAAGATTAGTATTATTAGATTTATCCACAGAGGAAGATGAGGTAGTAGTAGTATAAACCACCTCACCGTCTCTATGAATAGTTACATTAATACTCAACTCTTTTTCAAATTCTGGAAGATCTATTTCAAATTTAATAGTTCCCATAATTTGTTTTTACTTTTGTTTTTCGTCAAGTTTATTATTTAAAAGTAATCCTAATATAGTTTCTGTCATTACGTCACCAGAAAGATTTAATTCCCCTTTGAGAGCTTTAGACACGACTCTAGAGCTATAACCGTAAGACAAAACAGTATAGAATGACTTCTTATTTAAAACACCACTTTGAGTCCCTAGATACTGAATGTCTTCTATCTTCTGTGTTTCTGGATCTACACTTACATCAGTTAAACCTGTAAATAAAAGTTCAATAAGTTCTTCCTGTGTAGCATGAAGATCTGATAAACCAGTTGATACAAATCCTCCATCCGTTAAAGTATAAAATTGTTTTCTAAAGATTAAGTAAATATCATTAATATTAGAACCCAACTCTGCAATAACATGATTCATATTGCAAACTCCGCTGGAAATTCTTTGAAACTTCTTAACCTCTGTACCATCAGGAAAATAATACATACAATCTGGATTATAATCATACTGAGTATCACTAATCCAAACTTCAATATCACCTTCCTTAGTCTCTTTGTAATGAATAACCCCATCATTCAAAGCATAACAATCAGATACAATAACATTATCCTTCTCAAAATATCTTGTGCCATCACTCAATTTATCTATAATTTTCTTATTATAGTTTAGAATATAAATTCAACTTATAAAAAAGTTGGTAAGTCTTTATTCGTTATACCTTAAGATTCTAATTATTAATCCAAGGCTTGGTATTACTAGTTACTAGCTTCACCAAATTTACTTACTTATAATCTAGAGAATTACTTCCTTAGACGGCAATTTTATATTCACCTTTGGCACGCATTAGCTTAATTTTCTGATAATCAATCACTTAGATTGATAAGATAGACTATATCATCCCTATAAAATAAGAGTCCCATATATAGTCGTTGAATGTGTAAAATTTTATAATTAATTCAAATACCTAAATCCTTTTTCTGGTTTCCGTCTACACCAATCTCTTAAAGTATCTGTACAGATATTATGAAAATGTGCAGCTTCTTTTACAGTATCAAATACTCTTCCATCAGGATCTATAATTTTTCTTGCTTTATTATTTTTCCCACCTAGTTTTGATTTTGACATATTTTCTCTACATTCCTTAGAAAACGGAGCTCTCTTTTTACCTAATTTTGATTTAGATATCTTATCTCTCGTTTCCTTAGGAAGTGATTTTCCAAAATTAGGGTTATTAGGACCACTATTTTTCTCTGAAATTATCTTTTTAGTTTCTTCAGAATGATGTTTTCCATAAAATGTATTCTTAGTTCCTAATTTTGCCTTAGATTGCTTTTCTCTAGTTTCCTTACTTGGAAATACATTTTTATGAGAATTTGACATCTTCATCTTAGCCTCTTCTGAATGATGTTTTCCTTTAAATGGATTTTTTCCTTTTGTATTTATCATAACTTCTTCTCTAATTAAAGATATTAATCTAATAGAAATTTTACTTAATTCAAACTTTCTAGATTGATCTTTATTAGTGGATAACATTCTTTTAGCTGCATATGATAATTTACTATTATCAGAAAAAGCTTTCATTAAAAAGATATGAGCAAATATGTGATATCGGATAGGCATTCTTACTAAATTATTCTTTTTATTTGTTCCACCCATACACTTAGGTAATATATGATGAACCTCCGTATACACATCTTCAGGATAACCTTCAGACTCCATTTGTATACATTTATCAATTAATTTATTATATTGTTTATAATACCACAATTCTGTCATAATTAATTTTATTTTTACACACTGCTGATTACTTCACAGTTTTCCAGCATTATAATGGGTATTTTCTTAGGTTTTTATTTCCTAAGCCTCAATTAATTTTTTAAGGCATTGAGTTTATATCGATAATTCATATTAATTTTTTCTTAATATGTCAGACTATATCATTGGAATAATTATCTTCCATTTCATTTATAGTCGTTGAAGAGATATAATAAATATCTCCTGCTAATTAGATTTATTATCTTTCTAGCATATTCCTGAAATTGTCATATAAGAATTTCTCCTATATTTCCGACATATAATTTATCGGTGAGGTAGTATTATAAGCTCCTCCGATCAAGTCACCTTTCTCGAATTTTGTCTTACCTACTCCTACCCAATTATTAGGTCTCGGATATTTTAATTCCCCTCCTCTAACTTTTAGGTAAATCCATCTACCTTCTTCTCTAAACTCACATTGTTTTGGTGCTTTCAATAAGCCTTCTAAGTTAAGCACACGTTCCAATTACTCTTATAATATAATTTATAAGTTAGACTATATCATCCAGAAATTCATCTAGTTTCATTTATAGTCGTTGAAGGGATTTTATTTTCCCCTGCTGATTTATTTTATTACAAATATTTCCAGCAATTATTGAAATTATACGCCACAAATATAATCTATGGCCACCATGTTTCAGACCTAATGCTGCAAGATTATTCATCCTTTTAGAATGAATTTAGACTATACCATTCTTAAATTAATAAGATCTTTTTTTATAGTCGTTGAACAAGTTATTAATATATTCCTTGATGCTGATTATTTTTTTTTAATTTCCAGCATTTTACAAAGATTTTCTATATAATACTATTTTATATAGCAACCAATTTTAATTGAGTAGTACCTTCAGTTAATGATGTAGCAAATGATACGATTAAACCTATACAAACTTTATATAGATTACTAGACTATATCTTAAGAGTGTTTTAATCTCTCCTTCACACATAGTCGTTAAGAAGATATATTTTCTATATCTTTTGCTGATTATCTCTCGCTATATAATTTTCGCCTTAAGTTTTTTATTTTACAAGGCGAAGAATAAATAGCGATAATACTCCCAGCAATTCTTGAAGTTTAATAAAAGTCTATAACAAACTTTTATGGACAATTCTAAACTTATCCTATTGCTGCTCCATCAGTAAAACTAAATTTCTTTCCAATCAGGTCTGGTGTAATTGTGCTTAAATCTCCAGTTCTTTTTGTAACAATCGAACGTACTGGAACAAGATCATCCTCAGAACCATTTACTATTGGTTTGTCTGGGTATACCTTTCCGTTCGGTGCTGTTCTTCCTAATGCTTTATATCGTGGAATGAGTAATCCTGTGTTTTCTGGATCTTCTCCTTCATGATATATAAAACTATTTAAAAGGAATGAAATTTGTCGTGTTAAATATCCTGAACTAGGCCATTCAAAGAGATTAGATATTATAATTTTTAAAAGACGTCTTCTAATCTCTTATCCTGCTTACGCTTATTCACGTAAGATTAGACTATATCATGATTAAAGAGTTTCCTTAATCTAACAATACATAGTCGTTGATCTTATCTTTGTTTTCTTCTACTATTATACCTTTTTGGTCTTGGTAGATATTTTACATTATTTTTCTTATTCTCTCGATAAGCTTTTGTTTCTTGAATTTTTCTATATTCTTCAATTCCAGAGAGTATAGTTCTTGCTATACTTCCAACAAGCCTTAGAGTTTCTAAGAATTTTTCAAATCTACACATTAAGTTTTAAAAAGTACTAATAATTCATCTTTTTCTCGTTGATAAGTTGCTGATTTTAAAAAACTTTGACTTCGTCTGTCTATTATTATTTCCAGCATTTCTTTGTTATTTATAGTGGGCTACCATAAAGTTCAGGTTTTATTTCTAACTCCACTAACTTTGATACTTTGCAGTGACCTATTCTCACTTTTATAATTAAATTTAACGAATTTAATAGTAGACTGTATCATTTTACCTCTAGTTACAGTCGTTGAACTTCGGAATTTAACCGAAGATGCTGATTCAATTTTTATTATTCCAGCATTTTTTAGAGTTTTAATGCGACCAAGATCAGGTCAAATCAAGAGATCGCATGAAGCTGATAATCTTTTTCTGTATATCCCGAGAGTAAAGTTCCTCGAGTTATAACAGGACGTTCATCTACCCCTGACGTAATAAATTGGGGCATACTCATAGCTACAATTGAGGCTAGTTTTACACGATTTGCGCGTGCTAGTTCATTCTTTAAGTCTGAACTAAAACTTTCAGAAACTTCTTTCTCATATTTTTTAAATTCCTCTGTCATTATAAGAAGTTTCTGTTTATCAGTAAGATCTTTTGAATCCGCAACATTACAAATTCTCTTATAAGTTTCAGTGTCACAATCTGCATATAACGTTTTATAATCAAAAGTTACGACACCTGCTAACGTAACGACTCTAAGCGCAAATTTTGTAAGAGCCTTTCTTTTCTCAACTCCGTCAGGGAATTGATTTAGGTACAGGCTTAATTTTGTTGCGCTCTTTGCTCCGATACGTTCAAACTCGTTAGAGAATATTCCAATCTTATCTATATCTGCATCAATAATCTTCGAAATTCTAAGGCGACCATAAGAAGTAACTTTTGATTGATACTCCACATTGCCTATTTTTCCAGTAAATACAATTGGTGTACCTACTTTTATTTTCTTATCTATTTCTGCATCTTTAAGTAATTGGACATAATCTGTATAAAAATACCTCGGACTCTTTAACTCTTCCTGATCATCAAATACATATTCCGTCGCTACCGCTACAATACTAATCATTATTTCTAATATTTTTAGTATTAGACTATATCTTCTTTAGTTGTTCACATAGTCGTTGAAGGAAAGAATATTATCAATCTTTCCCTGCTAATTTGGATATTGATCCTTTCTAGCAATTCTAACAATTCTTAAGTTATATCTCAAACTTCGGACTTTATTAGAAAATCCGTTAAGCGTTTCGTGATTAAATTTATAAATAGGTTCCAGATAAATTTATAACATTATTATAAACTTAGACTATATCATCCATATTATATGTATGGTTCTATATTTAGTCGTTGAGAAATCACTTTTCTTAGATTTATCTAAGTATGATTTTTGCTGATTTATATTTTTATATCTTTCCAGCATTTTAATAGAATTTTTCATAGATATAATTTAATATCTAAGTAACTTTATTAAAAATTATTCTTTTTATAAATCGTAACATATCGCTTTTATCTAATATAAATTATATATTAGAAAGACTATATAATTCTCTTTTTCATTTAGAGATTTCATTTATAGTCGTTGGAGGGATTTTATTTTCCCCTGCTGATCTTTCTATTTTTGAAAGTTCCAGCAATTATTGAAATTTTAGAGACCCCAGATTTTTCCAAAGGACTCATTCTCTCGTATGTTTCTTCAGCGGCTTCGGGTGGTACTAATTGACATCTTATAAAGATATTTTTTATAAGATAGACTATATCATCTAAACCATATTTCAAACTTAGTTCTATATTTAGTCGTTGAAAAGATAATTTTACTATCCTCTGCTGATTCATATACTTTATATTTTCCAGCATTTTAATAGAATTTTCTTAAAGTATTTTAACCTTAAGCTACTCTTTTACGAATAGAAACAGTATCACCATCAAACAATATTAATAATTATTTCTAATTGATTTAATATTAGACTATATCTTCCAAAGATAGTTTACCATCTTTAGTTGTTCACATAGTCGTTGAATCTAGATATTATATTCTAGACTGCTAGTTATATTTTTACATAATTTCTAGCAATTCTAACAATTCTTAAGTTATATCTCAAACTTCAGACTTTATTAAAAAATCTGCATTTACCTTAATATCTAATTTATTTAATTAGAAGTAGACTATATTATCTTTTAATAATATTAAAAGTACTTACTATAGTCGTTGAGTATTATGAATTTTAATTCTATGTTAAAAGAACTACTGATTATTTATTAAATATGTATATCCTTTATCTGGAAATTTTTCTATCCACTTCTTTAAAGTAGGAATAGATACTCCTATTAATTTTGAAGCGGTTTTTAAATTTCCATAGTTTCTTCCATCAGGCCCAATTACCTCTCTTTTTAACTTTTTAGCTTCAGACATTTTTCTTTTTGTCTCCTCTGAAAATATAATTCCTTTTCTAGAACTAGATATTTTCTTTTTAGATTCTTCAGAAACTATCTTGCCTTGATTTCCCAAAGAGATTTTTTTAATTGATTCTTCTGAATGATGTTTTCCAGTATTTATCTTAGAAAGCTTATTCTTCACTTCTTCTGTATGATGTTTGCCATAAAAATGATTATTTTCACCTTTATGCGAATCAGACATCTTTTTTCTAGTATCTTCTGATACTTTCTTACCAAACATAGGATGATTTTCCCCTTTCTTTGAATTAGATAAATTCCTTCTGGACTCTTCTGATAAATTTTCTATTTTATGTGATTCGGATATTTTTCTTTTTGTTTCTTCTGATCTAGGTTTTCCATAATTGAAATTCCTTTCACCTTTATGAGATTCAGACAACTTTTTTCTGGTTTCAATAGAAAGTCTTTTTCCTCTTCTAGCGATAACTGCATCCTCTTTTATTCTTGATATAACATCAAGATCCATATCTAAAATCGTAGTTATCCTAGCTTTATTAGATATTTCACTATATAAAGTTGTTGCAAACACAGCATACTTTAATTTCTCATTATCTGGATACATTCTTGATAAGAGAACATGTGCTTTTATATGATTAATTACAGTTAACTTTACCAAATTTTCGGGAGAATCACTTCCTCCCATACATCGAGGGACTATATGATGCATTTCTGTATAAATATTATTATATAGTCCTCTATTATTTTCTTCTATACTTTTTAAGATTAGTAATTCATATAGATTCTTTATTTCTATTACTTCAATACTATCTAAAGTATCTAATAATTCTTTTATAGTATTTTCTTCTAACATATATTTACAATTTTATTATAAAAATTCCTTTAACATTTTTAAATAAAATCATAATACTGCTGATTTATCTATCACTAGATATTTCCAGCAATTTAAAGTATTTTCACTCAACTTTTAGTTTAAGTGCCTCTAAATTTTATTTAAAGGTTCACAAACTTGTCGTTAATCTATATAACATTAATATATAGACAGACTATATCATCTAAGATATTCTCTTAGTCTCATATTTAGTCGTTGAACTTGGTTTAAATTTCCAAGATGCTGATTTCTTTATTAGATTTCCAGCATTTTGTGAGATTTTATTCCCACAAAGTTTATTTATGGGAAAATGTATTGTATAGTCATCATGGATTTTCAATTTCATTGCAAAAATCGAATATTCATGGAGACTCGGTTGGCGATTAACTCTGTGATAATCAATACTTTAGCCAACTTATATTGATTACCCAAGATATAATTCTATCTTGCAAAGACTATATTTTCCATGGTTAAAACTAGGTTATCACAACACTAGCCTGGTTTTGTCCATAGTCGTTGGGTTGAATAGTTTATATTTACAGTGAGTTTTGTATTAAAAATTCTAGGTCTTTATTTTCAGAAACTCTATGTTTTAGGAAGTCGTATACTTGTTTTTTGACTTTTAGATCTAGAAATTCAGTATATTTTGTTCCGGTTTCATTAAGTTTCGTATAGTCTTGAAATTTAATAAGTGTATCAAATTCGAGGTCAGCTAATTCGGTTGTAGGTCCAGAGATGATTGCTATAACCTGTCCACCCAAGATATGATTCATGTGTGGAAACTGATAGTTAATTCTGCGATCCCAGTCCTTAGAGAATCCGATTTTAACTGACTTAGGAAATTTAACGAAGTACATATATCCTTGTTCTCCTTGAAATTTATTAAAAAGGAGGTTTCGGTTATTTACTCTCATTGCATATTCAGATCCATACCCTTTAGCATTTTTATCTAGGGCATTTTTAGTCATAATCTGAGCCATTCTTAATCTTTTCTCTTCGCTAGAATTCCACAGCCCAATTTTAGAAGTTCCGGTATATCGTCCTTGTGCGTGAAGCGCTTTCATATGTTCGGAACGATTCCAGGGGCTGTTAGAAGATAGCGAAGATGAATATAATTTTCTTTTTATCTTCATAAGCTCTTCTTTTTTAGGGTTTTGTTTTCTTGTAAATATAACTTTCAACTGCTGATTAGAAATAAGATTCTTCCCAGCAATACACAAAATTTAATACTACAGTTTTCAGGTACTGTAATATTCTAGGATTCACACCTAACGTACCAATTAGGAAACCATTAGTACGATTTGTTTTTCCGCATACTCTTTAAACATTTTCAGAGTTTCCGGATTATTATATTCTTCTTTCGTTGCTTTGAGTGCTTCGTTTTTGGTAAAATTCAGCTCTTTCATTAAGTAATCTAAGAAACCTTCCCGACACATTTCATAAGCGATATGTATTGGAACAGAGATTTCATCGATAGCTAATGTAGTACTAGGTATAATTGGGCATCTAGCAGAATTTTTAGTACGGACAGAATACAAGTCACGTGCTAGATTTTCTTTAGATGTATTAAGTAGTGCTGTAGCTTCTTTTTTCCCAGCATTTAGGAGAGCACGTAAAAGGGCTGTATATCTAACTCTTTCTCCAGGGGTATTAAATTTAGATGTAACTTCCTCATAGTTCAAGTCATTAGATTTTTTATCTTCTACGCAACAAAGTCTGATAATAATAGAGTACCAAATACTAAGTTTATGAGATCCCATTACTTTTTTCCCGTTTTTAATTCCGAGAGTAAAAGGTCTCATCATAGCAGGTTGTACTAGGTAATACCGATTAATTAATTTTTTAAATTCTGTAAGACGAGCGGGAAAATGTTCTTCAATAATTTTAATTAATCCTTCGTAAGAACATAGAGCTTCATCAGTAATAAATTCTGATATTTTTAGTTCTTTTGTTGTTGGATTATATTCGAACTGGCAGGTATCAAAAACTTTAATACCTAATTTCTTTGCTCCTCTTGCACTATAACCATTTCTTCGAAGATCGTCTCCAAAGAAATCTAACACAATTTTACTATCTTTAAAAATATCTTCGAAAAGTTCTTTAAAGATATCAAAACGTAAATCATTCAAGTAATAGAAAGGAAGTTCAATTCTAGCAAATCTTCTCAATCCCTCTTCTCTTGTAAATACTCTTGCCCCGCAATGAGGACAAGGTTCAGCAGAGGGTTGTCGAATTTTTCCACAAATACATCTATCTTCCATGGGTGAGCCAAAAATATCGACATCATAGACTCCACCGGCGATAGGTTGTATTCCATTGTACTTCAGGTCCAAGTCTCTATGATTAAATAGGACTTGATCTTTTCCATCACTTTTAGTATAATCGATGATAGCTTCATCGGTTAGTAACTCAAGAGATACTGACATAAAATTTTAATATTTTTACTGTTTAACCATTCCTTCGACATCTTTCCAAATTATCTTAGTAGCTAGTTCAGAATCGTCAGGATTATTTTTTGACCAATCTTTATATACTTGTTTTACATCTGATATTGCATCTGATCTGGTCTTGTCTTTTAATCTTTCATAAACTCCTGCTTCTTTATCTATAACTACCTCAATCATATCTGAAATAATATCTTGAGTAATAGCTCTTGATGTATTAGTAAATCTGGATCTATATTCACGATAAACCAATACGTCGTCATAAGTAAGTTCGAGATCAGAGTATTCGGCTGATGATCTAATTTCGGCTGGTTCTTTATTAAACCATGATAACTGTAACTTTCTAACTCGATCTGCCACAGCCTGTCTACCCATTTCTTCGTACTTCTTTGCTAATTCTTCGACGATATCATACTTAGCTTTTAGGATTTTTCTCATTGCTTCTTTTATCTGAGTTGCATATTCTTCGGGCATAGTAGGACATTCAACAATTAAGTCATACATACCAGAAGAGAATAAGAAAATAATAAAAGCTGGAATTTGTCTTTGTTTTCTTCGCTTTGATATAATAGAGTCTTTGCTAATATCACGAGTAGCCAAAAATTCTATGAATCTTGCTATTTGGTTTCTCGCTTCTTCAGCATATCTCTTATTAAATCCAGAATCATCCTCATCTTTAAAGTCTATATCAACATCTTCTCCGCGTAAAGGAGTATCAGGTGTATAGAGGCTATTAACCATACGAGAGTGACCTTGCTTATGAAACAAATCTTTAATAATATTTCCGACTGTATTAACTGAAGTATGTTTAGGATTAGCCCAAACTATAGTAGTAACAGCATCTTCAATTGCATTATCTTTATCCAATTTTCCTGCTGCTATTATGTCATCGTATGCTGTAGATAACCAAAGTTCGTCCTTAGTCATCTTACCTTCATACTGAGACTCATCTACTTTAATTTTCTTCTCATCCTCGTCATCTCCAATAATACTCTCATCAGAACCTTCAGAGTCATCGTCGTCAGAATCATCTCCTGTTTCGTCTGGACCTAGATATCCTTGATTTTCTAGGTCTTCTTCTTCTTCATCTAACAAATAATCGTCTTCCATTCTTTATTAGCATTATTATTTTTAATTAATTAGTATAAACCTTGAGAGAACCTGAAATTTTCTCTCAATTATTAGGGTAACACCTTCTGGGATACGTGTTTTAGAGGTTTAGAGGAAGAAAAATAAAGAGGGATTTGTTATTTCCCTCTTTTTCTATATTTATTTTCTTTTTAATAATTCATAACCCTTTGTTTGTTTCTTCTTTCCTGTAGTTTCATCTAAAATTGTAACATATATCAATTTAACTTCAAAATAATTTTCTAAATCTTTTGCCTTAGGAGTAGCTGTATAGGAAATTGATGGATAAAGATACTCTAGTCTAGATTTTATATTAGCTAATGTCAATTTATCTCCAACTTTAAATTCTGAATAAATAGTATTAACTAAAAGTTCTTGACTAAATGTTACTACTCCAAGTTCTTTCTCAATCTTATATTTATCATATCCTAAAGCTCTGAGTTTTTGAGGTCCGAGTGCTAAATAGTAAGACTTAATATTATCATGTTCTCCAATCTGATCTAATACTACTCCTATAATTTGATCATTAAAACTATATTCACAAAGAAGTTTAAGTTTGGCTTTAAAAGTACCTAATTCTTGATATTCCTTTAAAAAATCTGATATCTTTCTATTAACTATATCATCCGGAGATAAAGTATTATGAACTGTTGAGAATACAGTAAATCTATCTTTATAATCTATTTGCTGTATCTTAAAAGCTCTAATCTCGTTAACCAATACTAAATTATTAAGAGCAGGTACTAAAGTTCCACCCTGATGTTCGTTTACAGCTATATAATCATTCTTATAATTATTACTTTTTACATCACTTTGATACTTCTTAGCTAAATTATACTTAACATCATCTAAAGCTGTACTAAATGCAGATAATAAGTCACTAGTAGCTTTCTTTTTTCTTTCTATTTCCTTATTAAACTCCTCCTGACTAACCTTTCTATAATCACAGGTAGATCTATAATAAAAAGTAGCTTCGTTTTTCCATGGATTTTCAAACAATCTTTGCCTTCCCAGAATTTGAGGTAAATCTTCAGAAATATCAACAGCTAAAGAGTCTATATTACTATCACTAAAGATAAACGATCTAGCGCATAAACTATAAAAGTCTGCCCCTAAGTAAACTGTCCTAGTACAAAATGTAAACATCTTAGGTTTAACCCCTTTCAATGGTACCTCTCCTATCACAAATTTCTTCCCTAATCTTTTTTGAATTTTTTTGAGATTATCTGGTGTATTACTACATAATATATTAACCTCCTCTGATTGAAGATCACATTTCTTTATAATACTGACTATATGATTAACAGAGTTTACATAAAATACAGCTTCATCGCTAATTATTTTAGTAGGATAACCGTTAATCATCCTTATAGCACTTTCAAAGTTACCAGATTTATAGGATTGAATAATTTCTGGTAATTTAGTTCCTACACTCATCATAGATAACACTTTTAAAGCAGGTTTAAGAATTCTAGATGGGTCCTCTTTCCCCCAATTCATATCTATATAAGGTAAACCATCAAATTCATCCAGCATGTTTAAATATTCCTCTAACATTGGAGTTGCACTAACAAATAGAGCTGAATGGGATTGATGTAAGTGATATAAGAAATCTAATTCAGTATCTGATTTAAATTTAGCATCATGTAAGATAGTTTGAAATTCATCTATTATAGTGTAAAAACTTTGAAATATACCTAAAGATGTTAATATATCTTTTACTATTCTATATGAATCGTAAGTAACTAGAATTTTACATGGTTTATCTCCTAAGTATTTTCTCTCATTTAGGTAATCTTTAATTTCATTCATTAATCGGTTATAGACAGTATTTTTCCCATTAACCATCTCATCTAATTTCTCCATAAATTGATCTCCTCTATTAATAGATTTATCAATTTTAGAAAGATCTTTATCAATTGGTACTTCTTTTTCCAACTCGTTTATAACTAAATAAACGTCTCTACCATGTTGATCCTTTTTATTTTTAAGTAACATCTTTCTAGGAGAACAAAGTATTACATTTTCAGGTCCTCTTAAACAATATTCTGTAAATCCACATCCAGGTAATTGTTTATTAATTATACACTTTACAGGTAGTTTATAAAATCTAAATAAACTATCCATTTCTGAAATATATCTAATACCTCTTGGTACTATGATATCAGGTAATTTATTGATCATAAATATTTAATATTTTAATTGTTATTTTTTAATTCAATACAGAATCCAGTTACATAAAAATGAAGACATAGGAGTCTCCCTTTTTCATTAATTAGAGTTTAAAGTTATTAGAAGAGCAAAATAACAACTTAGATTGGAGTAAAAATACAAATAATGAAAGAATATGTTATCCTAAAAAAAAGTTGTAATATTTAGATTAGATTCGCCTCCTTGGAGAGGCGAAAATCAATAATATAAAATCTTTATAAATATCTTCATTTTCTGAGTTTATTCCTATATATCTTATTCAAAGTTTCTTCCTTAGACACCCCTAGCGGTAGCGATAAGGGGTGTAATATAAGGGAAGCTCCTTTGTCCTCATAAATAAGTTACATTTTGCTCTTTAGGATCCTTTAGATTCTAATATATGAAGATTAAGAAAAATAAACCCCAAGATATTTTCTATCTCAGGATTTTAGTTAGTGGGTTTAGAGTCAGTCGTCAAACATTCGTCTAAACCTCCGTCTTTCTCTGTCTACATTCATTTGTGCCAGAGAATCATTGAATATATCTATGAGGGTATCTTTTAATTCAGAATCCTCTAGAAATACTATCACTGCGATTATAATTATAGCAATGATAGCATATTGAATAATTTCATTTTTATTCATAATACTGGTCTAGTTTATTTTGGGTTATTTTTCTAATGCCAGTATTTTTCTATGAATTTTTCTTAATCTTAAAAATTAATGCTAGTTCCTTTTGTATATTTCGCACATATACTTTAGGAGCTAGCTCATTTATTTTTTTTTACATATATAAGGCTTTTAAGGAATAAAAAAAAGAAAGGGAAAATTAATCCCTTTCTTATATTGAACTTACTTCGACGTCATGCCATTTCCCCTTACTTTCTCCGACGGGTTTTAAGATATCTATACAAAATTTATATCTTTCATTCATGGTATCTCTAACTTCATATATTCCATCGATACTTGGATCTGATTTACATCTAATTCTTACTTTTGATCCATATTTAAATTGTTTTCTAAGATCTCTAGATACAGCAATCCATTTAAGTTTTCCTTGATTTAGTTTTTCAAGGTCAATTTTTGAATTATCTGCTGTTACTAGAGGATCAGAATCACATTGACTTTCGACTGGATTATAGACAGTTGCAGTTACCTTTATTGTCTTTTCGTCTTTCAGTTCTTCTTCCTCTTTCATTATTGAGTCGAGGAGTTGTTCATATTCATACTCCTCTTCTGATTGCCAAATTATTTCCTTCGGCTTTGGTGCAGGTGATATTACTATTGAAATTACTAATATAATTCCTAAGATAACTATAACAGTACCTAAACACCGATCAAATTTTTCTATTAATTTTTCTAGTTTCATATTATAAAAATTTAAAACTCCCTAAGCTTTTTTTATTATTGCTTAAGGAGTGTATTATCATTTACTTATTTTTCTCATATATAAGGCCTTCAAGTTATATCATCCGGCCAAAATTAAAAAGCCCTCTATTCATCACGAACCAAGAGCTTATAGGTCAAAATCATAACATTTTACTTATTTATTATGCCACATATAAGGTTTTCAGGGCTTCTTTATCTACTGGCCGGAAATAAAAAAAAAGAAGGGAGTTTTATATTCACTCCCTTTTAAAAATATTTAATTATATCTTCTCTTCTAAGTTCCGGATCTTGAAATAATTTTACCATTTTGTCATAATATCCATTCTCTACATATTTTCCTTGATCTGATTTTCTAACTTGACTATTATTTATAAATGTAATAAATCTAACAATTCCAGTAGGTTCAACTCTTCCAAACACTACTCCATCTTTCATTCTACTTATTGTTCTGATATCTATTAACTTCTTTGGATCTTTCTTATCAAAAATGGGAAAATACTCTAAGTTGAAATATATTCGATTTCTTTTCAGAAAGGTTGAAACTAAGTCTTCAAATGTCACTTTCTCTGGTTGCACTGATTCTAAGTATCTCTCACGATATCTTTTTATAAGGTGCGGCTCCAGTAACATTACCAGTGTTTTTGATTCGTATCTCGCACATGACTCTATAAAGAACATTGCTACTTTATTTCCAGACCAAATATCATTAGTTATTATAAATGGATGATATTGTATTAATGATTTCTTTATTTCTTCTTTTGGAGAACTTATATCATTTACTGCGATATTATAATTTGTACCTCTAATTTTCAACTTTCGATCTATTATAGGTACAGGCTTTTTTGTTCTATCATAAATTTTCTTGATCTTATATTTGTTATTATTTAAGATCTCCATTAATTTTTCATCAATTATTTCTTCGTCTTTTTTGTGCTCTTTTATCATATCTGCACAGCTCATTCCAAGTACTATCATAATTTATTTTTTATTATTTAACATTAATAAGGTTCTCAAGAATAAAAAAAGAAGTAGGGATTTTATACCCTACTTTTAAGTTTACGAGATTTATAATAGAAAGTATCGATTTCTTGTTCTAGTTTTTTATTTAAGAAGAGACTACTATATGAACTCTTCACTAGTTTAGCACATAAAGAATCGTACTCTTTATTAACCTCATCTTTTTCTTTTTCTGTAAGCTTTCTCGAATCACCTTCATAATTTCTCATAGCGTTTTCGAGTCTTCTTTCTAGTTCATCTTTTTTAGTTCTTAATATCACATCATCTAACATTATTTTTGTTAGAAATAGTGTTCCTGCTGTAACTAAAGCAGTAATTAATGTTTCACTCTTCATTATTGTTTATATTTTTATTGTTTACATTAATAAGGCTTTTAGGTGAGTATTTTATTAATGCACATCCTTTTATACAATTCTTTCTTAGGGTACATCTTTCTGCACAGTATTTTATAAATAATTCTTCATCAATAGGGATGGGCCGAAGACTAGAAGTATTAATAGTCTTCTCCGAAAATCCTGAATCTTGAGCAGAATGAACAATTGAATAAATCGGCCCTAGAATATCGATGACGTAATATTCTTCAGGGTCTCTTTTTCCAAAATCTCTAATGATCTCTAGAAATTCAGCCCAACCTATAAATCCATTATTCTGTGGATTAATTTTTACAATATCACCTTCTTTCATTTTCTAACCAATTTAATATATCTTTCCATTCAGTCCATTCGAATCCAGCTTTATCATCTAAAAGAATATCATAGTAAGGTTTAGTTTCAAAACAAGAAATTCTTCCTGATCTTACTTCTGGATTTTGATTGAGGTATTTAAAATTTATTCCATCTTCCCTGAATTTCTCTTGGTACATTTCTAATTTTTCAGGATAACTGGATGACCATATTAATAATATAGTATCTTCTCTAGCTGATAATTCCTGAAGTGCTTCTTTTGAGGATCCTAAGTATGTAAAGTTCTCAGTTTTATTCCATGAAGGTTCAAGAATGGTACCATGAATATCTACTGCAATATAGATTTTTTCATATCCAAGTTCATGATTTTCTTTATATGTTTTCTTTAAGTATTCTAGCATAATTATTTATTTTTATTTATACACTTATAAGGAAATAAAGAAAGAAGGAATGAACTTTCTCACTCCTTCCTAATGGGTTTTATTCATCAAAAAATAACCATCCTAAAATTGCTCCTCCAATTAAAACAGATAGACCTGCCTGAAATCCACCCTTGCGGTATTCATTAATAGCTAGTAACCCTATTCCTGCTTTAAATATATTCTTAGGAGATACTTTAATTAAAACTTTTTCATTCTTTTTCATGATTATAATTCTTTTTTAATATGAATAAATCCGATAAATTGCTTTTCACTATTAAATACTCTTACGAATAGGTTATTTGTCATTTCGTAAGTATCTTTTATAGTTATTACTCTACTCATCAATTTATCTTTAATGAGTTTTTGTAATTTTATTTTTATTCTCTTTCCTAGACATACTTTATTTACTATATCTTGAATTTTAACACTACTCCTGCCATTAAAAGCAAGACTGTATTCTCCTTCTCCCGGGAATTTAAATTTTACTGTCCCTAAGATATTTCCTTCTTCTGGAAATATTTGTTTTTCATAATTCTTTTCCATTTTTCTTTTCTTTTAAGTTTTAATTACATTAATAAGGCTTTTAAAGGATGAGAAGAAAAAAAGGAAGGAGATCAAACTCCTTCCTTCATCATTTCCTCGTCTTTTATGGCATCATGTTCTCTTTTCGGTGTAAGGATAAATTCTTGATATTGTTTCATTAAGTCTCCTGTAGGTTCTAAGTTTTTAACTAACCTGTGAAGACTACTAAGTTTATTCAATAATTTCCCTCTTACTGAAATTGATACCTTTAATTTCTTTTCGAGTTTTTTGTTTTCTTCTACAAGATCCTTAATAGTTTTAGTTTGGATCTCGTAAGTTTGTTTTAATTCTTCATTTTTTGCTGTGAGATCTCTGATAATCTCAGTTTGATCTTTATTAGCTTGTTTTAATCTATTAAGCTCCTCTTCTTTGATTTCTAAAGAGTGAAAAAGCTTAATAGATGTTTCTTTGTAATAATTCATTTTTTCCTTACAGGTTTTATTACCTATAAGTTTTCCTACTATACCAGATACTATTGCCGTTCCGGTTGTAATTGCTATAAATTGTTTTGAATTCATAATACTTTTGTTTATTGTTTTTCATTAATATTTTATTATCTCATCATTAATAAGGCTTTTAAGGAATAAAAAGAGGAAGTTGTCTCCTCCCTCTTTGATTATTTTATTTGAATAGATATATTAAAAATATATTTCCTATAAATAGACATATTAATTCTATCCAATCAAATTTTTCATATACTTCTTCATCTTTTCTTCCTGTTAAGAGAGCAAAGATAGAGTATAATACAGCTGCTCCAATTATAAATACAGAATTATCTTCTACTACTTTTCCTATTCCAAACTTCTCTACTATATAAAAATTCCAGTAAAGTTGCCCAGTTATTGCAATCATAACAGTTGCAAATATACCCTTAAAGAAGCAATTAATTAGTTTTTTCATAACGTCTTAATATATTTTGTGCGGTTCCAGAAGTCCATCTACCTTTCCGAATAAATGCGATATCTTCTGTTGATATAGTTGTCATTGCTGAATCTCTTTGAACATCGTCTTGATAACCTCCGGCCGTTTTAAATAACATAGAAGCTAAATATCTAGGTTTTTCAAGCATATGATAAACTGTAACTCTTGAATGATTCTTAAGATTATCTCTTAACCAATCTTGAGCTAATCTATCAACTCCGATACATTCAGCTACTACGAATTCTGAATCTTCGGCCGCTGCTTCTACAAGACGAGGAACATACCATTCTTTAAATTCTTTTTCAGTAATATCTCTATGTCCTGAAATAAAATAAATTTTCTTTTTCATTATTATTCTTTATTAAAATTTTATTACATAAATAAAGCTTTAAGTCCCTTATAAATGTAAAATAAAATAAAAAAATATGAAAAATTTGAATATTCCGTATGAAATAACATTAGTTTATTTTGACTATGGAACAGATTTGTTTCCAGAAGTTGTAAATAAAAAGGACTTAACAAAACCATTGCGTAATAAAGTATATAATAGTGTTAAGTCAGATAATTTCAATTTGAATGGTAACAAAACAGTGGAAGAGAAAGATATCTCTGAGGTTGTTGTACTTAACTCTGGATTTCATATATCTTTAGCAGAGAATTCACTCTTTTCTTCATATGGAAGATATAATGTTAAGTATGGAGAGGGTGGACCTAGAGTAGCTGTAAGGATTCAAAATGATGAATTAGATTCAAAACTCCCAGGGCGAAACGTTTATATTTATGTAGCTATTGAAGGATTTTTTAAGATTCTTCAAGATACTAGATATGTTTCTGATGGAAATCTACACGGAACTTTCTCTTTAGGTATTGGATGTTTTCCTAGTTTAAAATTAGTAAAGGAAGATTCAACAAATAAATCATTTATATATTCTACGGAGATTGGGAAATTGATTGCAACAAAACCTAAAACGACAAAATGGAAACCTGGATATGTATATGCATTATCTCCGATGGAATTAGTTCTTTATCTAGGAAGTTATATTGAACCTTTTTCGCTCAAACAGTTCAGTTATAGTGGAGGACGTGAAAAGGTATCAAGTATATTTTTAAATTTCTTTGATTCATATTGGTTAGATATTGAATCAGATCGAGAAATACATTTATGTATTCCGATAAATAAGAGAAATAATATTTTAGAAAAATTATCAGGAAAAAATAATAATATAAAGGATTTTATTCAAGGATATTTCTCTGAAAATCTTGAAAATGTAGATAATATAAGAGATGGTATAACTAGAGGAGTTTTAGATATTAAGAAAACTGCTATGAAAGGAACAGAAATCGAGCAACTTTTGGTAGGTGTAGATGATACTTATAACCCAAGAGATGTAATTGTGGATGTTATTGAATCTCTTTCTCATGTAGATTCTATAGATTTCTCTGCATTATCTAGTAAACCATTAGTGGATTTAAATGTAACAGATGGGTATTATCTTAGTATTCTTGAGATTGATCTTAAATTTTTCTTAGGAAATTATCCGAAATTAAAAAAATTTTATATAGAGAAATTACTTGAAAAGGATAATGTTGAATATAAACGAATCTTACAATATAAAAGTCTTTATAGTGATACCTCTCTAGATAGTATTCTTAATCTTACTCAGCATTATAAAGGAGTATTTATTCTTAAAAATCTTAGTAATTATTTTGGTTTAACTGAAGATGATATAAAACAATTAGTAATAGATAAAGTAATGAAAAATTAACTCTATGGAAACTATTAAAGAAGCTGTTACAGAATTAGGTGATATTAGAAAATCAATAAATAACTATAAGAGTATCAAAAACAGTATTAAGAAGACAATTACTGAAGGTTTGGATGAGATGATTAGATTTCTCATGGTTGGTCCAGGAGTAGTTAGTCCAGAGGCAACAAGAACTAGATGTAATAAAGTTATGGATTTGATTAAAATTTGGTATAAAAAGCCTGAAGATAGGGATTGCATTGAAAAAATTTTAGATATTAAGCGGAAGTTTATAACTCCCTCACTTACGGCTGGAGACTCTGAAGAAAAATCTATATCACAAAGGGAAGAAGAGATAGTAACTAGATCAAAGGAGTTAGAAGAGAAAATTCCAGCCGATCTTAGGGAGAAATATCTTCCGATGTATATAGAAAGACTTAGACCTGAAACTATTGAAAGAGGTGATGTAGCATTTCTTCCTATTGGACCTATACTTCACTATTGTATTGTTTTTAAAGTAGTTGGAGAGATATCATTTGTCTTATCAATTACTACATCAGGAGAGGCTAAAGGGTTCGTAGGATATCAACTTAAAAGATCTAGATTCTTTAAAGGAACTGCTCTGTATACTCTTCACCAGGTTCCGACTGCTTTAGTGAATAGGAAATTTGTTATGCCTTATGATAATAAAGCAGAATTAGGAAGAATTTTTACAGGTTGTGAAGAATATCTTAAAACAAATGTATTAAAAAGAACATATAATAAAAGAAAAAAGAAATGAGCACTAAGATTGGAGTAATTGTTGGTAGATTTCAAGTAGATAATCTAACAAGAGGACATAACTATTTATTAGATAAAGTTAGAGGAGATTTTGGAAATAATAATGTAGTTATTTTTATAGGAGAAACAAAAAACTCAGAAAGAACTGCACATGATCCTCTCCCTTTTGAAGCAAGGAAAGAAATGGTACTTGAGTCCTATCCAAAGATGAAAATATTTAAAATTAGTGATCTAGGTAATTATCCTAAATGGGTTGAAACGCTAGATCATAGAATTAATTATTTAAAAAGTCTTGAGGAAATACCACAGGATTCTGAAATTTATATCTGTGGTTCTAGAGATTCTGTAGCTGAGAGATATAAAGAAAATGGAGGATTCTATAATATAAAAATTTATCCTGATCAAAAAGATGATGTGCATGTAACTTATTCTGGAACAGAAATAAGAAGGAGAATTGTTAATTGTTTTACACCTAATTGGAAAGATGAAAAGTTAAGAAAATTTTTAATCTGGTGGTATGGAAGATCATGTGAATAGACTAAGAAGAATATGTAAAGAAACATATAAAGAATATCTGAGTTTATGTAGAGATATAGATACGTATTTTCACAGAAAACTTCTTCAGGAGGATGAATCTTTTGTAAATCTCATGGAACCTTTCAAAGTTTGCTTAGATCTCAGTGATAGCTCTAACTATTTAGTAGAATATTATACTGGTAATGGAAATTTTCTGAAGATAGATGAGCTTTCATTCTACTTCTTAGAAAAACTTTTTCGAGATTACTTAGAACCTTTGGATAAAATAATGAAATTTACTAGTAGAACGCAATGTAGATTTATGAGGTTTTTAGAAGATCTTATTAAAATTAATCCAGAAAGTAACTACATAAATTCAATTCTAGATAAATGTGAAATAAATTTTCAGTATATTCGAGATAGAGTGATAAATAATATTGGATATTTTGGGTATTCTGAACAGATTTTAGTATCAACATCAACATATAATGATGAAAACTTTATAACTGAAACTGTAAATTTAATAGGAGAATTTATAAAAATAGGAAGATTATATGAAGAAGAATAGAGGAAAAGAGTTAGCATATATTCTAAGACATAATCCGGCCGAAGTAGAAGGAGCGCTTGATTCAGAAGGTTGGTTAGAAACAAAGAAGTTAATTGATCATGGCTGGACTATATCTGAACTAAAAGAAATAGTAGATACTGATAATAAAAAGCGCTATGAATTATCGGCCGATTTAAGAAAGATTCGTGCTCTTCAAGGTCATAGTGTTAAAGGTATTAATGCTAATTTTAAGAAGTATACAGGATGTAATATTGTCTATCATGGAACGCAAAGGAAGTTTTTAGAAAGTATATTTAGAGATGGGTTAGTCCCGGGGAGTAGAGAATACGTACACTTAAGTTCAGATCCTTTGACAGCAAGAAATGTAGCTCTTCGAAGAGGTCCTGAGATAGCAATACTTAAAGTAGATTTAGAAGGATTAGAAGATGAAGTATTTATATCTGGAAATGGGGTTATTCTAGTGAAAAAAGTTAGTCCAGAGCATATTATTGAAGTAGATTATGGTTCCTGAGAGAAATAATAACTATACGTTTATCATAGAAGTAGATTGTGATGAAGGTGAGGAGAATATATCAATTACTGAGATATCTTTAGATGAATTAAATCAAGTAAATCCTCTTCTTTTAGACATAAGAGAAAATCAAGGATATTATCCAACCGGAGATTTCTTGGTGTATCCTGATCCAAGTCCTGAAGAATTTTATGGAACTAGATTTAGGGAAAGTTTTGATATTCTAGAATCAAGACTTCCATGTCCGAAGAGTGGATTTAAAAGAATACTAGAAATTAAGGTATTTTCAGAATCCCCAATTTCCTTATATATGTAAAATAAAATTAAACAAAAATGAAAAACTTAAAAGACATGGAAAAGAATGAAAACTACTTTGTTAGAGAAGACATTGTAAGTGAACAACACGTACACCATAAAGATGAATATCGTGAAAAGAAGAGAGATAAAGTCATCTTTACGAGTACGATTTTGGAAGAAACTACACCACAGCCTAAAAAAAAAGAGGATTATGAAAAATCTGAATACTTTCTTGGGTAGTTTAATATAAAGAAAATGGTTTTGTTGGGAGAACTTAGGAGAAGATCTTAAGTTCTCTTTTTTGTTCCCCACAAACTCTTATTAATGTATTATCATTAACATTAAACAATAAAACCATGAATTCTTTAAAATTTTACATTGACAAACTAAAAGATTGTGATGCACACGAAGTTATTAATTCTTTGAGAGTAAATCCAGTATTAAGTGTGGAAGAGAAAAATTTAATTTATTTATATCTTTTCCCTAGACCACTCTTAGACCGACAACTTCCAGAAAGAATTATAGCTTACAGAAAAAATAAGAACCCACAAGGATCTCTTCAACCAGATCTCGGAGAAATTGGATTACTTGTGGAGGCTTATCGTACGGAACAGTATAAAAGATTTATGAAACATTTATTCCACTCTTTTACAGATCCTGAACAACTCTTCCCTATTGCTGGTTTAGGACAATGTGAGTGTGCAATTTGTGGAAAGAATATGTATGAAGAAGGAGCATGGTTTGATCTATGTTCTAGATTTGAATATAATCAGCTAGAAAAAGAGAAAAAAGAATATCTTGCTTTTGGAAGTAAGAATTCTGGTATAAATTTATGTCTAGATTGTATTATTCAATTAAAAGAAACTTCAATACTTTTAGAAGAGATTGAGCCTGGTTATCTTCTAGATTGGAGAAGTAGATGTAAACCAGCGTTATTTGTGTAAAGAAATAAAAATCCCAAGCCTTATTTTACATAGGGCCTGGGTTTATTTTTTATAATTTTTGGAGATCTAAAATTTTAAGATCTCCTATTTTTTCTTTTCCATAAGAGAATTCATAATATTCTGCTTTAGAATCAATCAAGAATGTATACGTTTTATCTTTATCTTCATTAGTTAAAGTAATCGCATAATTATCTTGTTTATTGTGTTTTAATTTTAGTTTATCAATTCTAAAGTATAGAATTTCTGGAGTCTCTTCGTCAGTTTTAATCACTGCTGCAATATTATAATTACGTCCAAGAAGTTCAGATTGTTCTTTAGAGTTTGATAGATTTTCAAGAGCTTCGATAGATAGTGTTTTAGCATTATCAAATTTCGCTAAGAGTCTATCATAAAAAGCTTTCTCTTCTTGAACCTTAAAGTGCATTGATAACGGAAGAAATCTCAATGATTTTCCCGTTTCCTCTGGACTTTCAAAACTAAAGCCTTCCGGAATAATTCTAGCTTCTTTGACTTCCTCTTCCCCAATTATTTTATACTTAATAATTGAAGTTGTAGTCATAGGATCATAATCAGTTATATCCTCAACTTTTACTTCTTTAAGAGAATAGTCCCATCTTCCAGTTTCATCTCTAGAATAATCAATTAGTGCTAAAGAAGATCCAATATGTTTTGTTAGATCTCCTCCTCTAGGAACGTAATTTAGATTTCCTTCATAGAAACCATATAACTTTTTGTACTTGTCTAATGTTGTTAATTCTTTTTCTGGTTTAAATTCTAACATGATTTTATTGTTTTAGTTAATAAAAAAATATCTTCTTTCACATATAAGATTCTCATCCTATTAAAGGAGCAAAATAAATAACTACACCAATCCATAATAGACTAGTGTAGTTAATATTATTAACTGTTACAAATTTTTATTTCTATGTCATCTAAACGTTCAAAGTAGCCAATCCATGGAGTACTATAAGTAAAGAAAGTTCCATCATTTTTCTTTAACTTCAGAGAATATCTACTGTATTGTCCTTCTACATACCACCAATTCTTAGCAGCTTCTTTTTTAAGTTTTTCTCTTGATTCAGAAGTACATATATATTCTAAATCCATTGCAAATTTATAATGCTGTCGAATTGCTTCTTCATTTTCTTTTGCGATAGATATATTATTCCAAGGATAATCAATAATATCTACATCATTATGCGTTTCAAAAGAACTTCCTGTTTGGTAATAAATGATCAAATGTATGATGTCTTTTTCTTGAATATCATTGATTATTTCTTTAAGTAGATTCTTGGCAGCTTCTTCATCTTTTACTCCAAGCGCTTTTAATTTTTCCAAGTATTTTTCCATATAATCTTTGTATAAATTCTATAGTCCAAATTCCAATTACAAATAGGATTGCTAACCCACAGAGTAATATTCTAATCATAAAATGGTACTATTTTCCAACTTGCTTGTCCTATCTTCCAATTCACTTCTATATAAAAAACATTACCTTCATTTGTAATATATTTCACATAAGATCTCCAATCGCGAGTTATAGTTAACCATGGTTTTTTATTATAATTTACAGCATCGATTGAATCTAATTGTCTGTATATATCATGTTCATTTAAATATGTACAAATTTTTTTGGCAGTATCATAATCAAAAAATTTAGCATCAAATCCTACATCAAACTTTATGAAACCAAGATCTTCATTAGTATTTGAATCTATTGTTTTAATTTTATAGTATGTAGGAAATATTGCTTTAATTGGTTCTGGTTCTCTTTTTTCTAGAATAACTTTTGTTAATCCGTCTATAAACATTTCAGCCTCTATTCTGGACATTCCTTTAGAAATTAGCGTTCTTATGTACTTCTCCATAACGTTTTTGTTTTACTTCAATTAATTCTATTTTTACTACACTAGGAATAGTATCACAAACTATAATAGTTGAATCCTCAGCAAATCGTATAGATAACTCAGAGGCTTTAACGTACTCTATGACTTTTTCGGTATTATCTTTGAGAGTAATCTTAAGTGTATAATACTGAAATACTCTATTATTTACCCATTCAGTATAAATAGTAGATACAATACACGCTGTGATAAGAATTAGTCCAATTCCTAGCCATTTTCTTATTCTTCTAGTCTCAATTAAGAGAAAATAAACTCCTATTAGACATATTATTATTGAGAATATAATTACTATAATCGTCATTTATCTTTAGAATTAAATTTTTCTAATAACTCCGCTGAATGTTTCTTTAAAGCTTCTTCTGGGGTTAATGAATAATATTTATCAATTTCAAAATCCCAAGTTGTATCTCTGTTTCCTGATGAATTATTAACTCTGAGTCGATATGTTATAAGCGGTTCATCTCGATTTAATGATAAGTTTATATTTACGCATTCAACATCATAATACTTAAGCTCTCCATAAGTAACTCGATATAATCTTGTTCCTGGTTTATATTTATAATTTATTTCTATAGTTTCCATAATCAATCCTCATCACTATTTACTATAAAATCCCAAACTAATTTAACAACTCCTCCTGTTATGAAGAATGTAGTTAGCATCTCTGTAAATTCTGATTTTTCTGGAATTATTGAAAGAATAACTCCAATAATTATCAGAACTAAATCTTGTATAAAATTTCTCCATTTCATGATGTAAGTAAAAATTTAATTGCATTATAAATCACGAAAGCCATAAAAATTATTCCAATGATATATGCTGTAAGAATAAATACTCCTACTGATAGCGCGAATACAATCTTAGTTATAAATCCTAGGAATAAACATCCTAAGAACATTATTACCAAGAACATAAAACATCCTAGACAACTTTTTCCCAACATTCTATTATCCTTTCTTTTAAGTAATTAAAGTATTCATTAATAGATTTTCTTTTCATTTCCGACCATTTTTCATCTACTGTTACAGAATATTGATTTCTTATCATGTAAATTAAGAGATCTTGTACTGTTGTTCCAGAAGGCATTGGAAGTTTGTAATCGCCTAGAATTTCTTCAGAATCTATCATCTCAAGGATATATAATTCTAGTGCTCTAACAATACTACAACACATAGCTTTTCCTCTAGTAGGATATTCTCCATTATCTCCATATAATCCAGTTCCATCCATAAGATCTGGATCATCAAAAGTTTCTGGATTATAAAATGAAATTTGCCAATTCCAATTTATACCTTGACTATAAAATTCTGGTTGGATATGTATTATTACGTTATGTTCGTCTAACCATCCTAAAAGACCAATTAAATTTTTTGGCTCATAATCTTCTCCAAGTTTCTTAGCAATATATCTATATAGATCATTTGCATAAACTAATAATAAATCTAATCTTTCTTTTTCCATCTTTTTCTTGTTCTAAATAATATGTATGGAGTTAGAATAAATATTATGAATGGAGTTTGTGATGCTACTACCCAATCCATATCTTTGGTAGTTAGGTATATAATAGGATCAAATATAAATTTCCAAAAAAGACATATTAAAATGAGTTCACAACCTCCACCTTTCTCATCTAACCATTCCTCAAATTTAAACTTTTTCATATTACTACTCCTTTCCACATTCTTTTTTCTAAAGTATTTGTTACTTCTTCCGGAAAATCAGCGACGTTCCAGTGTGCATCAAATAATTTATGTTTACAGATTTTACATAACCACCATGGAAATTTTTCATATAACCATGCAAAGCTATTAAAAGCCCAATCACGACTTGATGCCCATTCCGTCGCTAAAAATCCGGAAGTATAGATTGGAATACACCCTTCTTCTTTAAATAACTTCCTTCGTGAGACTCTAGGGTCAATCCATGATAATACTTTAAGAAAATTATATAATATTTTTACACTCCATTTATATCTCAATTTTTCTTGAATCGGATAAGTAACTTCATGAAACCACCAGTCTCTAAAATATTCAAGACAAGGCATATCATGATCACTTTTATGTTCCCAAAAAGTTTTATAATATTCTTGAATAGGATTTTTATGAATTTCTTCTAACCCTTGAATTACATGATATATTTCTACAGGTTTATCGTTTAATGTAATTCTGTATTCTATATCTGAACTACTAGGTCTAAATTTATCATACGTCCATTTGTGAATTAGAAAGACTGATATATAGTCCTCAGAATTATCACAATTGTAAGTTTCAGACCATCTCCCACATCCCCAAATTCCGAGATACCAATATTTAAGTCCTCCATTAGAAAAACTGAAAGACATTGTCATACTATTTCCCCACTCTTCATTAGGGGAAGTGTCGTCCTCAGATAAGATGGGATTTATTCCTCTTTCTTTTAGTCCATTCAAAATTAATTCTGTAATCTTTTTAAATTTTTTAATTTTTTCTTCATTAATATTTTCCATGATTCTTATTGTTTATCAATTTTAAGGCTTTAAATCCTTATAAATGGAAAAGAGAAAATCCTTTGAATTGCATATTATAGTGTGAGCCCCTGCCTGTGATAGGTCGGGGTTTATTTTCCTTATATGTGTTATGAAGAAAATAAAAATAGAAAGTATTGAATTTTATAGATTACGATATAACAAAAATATTATAGTTGGTTATATCAGATTTAATCAGTTATTTAATAGAGAAGAATTTATAAAATTTATTTATGATAAAAATATATCTATTCTTCGAAATAAACTTTTGAATTATCATATTCTAAAGAACTATGAAGAATTAAATGCAGCTAGATCTCCAATAGGGAACTGGATTAGTCCTTCTGAAGTTAGAGATTTAGTAATGGTATTACCTGTTTATTTACATTCTGAGGATAATTATAAAAAATTAACAAAACGAAGTTTATTTAGAAAGCTTAAGAATAATCTTATAATCTCAGAAACAGTTCATAATAATCTTTACAAAGATATTATAATGAATATTTGTCCTTCTGATATAGAATTACGAGGTTTTATTGAGTATTCTCTTAGACTTCCAGATAAACCAGATAAAAGTTATCGTAATTTTATAATGAATATCTTGGATTTTTTAGAAGCTCTTGAAACTCTTACTAATGAATAATAAATAACAATAAACATAAGAATTATGGAAAAAGAAATTAAAATTAATGGTTCAAGATTAAAATTAGTAAAGTACTGTGATTATGAGTATGGGAAAAGTACTGAGATTATCCTGAGAAATAAGAAAAATCTAAAGTATCAATATGTACTTTTAGCAGATAAACTTAGTTCTTCTGGTAATCCTTGGTTAATAATGGATTCTTATGGAAAAAATAAAATAAGAGTTAGTCCTAGTGTTCATAATTACGCATCTGCATGGGGAATAGTAAGAGAAAAAAGAGTTGAAAGATACTCTGGGGAAACTTATTCAACCCAGGATCTTAGAATTATATTATCTTTTCTAGGAAGTACAATTAAACTTGAATACCTAGATACTGCTGAACTTTTAGCGCAAGCAACAAAAGATGAAATAGTTATCAAAGGTTTTTACGAGATGTACGGTCGTGTAGGGATGACTAATTATATTGAAGATCTTAATGATATTATTAAACGTTCCGAATATACACCCAAACCTATTGAAAGAAAAACTAAGTATCCAAAAATTTATTCAGATTATAATAAATATTCAATTAGTAGGTTAATAACTGATTTAATTGAGGATAATGCAAGTATTCTTATTAATCCAGAGTTGATCGGAGAATATAAAAGACTTTCTCCTAAAAAAGTGGATAGTAATACTGCTGTTACTTACCAAAAAGATAAATGGGCGAAAGTGACAGGAACGATTGGAAATAAAAGACGAGCTAACTTAGGAATCTGCTTTGATACTAATGTGGTAGTTAATATCCCAGAAAATACAGTCGGAATAGAACCCGGCGAAAAAACATATAAAACAAGACAATCTATATGTTTAGTAAAGGATGGTCTTCTTAATCAGTCTTTAATAGGAGTTATGATTTCCAATAAACTCGCCGGGAAATTTAAACGACTGGGGATAATAAAATCAGAATTAGTGTTTTCTGGAGAGTATCTAATAGATATCTCATCTCTTCCAGTAGTAACTAAGTGTGCAATTAGAGATATTAGTAGTTATTACCTTTCTCGATTAGAAGTTAAGTATAAACTTGCAGCAATAGCTAATGAATATATTCAAGAGTACTATCCTGAGAAGGTAACTTTAGATCCAAAAATAGAGTTTCTTAAATCTCTTGGAATAGTTGGAGATTATTACTTCCCTAAGAAGGAAACTGATAAAGAAGCTACAAGAAAATCAGAAATGATAATGGAATTGGTTAGTTTTATTTCTGGTATCCCTGGAGAAAAACAAAAAAGACAACTTATGTATAAAGAATATCAAAGAGGAGCATTACCAAAAAGTAGTGTAATCAAAGTATTCTTAGACTCTATTGGTTTTGGAAAAAGGCCAATCGAAGAGATTCGAAAAGAATGGAAAACTAATCTCACTAAATATAATGAAGAGCTTAGAAGAAGAAAGTTTCAGATCATTATGTCAAAAACAACGAGATTTAATGATAAACATTTTCCATTGATTGAGAGTACTAGTAAGACGGTTGATATCTTTTCTTCAGATCATACAGCAACAGTTTCTTGGAAATTTTTACTAAATACTATAAAATCATGAGAGTAATAAATAATTTAGAGACAGTAAAAAGTCTTCTAAAATTTAAGATATCTTCTAAAGGTAAACCGGAGATATATTATTTTGTGCAAGTTATACAAAGAAGAAAAGAGAATCCTGATTTACCTCTTCAAGAAATACAGAGATATGCTTGGTGGGTGACAGATTTAGGAGTTCTTGAAAAATCCTGGAATCGATTAACGGAGATGTGTGAACATTATAAAGCAAGAGCTTACATATCTATTACACCAAGATCTTTGGAAAAATTTGGAAAGCAATGTATGTTTGAATATTCTAAGAGAGTAGCAAACAATGATTATACAAATATACATAATCTTCCAAAGAAAGTAGCCTTAAGTAATGAAACGGTTCAATCAAAAGGAGTTGTAGATAAACCTAGGTGGATTTTAGATATTGATTCTGAAGATAAATCCTATCAACATGATATAGAAAAATTTATCTCAGGATATACTAATATTCTAGGAAAAATTAATACTCCAAATGGTTGTCATCTTGTGATAGAGTCATTTAATTATGGACTTATTAAAGATTATCTAGTTTCTAAAAAACGAGAGGACTATAAAATAATAAGTGATAATGAGGTTGAAAGACTATTTACTCTTAGAAGAGAAGGGAACACAATTCTTTATGCAGTAACTAACTAAACTAGAACATTTAAGAAGAAGGAATGAAATACTTCCTTCTTTTTTATTTTCTTCTCCCCTGAAATTCTTATATATGAAGCGGAAATTAATACAGAATCCGCTTCGAAAATAAATGCGTAAAGAATTAAATAACATTAATGAATTAAATTATGAAAAAGTTAAAAACAGTAAAAGTTCCCACATCTAACGGAGAAAAAGTGGTAGTCTTTAGACCCATTGAGGAAATTCCAACATCACATTTAATTTGTGATAAAGAATGTCCTTATGGAAAATGTTGTTCTTTTATCCCTGATCCTAGAGATCCCGGAAATGAAGAACTATCATTTATCGATTTTTGTAATGATCTTGGAGCTAATGAAGGAGAAGATTCAGATTTAACCTCAATGGTTCCAAAAGAAGGCACTCTTGAGGAAATTTTCAAAGATCAGCCTGATATATTACAAAAAATCGCCGGAAATAAAAAATTGGTTTATCTCGACGAAGTAATCGATAAATGTTGCCCTGATATCTGTGAATATTATAATAAGGAACATTCAGAGTGTACCTTAGAAAATAAGATGTGTATTCTTCGCGGATTGTTTGTAGGTCCAGTTAAAGAAGACAAACCTTCTAAAGAAGAAACGCAGGGACAGGAAGCTGTTGAAGAAAAGAAATAAGTTTTAGGGGAGTATGAGAAAATACTCCCTTTATTTTATATAAGTATGAATGAATTATTAAATTTTGAGTATAATGGATGTATTATTCCATTTGCATTGACTAGTAATGATGTCATGATTAATGCTACTGAGATAGCAAAAGTTTGTAAGAAGCAGTTAGGTCATTATCTTAGTAATCAACAGACAAAAGAATTAATCAATGAGGTCTCGATCGATATCGGAATTCCGATATCGGAATTAATAGTAGTTATTAAAGGAGGTATTCCTCAGAATCAAGGTACTTGGATGCATAGATTAATAGCTATTCATTTTGCTATGTGGTGTAGTCCTAAATTTGGAGTATGGTGTCTAAGAAAATTAGACGAAATTATAAATAATGGATTTGCTCTGAGAGACGCTGAAATTGGAAGATTAACCTCTGAAATTACTAACCTACAGATTACTATTCAAAATCAACAGCCTCAAGTAGATTATTGTAATCGAGTCCTAACTACTTCAGAAAATCTATATTCAACAAGAGATATAGTGAAAGATTTGGGTCTTGGAATATCTAATATAGAATTATTAAGATTATTAGAGAAGAATAATTTAATTTTTAGATCTCATGATAAAAAGAAATGGTACTTAAAGGAACCATTTGATAAATTTGGATATACAAAAATAGTTACTATATTTTACAAGGCAGGAAAACCAAGAAATGTAAAGAGGTGGACTGAAGAAGGACGTCATTGGATTTATAGTTTATCAAAGAAATTATAGGGATATGGAAATAATAGGAAAATACGGTAAAGCAATAGTTTTTACTGAGAATATAGAAGAAGCTGCAATCACTCAGATATATGATCTACTAAATACTAAAATGGTAGAAGAAGAAAAGGTTAGAATCATGGAAGATACTCATTGTGGTAATGGATGTGTAGTAGGGTATACTCAAACCTACTCTGGTGGTCCTCTCGATCCTGATGTGGTTGGTTGTGACATATCGTGTGGTATGTTAAGTGTAAAACATAAAATGCCTTCGGGAGATCCAGAATTAGCTCTTTGGGATGCTAGAATTCGTAGAGATATTCCAATGGGTATGGAAGTAAATGAGAAAACTGTTATCCAAGAAAAAGAATTCAAGAAATTTTTTAAAACAAAACTTGAAAGAGCAAGAAGTTTATGGCCTGAATTTGTATGTTATGAAGGTCTAGGAGAGATAGAGAAATTTATATCAAAAACCCTTAAAAGAATTGGTATGTCTGAGGGAATTTTCTATAAATCTCTTGGAACTCTTGGTGGAGGTGAGAAAAATTGATTGCCTCCAGAATGATTAATAGTCATTCGTTGTAAAAGTCGTCCATATCGGGAGAAGCTGAGATGCTAATCACCGAGGGAAGGTTACAGTGTTAAAACTTATACCCCCGTAGAGAGCAGAGGGACTTCGGCTAGTCATTAGGATTTATTTCTAGGGCTAAAGGTGTGCTCCGAACTAGTAGGAAAAAGAACTACTAGAGATAGGCAGAAATGACCTATCCGATACTTGAAAGTAGTATTAGTAACAAAATTGAATCATTTTATAGAACTTGGACAGGTAGAAGAAGACAAAGAGTCTGTTTGGGTTACTATTCATACAGGATCGAGAAACTTAGGAATAAAAATACTTGCTTATTGGAAAAAACAAATTGGGAAAACTAGGATAATTGAGGCGGATATGAAAGCGGCCGAGAGAGGAATTAAGGAAAAGTATAAAGGTCAAGGGAAGAAAATCAAAGAAGAAATAGAAAAACTTCATGCTTCCGGCCGATATACAATTCCGCCTAGTAGATTCTTAGTAACACATGAAGATATATCTGGTTATCTTGGGGATATGTTTTTTGCTCAAGCTTATGCAGAATATAATCGAATAGTAATATCAGAGAGAATTAAAAAAGCTCTTGGACTTGGAAAAGAGCTTGAGAGAATTGAGTCTATTCATAATTACATAGATCCAAGAGATAGAATAATTAGAAAAGGATCTATTCAAGCTTACGCCGGACAGAAAGTAATTATCCCTATGAACATGGCTTTTGGAACCTTAATTTGTGAAGGTCTTGGTAATCCTGATAGAAATTATAGTGCTCCTCATGGTGCTGGGCGCTTAATGTCTAGGCGAGAAGCAAGAGAACGATTAAGTCTCCAAGAATTTAAAGAAAGTATGGGCAATGTATATTCTAGTTCTGTATGTCTCGCCTGTATTGATGAAGCGCCCGAGGTATATAAAGATCCTTCTGAAATAATAACTGGAATACAAGATACAGTGAAAATTTTGGAAATTATTAAACCTATTTTATCTATTAAAGCAGGAACTGGAGATGGTGAAGATTAGTTTTTACAGAAGACTTCAAAAAGAATTATCAACTGATATTGGAATTGTTAGTGGAAATATTCTTGGAGAGAACTTTATTTTAGAATATAATTTAGATGGGTTAGCGACTAAGAGAATAACTCCTAAACAAATTTATGTAAAAACTTGTCTTGGAAAATTTTGTATATTTCGATTTTGTGATGATACTTCTTTATTAGAACATCTTCGATATAGAAATATAATCGATTGCTTAATCATTCAGGAAGTTAGTGTTGACCTAGAAGAACTCAAAAAATCATTTATCCAAGGATCTAAAAATTGTCCTTATGCGAATGATTTGAAACATTTAGTAAAAAACTTAGATAATATAAAATTTACATGACAGGGATAATAGTTGATACAAACGATATGATTGAATTAAGAGAAGTAATAATTCGAACTATGAAAAATTTAGATATTTACATATGTATTGATGATCAACACTATAATTATCTTAAAAGACCTAGACGAAAAGATATATATGAATCTATTGGTTTTGGTAGGTTTTATTTTGAGTTACCGGAAAAAATGTCAAATAGATCAATTGTTAAAGTTTTAGGGACAGTAGAAGGAATAGATTATAAAAAGATAATTCAGGGTATGAAGAAAGCTTTTAATGATAAATTTTGGGGTGGTGATGACACTCAATTGACTATATTAAAAGATATGATAAATAATTCAAAAGAATATTTCCTATGATAGCAGATATTGTTATATCGAATTATTATTTTAAATTACATTCTACTAGAGATACATTTTTAATTCTTCAAACAAGTATAGATCTTTCTATTAATATAACTGTTCCTGTTATATTAAAACGACCATCTTATAAAATTATCTACGCTTTTATTAGAGAAGGGTGTTTTAATATAGAACCGAAATGTACAAATGATAGTAGATACGTTATTATCGGAAGTGTAGAATTAGATGCTCAAAAAGTTATAGAATGTTTTAGGGAAGCTCGTAAAACAGAATTATGGAGACTTTATATAGAGAAGTCTCAATTAGCCAAACTTGACAAACTTTTATTAAATCCGGAAATCCTTATATGTGATAAACATAAACTATAAAAAACTTATGGAAGAAGATAATAAATTTAAAGAATATCTAAAGCCTGACTACTCTTCAGAAGAACCTCCATATGATTCAGGAGATGATGACGATGATGATATCAATGAAATCGATGAAGCAGAGGAGGATGAGAGAATAGAAAAAGTAGTTAAAGGTCAAAAAGAATTGAATGAAAAAATTATGCAACAGACACCATTTGGACAAAGTGTAGGTGGAAGTAATTGGGGTCAACCATCAACTCCATCTTGGAATAATAACGGAGGATCTTCGTGGGGAGGAAGTAATAATCAACAGTATCCATGGCAAACAAAACCAGCTGGAGGAAATTCTTGGGGAAACTCAGGAGGATCTTGGAGTGGATCTCCTGGCTGGGGTAGTGGTGGTAATACTGGAGGATCCTGGGGAAGTAGTAATACAAATAATGGAAGAAAAGAGATTGATCGACAAAAACAAGTAATATTTTGTGATGTCTTAGATTGTTTAGTAGAAACTTTCCAAAGTAACGGAAAACCAGGTCTTCTTCCACGTGGAATTTATGATATTAGACTCCGTTTTGAAGTTTGGGATAAGATTTTATGTTTTAACCCAAATAAAGTTTATGCTATGGTTCCAAGAAATCTAATCTTAAGTAGTAATGGTTCAGATTCTTGGAAAATAATGTTAGAATATATTGTTTGTGCTTTATCAGAATATCTAAGAGTTCCGTATGATCATTGTCAAATCTTAGTACAGAATGATTTTGGACAATCTAAAGATAGAATGATGGATGCTGTAATTTCTAAGACTCGTGGATTTGATAAGAATTCAGCCATACAAATTGGACTTGAATCTGGTTTATATGGTCAAAGTAATAGAGATATATTAGCAGCAGAAAAAGTAGGAATTGATTATATAGATCTTGGACAACTTCTTAACATATATTTCTAATGATTAACCTAGAACAGAAAGGAGAATGGGGCGTATATTTCTTTGATATCGACCATGTTCTTATATATTCTGCTACAATAGAATTAACTCCGAAGAAATATACTAGGAATCCAAGTATAATTCCTGGAAAGAAAAATAAATTGGTTATAGAATTAGGAGTTGAGCCTGAATATTATTTTAAGAAAACAGGGTTAAAATGTCTTATGAAGCGTATGGAAAGTTTAGGAATTATTAACCTCGAAGATAAACATCGAGGGAATACTTCTTATGATCCTATTATTTGTGATAAAAATTGGAAAAAGATTAATTCATTAGAAATATCTTTAAAAACGATAGTCGATATAATTAAAAAGAAAGATACATATTTAATTGTAGGAGATTCAAAAACTGTAATAAATATTCTAAATTCTTCTGAAAGCTTGAAATTCTTATAAATGTATAAAATATAACAAATAGAAAAATGAAAAATTTAGTAGCACAAAAATGGATTGATGAATGTGGAACTTTATTTCCGATTGATGGAAATACAGTACTTTATCCAACTCCAGGTTCAGGAATTTTTGAATTATATCAAGGAAAAGGTCAAGATAAGAGAATCGGTTTAAAAAAACTCTCAGAAAAGTTTGAATTTAATCACAAAATATATGATGTAGGTTGTGATAATTTATTTGATATAATTCAAAAAACTTGGGAATCAGATAAATTTGTTGAAGGGAATAAGAATCTTGGTGTTATTTTCACAGGATATAAAGGAACAGGAAAAAGTGTTGGTGCTAAACTATTATGTAATAGATTAGACATTCCTGTCATAATCATTCCTGACAATGAAATAGAGGGAATGGTAAGTTTTATTCAACAACTCGACTTTGAATGTATTGTTTTGATTGATGAAGCAGAGAAAACATTTAAGCGAGGAGAGAGTGATGAAGTATTACTAAAATTAATTGATGGGGTATATAATAGATCAAGAAAATTATATATTCTAACAACAAATACACTTAACGTAAATGAGAATTTACTTGGACGTCCTGGAAGAATTAGATATATCAAACAATTCGGAAATTTGTCAGAAAAAGCAATAAACGAATATTTGGACGATAATTTAAAAATTCCAGAAGAGAGAGAGAATATTCTTCAAAAAATCGATCTTCTTGAGATATCTACTATTGATATTCTTGGTTCGATTGTTGATGAAGTAAATATTCATGGAAAACTTTCTGAAGATACTTGCCTTAATATTCCTTTGGCTAAATATGTTTTCGATATCATGAAATTCCCTGTTGAAACAGAGGAAGATGTAACAAGGATTAAGGAAATTCTTCGTCCAGGAAGAGCTAATTTCCCAGAATGGCTTGGAAAAGATTGTGAGATGGAAGATAAAGATTCAGATACTAAGACAAATGAGGATTATTGTAGTAATATCCTAGATGGTTGGAAAACTAGAATGACATCTCAATTCTCAAGTCTCTGGAAAAATCAAGAACTTAGTATTGGAACCATTCTTGAAGATCCTGATGAAGACGGATTTATTCTAGTTAAGGATATATATGGGGATGGCGAAACATTAGTTAAGATAATTAGACAGAAAGGTAATCCAAGTTTATATCGAGGTGGATTAATGTTCTGATAATAAAGATATAGAGTATTTGAAGACAGAGGGTGGCAAGTCGTGAGATTATGGCTGCCCTCATTTTCTTATTTATGTAAATTATGGGAAAAAAGAAAAGAATAATAACTAGTTTTTCAGATGTTATTACAAATTCAAGCACTGAAGTATTTTTAATTCAAGGACCAGATGCATTAAGACAGATGATTGGTACTGGAATATATAAAAAATATCAAAAAGATTTCCTTGTTCTAAAAACTGAGGAAGATGTTGAATATTTCTTTAGATTTCAAGGAAAGAAAGGATTTAATCATAATTATTCAATATGGGATTTAAAACCTCTACTAGGAAATCTATTTAACTTATACCTTGATATGAACAATGAATTCCCTGATAAAGAAGATGATATTTGGGAAATGTTTAAACCAAAGATTATGGAGAGATTAAAGGGAACTATTGTATATATTGATATTAAACATAATCAAAAAATTATGAATAGACTTTATGAACTGTATCCTGATGATAAAGACTATTCTTATGAGTTAGATAACTTAGAAACAAAAGGATTTAGATATGGATGGAGTCTTGACTGATACTTCGGGAATAACAACAAATAAATTCTATGTATATACAGATGAAAGAAACCCTCGATATTCTATTTGTTGTTTTAGACTTGGGAGTCAGGTAAAACTATCTCTCCCTAATGAACTTTTGAACCTATTTGGAGGTAACCCTGAAGAAAATATTTATGCTGTAGATCATATTATTTGTTTAAGATTCGAAATAAAACAACCTATCCTAAAACAACTAACATTATCTAAGGTATGCAAAAGTATAATTGATATAGTTGCACTTACTCCAGAAGAATTTAAGAGTAATGCTGGAACTAAATCACGGCGCCTGAGATTACTAACGTTCAATCAGATAATTACAACGAAGGAATATATTAATAAAGCAACTTTCATTCGTAACTTAGGGACAAAAGTAACATTATCAGAAGAATTACTATATATTATAAAAAATTATGAGCAAAAGACGTTTAATCACTAGTTATTCAGATGTAATAACTAATTCAAGTACTCAAGTTTTCTTCTTAGATATTGAAGAAAAATTAATAAATCTTCTAAATGAAAATAATATAACTGATAAAGTGATTATTATAAATTCTAAAGAAGATGTAATTCGTGCTGTTGAATTTTATCAGAAAGAAGAGGATAGTGGGGGATACGGAAATAGTGAGATATTCAATCTTATTAATTTCGTTTATGAGTGGTATGATATGTATACTGAATATGGTAAAGGAGATAAATGGAAAGAACTTAACGATGCAGGTAAAACCGATAGAGAGATTATTGATTTTATTTGGCCATTAATAGACGGGGTTATCGGAAAAGTATATTATTCATTTGCAGATGATTGTGGTATACCTAAAGAAGCTGATATTCTTTGGGAAAATGGATATAATAGTTACAGAGAATAATAAATAGAGTTATTATATAAAACTATACTTAAAATAATAGGTATAGTTTTTATTTTTCTTCCCTTAAAACTCTTAATGATGTAGTAGATAGTTGTGTTCTGCTACCGTAAAATAAAATATATGAATTATGGATAGAAAAGAAGAATTAATTAATCTCTTAGGTATTTTTCTAGGAGATTCAAAGAAACAATCAGAAGAAGTTAAACCTAAGATTGTTGAGATATGTAAGGAAAGATTTGATAAGATCTATGAAGTTTATAGAAAATATGGATTAACTAATTCATGGTATGATGAATATGATCCTACTCGAGGAAGTCTTTGGTTAGATGATGATTACAATGAGGATGCTATTAATGATAAAAGTATTTGTTTAGAGTATACAGATCATTGGGGTTATGGTGGTAGTTGTCATTGCTATATGGAATTAAAATTTTCTCAATTTGAAGATTCTTTTATAGAGGCGCTAGATAAATCCCTTAAGAGTACAAGAATCGCTTCATTAAAAAGAGAAATAGAGTTACTTGAAGCTCAATTAGAATCTAAGAAAACTTGTTTAAAAGAACTGAAAAATGGCAATGAAAACGAGTAATACAAATATTGAATTAAGTAATGATATCAAAATTTCTGATTCTGTAGTAAAAGCTGTAGTTGAAAAAATTCTATCCTCTGCACAATCGGATGAGATTTTAGATATAGTTATTAATTATCTTCGAGGTTATCTAGAGAAAATAATGGATAATCCTGAGATAATAGTAAATAATGAAGAGAGATTAGTATCTACTATAGATAAAAGAATCTTTGGAGATTTTAATTTAATGCAAAGATTACATAATATAGAAACAGCTATAACTAATATTAATAGTGTTATTACAGGAAATAATATTTATTGGAATAGTAATCAAGAATTTTTCTGTAATTCTCCACTACGTGATATAGCAAGTGAAATAGCTGATATCAAATGTAGAATTGATATGTTAAAAAATGAATTTTATATGCTACAAAATCAAATTCCTTAGCATTCTGAAGAAAAAAAATAAAAAGAGGATCAACTTGACTAATTAAAGTCAAGACCTCTTTTTTTTCTTTGTAAATTTCCTTTTGTTTAGTTATAGTCTCTTGATATATAAAATCAAAAGGAAATCTTTAGTTTCCATTTCTGTTTCGATCTTGAGTTTAACCTCGTGATCTCATCAGGTTAGGAATTCACCTAACTACAAAAATGAAAATGGAGGGAAATTTTGTTATCCCTCCGGTTAGTCATCAATGAATTCTTCTTCATTGCTGTTAAATAGTTCCGGAATCATATATCTAAACCAATAATAAATTCCGGTAGTTCCCATAATTATTGCTGATATTGAATAAATTATATCAAATCCTAATATCCAAGCAATTCCTGCTAATATCATTGTTATAAAAATAATGACTTCTGTTATCTTTTTCATAATATATTAATTTTGTTAATTATTGTCTCTAAACCCAAGTTAATCCATAACTCGGGCTGGTTGTTTTAAGCTTATTCAGCTTTTACTTCTTCAGCAGGTTTTTCTTTTTCTGCATCCGGTTTTAGGTTGACAGCTTCTTCTACCAATTTTTCCAAATCCTCATCTCTAAGACCTTTCGGTTTGAGTTTTTTATAAGCTTTTTGACATCCTAAGGTAGTTGCTACTCCTAATGCCATTCCTGCTCCAACTGCTACTGCTACAACTTTTGTTGCACCAAATTTCGTTACTGCTGAGTTAATTAGTTTCATAATTTTTCCTCCTATTATTTAAGTTATTAATTTTGTTAATTATTGTCTCTAAACCCAAGTTAATCCATAACTCGGGCTGGTTGTTTTAGCTTATTCAGCTTTTTTTCGGTTATTTAAACATTTTTTAGTTTTCTTATAACCATAATCAAATACTACTTTTGCTGCTATTCCTGCTACAAAAATTCCAACGTTTTTTACAACTGCTTTCATAATTTTATAATTTTTTGTTGTTAATATTCTTTTGTCTCTATTTTCTAAGTAAATTACTTAGAAATGGTTGTTTTTACTTTAAGCTTCTCTCTTAAAGATTTCTAACTTAGAATTATATATAATCTTTATAATTTCCTCATCGGTATTTATCATAGGTTATATATAATAATTTAACTGTATATTAAATCCCTCTAAGTTCACATCCTATTACTAATAACTCTAGACTATACAGGTCCTTTATTATATTCATAGTTCACCACATATATTTGGCTACATGTCTTTGATATATTCCTCTTGATAATCCTTTATCAGGTTTATCTCAATATATCGTGGCCTTATAATATTATCTACTATAAGGAATTTATTTAATTTTTATTTATTTTGTTAAACTCGGCTAAATGCACGTTATAAAATTTGTTAGTGCTTGCCAAGTTATGTGTCCAACCTTTATCAATTATTAAGTTATATTAAGTATTTTCTCTATTTTGATAAATAGTATAATTCAATATAGTAACTTAATATACTTATTTAATTACGCTCAGAACTTATCCTTGTAAAAGATATTTTAATACTATTTAAATATCTACTCAAGTGGTATAACAACTTCCACCTGTCCTTATATTATATTTCATAATTATAAGTTAGATCAAGGTGATGAATTTTATAAAGTCGTTCTGACGACTTCTAGGTTAGCAACTCCTAGTCTCTCCTTATAATACTCCGTCATCACACCTTTCGTATGTATTATAAGTTCTAGTTATATCTATGTATAACGCTAAAGTATAAAAGACATAATATATCTTTTAAATTAGATATACTATGTCTTTAGGTAATATCAGATATTTCTATCTTTTATTACATATATAAGGCTAATAGGGTTTCTTAGACGGTATTATTTTAACCTCTTAGGAACTCTATTTTCCTTTCATATATAAGGTTTTTAGTCTTTTCTAGACGGTGGAAAAATAAAGGGTGGAATTACCCACCCTTTTCTTACTTAACTGCAAGCAAAAACGTTTTATAATCAACAACAGACTTTCGATATATACTATCTATGTCAGCGCCAATCAAATAGAGGGATTGTTTATAATCTCTCAATGTTTCTGGCTCATTGATATAATATTCGACTAATCTGTTTACTATTGTTTTTATTAATCGCAGTTTTCTTATTACGTAATCTCTATTAATCGAAGGAACATCAAAATCCTTTCCTTCAATCGCATACTTGTTTAAGATAGCTGTATAGTTGTCATAACTATCTTTTAGTTTATCTACTATTCCATTGGATAAACTATTTTCAACTGAGACATCTATGTAATTTTTTACTCCGTCTCTTAATAATCCTAATGCACTTAATATTGTCATTAGTGTGTTAAGTTTTTCTATCATATTCCTTTTCTTTTAAGTTTGTTTTTTATTCTCACTTATAAGGCTTTCAAGGAATATCAGACTAGCAAAATACTTCAGCGTCGTAATAGCCTTTTTCTAGTGCATTTAAGAAAAATTCAACCTCTTCTGCAGACATAGGAGCAAAACCATGAACATCAACACCTACATCTAATCCAAATCTCTTAATCATTTGTCTTCCATGAATATGTCCAAAAAGATTATACTTTTTTGTAGAATTCATAGGTTCATGTACAAGTGCTATCTCTTTTCCTAGGAGTTTTGTTTCTGCTTCAGTTAGGAATACTTTTGAAAAACCAGAATCTATAAGCTCTCCTATAAAATCAGGTATATCTAGATTTCTTTCAGATTTTTCTTTAATCTCATAATTTCCACAAACTAATCGAATATCTCCATTTAAATATTTCAAGTAACTTCTATCACCAAAATCTCCAAGATGCCATACGATAGCTTTAGGAGGAACTTTAGTATTCCATCTCTCTACCATAGTCCAATCCATATCTTCAACATTCATGAAAGGACGTTTAGATAATTCCAAAGTTCTTTCTGCGCCGAAATGTGTATCGGAAGTAAAAAACTCTCTTGAACTGGACTCTCTATTAGATATTTCTTTCTTTAACTCAGATATACATTCGTCTAAAGAGCTATATACATTTTTTATTCCATATGCTTTAGCTTTTTCGATCAAGTACCTTCTTCCGTGTATTTTCGGCGCAATTCCTAAGATTATATTTTTCTTTCTAACTAAATTTTCGGTAAGTTCGATTTTAGTAGTTTGTGCATAATCTCTTCCTGGTATATCTTCAACAGCTTCAGGGATCCAAAATAATATAAAATCTGATACTCTAAGTCCAATTGTTTCCCAATCTACCTGTTTTTTATATTCAGCATCAGATAAACCTCCAGAAATTTTCTCTTTTCTTCTAGGGTTTATCCAAGTTACTCCCTGAATATCTGGAACTGTTTCTTGCCACTCTGGAGCTCCTTGAATAGGTCCTCCCAAAAATACCCAAGTATCTTCTTTCTTGGGTAATTGTTCTATTGCATAAATCATTTTCATTTGAAATTTATTTTTGATTCTGTATCTGCTAATTTTATAAGGTATGGTATTCTAAAATTTCCATACATACTTTTAATAACTTCAGAATAATCTTTATCTTGATTAATTGAATCTACATATAAAGGATTTTTACTATTTCCTCGAAAACATGAAAAAGTATGCATATTATTATCACAGTAATAACTTTTTGCAATTCCAATAATATTAAGATTCTTTCTTCCAAGTTTTTCATATAGATGTGCTCCTAGTCCTGGTTTAGGTTTTTCAAAAGATTCTTCATCATTCCACAACCAAACATGAGAATCTAATATGATTGTATCGAATTTATCAAGATCTATATTTTCTAATAATTTTACAATCCCAGGAAGTTCTCTTTTATAAAATTCTCCAGGAATATAAGAATCGAAATTGTTAATAATAATTGAAATTTTATCTATAGGTTCACTATCTTCCCAGTTTTTAAAAATAATACCTGAAATTTTTCCTAAGTGTTCCTTTTCTTTATAATATCCATCAATTATTATCTTATTCATTTTTTAATAATCTTTTTATTTAAATATTTCTTTTTCTTCTCATAATCAAATTCTAATCGATCTAGTTGATTTTGAATAATAGAATTCCAACTTTCAATGGCTTCCTCTTCTGATTCATATAATTTATAATTATCTAGATTATATCTATTAGGAATTAATTGAAAGTAACCAACTATCATATTAGTAGTTTTGTTTCTTAAAGGATACCAGATAGTGTTTCCTCTATATCCAGATCCTTCCTCTTTCCCTAAAACTACTTCTTGCGGAGAGTTTATATTTTCAAGTTTATAACTATACGGACCGATATAGAATCCAAAAGTCCAGAATATTTGTCCTATAAGTTTATCAAGTTCTTCATATGTTTCTGGCTGTTTCATAATTTTTCTATTTTAGAATTTAAATATCTCAATCTTTCTTCATAATCATGTTGAAGTTTATCTTTTTGATCCTGAACAACTGCATTATAAGCTTCTACACACTCTTCTCTCGTTTCAAAAAGATATGGTAGAAAAAATCTTATGTGATAATTTTTGAAAACTAGATTTTTATTTTTACTTTTTAAAATAAGAGAATAATCACTTTTTTCATCCCAATTAGTTACTAAGACTTCGATGGGTTTTACTAACCTTGTACATTTATAAGATTTACTAGAAAATTCTAACATAAAATACCAAAGTGACTTGGAATTTTCTTTATATTCTAACAATAATTCTTTTGTTATCATATTAATTTGGATTTTATATATTTAAGCTTTTCTTCATAAAAATGTTGAAGTCGATCTACAGTATTATGAATCTGAGCATTATAATATTCTTTACATTCTTCTTCAGTATCGAATATTCTCACAAAAAATTTACATTCAGGATTTGTGATTTCTCTATAATTTTGAAGACATTCAATTAGAGCGTCATCAGAAACTCTTCGAAGGTATAATATTGTTTTATAACAATCATTATTACTTGTCTCTATTCTCAAAATGATTTTTACTGGCTTTAAAATGCTGGAACATCTAAAAGTTTTCTCCCTAAAACCAATATAACCATACCAAAATGTTTTATTTTTAGGGAGATTCATTATTTCTTCTGCTGTTAATTGTGTTATCATTTTATTATCCGTTTTTTAAGATTTCTTTCGGTGGCTTTCCATTGATCTTCAAAGAATTTCAATTTATCTTCGATATATTTATTCCTGTGTTCAATACATTCACTTGGAGTATTAAAGAATTGATAATGAAGTTGATAGTTTTTTATTATTTTCCCGCTATTCAGTATCTTTACTATCCTAGGAATACCACCAAATTCATCAACAATTTCAGCTTCAGATGGAGGAATATCTCTAAAAACTCTTCCAGTATCTGATATCTGTAGTGAATAAATCCAAACTGTTTTCATAATTCCTTACATTTAGATAGTGTCCATTCTTTATAATTCATACCTCCCGTTTTAGTATCGAAATGTTTGATAATCTCTTCAAATGGTATTAAGAAGGTTCTAAGAGACTTTGCTAATTCGGAATTAAAACCTACATCAACTTTAAGATCATAAATACTATTAATATATTCAGTAAGGTGACCATGAACGTGACCAAATAAGTGAATAGATCCATGAGGTTTATGATTCCAAGATACAAAAGGATAATGACACATAGTTACCATATAATCTTTTCCAGAATGCTCTATATGAACATCAAGAATATCAGAGATTATTTTGAAATACCCTTTAAGTGGTGCCTGATCAAAATAAAGTCCATAGTTATCATGATTCCCGACAATTTTATAAATATTTTTACAAGGAATCTGATCTAAGACATCTTTTATATCGTCAACAGGCATTTTCCAAAACATATCACCTAAATCGAATATAATATCTTCTTCTTTAGTTTTTTTAAGTTCCTCTAAGATATAATTATTCATTTCAGTTACATCTTTAAAAGGTCGAGAATCATATTTTATTACATTTTCATGACCATAATGAAGATCTGAAATAAAATAGATCTTCCCAGATCCAGCAGTTGTAAAGGGTTTTTTAATCTTCATAATCTTTTGCTATTTTTATTAATTTATTCTCTTTATAATATCCGATAATATTATTAAATACAATAATCTCTAAATCTGTAGTATCTAAATCCTCTATATCCAAATTATGTTTAGAGTACTCTCCATAATCCATATCAACTTTAATATAATTAAATGTTTTGTTTACATAATATAATTTTTGAATATTTCCTGATATAGATTTAGATTCTAAACTCTTATAATCAAACACAAGATCTTCAAGTGTATCTAATCCAGTAAATTCAAGGACTTTAAGTAATTTAGTTATTACTGAATCTACTAAACGTTTCCTATAAAGTTTATTTAACTCTATTAATTCTTTCCTATTATTCATAATCTTCGAGTTTCCACTTACGTGAATAATCTTTTTTACTTTTATGAGTGATACTAGGTCTTAAGGATACTAACTTTCCTGTTTCTTTAATTTCATTATCTCTCCTAACTTTTTCGGCAAGGGAGATTAATTTCTTTTTCTTCTTTTTCATATGATTATTTTATTACATTTATAAGGAAATCCAAGTTCCTTATATGTGAAAATAAATAAAAGAATTATGATTAGATGTTATGAAGCTAAGTTATCAAAAAATTTAAACCCTAGAGTTAGAAGTTTTATCATGAAAGAATGGATGGAGAAGAGAAATACTTATGGAATTGAATTGAAGAAATATATTATAGATTCTTCATCAGTAGATCAACATCCAGTATTAGGACTTTATATAAAAGATCAAAAAGTGTTTGGAGATAATATACTAGTAGATAATAATTTTTCAGAAAGATTATTAGGAAGACATGTTATTTACTTTCTTAACTCAATAAAAGAAAAACAATTAGGGTTTTATAAGAGAAGGATTCTTAATTTTTATCCTGTGAATTATGAAGAATCCATTTTCTCTGAAAATAAAATGCGTTCTAAACTTGTTAAAGTGATTGGAATGTTTGGTGAAAATAACTATAATGTACTAGGAATTATTTATGGAGATGTATATCAAGTTAGAGAAAATTATAGAGAATTATTTTATAATATATGGAATTCTAAAGTAAATGGAAATTATGAAAAACCTATTAATCTAGGGAAAATAGAAATATAAAAAAAAAGAGGACTGTAAAAAGTCCTCTAATTATTTTTCTTTATTTTGTAATCTCTAATAATGTCTTGGAGATTAGATTTATAGCACCTTCCACATCTCGATAATCACATACTTCAACTTGAGTATGCATATTTCGTTGAGGAATAGATACTAACATAGTTTCACAATCAAAAGCACCTTCTTGAATTGCTGAAGTATTTGTTCCTCCTGCATATGAAGCTGCAAGTTGATATGGAATTTCATTAATCTCAGCAACTCCGATCATTTTACAGCGAAGATTCCAAGATTTATCAGGTCCATTCATGATAACAGGTCCTTTCCCAAGTTCTATATCTCCATAGGACTCAGGTTTTATTCCTCTACCTTCATCCGTGGCGAAAGTAACATCTATATCAATCGAAATATCAGGATTTACTCTTTTACTTGTTACCATTGCACCTCTTAGACCTACTTCCTCCTGAGTATTCGCCACGCCATAAAAAGTATATTCATCAAAAAGTTCCCTAAAGTCTTCATAATTCACCACGTTCCTTAAGACTTCAGCAACAATAAATACTCCAATCTTATCATCTAGTCCTTTAGATGCAAATCGATTCTTCCCAAGATGTTCTATAAAATTTGCTTCAAAAACAACTCTACTACCTATCTCTACTAACTTCATAGCTTCTTCTTTAGATTCAGCGCCGATATCAACAAGAAGATCTTCAATAGGAATTAATTCATTTTTGCTATTATCATCATACTCTACATGAATTGGCTTTTTCCCAATAATACCTGTTACATATTCTCCTGGGTGACCAATTTTAGAAATTTTAACTATACTTCCTGGGAGAACTTTTTTATCTATTCCCCCAAGATTAATAATATTTAGCATTCCTTGGTCTGTAACATTTTGTATCATCATTCCAAGTTCATCAATATGTGCAGAAATCATTACTTTCTTACTCCCTGAACCTACCTTAAATGCTACATTTCCCATTTTATCAGTAAACTCTTCTATCGCAAACTTAGAACAATAATCTTTAAATATCCTAGTTGCTTCCTGTTCAAAACCGCTAGGACTATACGATCCCAACAGTTCTTTTAAAAATTCTACAGCTTTTAATTCTAACATCTTTCTTTAATTAAAAATAAATATCGTTTCATGTAAATTTCTTTCAGTTCTCACATTCCAATTATACTTAAGAGAGTTTGGAATTTCATCATCTAAGATCATTAATCTAGTATGAATAAATAAATCATAATAAATATCTAAGTAAAAATCAGAGCTAATTCTTGATAATTCTACTCTATCTATATGTTCTACATCTTCATAAGTAACTATAATTTTATTATCTATCTGAAATGCTGAGAAATATTTTAAGATTTCTATAGTTAAATTATAATAGTATACTTGATCCGCCGCTGATTTACATCCAATTATTCCACCAGAACCACTTCGAATTATACCTAACTCCTTAACCATTATAATCTAGGTGTAATAACTTGATAAAATCTAACTTCATCAATCCCACAATCAATTCTTCCTGCACAGTTCCAAGTTACATGAGGATTTGCTGTTTCCCAACATGATTTATGAATAATTGTGTAGCTTCCATGATTAGAGGTACATATTCCACAATCTGAAAAATCCTTCCAATCTTTAATATCACGTGCTCCATCAATTATTTTACTATCATAATAACCAACATCTTCTAGAAGTTCAATTATATCCTTACTAACTTTTCCGATATAAGCTGAATTAAGAAATTGAATACCTTCTCTAGGAAATTTATCTTGAAGTTCATTTATGGTTGCTTTATGATAACCTTTCTTTTGATTATCTTTTATCCAATCTTCTCCATTAGTAAACCATTGTCCGAAATCTGTATCTCCTTTAAGAGCAGCTATCCCAAGAGCTAGTTCTTTAGTTACTCCACATTGAATTCTTTTTACAAGAGATACTTTTCCAGATGAAGAAAATTTAATAGCTTCTCGAGTTATAGCTGTATATTCTCCAGTCTCTGCACAAGTAATAATACAATTTCCTTTATCTGGATTAAAGGCTAAACCAGTTCCAACCATTTCAGAATATCCTAGATCTTCAAACTCTTTCCTAAGTTCTGGTGTATTTTGATCTAAGATAATACTATATAAATAATCTTTCCTCTTCATTTAATATCTAGGTTGTTTAATTATATATTCTAAGTTATTGTCTTTATAGTAACCGTTTAATTCCTTTGAGCTACATAAAGGAGTAAATCCATTCTCCCCAAATGTATACTCACCTCGGAAAGAATCAAATACAATAAAATCATCATCTCCTCCATTAGCTGGATTAGGAATAAATTTAGCCCATGTTTTAATTAGACGCTCCCTTTCCTTTGGCCATATGAAAAATCTCTGCTCTGAAACTTCTTCCTCTATGGCTAGTTCGATATCAACCAAAGCATCTTCAACTACATCAGCAAGATAAACCTCATCTTTTGTTCCATCTGCTTTTCCGAGATCTATTTCTAGTTTTTGCATAAACAACTCTTCAAGAAGTTGATCTTTTTTATCTTTTTCCATTTTCTTATACGGTTTATAATTTGGTGTATATAATCTAGAAACCCATCCAGAAACAGATTCTTTATTTCTGGTGAGAGCTCCTATAATAACTATTATTTTAAAAATTATTGCAATTACTAATAATAATGCTATTAAGACTAGTAAAAAATTCATTTGTTTTTCTCTATCTTTTTAATTGAAAATAATATCTTATCTCCTATTTTATATGTTGGAGTATTACTACTAGAAATTCTTTCACTTAATCTAATATCTCCATTAGAACCAATTTCGTCCCCAGCGATGTAATAAATAGTACTAACGCCGTAAGAATTTAATCCTCTATCAATAGATTTTATAACTAATTCCTTACTATATTCTACTTTATATTGTGGTAAATCTTTCCTTTTGCTAACACAACTCACTAATCCTATAATAAGACTGATAATGATTAATAACTTTTTCATAATTACTTTCTTAATAATTCATTACATACGCTCTTTATTCCTTCTAATCTAGCTTGTTCATAAGAAGGATAGTTTAGATTATTACTACTCAATGAACCATTCTCCATTGGGATAGCAAATATAAATCTTTTCTCTCCTTCTTTATTAGTAAATGGATATACGAGAATGATAATACCCTTATGTAATCTTATCCATTCTACTATTTCTACCTCAATTCTCTTTTTCTTTATTGGTTGTTTATATCCAAGTTTTACTAATTTTTCTAGGACTTCATCATCTACCATTATACTTCAGTTTTTATATAGATTTTCCTCTCTTCAAATTGTTTTTCTATATCAACAATCCTCCATCCATATTCATCAATTAACACCCTCTTTAAAGTATCAATATAACTATCTGGAATTAGATTAGGATTTATATAGACCCAAAATTGAAGGAAAGGATCTTTATAAGCTTCTGAACTAGATTTATAAGATTCATAAGCTTTACTCATCTCTTTAGCTGCTAAATCAAAAAACTCTTCTGGTGTAATTCGAAGGTAACTAGCATAAATAAATTCTCTCATTTTTCTCTTAATTTAAAAAAATCATAATCGTAATCAGTTTCAGTTCCGTCTTCTAGAACATAATGTTTCCTATATATTATTATCTGAACAACATTATTTCCAGGAATATCATTTAATATAGCATCTTCTATAATTTCAGTATCTGATCCTAACCAGTTCTCTTTTAGATGATTTTCTGTAGTATAATAAACATTTTCTTGTATTCCTTGAGTTATTGTTTTTATTTTAGTTGGGTAAATTTCATTAGAGCTAAATTTATGTTTAACATAAATTTCATCACCCTCTTTCAATCCAACCCTTCCTGTCGAGTCAGAATAAATTTTAATAACTCTTTTACATGGAACTACTTTTTTATCTATCAAATCCCATAAAGCTTTTACAATATCAGTTTCTGCTATAAAATCACCAATATTCCTATCTTCTGGAACAATAAAACTATTTTCTAGATCATCCTTATCAAGATACTCACTATCTAATTTCCAATCTATTTTCCATAAAGGTATTAATTCACCTTTCTTATTTTTAATACAATCACAATTAATAAATCTGTTCATAATTCTATATTTATTTATATTTATATTTATCACATATAAGGAAAATAAACCCGAAGAATTATCTCCTCGGGTTTGATTACTAACTAGGATTTTTTCTGATTATTAATCTTTATTAAACATAAGAAGAGCTTATCCCTAGTTTCTTTACTCTTCACAATATTTAGGTTTTCGACCTGTTTCTAAGTATTCTAAAATCTCTTTAAGTACCTGATCATGATTAAACGCCCAATCATAACTATCAATATCTTCTGCTGGGACAAACTTAATATCATCTACTTCATTAGGTTCTCCACCTCTTGATACGGTATCACAGTTAATTTCCTTATCAGCTAATTTTTTCCGAGTAGCTATGTAATCTACATGAATAAGATATCTAGAAACTATGTTTTCTCTAACATCTCGAGACGGATCATCTATAGTACAAAAATGATCAATTGCTTCATTGGGATAAATTTCAAGATTAAGTCCAAGTTCTTCATAAAGTTCTCGTTTTACCGCTTCTTTTCTTGTTTCACCCCAATCAAGATAACCACAAGTAACTGACCATTTTCCAACATGATCTGGACATCCTGAACCTCGTTTAGATACTAAAAACATTACTCGACCATTGCTATCTCTAGTATATACAATTCCTACTACTGCATTTGCTCTAGAGATCCAATACTCTTTTCCATTTTCTTTTGATGTTACTTTAAAATTTTTCATAAATAAAAATTATTAACAGTTGTCAATGTTTGTTTATCAATTATAAGGTTATTACCGATTGTCTTTTTCACCTTCTTTAGAATTTGTATGATGTTCTTTTTACATAAAACACTATCATCTTTAATTGATGACCAATCTTTTATAGTAGAAAAGTTAAATTCATATCTTTTTACAGTAGGTATAAGAGTATATGCTTTCTCATCTAATTCCTTCTTAGCTCCAAAAACTAGTTCTATGAAGGGTAGCAGAAAACATTTTTTATTATAAAATACTACTTTATAACTACTATTATATCCATTTCCAGGAGGTGTATCATTAATTTCTAAGATACTTCCATCTTCTATAGGATTAAGAATATCATTTATTACTATTTTACCAGTACTATCACTTATTTTTCCTGGAATACTATAACTCTTCTTATAAAATGGCCATAAGTTTATATTCTTAGTTTTTGGAGAAGTATATGAGAAATCTAGCATATTGTAATGAAAAGAATATGATACAACTACTAATCCACCAATCATTTCTTGATTAACTATATCAAAATTAAAAATATCCACTTCTTAATTAAACAAGATATAATTTGATATAAGTATTTAAATCTTCTACAGCTGGTAATCCATACTTTGCTGTAAATTTTCTAGTAGGTTTCTTTATATATCTCACATAGAAATCATCTACTAGTGGTTTTATAGTTTCCATAGAATTCTCTCCACTAAGTTTTTCTGTCCCATGAATATCTTTGATTATAAAGAATATAAGAGAAGCTACAAATGGAGTAAAAGACATTTCTTCTTCAATTATCTTTTTCACTATATGTTCATTTTCTTTAAGAACTCTAGTAACTTCCTTGTAACTCTTATTACCTTCCGTTTGTCCGGCGGTTTCTACTATTAATGTGAATAGTTTAATATATTCTCTAAATAATTCTTCAGTTGTTAACATAGCCTTTAAGTGTTTCTATTATTTTTATTTTTTCAGTTTCTTTGAGAAGACTCCACTCACCTCTTTCTAATTTTTCTATAATTTTTGAAATATTATTAACAGGTATTTCTGAAATCTCTAAAGTTCCTGGTATCAAAGTATACCCTAGATGTTCAAGAATAGACTCAATCTTCTCAAGTTCTTTAACAGTTGCTACTCTTCGACCATAATAATTATCAACTCTTGGATAATTAATAACAATCCTTGAATCTATTACATACCATCTCCAAAGATTATTTGGAAAATTAAATACTCCTCTTTCACATCCACTAAATAAACCGAACCAACCATCAGGTCCATCTTTATAATCTACATAAATCTTTCCTACTTCCATAATTCATCCAAAATATAAAAATGGATTATCTTCTGAATCTTCTTCAATTATCTCAAAATCAGACCCAGAACAATCTTTTAAATTTATCATATACCTTAAAAGTAAGTCTACACCATAATTATAAAAATAAGGTTTATCTTTATCATATGATGCAATAGATTCTCCTTTACCATTTACTACTTTTACATAATTCTCATTTTTAGAATCCAATGATGCTTTTATTCCCTCATCTGTAAAATTCTTTTTCGCATGTTCTTCTGCAAATCTTACAAGTGGATTTATTGTTTCTCCGGATATACGAATTTCTTTGTTAATGAGATTTTTAGAATAAAGAACAATCTTATCTATTACTGAGAAAGTATACCAATTATCAGAACCTATCAACTTAAACCAAGGACTACCAGAATCATCAAAATAAACTCCTGTAACTCTAGTATAATTTCCATCACTTGTTTTTATAATAGGTTTATATCTTAATCTTCTACAAATTTCTTTTAATAAATTAGATCTTTTCTCCAAACACATCTGCGAAAGGTTTTAAATTTCCATTTGGATTATGATCTCTTCCTGAATTTCCATCATCGAGAATAGCAAAACATATTTCTTCAAATGCTCCAATAAATTCTGGTTCTTCCAAAACTTCCTTAAATAATCTTGCTACATGAGAAGGTGGATTTTTAAATGCTCCACATCCAAGTGCCCCTAGAACAAGTTTAGTATGATTATTATCTAAAGCTATTCTAAGGATTGTTCTTATTTTTCCTTTTACAACAGGAACATATTTTTTCATCATTTCTCCAGTATTCTTATCAATATCAGGTCTTACTACTCCTGCCACTGAAATTACATTACATTTAAAATAATTACCTACAGTTTCATAAGTTCCTGGTTTTCTATAAACGCATACCCCTGGACTATATATTCCTCCATAAACTGGAATAGGGTAGGAGAAGTCATTAAGAACTTTTCCTGAATAATAATCTCCAAAGTATTCATCCCATTTTTCAGGAGAGTATAAATATAGGGATAATAGCAAATTACTTCTTCTACATAATTCTTCTTCCTGAGCTCTAGAACCTGTTTCAACTCCTCCACCTGGTCTTTTAGATGAAGCCATATTAAGAACTGCACACTCTGAACCCAATTCCTTTGCTTTTTCAAAGGTATCTATATTCTGTACATATATTTTAAGAGGAGTTTGAAATTTAGGTTTATTATTTCCTTTTTGAATAGACTTATACATTTTTGATTCATATATTAGTCTATCTGTTTCTGGAAATTCTATATAATTATCCTTATATTCATACTCTCTAGAAATAATATCTTCTATTACTTCTTCAAAAACTTTAATTAATTGTTCTTTTGTTTTCATATCATTAATGATTTTGAATTATCTAATAAATTATATTTCACAATCCCACACTCATTACAATTATCCTTTGAGAGAATACATTGACTACAGTAATTTAATTTACCTGAATCTATTGTATATCCTCTTCTTTGAAATAATCTAAGGTTTTTCGAAAAATGACTTATTTCCTTTGATGAATATTCCATAAAAACTCCATATTCAAGATTTTCAAGAGTTACAAGTTCTTTTATTCTATTTTTTATGAAATCCAAAGTAACAATACTTTTTTCATTTAATTCCTCTACAAAGTCTATAAGAACACTTTCATTTATTCTCACACGTTTAACTATTCCTTTACGATTATTTACTGGATAGGAAATAAGTAGAGTGCTATTTATTTTATCTCCAGGGAAAAAGAATTTATTAGGTCTGATAGAAGGTTTGAAATTACATAAATCACATTCTCCAGAAAATTTACATACTTCTTTACATACTATATCAGAAATCCCTGGGAAAGATCGAAAAATCAACCTACTATTTACTATATCAGTATTAGATACCAATATATTTGTTCTTTCTCCATAATATCTATGTTCTGAAGAACGTCCTAATTCTAAATCTACAGTTTCATATCTAAAATTTCCAAAAAAACCTACTACACCAGTTACTAATCTAATAAGATTGATTTCATTGATATAGATATCATTATTGAACCAAGTAATTATATCTCCTGGAAGATATTTTTGATAGTATAGTCTCCTTTTAGTATTCTTTGTCATAACGTGCTAAATTATTATATGCATCTGTACTATAAAAATTAGTTAGATCGAAAAAAATCGAAAACTCTCCTTTGGGATTTAAAGGTGATTCCGGACGATATCTATCTAAGATAATATTAAATCTAAATTCATTACCCCAATCTTGCCTTATTTCTACAATTATTAAAGGGTGTTCTGGTCCAAATGCTGCATATTCACCACTACCCCATAAATATCCAGGAGACTGAAAATAAACAATATCACCTACTTTATAATAATCTGGATCTAACCTTCTTGCTACTGCTTGAGGAATTCTGGCTAATCTTTCTTCCTTAAGATATTCCATTATTTGAGGGATAATTGATGTATAATCATGTTCTATAATTTCACATTTTTTATCAAAATCATCTATACTCATTCTTTCTGGAAGTATAGATGATCCCCAACATACTTTATAATAATGTCCCTTTGAATCAAAACCACTACTGTAAATAACTCCTATATCTCCAGTATTTTTATTTTTGACTCTTGATTGCGTCCAACTATCTACTCTCATCTGTTATCTTATTAATTATTTCATTTTTTGCCTTAGTCCAACCATCTTTAAATGATTTTCTTTCATTTCCGACTGTATAAATAAAAAATCCAACAGTCATAATAATTATTCCTAAAGGCTTATACCACTCAATTATTTTAATTCTGAATGGTGAAAATGATATCTCTGTATGTCCTAAATACAGGAAAAATACAATTAATAATACTAAATAAACTATAACCTTCATCATATTTCTATTTTATAAGTTTTATCTTTCATTACTACTAATTTTCCAGGAACTGACATTAAACGATCTTTAACACTGTCTAAAAATGTATCTAATATTATAACATCGCCAAAACTTGAAATACTAATATAACATGCATTGAGATCATCAGTCCATCCAAAAAATACTTCTTCAGGATCAGCACTATCCCATGGAGAAAGCACTAAACGAGGCAATCCATCTTTTAATCTTATTGCGGTAACAACTTGTAAATCTTCTTCTAGATCATACAAAAATACGTATCCAGCTACTTTTACATATTCTTCCGTTTCCATATAAGTTCTTTTAAAATTGGCAAAGATTTCTCCATATATTCAACTAAAATATCTTCAAAGAGAAAATATTCTCGATTCATTACTCCAAAAGAATCTCTAGCCATATGATGTAATTCATGAGACCAAGTACTTAAAAGTTCAGATTTGGTCACTTTTCTGCTTTTTGGAATCATCATTATAAATTTTTTCTTACCAGCTCTTGAATAAACCATACCATTTACTGGAGGAGGTCCTATTCTAATGATATCCTTATCTGTCTTATCATAATAGATTCCAGAAGTGGACATTACATAACTTACATCACCCTTAGATAGTTTTCCAGAGATTTCTTTTTTCTTCTCTACCTCTAAAAGAAGATCATCTATGTATATAAAATCTAAAAGCTGTTGAGAAACTAAATATCCAAAAATATAAGCTTCTGTTTCACTATCAACTATCCCTCGTGAGGATGTAATTATATTAACAAATTTACTAGTTTTTCTAAATATCCACTTTACTTTTTCTTTTGTAGTTAGATTTGACAAGATAGTGATCAAATAACTTCTACGATTATTAACAGCTAATTCGTATCCTTCTGACCTTGGTATAATTCCATATAAACCTTTAAAAGCTTCAAGAGAACATTGAATAGTAGTTAGTCTTGTATTAAATATAGAAATATCATAATATGCATATTTAGAACCAACCTCCCTTCTTAAGTTTTCTTGGTAACACTTTTTATTAAAAAATTCTGCTCTTTCTAATAAATCTAATACATCTTTTAACATTTTCTTTTTTATTTTATTACATTATTAAGGATTTAAACTCTTATAATTGTTATGAAGAAAAAGAAAATGATAAAGATTGAATACTATTATCGTAGTGTTGAGACTAATAAGTACACTTATGTAATAATAGATAATAGAATTATTCTCTTATTAAAAAATCAATTAAAGAGAGTTTCATCTAATTATTTATTACACCACATAGAGTATAAAGATATTTGTTTTAATTTTTATAGAGACGCTACAAAAATAAAGGAAGAAATTATATCTGGAATTAATTCAGAAGATATTAGAAAAGCTTTAATTAAAGTAATAAACACTACTACTGGACTTTTTAATCTTAAAAAATCCATAACTCAATTTAATGAAATATATTATAATTATAAAAAATATTATGATAACTTTTCCACCAAACTTTAGAATATACGTAATAGAAACTCCTCTTAAACTAGTAGATATACACAATGCTCAAAATTATCTAACTTCTAAGGAATATAAAATAATATCAAATAGTTTTAGTGTATTTTCATTTCTAGGAAATAGAAATAATCTTCAAGAAGTTTCAAAGATTGTAAGTTTTTTGAAAGGTAATGATCACCTAGGAAAAAGTAAATACTATATTTCAATTACCTTAAATAATTTTGAAAAACCGTTCCGAAAAATCTGGACAGCAAAAAATATGACAAAATATGTATACAGACTGGATTTAATAACAAAAGAAAGTTTTAGGTATTTTAAAAAACATAATTCGGATATTATTACTATTGAAAAACCGAGTATTCCTGAAGAAGAATTTATTAAAATTATCTTGTATAATTCTTTAGCAATAATAGAGAACTGCGAAAAGGGATTAATAAACATAGATAATGCTGCTTATTATATGAGCAATTACAATTATTCTATTCTTAAACTATCTAAAGAAGAAGGTTTAATTTAGAAGAGAAAAAACTAACCAAGGATTTTATTTCCAAGGTTAGTTCTTTTTTTATTCGCTTTTTGCAGCGTCATGTTTACATATTTTGATCAAATAAATATATTTATTAACAGTTTCGAAAAAATCATCTGTTCTGTTAATAATACCTGACCACATTAAATCATCTCCAGCTTCTCTTTTTATTCCAGTTAGTAATCCTCTAATATCTACTAAGAGATTTTCAAATTCTAATGCTTCTGGAAGAATAGGGCTTAATGTTCCTGGTTGAATAAATCCCCAGAGAGCTTGAGCATTTTCCATAAGAGCATCATCAAAATCTTGAAATTCACCATCAAAATCATCAATTAATTTATGGATGCTCATAGTGGGTGCTGAGAAATGCAGTTCTTTCAATCTCGTGTGTATTCCATGAAATTGATTCTCCAAATTTAAAATAAACTTATTATTCATAACTTTTTTAATTTATAAATGTTTTATTTTCATAAACTCTGATAATGTTGTTTGACTAACTCCTAATCTTCTAGCTACTTCTGCTTTACTCAATCCTTTCTCAAGTAATCTTGTAATTTCACTATCTTTTCCATCTAATTTACGCTTCCTAGGAATTCCAACAGGTCTACCTAATCTCACTCCATTAGATTTCATCATAGCTAATGCACATTTTGTTCTTCGACTTATTAGCTCTCTTTCTTTCTGAGCACTAATTATATCAAAGAAGGTTTCATATACGGACATAGAATCTTCTTTTATTATCTCCCCTTTCCAGATAGGTAAGATAGCAGCTCCAGTTAACATACAATGATTTATAATTGACATCACCATATATACATTTCTTCCAAGTCTAGAAATTTCAGTAACTAATATTAAATCCCCTTTCTTTATTCGATCTAATATTAATTTTCCAAGAAGTCTAGCACTAGGTTTTATAGCCCCTGAGATGCTCTCTTCTATCCATGCATCTACTTCAATTCCATTTTCCCTACAATACCTGTTTATTTCGTACCTCTGTACTTCTACTGTTTGTTTTTCTGTAGATACTCGTATATAACCATAAATCATTAGATAGTTTATTTTTTAGTTATTAATCAACTCTTCAAACAGAGTTTCTTATCAATAATTAGGCTTTCACTTAAAAAATAAAGCAAAAAGAGCATAAACCTTGAAATTCTTATATATGGACGAAAAATAAGCGCTAAAGTTTCTGTCTATAAAACAAATAGAAAAATTAACAATTTAGTGATTAAAAAAACAAGTAAAATTGATGCTAAAAATTTAGTATGAATTCGGGTGAGTGTAAACGAGAAGCCACGAGTAAAGCTACTGAGAGGTAGTATAACATTTTAATAAAAAAAAAAATTAGTAGCTTTATGAATTACGGTAAAATCTTAAGCGTTGGCTTCAAAGTATTAGTTGCAGCAGTTGCAGGCGTAGCTGTATTTATTGGTGTAGATAAAATCAATACTAATAATGGCAATCAAAATGGTGGTTTTAGACAAAAAAGTATTCCTGACGATCCAAGTTTCTCTTCAGGATCAGAGTTTCAATCAAATAACAATACTCAGATCCAACAAGTAAAGAGAGATAGGAATGATAGTAATATTGTCGAGAAAATGAAAAATGTTCAGGATACTTGTGGAAGATTATTTACTTTCGTTCAATCATTGACAATGGTAGTAGATAATTTTAGCAGAATATTTAGAAATGATGGAAATAGTTATCTAAGTCAACCTTACTATGGTGACCCTTGGGGATATCGACAGCCTATTGATATGGGAAATGGCGTTTATTGGAATAGAATATCTCCATACATCATTGAAGCTTCGTCAACACCAGATCCAAGATATTATGGTCGATTATAAAATCTTAAGGAAAGGAAGGACTAAAGATTAATTAATTGCTACACCACCCAATAAAGAAGAAATATATATGTACGTTGTATAAAAATGCCTTCCGAAAATAATAAATTTATTATACAACGTACTTACGAAAGAACTTGTTATGCCATAGGAAATTATCCTATGGTTTTTATTTTTCGCTTCAAAACCTTATTAGTGTACAAAATAAAAGAGAAGTATGGAAAAAGAATTTGTTGTATATGGGAAAAAGAAATTTAACCTAGAGAAATTCAGAAAAATTAAAAACAGAAAAGGATGGTGTAAACCTAAAGCTGGATTATGGGCTTCTCCGATAGACTCTAAATGGGGATGGAGAGATTTTATAATATCTGTAATGGAATCCTGGAAGAAAGATCTACAAACATATTTTAAATTCAAACTTTCTTCTACAGCTAAAATTTATATCATTGATACATTAGAAGATTTATATCAAGTACCGTTTAAAAGAATATTAAAACTTCAACCTGCTCTTTCAGATTATTTAATTGATTTTGAAAAGATGGTATCCGAAGGTTATGATGGAATATTACTTACAGAGAATGGTCAAAATGAAACTAGAATGCCTGAGTTTAGTGGATTATACTATAACGGAAAAAGTTTTAATCTTTATGGTTGGGATGTAGAATGCTTATTAGTACTTAATCCTAGGTGTATAGTTCCAGTAAATTCACTAAAAAGAATCAACTTAAAGAATGGAAGGAATGCATGGAAGAAGAATGTAGTGATAGCAAGAACACAAAAATCTATATCTCAAGATGATCCTGAAATTTTAGAATGGAAAGGAGAAACAGAAGATACAATGATACTAGAAAGAGGATCAACATACGGTTCTAAAAAAGCATTTATCAGATCTCTCAGAAAGTTACAATATAAGATCGGAGATGATCCAACTTCAAAATTTATCTTGAAGTAAAAAAAGAATAGAGAAGAAACTTTAATTGTTCTTCTCTTTTTCTTTCTTCTATCTATTATATAGTCTGATTATCATATTCTTCTTTAGTTAATAAACTTCCTGAAAGATAATCATAAGCACTGATTAATTTAACAGATTGTTTAAAAGAATGAATCTCTTGTATTCGAAGTTCTCGTCTTTCTATGTCAAATACCTCTAGAAATTTAACTTCAAACCATGCAAGTTCTATCACATCAAGATCTTTCCAGTATATAATATCTCCTGGTTGTAAAGAATCTATAAACTTCTGTACTTTCTTTTCTTCGGCTAGAATTTTTAATAAACTTTCTACTTCTACTATATTTTTTTGACTTGATCCTATTCCTATAATTGGATTAAATCTTCTTTTAATTCCAATAGATAATAATCCTATATCACCTCTTTTCATTATAATCTTTAATTAAATCGTTATACTTTTCTGGTATTTTCCCAAAATCTATATCTTTATATACTTGACCTATTCCATCTTCCATATATCTCAAAGAAAACATTAATTTCATAATCTCAATGTAACTATCTTTTGTATATCTAGGATCAGAACTGAGAATATATTCAAATTTTAAATTATCCTTAAAATAATTCTCGATTAAATATTTTTCAAATTCTTCAGGAGATAAACTACATAAATCCTTGGACTTATCACCGAATAATTTACTCGGCGCATTACATTCAAGAGTTCCAGTTATAGGATTAGTTGTAAATATAAAATCTATATCAAAATCAGATCTAGTATTTACATGCCTATAATCAAATCTAGGCACCGAGGAATGTCTTTCGGTGATATCCCAAAATGAATCATAACACTCATAAAAATCATACTTCATAAGAATTGGTTTAAAATTTTTCATAAAGTATTCTAAGTTTCTATAATGTGCTCTAATAGTTCCTAATTCATGTTCGGTTGGGTTCTCTGATATCCATAATACTTTCTCAAAATTATCTTCGAACTCTTTACCTTCTACTATTATTCCAGTTCCTTCATCACAAAAAGAATTAGTCTTTTCTGGATAAGTAATCAAAGTCTTAAACCATGCTCCTGTGACTTCTACTCTCGAAAAATCAATCTCAAATTCAGTCCCTTCAGGAAGAGATTCTAGTTCTTTGGTATATTCTTCTGTATATCTTGTAAATAATGTAACATGCCCTAAAGTATCTTTCTTTTCTAAATCGGTATACTCTAAGTAACCACATATAAATTGATTTCCTGCAGAACTATATCCTCGCTGTACTAAGAAATCTATATAATCTTTAGCAGTCTTCATCTTTAAAAAAGTCAGTTAAATAAATAAATGTAAATGTAAGTGTAGTCCAATTATCTATACCACTAATAGTACTATATCCAGATATAATAACAGGATACTTGATTGGTAAGAAATAAGGATTTGTATATCCCTTAATACAATCATTTTCTGGACCATAGTATTCAAGATGAAAATTGTATAGTTCATTTAGTTTTTTATAAAACTCAAGCCATTCTTTAGGAGACTCTATTAGTTTTTTCATGCTCAAATCCATTATTTAATATTCCCAACCATTCTTCTGTTTTTTGTACATCTCTCTTCATCTCGGAAACATTCATCCAAGAAAAATAGAGAACAATACAATCTGGATAATCCTCCCTAGTTCTAAATACTGAAAATTCTATCTTATCACCTATCGACATCTCTCCATAAAATAAAATTTTTCCAGAATCAGAAAACTTAGAATATGTAAATGAACAATCTGAATTATTAATCATGAAATTTCCATGTTCTGTCGGAAATAGCTCACATAGACCATATTTTATTTCATTATATACTTCACGCTTTTTTGTCATACATTAATAAGTTTTATAATTCTTTCACGTATAGATATAGGAATTCTATCAATCTCAACAATACAAGGATCAGATAATAATTTTTCTGCCTCTACATAACCTTGACAAACAGATATTATTCCGGCCGCGTCTTCTATAATTGTTAAAAAAGCATAATACCTCGAATATGTATAAGTTATATTTTGAACTTTTATATATGTATTTCTTTCAATAATATCACCGGCCGTATTTTGATCCTCCACAGTTCGATAATAAACAGATCCTATTGTAACGCCTCCTAAACTCGACTTCATCAATTCAAAATAAGTCCTAGTATAACCTAGAGAAGGAAGAATGGAATCTAAAGGCGTTTTCCATGTTTCTTCTAATTCTTCTTGTGTTGTATAAATTTTTGCATCCCTAAGATTAATTTTTGCTGGATCTAATATTATTAACATAAGTCATTGATATAAAAAGAGCCCAAGGAAATTATCTCCAGGCTCATTATTTTTACTCTATTCCTAACGTATCTTTGCATAACTGAATTTCGGCCGGATCACCAGTATGTTTTCCTAAGTCGTCTGAAAGTTTTATGCAAGGAATCCAAGGTTTATTTTCATTCATCCTACATCTTACTAATTTCATTACTATATTAGCAGGTTTAATTCCTGGAATATCACAAGTAAGATTAGTTCCTATTCCTGCGACAGCTTTTTTGATTCTTCCTGCACAATATTCAGAAATGTCTTTGAATTTTTCCATATCAAGTGCATTAGAGAATACCACTGTTTTATCTTTAGGATCAACTCCTAGCTCTTTCAAACGATTAATCATAAGATTCACAAACATATATTCATCTCCAGAATCTTGTCTAAAACTTGGAAATAAGAATGCATGTTTTCTAGAAAGCTGATCGAAAAATGCTTTAGAAGTTATCGTATCTGTAAGTACGCAACCAAGCTGAGAATCATATACATCTTCCCAATTTTCCATCATTACGTACGATCCTTGACGATATCCATACATACTATTCATAAAACTACAAAGCTGATGATTCATAGTTCCTTGAGGAATCATATTATACTTCATAGCAAAATAAACATTACTAGTTCCAGTACAATAAGTTGATTTCTCTTTCAACATTCTAATTACCTCTTCATGAACATTGAATGAATATCTTCGACGTAAGCCAAATTCACAGAACCAAAGCTTTTCTCTATTTGAAAGTTCTATTTTCTTTTCAAGTTTTCCTAAGACTTCAGACATATCAACCTTGTCTTCTTTATGCATCATCTCTGACAATGTTGCAAGAATTGGTATTTCATAAAGTGCCATTCTATACATTTTGTCGATAACACTGATTTTAAGATGATGTTTTTCGTCTAAAGAAATGTTAACTTTCTCTGGATCGAATCTCCACTGTCTTAACCATTCCCAATAAAATTCTGGAATGTATTTAATTCTATTCTTTACCCATTCAAACTCCTCTGGAAGAAGTTTAAGATTTTTAATTGTGTAAAGATTTCTTTTAAATTCTTCTACAAATTCCTCAGTGTACTCTGTGTTGTTTCGGTCAAAAAATACTAACTCTCCAATACTATCTGGAAATTTTCTAGAGAAGAAATGTGATACACTAAAACAATAAAGATCTTGTTCTAAAATACTTTTAATCATAACTGTTATTAATTTTGTTTATATAAGTTTTCATATCATATATAAGAATTTGCGGGCCTGAGGAATTCAAACCCTAATACATGACATAGAACAATTATAAAAGAAATTTTGTAGTTGTTCTTTTTGTTTTGATCTAGTAACATAATAAAAGGGTGAGTATTATAAATTAGCTACTTATAAGAAAACCCTTCTTTAATTGTTATTGTGTTACTCGATATATAATTTATATAACCTTAAAATTTATTAAAATTATGTTACAGAATCATTTAAAAACAGAACTTCCATCAGAATGGAGAAACCTATTTAAACATCACGAATCTTACCCCGAAGACTACTATGATGTCGCAGAAGTAGAATTAAACTCTGGAGAAAAGAAAATTTTAGTTTTAAATCGTGAAACGGATGATCTTATGGAGTACTATTATGATGATATTCCAGATAATCAATGGATAGATCTTGAAAAATTTTTTAAATTTGAATTAATTGATCGAAATGAAAATTTTAAGAAATTATTAGATTATGATTTATCTAATATATACTTTATTAATAAGTATGGCGCAATTCAATGTAATTATAAAGGAAAAGTAAGAAAATCTAATCTTAAAAATAAAATTTCAAATAGAAGAATATATCCCGAAAGAAGCTTTTCTTTATTTGATATTAGTATTCATGTTTATAATCACTCTTTAATCGCTTATCTATTTATTCCTAATTTATATCCAGAAGTAAATAATATAATAAACCATAAAGATTTAAATCCCTTAAATTTTTGCAAAGAAAATCTGGAGTGGATTACTTATAGCGAAAACAATAAGGCAGAGAATAGATTAAATAATTTTTGTCATAAATACAAGTATCTTCAAATCGATCCAAAAGATAAAAAAGTTATTAAAGAATGGTATAATGCTAGTGAACTAAAGAAATATTTTCCAGGCTATAGAAAAGTGTTATGTGGAATTAGAATTACTTACAAAGGTTATGAATGGAAAAGAATAGACTTAACACTCGAAGATTATAAATCTCGTCATCCAGTTATAGAAAATGGATGGTATCTTAACCCATTTATTACCTCTCATAAAGTTGAAGCCAATCTTTGTGGAATTCTAAAGATTAATGGAGTAGAAAATATAGGTACTTTAGAAGAAAAAGAACAAAGGTATAGAATAAAAATCGGAGGAAAATCAATTTTAGTTCATAGATTAGTTTATGAAACTATTTCTGGGAAAAAGATAGAAGAAAATAATGTAATAGATCATATTCAACCTGTTCGATCTGTAGAGACAATTAATAATGAATACTCTAATCTAAGAGAAGTAACTCAAAAAGAAAATATGAATAATCCGGAAACTCTTTCTTATAGAAAGAATAAATAAATTATTAAGGATAGATATAGTAAGACTATATCTATCTTTTTTTCAACGTACAAAATAAAAAGAGGGAAATTAATCCCTCTTCTAAACAACTACTTTCTTAATTCCATTAATAAATGATTTACTAAACTTTACTAGTTCTCGATCTCTAGCTACTAAGGCTAATCCTAAAATAAATGGAACTTGTAAATTTTTTATTATCTCTTTATACCAAGGATCGATAATATCACTCTTAATGCAATATTTTCTCATTGACCCATAAAGTTCCTTAATCGCCTTGCTTTGATATTTTAGGTACTTAGTTTTTTCTAATAATTTTTTAAACCTCGCTTTTAATGCAAAGACCACTCTTGATTTCTCAATAAATTCGTCTTCAGTAATTGTTCCTTTTTCAAATTCAAGTTTTACCTGTTTGAAATTAATCTTTTCAAACTTAACTTTTAACTCTTGAAATTCTCTTCTGATTTTTTCTCTATTTGTCTTTTTCATACTATAAAAATTTAAAACTCCCTAAGCTTTTTATTATTGCTTAAGGAGTATGTTTTTTCTCATATATAAGGCTTTGAAGGAAAATAAAAAGGAGAGGAATTTTTATTCCTCTCCATACATAATAATTTTAGATTTCAAACAAGTCGAGAATATCCTTCCAACATTTTATAGTTGTTATGTCAAATGATTTTGTAAACTTTTCTCTATACTCATCTATAGTCAGTTCTGTTCCAACGGTTTCGCCTCTATAGGTTTCCAACCAAGCGGTAAATTCGTTATTTCCCTGATCTTGAGAATGTTTTAACATAAAGAGTGTCCTACATACTCTTTTTGGTTTAATTTCTGTTTGCTCATCTAAACTTTTAATTACAATAATCGATCTTACGCGATTATTACAATCTTTCGGCATGAATAGTTCTCTTAAATTCTCGCCGAATTGATTTTCGATATCATCTTCTGATACATAAAATTTTGATCTACCATGAACTCCAATTTGAACTAGAGTTGCATAATAATTGTTCTTTTGCTCTTCTTGGCCTTCTAATACTGCTGACCAAAGTTCTTTTAAATTTTTCATAATTATTATTTTTATTTGCCTTCTATTTGCTTCAGGCATTGCGTTATTATTGTCTCAAAAAGTAAAAAAGACATAGTATATCTAATTTAAAAGATATATTATGTCTTTAGATAATATCAGATATTTCTATCTTTTATTACATATATAAGGCTAATAGGGTTTCTTAGAAGGTATTATTTTTTCTTTCTGCACAGTGATATAGAATTCGATTAAAAACTAGTTCCGCCTAAAAATGTTTCAAAGCCTTATATATGAAGAGAAAATAAATGAGCTAGCTCCTAAAGTATATATTGCAGATATACAAAAGAAGCTAGCATTAATTTTTTAAAGTTAAAGAAAAATTCATAGAATAAATTTAATCCGTAGAAAAAGGTGTAATTAAAATGATTATTTCTATGAATAATAAAGAAATTATTCAACATATCATCATTGCAATTATCATGACACTAATGATGATATTTCTAGAGGATGATAACATTCTCATAGATATATTCAATCACGCTATTGCTTTGGCAAGAACAAAAATAGAGTGTGATAAATTAAAAAATAAAAGAGTAGATTAATTCTTTTACCCTAGGACTTAAACGGTTCTAGGGATTTTATTTTTTCTTTAACTTCATTATTAAGGAACTCAACCATCTGTAAGAGCAAAATCAACCTCTCTTAGGATAGTGGGTTATTTTGGCTCATTTTATAGGTTAAGATGGCTAAAAACATCAAAAATAACCCACATTTCGCTACCTTTTTCTAATGTATACCTTATATATGTATAGAGTTGTTTAATCTTTAATTTTATTGTGTTATGAAATATAGAATTAGTGAGTATTGTAAAGTTCAAAAAATTTCAAGAGGTACAGTGTATAGTTGGAAAGAAAAAGGTATAATCTCAATGGAAACAGATAGACAGGGTAGAGTCTGGGTCATTGAAGAAGATCCTAAGAAACTTAATCCAACCGTAGCTATATATACACGCTCTGAAGAAAAAGAAGAATTAGAAAAGCAAAAAGAGAGATTATTACTATATTGTTCAGCTAAAGGATATGTAGTAGATCAAGTAGTCGAAGAGAATATTGGACTAGATTCAGAAGATACACCTGAATTAGAAAAATTACTATTATCTTCGGCCATTGATATTATAGTAACTGAAGGAAAGGACCGAATAAGCCTGAGTTCTTTCGGTCTAATATCTAAGTTACTTGAATCTGCCGGCCGAAAAATAGAAGTAACTAATCTCTCTTCAGGACTTACAGCAAAAGAAAAAACAGAATTAATTAAAAAACTTAAACTATAATGAATGAAAATTTAATAAGAGGAATAATATATCTTAGAACTAGTCCCTCTGGAAAATATTATGTAGGACAAACATGTAATGAAGAAAGAAGACAAAAAGATTGGATGAATTTAAACAGAGATTATTCTGGTGGATTGATAAATAATGCAAGAAATAAATACGGACCAGAAAATTTTCAATATGAGATATTATTTGAGGTAGAATTAGCAGATAAGGATGAGGTTATCAAAATTATTGATGAGAAAGAAATATATTTTATAGAAAAGTATGATAGTACGAATCCCGACTATGGATATAATATTTCTTTGGGTGGAAAAGGTGGTTATATTACTAATAAAGATTATATTAAAAACAATTATTATGCATACAAAGATATAGAGATAGTACAACTTTCAGTTGGAGGAAACTATATCAATACTTGGAAGGATGTTTATGAAGCATCTACATCTATAGATAAACAGTCCATAAATATTATAAATTGTTGTAATAATAGAGTTATGACAGCTTATAATTATGTATGGATGTTTAAATCAGATTATGAATTAATATCATCTAACTTTAATAACAAGTTTAAAAGAAATATTTATGGAGTTGTTCAGTTAGATTTAAATGGAAAATTCATAAAAGAATTTTCCACTTCTATGGAAGCGGAAAAAGAAACAGGTATTTTATGTGGGTCTATTACTGCTGTATGTAGAAATTCTCCAGGTCATCGAACAGCGGGAGGCTATAGATGGGTATTTAAAACTGATTATGAATCTGGGAATTATGATAAAAATTTAGAATATAAAAACATTTCTAGAAAAGTAGTTCAATTTAATATATCTGGTGATATTATAAAGATATGGAATAGTATCAAAGAGGCCGCAGAATATTATAAAACAGATGATGAGTCCATAAGAAAAGCTGCTGATTTATCAAACTCTACAAAAACTTCTAATGGGTTTAGATGGATGTATGAAGAAGATTTTAATACATTATCAATAAATAAACTTCCTTCTATCAAAAAAGAGAGAAAAATATATTCTTCTATAGTACAATTAAATATAGATGGAAATTTTATAAAAGAATGGGAAACTGCAACAATAGCAGGAGAGTCTCTTAAAATAGATAGGCATGGAATTTCTAATGCATGTAAAAATGATGTAGATAATAATTATTATGGAGGATTTAGGTGGATGTATAAAAATAATTATGAATCTACAAAAATTACGAAATTATCAAACAAACCTGAAAATAGACGTAACACTCCGATTGTTAAGCTAGATTTAAATAATAATTATATTTGTGAATTTAAATCAATAAAGGATGCGGGATTAAGTAAAGTATTTACTTATAGTCATAATCTAGGAAAGAAGATAATAATTTATAAAGGTTATAAATGGATAAGAAAAGTAGATTATCAGGAAATAATTAAAAACAACCAATTATTAGACATATAAACCTTATAGATGAGAAGATATTATTGTGTTATCTTCCCACTATTTATAAATGAAAACATATTTAATATTGAAATTTTTAATAAAAACTAAATTTATTTATGGAGAATAATAGTAACGAAATTAGAGTTTTAGGATTTCCAGAAGCAATTCGTACTAGACCAGGCATGTATTTAGGAGATGTATCTGATACTACTCAGCTTTTAGTAGAAGTTATTGGAAATATTCAAGACGAAGTTTCTGCATGTAGTACTTGTAATAGTGCGATTATTGATCAAAATTGGAATGGATATCAACTTTGTCAAGACTCAGGACGGGGAATGCCAATTTTCATGTCTGTTGATAAACCTAATCAAACAGCAATGGAGGTAGCTCTTACAAATATTCATGCAGGTTCGAAATTTGGATCGACCTCTGATGTACGAGTAGGAATGAACGGTTGCGGTCTTAAGGCCTGTGTAGCTTGTTCCGAAAGATTTATTATGATGTCAAAAGTTACTCAAGATAATTATAATAAATCTTTGCCAATTGTAGAAGAAGTATGGAATTCTTATGGACCAAGATCTAAAAAAGATATATATTATGCTTTATTTTTTGAAAAAGGATATAAAGTATATGAAGGAGTAGATAAGTTGGATAACTTAGAAAAATTAATATTTAGTTCTGAAAATCCTCAGTATGAACCGTTACCAAGAGGATTTAATACAATAGTATTATTTAGAGGTGATCCAGAAATTTTCGAGAATACTTCATCAAAATTACCATTAAGGAGTTTACAATATTTCTTACTAATTCAAGAAAAATTATATAAAAGAAAAATTGAATTAATAGTAAATAGAGAACGTTTAAATGGTATATTTAAACCATTCAAATTTGAAATATTTAAAACAATAATTCCAGCAGATACTAGTAAAAATAAATATGTAACTGTATATACTACTTTTGAAACAGATCCAGAACTTGGACAAAAACAAGAATTCGGTAGTGTAATGGGTCTTGATGCAGAAGGAATTCATATAAATTATATAGAAAAATGCTATGAAGATGCTTTAAAAAATGAATTTAAAATAAAACATAAATATCTCACAAATGGATTAAAATTATGTGTAATCGTTATTTGTGAAGATGTTGTATTTAATTCTCAAAACAAAGAGAGATTAAAATCGATATCTAAAGTAAAACAGTCTGATTTTGGAGATATTACTAAAGAATTTCAAAAGATATTCAGAAATAATCCAGAATATTGGCAAGAACATGTAGCTAGGTTAAACTACTTAGCTGATTCAATGAAATCTCTTAGTGCATCCGAAAAAGCGCAGAAAATGATTGATGACGCTCAGGGAAGAAATATGTTTAAGTCAAGGGTTGAATTAATAGAGGGTTTTAGTGACGCAACTGGAAAAAACAGATGGGATTGTGAATTATTCCTCTGTGAAGGTCTAAGTCCAGCAGGATCACTAAAAAGTGGAAGACATAACACTCAGTTCCACGCAGTACTCCCGTTAAGAGGTAAGATACTTTCGGTGCTAGATAAGACTGTAGATCAGGCACTAGATAATAAAGAAATTCATACTATATTCAAAGTAATTGGACTTGGTATGGATGTAAATAACGTAACAAAGGATGCAAAATCTTTTGAAGAAGCTTATGAATTGATAAAAAAATACAGCCGTTATGGTAAAATTGTTATCGCAGTTGATGCGGACCCTGATGGCGAACAGATAAAAAAATTAATTCTATATTTATTTGGAAAATTCGGAAGATTTTTGATAGATTTTGGAATGGTTTATCAAATAATGTCACCAATATTTGAACAAGGTGATAAAAAGTTCTATCCTGGAGATCCATTACAAGATAATGGAATATTTCCGATAGGATTAGATCCGAGTAAACCATTTTTTCGCAGAAAAGGTCTAGGAGCTTTTAATTCTGAAGATATTTATGATATCTTTTATAATCCGGCAACTAGAAAATTAATTCAAGTAACTCCGGATGGTTTCGACTATAGTATGAAACTGACAGAAGATATTGAAGAAAGAAAAAAACTATTATTTGATGCCGGAATTATAACTAATCCATATGGATTCACAGACTTATAAATATCCAAATATTCCAGAAGTTAAAATAGTAATATTACTTGGTGAACCACAAAATATATGTTGTGATAGAGCTAAGAAAATATTAACTAATAAAAACTCTGGAATTTATAGATTAATGAATAAGAAGAAAAAAGAATTCATAAATCTGTATCTGAATGAAGGAGATTTAGTAATGATTTCATATTCATTATTATTTCAAGGATATATTACAGTTACCAATTTAGAAAATAAAAAGAGTATGAAATTTAGCATTCCGGAATTAAATATCTTATATTATTATTTCGGAGAATTTAAAATAATTGATAATGGATTTACAGATTTATATAATTAATGGTATTGAAACTAGTAGGGATGTATTACCAACAATGAAATATTTAATTAAAGTAATTTCTAAGATGGATAAAAATACCTACTACGTAAATAATAAGAAAAGAGAAATATTTTTAGATGGAATTAACCTAGGAGATATGATTCTTCTAGAAATTCCTCCTATTCTTGAAAGTAGTGCACAATCAGGAATGAGATCTGTAAGAACTAAGATAACAAATCTTAGAAGTAATAAATCAATAATAGTTCCTGGAAGTGCAATTGATGAATTTTGGGATGCTATGAAAGAAATACAAGTAATAGATCATGGAAACATTTAAAATGGGAAGTTTCAATACACAAGAATTACCTACAGTAAAATATACAGTTCAGGTAATTTCAATGGACAAATGTATTGAAATGAGCTACAGTACGAGTAAAACTTTTGAAAAATTTATAAGAGATATTAAACAAGGAGACCTAATTCTTCTAGAATATCCACCAATAGTTATATCTAAAAGTGGAATTGGAGGAGGAATTATGTCTTTCTCAATAAAAATAACAAATCTTAATTCAGAGAAATCGATTTCAGTAAAAGCAGGAGTATCTGAAGATTTTTGGTATAATTTAGATGAATTTAGAATAATTGAATAATATGGCTAGAAAAAAGAAAGAAATAGAATTACCACAAATTACACAAGAAGAATTAATTCAACAAAAAGCTATTGGAGAAATAGCAAGAGATGCTTTTTTAGATTTTGGTAATTATATTAATAATCAAAGACATACAGCATTTATACAAGATGGTTGTAAACCTAGTTATAGAAGATTAATATATTCAGCTCTTCAATTTCCAAAAGGGAAGATGATACCTAGTACTACAGTAATTTCAAGTGTAGCAAACTATCATCCTCATAGTCTTTCCGGTATTGAAGAACTTAATGCTAATCTCGTACATACTGGAGTTTTTGAAGGTCACGGTTCATGGGGATATACGGAAATAAATGGTGTATACAATCAGTATGCCGCTCCTCGATATACAAAACAAATGGTTTCAGATGTATACAATAGAGTACTTGGAGAATTGTGGAAAGAGGTTCCTATGGTAGAATCGCCAGTAGGACCAATGGAAATATCTTATCTTCCACTTCCTATACCTCTTTGTCTTTACATGAAAACATCGGTAACTGGTCTGTGCATAGGTGTTAAGAATGATTATCCGAATTTTAGTCCGAAATCATTATACCAAGCCTATATAAATAATAACCCGTTACTCCTAGAACCGAATGCAAACTTAATAATTGACAAAGAAAATTCAGAACTTGATAGATTATGGAAAACAGGTAAAGGTAGAGTAATATATTCATACAAATTAACAAGAGTAACTGATGATTTTGGTAATCCAGGAATATTATTTGAAGGAGATACTTTCTTATTTACACCTAATTTTAAAAAGTTTAAAAAACTTGCAGAAGAAGGAAAAGTATATATGGAAGATCTTACTGATATTAATGGTCCTAAAATGGTAATATCTAAAGTTCCAGGAGCAAGAGGAATATCTATTGAAGAAATTGAAGATCTAGCAAGAAAGTGTTGCTATAGTGCTACAAACTACACAACAAACGTAACTACTGGATCCACAATGTTTCGAATTGGTTTATATGATTGGTTAGATTATACTTATAAAAATTACATAGATCTAATTGTAAAAGTAAATCAGAAGAAGATAGAAAAAACTACTTTTGATATTGCGGTTTTAGAGGCTATTCCATTAATTTCGGATTATATATTAAACAAAAATCCAAAAGCAACTGACGAAGAGATTATGAAAGTATTTGGAATGCCTCAGGAAATAGTTAGTTCTGTTATGTCAAAGCCTATCAGTTACCTTAGAAAAAATAAAGATACTTCGGATCGTATAAAAGAGCTCAAGACAAGATTGAAAGAGCTTAAGAAATTCGATCCGGTAGCATATACTGAACAAATTATTAATCAACTTTAAAAAATATAAGATATGAAACAAGAAAAATACCTAGTATCAGAGATGTTTGATGATGAAGCTATGGCAATTGATTGGAAATATGTACCTGAATCATTTCTCCCTAAAATATCAAAAAACCTATATAATGTATCAGCAGTAAGAGAAGATGGGACAATAGTAGAAAGGACTGTTATATTCATTAAGCCAGTTGATGTATTTGTTAGGGATGTAGATCTTACTGAATTTGCTGGGATATTACTAGGGAAGGAGATAAAAAAATGAATTCCGTATATTATGGGAATGGATTAGATGCTTTTATCGAGGCTATTTACTTACAAGAAGAGATAGATCCTTCGGTAGGTAGTCTAATTCACGTTAACCCAAAGAATCCAACATATATAACCGGAAAGATAGTGATAATTAATACGGCCGACTACTCAATGGACAAAATAATGACTCTGGTAAGAAATAAATGTAAAGTTATTTCTAGAACATCAGAACCAGGAGAGTGTCAGGGAGTCGAAGTTTGTCCATATATTCTTCGGCCGTGTTTTGATGTGATATGGAATGGGAGAACAAAAAAAATAAATACTCACCCTGAACTAGATAAATTTTTAGAAGGAAATGAAGATGAATGGAGTATGATTTTCCCGGACTACAAATTATATTTCCCTAAACTAACAATATGGGATAAAAAGATTGTAGTAGATGAATATGGAAACTTGACCGGACTTGGATGGATTTTACAACAAACAGGAGTAAATCTTATCGAAGGTACTCCATTTAATGACTTAGATCTAGTAAAAACGAAAAAGCTAGATTTTATGTCCTAAGAAGAAAAATAAAAGAAGGAGAACTGTAAAAAGTCTCCTTCAAATTTTTTATTTTCTGGTTCTTAGGTTTTCTATTCTATCTACAGAAATGAATTTATTATCTCCTATAATTTTTCCAGATAATACAGTTCTGAGTTTTTCTCTCAATACATCTATATTATCATTCTCAAGAGATCGAAATGTTTTAGAGAATTCAATTAATACATTCTCATCAAAGTACATTAAATGCAAAATTCCATATTCAATAGTATAGACAGATTCAATAAAACCACCAAACCTTTCTTCATAACATCTTTTAATTATATGAATAGTTTTCGGAAATCTTAGTAATTTAATCCCCCCTCCTTTTCTGTCTATTTAAAAATCTTTCACTAACATTTACATCATTACCAGGAGTTATCTCATTAGATAATGATGAATTATGTACTTTTCCTCCACTTCTTTCACCTATAAATCTTTGGTATAGATCTACTAGGTCTCTTCTTACGAATCCTCTATAAGATTCATCGATTAATTCTTGTTCAATTTTCATTTCTTTTAAGTTTGTTTTTCATGTAATAAACTACACATATAAGGCTCTTAAGGTCTAAACCTTATAAATAGAAATAAAATTAATATAACTTATGAATACAGACCTAATTAAGATATTTGCTATGGGATGCAAATATTATGCAGAAGAGATTGAACAAGGATATATCATTCCAACGTATCTTTTAAAAGAAGATAACACTCACATCTCTATTATTAAAAATAGAAGAGATGCTCTTATCGCTAATGAAAGTAGTTTTTCAAAAAAGTTTGAAGAAGATATAGAAAAAATAAAAAATGAATTAACGCAAGAAAAAGATTTTACAAAGTATATAAAAGAATTTCCCGTTCCAATAATGGATAGAGAGCTCTGGAAAGAAATATTAACTAAAGAGAAAGTTCCAAAAACTCGAACAGAACTTTGGGAGAAACATTATATACTTTCTGATTATTTCTTTTATAAAGCGAAATTCATTGTAGAAATTGATTCTAGTTTTCATGATGAAAAAGCTATTGATGATAGAGTTAGAGATACTTATATGTACTTCAAATATGGTCTTCCTACATATCGTTTTTATGAATATGGAAAAAGTACTATAGTAAGAGGTAAATTCTATAAATCTATCAAGAAAAATATTAAAAATAGTTATAGTAGTTTATCTGGATTAAATGTATATAATAACTATATGTTTGATTTTTCTGATATAATTGTTAATAACTTTATCATTAGTAATAAAGGAGCCTTAGAATTCATAGATAAACTTTATAGATATATCGGAGGTTATAATAATTTTAAGTTTAGAAAAGGAATAATACTAACTTTGAGAGATATTTATAATATAGATTCGAGAAATTTTGGAGTATTTACTAATAAAGATCAATTAAATATGTTCCTAGATAATATAATAGGAATAATGAGATCTGTTTTTAAAGTATCATTACATATTCACCAATCTATGTTATATACAATAGAAGAAGTATTATGGGCACTTTCTGAAAAAACAAACACATCTAGATGGGATAATATAAGAGGAACTAAAATCCCCTATTGGATAACTCGAATATTTGGTAATCCAGAACAAAATGATAGAGTTAATTGGAACAACATGGAAAAAGAAAAGATAGATGATAATATACAAGAATTAATAAATAATCTACAAAAATTTGGGTATTTCTAAACCCCTGAAATTCTTATATATGGTAGAAGATAGAAATTTTATATACCTCTAAGGTCACTGTAAAATTCTATAAAGGTATTTGTAATTATTATCTTTGGGAAATACTCATGATAGTTAAGAAATTAACTATTAGAACTTCAAAAAGATATACCCTTGTAGCGATAAAGGTTAGCTAAGATAAATTGAACTTAAAGTAAGTACGACTTTTTGGAATATTTATCAGGTCAGGTAGTGGATTGCGAAATAAGTTTGGTCCATTACCATTTTTTTTCAGAAGAAATTTCTAAACCCCTGAAATTCTTATATATGAAAGAATTAGGTGTTCGGTCCGGGCGGAAGTCACGGGTAGCCTAACCTAAATTAACTATATGCTTATGATAGTTAACATTTTCTTATAAGCTACCTTGTTGTATATGGTTAACAGTGTAGGAGGATTAAGTAGTTAATTTCATGCTAAAGTCCTACAAGTAGATGGAAGAATAATAGATAAGTAATTTTACAAGAGTACATAATCAAGTAAAATGAAAAGGTCTTGAAATTCTTCTATTGTTTTTTTCAAAAAGAAAAATAAAGGCAAGAGAATTAAACTCTTGTCTTTTTTAATTTAAAAAGTTTTCCAGCAAATATCCAAGCTATCTCGGATATAAATTCCTCTTTTGATGAATATTTAGAGAGATTTTCAGAAACTCTTGATATCTCAGGGCTCATCTTCCTCCACTTTGAATATTTTTTCGGAAATGTTGATATAAGATGACCTATAATATTATCAACTTTTTGAAGTGAGTTCTTAGAAAATTTATGAGACTCATCAAAAAATATATAGGAGTTTATTAATTGTAGCCCTATCCCAATTAACATTCCTCGTTCGACTGGTTTTGTATCTTCTCCCCAAGAAAAGTATCGATTTAAACGTCCTGCTGAATTTACTTCTGGATCATCTAATATCTTAAGAAATTCTAAAAACGGTATAAGACTTCTTTTCATTTATTTTCTTAATTGTAAAAATCTTCCCAATAAAAAATTTAACTACTTCCTTTAAGATAACTTCATCACTTCCATAAAGTAGATTAGATGAGTCTAAGTCTATATATCCCCACTTACTATATTTTTCTGGATATAATTTTATTAATTCATCTATAATCCTATTAATGCTAGGAATGCTTAATCTAATAAAACTTCCTCCAGCTCCTTGAATTTTTAAACTAAGAATGAATATAAAGATGAACGTCTGCCAAACGAGATATTAAATTTTAAATCAACATAATTTCTGTTTTATCTCTATATTGAAGTGAACCCCTAGAATCAGAGTATTTATTTTTATACTCTTCTAGATTTTCTAAGAATTCAGGATACGAAATCATTATTCTTTCCATATTTCTTAAGTGTTATTATTTTTCCCACTAAATTATCTTTAAGCCATATTGCTAAATCTTCCTTAGTTTTTATACTTCCTATACTATTAAGATCGATTTCACTAGACCACCCAATCAACTCTGTATGATATACTATAAGAGTGTGATAAACTGGATCTAAACTATTCGCATATTTACACAAAGAATGAATTAAGATAAACTTATGGTAATAGTCATCAGCATATTTAATTGTATGAAATCTTACTTCTAAATACTTTGCAATTTCTTCTCCATTATTTAAAACATCTATTATTGATATCATCTCTCAATCCTCCAAACTCTTATATATGCATAAAAAATAAAAAATAATTATATAAATCATTCTGATAAGATCTGGCTTGTGAAAGTCGGATCTTAATTTTCTTCTCTTGATAACAATAAATCAATAACTCTAACCTCGTTTTTTCCATGTCTTTTTATTGTTATCAATTTTCCAACTAAATTACATCTTAACCATTCTTTCAAATCCCCTATTGTTTTAATCTTCGCATAACTTCTAGTATTAACTTTCCCTCTCCATAAATCTATACCCTCTAAAGCAGTGGCAAACGTTAATTTCTTTAAAGCTATTATTGCTCCATTAGATATTGATTCAGCAAGAAGAATTAAAGAAATTATAGCTTTTAATTCTGGATCTTTAGTACGATTAAATTTACTTAGCAGATTAAACTCTACTCGATTTTCTAGTATATACTCAAAATCTGCAAAACTTATCATTATTTTCATATCATAAGTAAGGATTTTGCTCTTCTCTGCACTAGTGAATCTTATATATGATAATAAAATAAAAGAATATGACTACAGAAGAAATTATACAAACAACAAGAAACTTAATATCTGAACATTTTTCCGATATAACATTTATAGAAGAAGGACATAAGTATTTTATAGGAACTGAAGAATATACACCAGTTTCTAATATAATCGAAAACTTTGTTAGACCCTTCGATAAACATACAATCTCAGAACGATATGCAAAAAAGAATGGAAGAACTCAAGAAGATGTCCTCAGAGAATGGAAATATAAAAATGTAAAATCAGTAACACAAGGAACGAAGTATCATGAATTTGGAGAAGCAATGACATGGATAAAATGTGGTTACCCTGAATTAATTCCGACCAATATCCGAAGGCAATATATTCCAGAGGAGGGTTGGTTAATTCCCTTCGCACCTAAAGAAGAAAGTATCCTCAAATTTTATTCTGAGTTACCGCCTTCGATAATTCCGGTCGGTGCAGAATTCAGGATGTCATCAAAGTATATCCCAGAAATTAATACTAAATTTTGTGGAACTACCGACCTTCTATTCTACTATGATTCCCCTGATAACCCTGGATTTATTATAGGAGACTGGAAAACAAATGAAGAACTTACGAAAGATTATCAGAGGTCGAAGGGAATCACAATGTATCCTCCCTTTGATGATTTAATAGATGAACCCCTAGGACATTATACCCTACAATTTAGCATGTATCAATTAATGTTAGAATCAATTGGCTTAAAGATCCTGGGGAGAAGATTAATTTGGCTTAAAGGAGATGGAACATACGAAACTATAAAGATCGATAATGTCTCAGATAAACTTCTTAAAATACTATAATTCTAATCAAACTACACTGGTCCGAGATGGATAGGTGTAGTTTCTTTTTGTTGTACCTGAAAGAAAAAAGAGAGAAACCTTAAAAGTCTCTCCCTATATTTCCTAAAGTGATACAAATCCATCAAACCTATAATAAGCTATATAAACCGTCTCGCCGTTGTGTTCATGACGTTCTTTAAACTTAGACAACCTAAAAACCACATTCCTTTTTAACTCTGGATTATATTCCGTCATGAGAAATTTGGCGAGGTGTCTAATTTTTTCATACTTCACTTTTTTCTCGATCTCTGCTAGGACCTCAAACTTTCCATGAACCTGTACTAAATGCTCCGTACAATTCAAGTAATCCTCTAAGTTCTCAAGTTCAAAGCCAACTACTATTCCTTTCTCTGGTAAATTGATCTTTTCTTCCATAGTCTTATATTTTTAATTATTAACTACACTTATAAGGAAATCAAAGGAAGAATAGTATCAAAACTACCCTTCCTTTTAAAAACTCAATTAAAATGCAAACACCTGAGTTTTATTCATCAGTCATACTCATTACAGTGTTCATGACTTTTGAGAGAATCTTAGTGATATCTTCTCATAGCTTTAAATTATTAAAGACTTTGAAAGCAATTTCAATTTGGTTATGTAAATAATCAAATATGCCCTGGACAATTAAGTCTGGGGTTCTTTTTTCCCACATATAAGAAAATCAGAAGTTTAAAGTAGCAAAACTTCATTTTTCTCTCTTTACTGTGAAAATCTTATTCTTCCCTGTAAAATTGAGTACTTCCCAATCTATAATCTGTTGTTTAGTTACAGATGTATTATTTAAGAATTGTAGGTCAACTTTCTTTACCCAACTATATTTAATCGGATCTATTTCTAGGAGAATAGAAAACCAATTATTAAAACAATAAGACGCCCTTCGATGAAAATTAGAAGGAGTTAGAAGAAAAGCTAGATTACTTATCATATAATCAATAATCATATCTTCATTATTCTCATGTTTATGATATTTGTGTATCTCTGAAAAATAATCTATATTAGAGATAAACTGGTAAAATTTTATTGGTAACTTCATAGCACTTATAAGGTTTTTATTCTATTGTAATTTATTTTTGAGGACTAAGGAACCCTTTATCATACCTTCCGTTCACCACTAAAGGGTTCACTCCAGGGCCCTACGGGCTCTAGATTGAATAAACTATATAGGATATAGATATTTATAAGAATTCGATCTCCTCCCAAAGGGAGATCGAATATATTAAGTGGAACTTTTTTAATCGAAAATAGATTTATTTTATATATGGTCAAATATGTCCTATTTAAATGACAATTTTGCGCTTCTACTAACTTTAAATCCTTACAATTGAATGAAGATTATAAAGGGTATCCCTAGTCTTCAATTTTATGTAACTGGATTCTGTATTAAAAAGAATCTATAAATAATAAATTAATTAAAAACTTTATAAAATTATGACTAAAGATAAAATTATTGTACCTAGAGGAATTAGGTATATAGGAGAATGGAAAGATTTCTGTTTTTCTAATTTCCCAGTAAAGTGTATTATTAATAAACAGTTACCTGGCTGTGGATTTACTGAATACTGTTTAAGAGGACCAGAAAATGTTATTCTATGTTCTCCAAGGAAAATGTTACTTAAGAATAAAAAGGATCAACATAAAGATAGTGTTTATTTGGTTGTGAATGAAATGGAAATAGAAGCAGAAGTCGATAAAGATATTTCCAAGCCTATAAAGAATCCAAAAGAAGATGAACCAGAAAAGAAAGATAATTCTGAAATTTATGAAAGACTATATAGAGAGATCGATACTTATACCTATCAAAGATATCTAAATAATCAACCTGCTAAAATTCTTGTAACATATGATTCTTACAGGATTGTTAAAGATATTCTTGAGAAAATTAGAATATTTGATAGATTTGTGACAGTAGTGGATGAATTTCAAAGTATTCTACATGATGCTAGATTTAAGAGTAATACTGAACTTAGTTTTTTGACATATTTAGCACAATCTCCAACTGCATACTTCGTTAGTGCAACTCCAATGATGGATGAGTACTTAGAGATGTTAGATGAATTTAAAGATTTACCTTACTATGAATTAGATTGGTATAGTTCAGATTCATCTAGAATTATAAAACCTTCTCTTAAAATTCTTACGATGAAATCAGTAGGAACTAAAGCAGAAGAAGTAATTCAAAAATATCTCAATAACGATTTTGAAGAAATTACTGTTATGAAGAATGGTGTACCTACTAGAATAGTATCAGATGAGGCAGTATTCTATGTAAATAGTGTTAATCATATTATCAGTATGATTAAAAAGAATAATCTTACTCCTGAACAATGCAATATACTTTGTAGCAATACAGAAGATAATGCCAAAAGAATAAAAAGGAAATTAGGAAAATCTTTTACTATAGGAGAAGTACCATTAAAAGGAGTTAAACCTAAAATGTTTACTTTCTGTACCAGAACTGTATACTTAGGTGCTGATTTTTATAGTTTATGCGCTAGATCTTTCATTTTCAGTGATTCTAATTCAGACTGTTTAGCTGTTGATATAGCGGAGGATTTACCTCAGATTCTTGGACGTCAGCGTTTATTTGATAACCCTTGGAAAAACAGTGCTACTTTCTATTATCGAACTACAGCAGATTATAGAGAAATGAAGAAAGAAGATTTCCAAAATATAATAGATAGCAAAAATAAATCTACTGAAAGTTTATTATCTGCATATAACACTGTTTTAGATAAAGATAAATATGATTTAGCAAAAACTTATCAATATGTAGCCAAGTCAGCAAATTATAGAGATAATTATATAGCTGTAAATAAAGTTATTAATTCTCAGACTGGAGATGTTATTCTTAAACCGGTTATTAATCAATTAGTTCTTGTTAATGAGATTAGAGCTTTTCAGATACAGCAGGTGGATTATAAGGATAGATTTAGTGTATTTAGTTCAGTTCATTCCAAACTTACTCCTGATGATATAGTAAATAGAGATGTAACAAGATTTTTCTGTATCTATGATACATTAACTACTATGCATGATAAACTTAAAATGTTATGTGAATACAATTTTATATCTGATATTGAATTAAATATAGTTCTTGGACAAATAGCTGATTCTGATGAAGTTAAATCTTACTATCTCGCTCTAGGGCCTAAGAAACTTAAAGCTTTAACTTATAGTAAGACTTATATTAAAAAAGAACTTGGAATAGTAACGTTTAGTAAAGAGTTATTAATTAATACTATTACTTTAAATTTTAATCCTGGAGAGAAGTATAGTTTATCAGATCTCAAGGTAAAACTTGGAAATCTTTATAATTCTATTAATTATGATGCTACACCGAAAGCTAGTGATATTGAAAACTATTTTGACGTTAAATCAGTAGTTATGTATGAAAAGAAAGAGGATGGAACTAGAAAGCAGATTAGAGGTTATGAATTATTAAAAAGAAAATAACATTAAAAGCCTTATAGATGAATAAAAATAGAAAAAATTATGAGAAAAAAGAAACGAATGACATTTGGCGATCTTGAGAAATATGAAACAAAAGATTATTATAAAGATCGAAGGATACTAATTGAAATAGTAGAAAGAGAAATTTCTGAATTAGATAAATCTCCAACATTCTATATTAACATTATTTTCTTAAAAATTAAAAGAAAGACGGATGACATGTATGCTTATAGTGTTCGTGTATTAGATAGTGCTATTTTGGATTGTTCCGAGGATATTAATGTAATTCTTAAGTTATTATTAATATCTAAGAATAAAAGAGCTAAGAGATGGTTATTGAAGACATTATCAGATTATCCTTTTGGAGATACAGGGCATAAGGTGGGAGAATACATAAATCGGAAAACAGGATTTTTAGATATAGAAAAAGCTGAGAAAGATCAAGAAGAAATTTGGAGAAAGAGAGAGAGTAATTAAGTTTACTCTCTTCAATTTATTATTTTTTAATTTTATATATGTTAATAAAAAGAAAATTAATTCAAAAAGAATTTGCAGAAACTAGAGCAGATTCATTACATTATGTATCTAAGTACAATGATGAAATAGGATATGAGATAATCAAAATGATTGAATTCTATGATGATAAAAACAGTGACCTAGAACATTGGATGACACAAATAGATGGGTTCTTTGACAAGATTAAAACTCAAGGAAAACTAGCTGTTCCACCTGGCTCACCTCAATATGGATTTATAAAAATTGAGGATAGGAATATAATAGAAAATAAATTAGGGTCAGATTTTGTAGAAAAATATGTTGAAGATTCTGCAATAGATTATATAAATAGTCTAAAGAATGATATACTTAAAATGAAAAAGTCCGGAGAATTAAAATATGTAAATGCTATAAGATCAAATGGAGGATTTACTTATGATTCAGAGACTTATAGATCATTTTTTAAGTATATTGCTCTTTGTTTAACAGGACAATTAAATTACTTATCTATTAATTTCTGGGATGGTTTATATCTTATATCTAGAACCACAATAGACTTTTCGAAGAGGATAATAAATATGAACACTGATTATTTATTTAAAATAATCTCAAATTGTTTATATCAACTTAAAGGTTATTCAGATCCAGCAGGTAAGTTAGTTAAATATTTGGCTTAAAATAGTAAATCCTTGAAATTCTTATAAATGTAATTAAAAATAAAACAATAATGGAAACAATTGAAAGAGAAATTACATTAACAAAACAAAGATCAGTAAGTTTAAAGAAAGGTCTGAGTAAATTAAAAGTAGAAATTGTTTGGAAACCTAATTCTAGAGCTCTTAGAAGTAGTAATTATGATTTCGACGTAGATTTAATTACTGTTGAGCTCAATAAAATGGGTAAATGTCCTAGTCCAGATCATTTAGTATTTTATTCTAGTATCTTACAAACTTCGGAAGGAATGTTAACAGATCCATTCGAAGCTGTACAGTATGGAGGAGATAATACAGGATCTGAAGATGAATCTGGAGATGATGGTTATTGTAATGAGGAAGTTCTAATTTACCCAAAGAAAGTTGATCCAAATATAACTGATATTCTATTTTTGGTTAATATCTATGATTCTGGAACTAGAGAACAGACTTTTAAAATGATTGATGGTGCAGAAGTTAGAGCTTACGAAGATGGAAAAGATATTGCTAAACTTGTGTATAAATTAGATGATGACTATAAGAATGATACTACTCTAGTCTTCGGGAAACTTTCTAGGGTTGAAGGAAACAGATGGGAATTCCAAGCACTCGGAGAAGGATCTAACCAAACTTTATTTAAGAGTTTGGTAAAATATGGCCTTAAGTTCAAAGAGTCAGATATTTAATGAGGGCGATTCATTATACATGCTTTTTAGGGAATATTAGAGGTATATATCAATATCTAATCTTTCCGGAATTTAAGGTTGAGTGGAGTATGGATTATAATACTGATCACTCGGGAATTAAAGACCGTCGAGATTTGTTTGAAGCTAGATATAATGATTTTTTGAAAGATATCAACCTAGATAAGATTTCTTTACAATTTCCGATAGAATCTTTAAAACATCCTGGAATATATAGTGATAGTGTTGTGAATGTTTATAAAGCAGCAGGTCCATTACGCTGTAATAATGATTATTCAAGAATGCTCATGTTTGAATTTCACTCACACAAAGCTTTAGGAAATAATCTAGTTGTTTTATCTAGAAATTCTTATGCAAGATATATAACATCTGATTTTCTTAGGGATGATTTCTTTAAAGGTCTTATTTCAAAAGATGAAGTAGATTTTTTAAAAGAAACTCCGGAAACACTTCTAGAAATCTTAATAAACCCAGAAACAACTCCTAATTTCGGGATATACTTAGAAATGAAATTATTAAAACAGTTTAATTTAATATAAACAATTATGGAAGAAAGAGTAATTAGCTTAAGAAAAAATGGTACAAGAACAATTAGCCTAAGAAAAAATCAAGAAACAGAAGGTGAAAACTTTGATTATGTTTATGTAGGGCTTAGATGGGCTCCGGCAGTAATCAAAGGTGGAGTAACTGGAAGAAAGACTCATGTTGAAAGAAAGACAGTTAAGACAGGTAGTTTCTTTCAAAAACTATTCGGTACAGGTCCATCAGAGATAATCGAAACTGAAGTAGTAGATAATCCTGGAACATTCCGACCTGATAAACAACTTGATATTGATCTTGATGCTAGCGTTGTAATGTTTGATAAGTCTAAGAAACAGTATGATATTGTTTATTACGGACATCAAACTTCTAAAGATGGTTCAGTTGCTAGTTTACTTGGCGATGACTTAACTGGAAAGAATAACTCAAAAGGTGATAATGAGTTAATTCGAATGGAGCTTGGAAAAGTTGCGCCGGAAGTAAAATATATGACTGTGATTTTGAATATTTATCAGCACATGGGAAGAGATTCTAGAGCGCTTGTATTCGATCATATTCCTTCGGCGACTATGAAGATCTATAGTTCGGATATGAAAGTAACAGATAGTAATAAGATTAATCAACTTAAGACTTTCGCCGACTTCCAGATCGACAATAATCCAGACTTTATTGGTAAGAAAGCATTAGTTCTTGGTACTTTTGTTAGAACTGGAGAAGGAAACTCTTGGAAATTCTCATTATCAGGAGCAATGACAACTGAAGAAGGAATTCAAGAGATGATTAAAGGTTCAATAAAAGCTGCTCTTAAGGAACTGTAATATAGAATAAAATTAAGAAGAAGATAAATCAAAATATCTTCTTCTTTTTTGTTTGTTCGGGGAGGAGAAAAAAAGAAGATAGGATTTTTGAATGTCCTATCTTCTATATTTTATTAGAGTCCTCTTACTTCAAAGCTTGTTTTAACGAACTCTGCTCCACATAATAATCTGGCAAGTGATACTACTTTTGTTGTTAGATTCACTTTTGTAGTTTTTCCAGATTCTACGTTAATTACATCACCTCCTTCAATTGTTGCATCTCCAAGAGGTTTTACATCTTTTATATAACCTAAAGAAAAACAGTCTCCGTTTGTATTCTCTAGGTTTGAAAGATTTAATGTTCCGACTCCTGTATCCATTGTAAGAGGAGCCAGTTTATATTTTCCTGATTGTCTGTAATAGTAATCTAGCGGTTTTCCTTCATTGATCAACTTCGTCTTTCCTTTCGAAGTCTTTAACCTATACACAATTCCTCCGATCACCAATACTGCAATTCCGCCAAAGATCAGTAATTTAACTGTTTTCTTACTTAATCCTTTCTTCTTTTTTTCGTCTTGTTCTTCTTTCATAATCTTTTAATTTTTATTTAATTATTTATACATTAATAAGGCTTTGAGGGGAGAATAAAAAGGAGGGAAATTTTAACCCTCCTCTTCTACTTTAATAATATAACCTCCAAATAAATCTTTATAAGTTTCTTCAAAATCCTTCATTGCTTCTTCGAATTTTCCTTCTCTAAATTTATCTCTCAGTTTTGATTTCTTTGTGATTAACCATCTAGATTGTGTTATGCCATATCTTGCTAACATAACCCATTCTCCATAATTAAATTTGAGTAAACTTTTTCCAGCCGTACATTTAAAAGTAACAGCTATAAATCCAGTATTAAGTGCTACAGCTTCTAAGTGAGTATAAAATAACATTCTTCCGAGTTTTGATCCTTCTATAGTATTTAAATTTACCATAGGGATTACTTTCTTTATTGTTAATTTACCTTCAGATTCATTTATTAGCTTTATTGCCCAACATACTCTTACTAGGATATCTGTTATTAATGCAGCTGGATATGTTGAAAGGTGATATCTAAAATCATATCCTTCCAGGTACATTTTCTCAACTATTCCAAAAATTAATTGTCCATAGTCGCCGAAATTTTCCAGGTATCCAATCACGAAAGTAAACGGCGCTGGTAATCCTCTGGTTCCATTTACATCTGAAAGTTGATGTTTTATTACTAGATTAAATGCATCTACTAATTTTTCAGCAACTCTCTTATTTCCGTCTTTAAAAAATCCTTCCATATCTATTGTTCGAATTTCTCCAGAGTCCATAAAAGTCGCCGTATTTTTCATCGTGTCTTTTATTCCTGTTACTATACCGGCGGGACTAGGATCATGACCTACTCCAGTAATATGATGAAGACTAGGTGATAGTCCTTTAATCTTATGTCCAGCCCTCTCTACAAATTTCTGAGAGTTAACTGATTGATCAAATGTTACTTTAGCCTGTTTTTCAAGTTCTTTCACTGTCTCTTCTGAAAGTTTATTATCGAAGAGACTCTGAATCATTCCCGAAATTCCTGAAACTTTTTCCGGACCACCTCTAAATACCATATCTACCGCAAAACCTACCATTGCTGAACCTATACAAATTAAATGTTCAGTTTGGTCTAAGTCTACTGTATCCTTGAACCTCTGATCTAATGTTTTATAAGATTCTGCCCAGGGATATATACCACTAAAATTCGGTTCTGGGTTTATTTCTTGTTGTGCTGCTAATACTAAGTGCTCAAACTTAGGGAGAATTAGTAATTTTTCCTCTCGAACCATCATCTTATTGTTTAATTCTTCGAGAGCAAATTTTTCTCTTATCTCCATAACGTCTTCATGATAACCTTTAGAAATCAAAACATTTTCTAGAAATGCTACTCTTTGTTCTGCAGATTTCCTTAGATTTATTAGTTGTTGATTATTAAAGGACTGATCTCTTGTAAGTTTATTTATAACCTTACCAGAATTTTCTAAAAATTCTTTCATACCACTTTCCTCCTTTCTTTTCTTGTTCATTAATTTTTTCAATTATTTTCTCGGTTAACGCGTCTCCTTGTTTAACCAATTCTGAAATCTCCCAAATATCTTGTCGATTATCTGATATTGCCATTGATAATCTTATGATATTATCTTCGATTTTTTCACACTGTCTTTTTAGTTCGGCAGTTTCTTCTTTCTTTTTATTTCTTCCAAATAAATCCATAATATTTTAATTTTTTAAGTTATTGTTTCTAGGGTTGTAAAAAGAAAATCTATAAAACTCTACTATATATCAAGTTCTATAGATTATTCCATACATTAATAAGGCTTTGAAGGGACAAAAAATAAAAACCTACTCATCTTCACAGACTTTCGGTTTTCATCAATTATTAGTGGGATTATAATGTTTCTAATTTACATCCTAATTCCTCTTTCAGCATAAATTCATTAAGCAGATTTATTCTTGTTTTGATTCTCTTAACCAAATCTTGATCAAATATATAACTACTTAAGTTTTCTGCTCCGATGGATATTGTCGCTAATTGGATCCACTTCGTTAATTCAGTGAGCGATCCGTTATAATATACTCTATAAAATCCATCTCTTTCGGTTATCATAGACAATGCTTCAGTTTCTGGAAAAACATTTTTTATTTCTTCCAGAGTTAGTGATAGTCTACAATCTACCCATTTTATGTTATTCTTGGGATTGAATTTTTCTTTGATTTCATCCCAAGTTTTCCATCCTCCTTCGTTTAATCCTACTGCTGCTCCATATCTTACTATAGAAAATTCAGCTCTTTTTCTTAGGATTCCTTGAAGTTCAGTTTTTGATACATCATATCCTAATTTTCTCAAATTAGTACACAATGAATCAATATCTACCGCTTTATAGCTATGTTCAACAATTATTCCTGCAGCGTAATAATATAAATCTTCATAGGAATCTTCTTTAATCATTTTCTTATCAATGACTGATTCCTTCATTACTATTGCAGAACTAGTCTTACTTACTAATACTTTCGGTTTTTCTTTACCACTTAAGAGTTTTAAATATTCTCTTTTTGGTTCTTTTCCTGTAATCTTTCTGTATAATTCACAACAGATAGATAAGTCTTTTTCCGCTTCTCTGAATACCAACTTATCATTTCTTCCGTCATAATATACATTTAGCGTTACTGAATGTTTTGATAAACCATTTACCCAAGTTTTTATTTGGATTTGATTTATTCTTTTCACACCTAATACCTTGGCAACATTATTTCCAGTTACTCCGTCACCTCTGTTATATGTAATAGAATAACTTAGCGCTTCCATGATATTGTCTAAGGTGTTTATTCTAATTCTTTCTTCTTTATTCCTTTTCTTCGAGGGAGTAGTTATTTCTTCCGGTTCTTCTTTTATTTCCGGCTCTTTTCTTACTCTTCCCGATTCTTTTACTAATACCTTTTCAAGTATTTTTTCAGTGAAGATTTCAAACTCCTCGTCATTCATAGCTTCTTCATTTTTCAGCTTAATAACAAGTGGAGTTCTTTTTCCTTTCATTTCTTTCTTCACTATATTTAATTCACTGTTCATCCATGTGAATAACAACTCATCAGCTTTTCTCTTGATTAAAGCTTTATCCAAGCTTCTTCCAATTTCACTATGAACTTCGCTAATTAAGTTTTTTACATGTACGTCTGAGATAGTTTTATTTTCTCTAAGTGAATTTAACAGACCTCTTACCAATTTTTCCTGGTAAGCATTTTTTTCTAGTCTTTCCATTTTTTTTTATTTTTATTGTTTTACTTTAATTAACAGCATATTTCACAAACATATACTTCTATGATCGTATAGTCAGGAAATTCCGTTTGATCTTCTTTAACAGTTGTGTTACCAATAATAGTGTAAAGTACATCCTTACGACTAGGAGATAACACTACATCATCTGTTATTGTTTTGTACTTAACTCCAACTTTATCTAATGCGTTCTTATAAGGGACTCCATTCCCTAAAAATCTCATGTTAATTGGAGTATTTTCACTAATTTCTTTTAGTTCTTCAAGAGAGATAGTATAAAATATTACTTTCCCTCCTACTTTAAATACTTCTTCGAACATAGAACTGTGAAAAGTTCTATTAACCGCCCAATACTGACGTTGTTCTTTTTTAACACTTTCTTCCATATTCTTATTTTTAAGTTCTTTTTTGTGTCAATTTCCCATTCTGATAGGCTAAATTTTGAATTTGTCTCAGAAGGGATTTATTTGTTGTTTGGAGATTTTGATTTTCTCCACGGACAATGTCTAACTTTTTTTGGGTTCTATGTGAATTAATTATACTGACAACCGCACATGTTAGACCTATTCCTATAAATGCTAATTTCCAATAATTTTTCTCTTTCTTTTTGTTTTCTTTTTCCATATTCTTTTAAATTCTTTTTACATATATAAGGCTTTCAAGGAATGAAACAAAAACCCCGATCTTCACAGACCAGGGAATTTTTTGATTTAAACAAAACTATCATTAATAAGGCTTTGAGGAGAATAAAAAAGGAAGCTTATAAAAGCTCCCTAAGTTTTTCCATTTTCATTTCACTATCAATTTGATCAAGGCTGATTTCTTCTGCTACTTTTCTAAGTAATTCACAGGTTTTTAAGAAATTTTCAACATCCTTTATAACATTTTCATCAGGACATTTAAATCTTGCAGTGTGTAACAGATCTTTAATTTTCCAAATAAGCATCTCGTGATTTCTTTGAAAATTTATGCAATCTTCACTGTACTTTTTTCTTACTTCCTCTATCCTATCAAAATACTCCTTTTTGAAGTCATTCCTCGTTTTCTCTAATGAATTGAAAGTTCCATTTTTGTACTCTTTGTATTTCTCGAAGAAATATTCTCTTTTAATTTTCCCCGATTTTTCTTCATAATCTCCTTGCTTAGCTAAAAACAAGTTGTGATTTATTGTCTCTACCCTCATTAATTCCATGAGACGTAAACAAATTTCTTCTTTTTCCATATCTGTTTTCTTTTAAGTTTATAATACACTTATAAGGCTTTTAAGTTATATAAGACATAGTGAAGAGAATACTTAAATAAAACAGAATCATAATATTTATTCATATATTTGTAATCTTCCAAGAAAGTCTTTCGATCCATCTTATATGGTGAAATTTGTTTAGGATTAGGAATTAGGTACTTGATATACTTACCTTTCTTAATCTTTTTCTCATGAAGTCTAAGTTCCTCAAGTTTTAATATATATGGTCGAAAAGATATCCAGTACCTAAATTGTTTAATTCCAAATCTCTTATATTGTCCTCCTCGATTACTAACTTTTAAGACCATATCGAAGAGTATTCCCTTTTTAATTCTGTTATCTAGAATATTAAGTACTTTTTCTGGATCCTCCCAATGAGATCCTATAGTATCCATCATATGTTTTTTAGATCTGAATGGAAATTTTATGGGAATTATTATTTCTTGTTCGTTCCAAATCGAATATGGCGAGTTTATATAAATTTCTTTCATAACATATATAAGGAAAATAAAGGGAAGAACTTATAATCGTTCTTCCCCATTATATTATCTTTCGAAAAATCCTGGAGCGCTAACTTGTTGATTAAAGTTTCCAGATTCACCCAATCTCTGAGTTTTCTTTTCAAGCATCTGTAATCTTTCTTCGTAGTCAGTTCCATTATTTTCAAGAGTTGTAATCTTACCATTAATCTGTGTGATACTAGTATTAATCTTACCTATTTCAGTAGTTAGGTTAGTATTTACCTCTTCTATTTTTGTAGTTAGATTAGTTCCTAGTTCAGTTATTTTATCAGTAAGTGTTTTCTCTAATGTCTCTATCGTCTCCTTGAGTTTTTCATTTTCTGCTTCAAGTGCTGAAATATTATTCTCTAGGTCTTGAATGATAGTAGTTAGAGTTTTATTACTAGAATCAATTACTGCATTAGTTGTTGTTTGCAGAAATATATCTTCTCCGTTTTTTATTAATTTTGAAATCATACCTTTCTAAGTTTTGCAATTTCAGCCTCAAGTTCTTTTATCTTAGACTCAAGTTCATTAAGTTTTTCTTCTTTTGGATCGAGAGTTGCTACTTTAAATACTGCTGGAGTTCCATTAGCTTGGAAGAAACCGTTAGGAGCATTAACTTTACTAAATACAACAGCATCAGTAGTATCAATCTTAAGATGTCCTCGATTAGTTTTGTGAGGATTATCTCTTCTAGCAATGTGAGCGTTCATAGCTGCTTCTACTTCATCAATTCTCTTATTTAATTCAGCATCAGCGGCTTCACGTTCTTCTTTTTCATTTTTAAGTTCTTCCTGCCATTCATAAGATCCATCACTCGGGCCTACTCTAAGTGATGGATTATTACTGCTGGATATTTTTACACGAGGAGTTAATAGTTGTGCCGAGGATGTTTTTTCGCTAACGGCACTAATAACTTCTTCCTCGTGAGTTTCTTCTTCAGCAGGTAGATCACTCATCATTACTTCTTTCGAGGCCATTTTTCCAGCAGATCCGACAGACATAAAGAATCCATTAGCTGTAACTTTAGAGAACGTAACTTCATCACTTTCTCCAACACCAAGTTGTTCACGAGTTACATTATGAGGATTATTTTTGTCTTGAATATGAGCATTAAGTTTATCCCAAAGATCATCAATTCTAGCATTTATTGCAGCATCAGCCTCTTTTCTCTGATTTCTCTCATCGGATATATCTTCTCCCCAAGCAACTATTTTATCGATTTCAAGAAGAATCTGATAAGCTACTTTTGCAGATATTCCCCAGTTATTCCATTCTGTAGGTACTTCTAGAATCGTAGCTGGTCTCATTAATTCTTCTATAGTTCGAATTAAATCACGTCCAATACTTTTTTCTACAATAATACCATCATTTTTAACAATAAATGCAGTTCTTCTAAATTCATCTACATAAATAATATCATTCCAGATTGGATCTGATGCTGTCCAAGAAAAATCGTTAGGATCACTAGAAGTTACAACAGCTACTTTATTTCGATAAGCATTATCTACTATACTATTACTATTTCCACTGCTTTTGTAATATTCAGAGATATAATATTTTTGATCCTTTTCAGTTACTTCTGGATGATCCCAACCTAAAGCTTCAGATTGATCTGAATTTGGATAATCTGCTGGTTTTGGTCCTCCTGGTGCAACTTTTACAAGTACTCCTTTGTCATCAGTATCCCACCAAGAAGCTGGATCGAGAGGATCATAACAAAAATCATCAGGAAATATTGCTACAAGAGATTCTACATATTTTCCGGGATATTCCAGAAGATCATTTGGTATTTTCCCAGTATCATCTACTGTAACTAAACCATGAATTGGAATACTATTATCATTTCCATCTACTACGCCATCTTCATTAGTATCTACTTTAACTGTAGTAGATGAATTCTTATTTAAAAATGCTAATGCTAATTCTTGATAAATACCTCTAGCTCTACCTACTAGAATTTTTTCAATAGCATTCTTATCATCTGCATTATTTGGATCTAAATATACGTAATCTCCATTTTCTTCAGTATTATGAACTTCTGCAATAAAAGCCATATCGTTCTCAAGATCACTCAATTTTGTAGGAAGATATCCAGGAGCCCATTTTCTGAACTTATATGGATAAACTTCTCTCTCAATTGGATCAGTGATAGAACTAGGTATTGAAGCTCCATCTTTTATACTACTATCGTAATAAAATTCAACTGCAGATCCTGAAGAGCTACTTGATTCCACAACTCTTACTATACAGCCATCTTCAAGTCTTTCTTTTGGAATAGCTTTAAGATCTTCTATTGTTCTAACACTTTTCCAACCACCTTTTCCATAAATTGCTTCATGGGTAGGGTATGTATCTTGATCAGTATAAGGAACTATAGGAGCTGAAACATTTATACCTTTTTTATTTTTTTCCATATTATTTAAATTCTATATTTAAAACTCCTGTTTGAGGATAATCAAATACTATTACAGAATAATCTTCTTCACCAAATTTACAAGAGAAAGCATTATTTTCCATATTTCCTGTTAAAAGTCTTATAGGATCTTCACTTTCATTAACTTCTCCATAAATTTCAGTAGGAATCATGTAATATATGTATAATCCTGAAGTATAATCATTACCTTCATCATCTACGCTACAATCTACATTATTTAAAACAATTGAACGTTCTTTAGATAGACTTCTATTTCCGTAAGTTTTTCCGTCAATTACAATCTTACTAATATCGTTTGTTTTAGATTTACCCCAAATTCTAGAATTAATAAATTCATAGGTAATGTTTTTAGAGATACTAACAGATCCAATAGAGTCTGATGAACTACCATTACCGTATAAAACAGATAGAGTAATTACAGTATCTCTTGAAATATTTTGATTATAAATCCATACCCAAGTATACTCATCTTCGCTAGGATTATTCATTCTTCCAGAATAAAAACTTCCGTTTATATATATACTTACACTAACATCTTTTCTTTTTAATTTCATTCCATTATACCAAACTTCCCAAGCAAAAGAGGGTTGTATTCTAGTTCCATTTTCATAAAGCCCTCCATCTACTGTTGGATTACCCGAAATTGTATAATCTGGAAGTAATCGTATCTCTAGAACTGTTCCAAGACTGTGTATAATATCTTGAATTCTCTCATTTAATCCGTTTAATGCATTAGTTACAGCATTCTGAGACATAACATCATCCTCAGATGAACCTGTGGTTTGAAGTACATTAATACCACCTCGAATTCTGAAAAAGCCTGTAATTGAATCTTTTTCTATATCCTTATAGTAAGTATACCATTTTCCATCTACAAATACTTCAAATCCATCAGGAATAGGGTATTTATCATAATCCCATGTTCCTAATTCTCCTATTCCACTAACTATACCTTGTCTTTTATCTAGGAATACTTTAGCGGGTAATAAAAAATTTGAACCTATTTTATTTGCCATAATTTATTTTATTTATTAATATTTTCCACCGCTTATATTCTTAGCAGCTATAGACATATTAGAATCAGTTACAATACTAGAATTATCAACATTGACTCTAATTTCTGTACTACCATCTTCAAGTTGTACTAAATTAATTCCAGGACCACCAATAAAGCCTTCACGTATTGATAATCCTTTAATAATTTGTTCAAGTTTTCCAAGAGTATTATAATTTATGCTAGCTCCACCTAAAATCTCCTGTCTCAGATTTTCTAAGTCAGTTGCATTTACACTAGAATTTTCTGTAGATATTCCTTCGAAGAATGTTGGTAATGAGAATGAAAAAACTTGTTGAAAATTATTATAATTTAATGCAACATCTTTTACATAAACATTGTAATCAATATCATTTACTTTACAAGACTCTATTGAATAATCAGTTATATGATTCATTCCAGAAGTTGTATCATAAATACTCATAAGATTTCCGTACAGTTTTGGATATGCAAAAGCTATTTTCTGTGAGTTAAGATCTCCTTGGAAAGTAACAATTGATTTCTCATTTCCAACTACAGTGTTTTCAAGAGAATTTAAAGCAGCTTCTGTTATATTCCACCCACTTTCAGGAATTTGTCCATAGTAGAAATTGTAACCAAACTTAACTGTATAATATGAAGTTGCAGTTCTTATAATTCCTGTATCTGGATCCGTATATTTAACAGATAATCTATATTCTGTTGTATTTGTAAGACCTAAGACTGTATATCTATTACTTTCAGGGAGAGTTATTTGTGTACCATTTAATTCTAAAATACAATCATTAGTAACTTCATATGTATTTGCTTCACCTGTTTTTATATCTATATCAGGGATTGTTACTCTGATTAAGAAGTTAACAGCGGTTCTAATTCCAGTTTGATATAGAGGAGTAGTGCCATCATCTTGTCTGTTAGAATCATAAAAACTAACTCTTAATGGGAATGTAGCTGAATGATTTTTATAAGTTAACTCCTTAATTTCTTCTAGACTTTTAAGAGCATCTTGAATACTAACATCCCAACCAGAAATCATTTCATTAATTTCGGACTTAGTATAAAAATCATCTTCACGTTTTAATACTCCATCACGATAAAACCATCTATACTTATCTTCTATATTACTAAAAATGAAAGGACCACCAGTTATAGGTTCTATTTGTCTAACCCCACCAGTTTCGTATACATAATTCCAAATTCCATCTTCATCCTTGTAAAGATATAATTCTCCATGTACAAGAAGAGATACATCTGGAAGTTCAGTTACTACATCTCGAACTAAATCTAATCCGCCAAGTGTAACAACTTGATAACAGTCTTCTCCTATTCCATTCTTAATACCTAGAGCGAATATAGTATCTGTTTCTGTTTGTTCAGGATTAGAATAATATCTAACCATAACAGGCTCTCCGATTAAGAATTCATGTTGATTTAATCTTAATCTTGCTATACTTCTATCTCGTTCTATGTATTTGCTTCTGGAAATTTGTATTTGAAAAGAATTTAAACTACTCATAATTATTTATTTATAATTGAATAAAATAATAAAAGAATAGACTTAGTTTTATAATTTTTCTAAGTCTATTCTCATAATTTAGGTTTTGAAGCTTTCAGAAGAGAATTTCTGTTATTTAATTTTGATAATTCGGAAAGATTCAACTAATTCTGCAGTAGACCAAATAATAGAAATTTTATGATCTTTATCCATATAGAATTCAACAGGATTATTAAGAATACCTAGATCATAGAATTTACCATCAATACTTACTAAAGCATCTGGATATTGTGATTTAAGTTTTTCGCTAGGAGTAATAGTAACTTTAACCACTTCTTTATCACCAGTCAAACCATATTTATTGACTTCGTAATTAGGATATACAGGTTCTAAAACTGTAGCACTTTTATTTTCACTATCGAATTCATACCAAGTACTTTCATCATCTCCTAACCAAGGACCTTCAATTTTATAGACCTGATAAAATCTACTAGGAATAATATCTTTTCCATACTTACCCCAAGCAGCATCTTCATAAATTTTAACTTCTTCGTTCATAAGTTTTTGTTTTATAAAAATTATTGTTATTTATTTTATTCATAATTATAACCACTTATTTCTATCGGGCGACTTTGATAGAATTAAGGCATTTATTCGTGGTATATAATTATAAGTAGCAGTTTTCTTAATTTCTTCTACATTCAACTCTATATTAGATTCATTTATCCATTCCAGAATAATTAATCCAATAGGTTGATTAATTCCAGGAATACTAATAAATATTTGTCTTTTAGAACCATCTCTACTATTTACTAATTCATATATTCCAGGATATTTTTCCATAAATACGCTATCTCTTGGACCATCACAATATACAATTTCTCCAAACTTAATATCTTCATAGATACTAGTAATTAATCCAGTATTTATACTTTTATACTGTTCTGGATCTATGGAAGGTACAGCAAAACCATTATCTTGTTGGAGAAGTTCTACGTATTTGAAGGGAATAGATACTAGATTTTCTTTAGAATTATGATATTCGAAGTATAATATTCTATCAGCTCTAGAATTACTTCTAAATTCTGTAAGGAGAGGTTTTAATTCTGCTAATAACTGATCCCTAAGTTCCATTTTTTCGGAGTGTATCTTATCAGAAATTTCAGAATATATTTCTATAGTATCCTTTATTATAGTTTTGTAATTAAATATAGCTAAGACTAAACAGAAGATAAAAATATACTTCACGAACTTCGAAAATCCTATGTTTTTATCTATCTCTGTTATAGCCTCAACGAATTCTTTTAAAGATAGTTTCATGATTTATTATATTGCAAATTGAGTTAACCTAATCTCTCCTGATTCTATAGTACTCGTCTTTTTTGTTATTGGATCTAGATTAGTAATTTTTAAGACTATCACTAAATTTAACTCTTTTCCAGTAGTATTAGCAGAATATATTAATCTTTTATTCACCTGATCTACTTTAAACTCCAGTCCATTACTTTCTTTCACCAAGATTTCAATTACAGGCAGAGATGTTATATCTATTTTAACCTTTTCCTTTATTTTTGAAATATTATAATCATTTATCAATCTATACATATCACATTCTAATGTTCCTAATAGATTTATATACCCTCCAGATTTTTTAAGACTACTAGTATCTTCTAATGCTGAAAACGATAGAATAGATGTAATTTGTCTAATCACAGAGTTATTATATATTTTCTCACCAGATATATTATTGTATAAGAACGAACTACTATATCCACTTGTTTTCTTGTTTCTTATATACTTATAGTAAGATTTTTTTGTTACTATTTTTTCTTCCAGTGAGGTAAAGATATTAACTCCATAATCAATTCCTATACCTTCCAAAAATACAGTATCACTATCAGCTATTGTTTCAATGTTTGCTTCTGTATATTCTGGAAAAGATAATTCAAAAAGATTAGATGATATATTTAAATCTAATCTATTGAACTTAATTATTTTTCTTTCAGCAGCCTCTAGCTCAGTTATTATAAATGCTATTCTTTCCGATCGATCTGGATATATACCATAACAATAAATAAAACAATACTCTGAGCTAGGTTCAACTAAGGCAGCTTTTTCTTCTTCTGGGATATCAATATTAATCTTTAAGAGTTTTTTATTACTATCCCAGATTGAATTTAGAGGATATTCTGAGGTTTTTCTAACATCATTATACAGATAAGATCCTGAAAATAATTTCTCCATGAATTCTTCTCCAACTGTATATGAATTATAAATTGTTCCTATTACATATTTGGTTATTTTTAGTGTGTTATCTATCCTCCTTATACTCTCTAAGAATTCTTTTTCAAAAATAACTCTCATAATTTTATATATAATTTAAATACCCATCTTCATCGATATAATAAAGTAGTCCAGAGATAGATGCTATAATTTTCGGTACTTCTGTTTTAAGAGATGCTTTGAAATAGCTTCTTCTAAATCCCGTAAGAATAGTTCCAAATATACCTGTTGGATTATTTCGATGAATTACCAATATTTTTCCCTCATTATAATACCCCTTATACTTTTCAAACTCTTCATCCTTACTAACTAATATCCCGAGTTCTTCTGAATATTCTAATTCTGAATTTCTTGATGTTGCCCTAGCTTTTTCTGTATAATAACTAATCCCTGGTTCATAATAGATAGTATAATAATCTAACCCCAGATCTTCATCTACTGTATGAATCATTAAGAGACTGTTATTAATCAGTATTGGACTTTCATCTGTATTTACTGTATATACTAATCTATCAATACAACTATAAATATGAAAATCTTTTTGTGAGGATTGTTTATTTTTAAAAACATACCAATCTCCAACTTTTTTGATAATATTAATGTTCGTATATTTAGTATAATTAGTTAAATTTAGAAAAGTACTATTAATACTTGGAATGTAATTAGTAATACTTTTATTAGAGATATTTCCAGGAGTAGATATAATTCTACTTCTAGGATCAAGAGTATCTAAGAAAAAGTTTTGATAGTCTGTTGAAATCCACTGACTTTTCTCTATATCATATAATTCAAGAGTACTAGGATAATTAGTTCCAATAGTAATTATAAATCTTCCTGAAAAATAGAATATTTCTTGATTACTTCTCATATCCTCGAAAATAGAATAGTCTGCCCCCGATGAAGTTGTATATACCTCAGGATTACCAAATCTTGTTTTTTTCACTAAAGATTTGATAGAATACTTATTACCTGTCCAAGAATATAATACAATATCCTTTCCATAAAATCCAATTTGATGATTTTCATAATTATGTGAGTATGGATCTATATTAACATCATGATTCAAATTAATTTTATGAAAACCAGTACTATTCCCAATACCATAATCTAAGAGGAGATTCATTTGTTCATTATCTTGAATATGGTATACGTGAGAAGTATATCTTGGATAATTATCAGCTCCTAGGTCTTGCTTTATAGTTTGTGCTCCAGAGTAGTTATACAAATTTACATTATCTAAGAAGTTTTTCCCAGTTGTTGAGTTATTCTTTAGTTGATCTAAGGAATTACTAAGATTTATCTGGATTTGGCTAGATATACTAGAGTCTAAAGATATATAAATATTTATATTACTACCTTTTCCCTGAGAATTTAGAAACTCTGTATAACCAATAGGAGTGTTATCTATTACACTCATATAAATTATTACAGTAAATCCAGAAGGAAGATTATTTTCATATTTAAAGGGTTCCTCTGGGGTAGTTCGATTTAATCTGATATAATTACCGCCAGAGGAAGTAAGTAGTCCTGAGTAAACTTGTTCGATATTATAGAGAGATATTTTTGGTAACTTAGGATCCCAATTATCATTTTTATTATATAGTATTACTTCTAAGCTATTGGATATATTACTAGAATTTCCAATAACGTAAGTACTATATCCTGTATTATAATTTTCCATAAGTTATTGTACAATTACTAATAATACATTCATCTATGTCAGTTGATTTAGATACAACTCTAATAATATTATTAACACATTCAATTACAATATCTGATCCAATTTCTTCTATATAATCTTTGGAAATTAATTCTCCTTGTTTATTATATCTAGGTCCGGAGAATGTTGTTTCTTTAGAGTATAGTTTTTCGTTACCTACTAAGATTAATTTTTCTTTGTCTTCAGGATCTTCAACATATCTAGTTTCATACTTAGAATATTGAATACCAAGATCAATTTTAGTAGAAACTCCAGGACTAACAGAGTAATTCATTAGTTCTGTTAAATCTACTGTATTGGTATAGATATCAGAATTGAATGGTATAACATCGATAGTAATAGAATTGTTTAGAATATCAACCACATTTTTTGAAGTACTATACAAATAAATTTCGTTATTATTCATACTATTATATAAGTTATATATTTCTTTTAAGTAATTATTTTTATTATTCTTGAGGTAATCTAGATATGAATTAAATTGAGATTTTTCTTTTTCAGTTAATTCATATTTATCAATTTCAATACTTTTCGTATTTTCATCAACCTCATTTATTATTCCAGAACCTTTAGAATAATCATCAATACATACTCGTAAATTCCCTTCTGAGCCATCTTCACCTGGGATAACAAACCTTCGATTAGTTACATTCCAATCTCTGAGTTTTAATTTATTACTTAGCTCAGATATTCTAGTCATTCTGTAATTTGAATCATTACATACTAATGCTCGATTATTTCCAGTTAAGTAATATTCTTTCTCATCTTCTTGACCTGTTACTTGTGATATAGAAATATTATCGGAAGTAGTGGTTATTAATTCTATCTTTTTCATTTCTTGTACTTATCTCTATAAAATATATTCACTATGTTTCCACTAGTTACATAAAGCCTAACAATTTCTCCTTTATTTCCTTCTGTCTTTCCAGGAACTATAACAAGAGCACTACTATCTGTTAAATAATAACTAGAAATTGCATCATGACTCATATAAGCGTCAAGAAGATCTATGGAAATCGTTGTATTTATATTATTCTCCTGTGTAATTACTGTAAGAATAAATGACTCCTTATCAAATCCAGATACAGGAAGGTAATTATCTTTTGTATTATCAGTACATTGAAATTCTATTACATTAGCTGTTTCTGGAATTGGATATTCTTTAAAACGGAAATTATTTACTAATGATTTTTCTAAGTTATTTAATTCTTCGATTTTATCCAAGTAAAGTTTTTCAAGTTTTTTTATATTCTCCATCCATTCTTTATCAATACTACTAGGCAACCAAGAAGTAACACTATCAAAAGTATTCTGATCTCCGTTATTATAACCTTTTCCGTACCTATACCTAACAACTGAACCCATAGGATCTATTAATTCCTGAAGTCTGTAAATAGAATCTGAATTAGGTTCATTAGTATAAGTATATTGTCGTAGAATTACATAATTAGCATCTTCTGGATAAATACTAGAAGCATCATTAAATATAACTTCACTTATTTCCGGAAGATTTCTCGATATCTTAAATACAGCATTATTAATTTCCGGAGAGATTAAGATCATTGACAAGACGTTTTTAGAATCAATTCCAGTTCCATTTAAAAAATCAGATAACTCAGATGAAATGGATAATGAATCGTTCCCTGAATTAAGATAGACGTATTCAGAAATTATACCCTTTTCATCAAATCCTATCATATATGTAGATAAAATTTGAGATAAAAGATGTGCAGTAATTAATTTATCTTCCTTTCCTTGCTCTTCTTCAGAATGATTTATATAATTAAAATACTCTTCTATATTATTTAATTTATCTCCTAAATATGGTGAGTAATTATCTGAACTTTCTTCAGGAATAACACCAGAAACAGTATTATTTGTTTTATTAGTTGGATTTTTAGCTGTACAAATATAGATAGTATTTCCATAGACAACAAAATCCCCTTTCTCATATTCAGTTTCTTCTGAATACAAAAACATTCCTTGAACGTGCGTATTATTTAGTATCATATTATCTCTTTATAAGTTTTATAGTTGTATTATAATATATATTCATTAACTTCAAGGTATACTCTCCTTCTTCTGGAGTATTTATATTTGCAGCCCTAAGTGATACTTGAGACGTACCGAAACTTTGAATACTTCCGTTTGCTGTAAACTTATTAATAGTTAATGAATTTCCTTGAGAGTCTTCTATAATAACTTTTTCTAAGTTACTATTTGGATAATCTTCAGAAATAAACTTAAATACAGCGTTACCTCCAGAATTTATCTTTAATGAATTATTAGATACTTCAAACCCAGAGAACTCTATAATACTAATAGTTACTCGTTTACTGCTAAGTTCTAATGTAAGAGTAGCTGCCGAGAAATTAACTTCGGGAATTACAATACTGTTAGTAGTATTGATTTGTTCCGGATAATATATTTCTGGCGCATCTGGATCTCCATTTTCATATTTTGCTAAGACTCTTGAAATAATATACCCTGAAAGTTCTGGTATTCTAATTTCTGCTCTCTGATTAATTAGGACATCTATTTTACCATCCTCTTGTATAAAGGGATCATATTTAGTTTCATCACCTATAATTAATTCAGATACTATAAAATTATTTTCTCCAAATTTTCTTTTCCATTCACCATAATCGTATACATCACTTTCTCCTGATATTTTAGCTTTCAGAATTATATAAGAACCTGTATATTTTAGATTGAAAATTAGGTGATTTGTTTTTAGAACTTCTTCCCAATTAGTTACTGTTATTAGGTTATTTGGAATATTATAATTAAAGTTATTACTTGGTGGAAATGGAATTAAATCTTTCACATCAAGTAAACACGGTACATCTTCATTCAAAACATATCCAGGATTAGGGTATATCTTAAAATCAATAGGAGTTTTGACAGAAGGGATAGATATTATTCCGATAGGGTTACAAGTTCCTCCAATCTCTGGAGTTACTGATACAACCACTCTAATTGGTTTATTTATATTTAGAAACTCTGAAAGAATCCATTTAGATGAAAGCGCCGGATTATTATTAAAGTTGTTATCTGATACTGATTCCCAAACTTTTCCACCTAGAATTACCTTATCTCCAATCTTGTATGTAGTAAAAGGAAAATACTTGGGGTAATCTTCGGCGCCTTTATACATTTCAATTAATCCTCGTTTATTACCTAGAATTAATAATCTACTATCTTCTATTTTCTCATTTCCTAAGAGAGTACTAGAATTTGCATCAATTAAAACTTCTGGAACATCCTCAACAGTTTCTATTATCCCAACTGAATCTATCGTAGACCAATATTCATCGTTTCTAAGAAGATATTTATTCATATTTCTGTTAGGATTCGTACTATCTACCCATGATTTATAAGATAGATTTACACTTTCCACCTCGGAGTTATTAGAAATTAGCATCCAAATCATCTTCTCTCCAGTAACTTCATCGAGGAGTTCTTTCTCGCTTACTAAATCCTCGCCGCTTGTAGTTTCGTCTGGTTCTCCTAAAATCAATATAAAGTTAGGAGTAGAAGTAGGTTTAATTTCAGCGGCGGCCATTGAATCAGTATCTATAAAGTCACTACCTTTAGAATTGTTATTATTCTTGTCGATTATCCCCTCGTATAACTCCAGACGTTTAATTCCAGCGGCGGCCTTAAAAAGCGCGAATACCTGATTGGATATTATAGTAGTTCCGAAATATCTATCATTTTCCTCTGTTAAATTTTCTCTAGAGGATGTTGGGAATATTATTGATTCTATTTTTTCTAGGGAATTTGATGTCTCTCCGATTTCTTTCAAGGTTTTTTCTCCTAGATAATTTACTAAAAACTTATCATTAAATTTATCTTTAGTGATATTATACGAAAAGTCATACTCACTAAAGTCTCTATTGTAAAGTAAAGAACTGTTAGATCTGTACTGGACTTTACTGTATTCACGGTTATCTAGGTCATCTTGACTGTAAAACACTACTGTTCCGATATCCGTAAAATTGTTATTATTAATAATCAATTTCATAGGGCGTTACTGTCATTTTGTTATAGCTTCTTAAGTTTGCTCCAATATAATTCTGGAACTTACTTTGAATTGTTAGATCTATACTTCCAGAACCTATATTAGTATTTAGTCTGGTATAGTATATAAGTGCATCTAAAAATTTCTTAAGAAGTTCGTAAAATAAGCTTTCATTTTCTACACTTAAGTTCTCAAAGTTTACTGTTATTTCTCCTGAGTCATATATAATCTCTCCATCAAAATCTAAGGGAAGATATTGTATCATATAATTAAATACTTGAATAGTTCCCTTTACACTGTAAAATAATTTACTAAGATAGTTTATAACTTCTTCGTAATCTTGGTTATCTGGGAGACTTGATTTTGGAATACATAATCTCAAGAAATTCTTCACCGGATCACTTCCAGAATAAATATAGTAATCATCGAATGAACCTTGTTGAGTTGAAACTACCGAAGAATATTGTTCCTCGTAATCCTCAATCATTCTATAAAGCTGATCTATGATTTCTATATTTCTTAAGTGTTTAGGTATATATATTTTCATGATTCTATAACTGAATTAATAATGTAGTTAATTGAGAAGTATACAACATTCTCTTCTCCATATACAATCTCAGGAGAAACTACAGAACCATCTTCGTTAGTATAAGTTATTTCCATGTCAATTATTCTCTTTACATTAGATATTTTACTTATAAGAGATTTTATTTCTTCTGTTAACTCTGGAAATTTAATATTGAACTTATTACTATAATTATCCAAGATATCACCAACTTCTGAATCTATACTACTATTCTGATATATCTCTACATCTAAGTTAAAGATAGCTGTATATTGAGATCCTCTTTCTATAGTAATTTTATCAGTTATATAGTAAGCTCCTTTAGTTTCAATGAAATTAGTTTTTTCATCTTCTGTTAGGATTGTAGAATTAGAGTATGGAACATAGTAGATAGTGATAGAATTACTTTGTGCTGAACTACTAAATCTATAAGTTGTTCCACCTGAAATAATTTTATTTGGATAAGTTTCTTCAAGTACAGTACCGATATCAGAATTACTACGTAAAATTGAATTTACATATCTATCACGATTAGCTTTGTAATGAATAGTAATTAAGTTATCTCTATCAACTTCAGACATACTAGCAAGACCAGTTCCTAAGATCTCATAATTTCGTCCACTCAACCAAGAAGGATCAAATTCTACCATCTCAGCTCCACGAATATTAAGCTTCTTTAGTTCTGAAGTATTATATCCCGAGAGTGTTGAGAATTTATAATAAAGAGCTTCTATTGTTGTATTTGCTGGAGTCTGTGTTTCTTCTCTTTCCATTACTGTTCTAAAAATATCTGCTACATAAAGTCTAGAACCAAATCCAGGGAGAGTAAGATCAAAAATACTACCATCTAAAATATGTCCTGAGAATAATCTAGTTGTTGGGAAAAAATTATCATTAACTTTAACCCAAAAATCATCAGATAGGTCGTTTTCTAAGCAATTAACATAGTAAGTATTGTTTTGATTTAAGATCCACTTCCTAGAAATTGTTTCTTTTGCAATTAGACATATAATAGTATAAGTATCAGTATCATTTACGGCCGGAGACATTGTAATTGGAGAATATACAAAACCTTCATCTCCAGCTATGTCTTTATCATCTCCATAACCTTCCGGCCGTGTATAGTTTTTATCATAATACCCTAAATAGTAAGCCTTAAAACTATTAGAACTTATAATTTCATCATAAATATTAAAGCTTAAATACTTAGTAGGTTTTATATTAAGAATTACGCGAGGACAACTACCACGAAATACCGAATACATATCATCCACACAGTGTTGAATCTTTGAATTGATAAGTGTAGATTTCTCAAGAGATGCTTCTTGTGTATAGGCTATGTTTTCTACTTCACTAATAAAAGATGCATTAGCTAACATCTGAGACAAAATCTCTACAGAATCTCCGGTAATATTAAGTTTATTAGCTATTCCTCTATAAATATCTATATAATCTTGTAATGATTTCATAATAATTATCCTGTTGTTTCATTTATATCAACTAGTATATCATCAGACTCTACCTGATTAACACTTATTACTAGTTTTACTTTTGTTTCATCTATTAGGTCGAGTGAAACAATTTTTATATCGAGTGTTTTTGTAAATTTCTCTTTTATTTTTGTTATTAACTGTTCTACTCTACCAGTAATTTCAGATGCTAAATCCTTTTTCTTGGTATTAGTAAAAATAAAGTTAAATCCAATCTTAGATGCTCCTGGAATATCCTTTGGCCAGATATTTAAGTAGAGTTTGAAAAGATCTATAATATAGTATTCTACTTGATTTGTTATTTGACCTGTTGAAAGTAGGTAATTCATAGTTTATCGTTTATTAAAATATTTACAATTATCACAACTAACTTTCGTATCTTGATCTGTCATTGGAGTGAATCTAGAACAGTTAGAAGCTGAAATATCTCCTTCCAGTTCAGGACTGCTTGGTGGTACTATATAAGAGAAATTAGTACAATCTTTTGGATTATAGGAGATAGAGATAGGTGGTTTTATATCAGGAATACTACCTGCTGCTCCAGCTACACTAGATCCTACCATAGTAATTAAAGGAACTGCAACTCCAAATATAGTATCAGCAACAGAAAGAACTGATCCAGCTATAGGAACCATAGATGCTAATGCTCTAAGACCAAGTTTATTTATTTTAGAATTACAATCATCATAAACCTTGCTTAGATTATCACCTTCTGCTTTAAGTTGTTGAAGAAGAGGTGGAACTAGTTGAGCAGAAACACCAGGACCCATAGGAGTTGCTGAAATTATCGCTGGTGGAACCATAGCAATTCTAGCAGCAAACATAGCAGTTCCTATAGAAAGATGTCCTAAAGAAGTTCCAAGATCATTAAAGTCTGATTTTAATTGTCGAATATATGCACCAGCTGCTTCATTAGCATCATTTAACATATCTTCCCCTCTCTTCTTCATATCTTCTTTAGCCTTATCAAATGCCTCTTTATATTCTTTCTTTGCTTCAGGATCTTTTATTTTATCAGATTCATCTTCAAATTCAGGGAGTGAATCTTCATACTGTTTCTTTACTATTGCTTCTGTTGCCTTATCTGTTAATGAACTCAATAAATTTTCCATAATATATCAACTTTCTAATAATAATGTATCTGATGTAGGTATAGGAGATCCTGGAGTTAAGAAAGTAGGAGATAATACAAAAGGTCCAAGAGCTGTATGTCCACCTGCTACTACTTTTCCTTTTACTGTTAATTTACCAGGACCTTTAAGTGTTATATTAGATCCTTTAACAGTAGCTTTTCCTGTTAATTCTATATTTGTTGTTCCCTCTATTAATGTATCAGAATTTCCATTAATCGTTACCTTCCTATCTTTTCTTAAATAAATTTCTAGATTTCCATCTTTATCAAGCTTTATCCAGTCAGTAGGTTCAGGTCTAGGATTATTATCTGGATCATTATACTCAGTTCCTGGATCAAAAATAGCAACCTTTATATAATCAGGTGTAATATCTACCATTTTTCCATTACTTCTAAAACCTATATAATCATTTTCTTTTATTTTTTGATATAAGTAATAACTCTGAAATACTGGATCAAGACACTTAAGAAATACAAAATCACCTACTCTTGGCTCATCTACTTCTCCTCTAAATGGAAATGCCTTAACTCCCGATTTTATTCCTGGGATATCCACCTTTATTTCATACAATACTTTATCTAAAACTTCTACAATTGTTCCAGTATAGTATAAATCTGCTTCTTTCATATTTTTCTATTTAATTTGTTGGATCTACAATTGGTAATATTTCTTCTTTCTCTTCTACACCTGATAACAATGAAGTCCAAGAAAAACTCTCTCCATCAGGGCCTACAGAACTAGAATCTTCAATAGCCATAAATAATTCATTAGATCGAACTAGGAATAACTTAAATGGTAATTCTGTTTTTTGCTCACCACGTTTATACTTCAAGATATCACCAAGTTTATATTTAGGCATATCAAAATCTTTTATTCTAAATGCAGTAAAGAAATCAGAATTCATATATCCTAAGTTTCTCCAGTAATTATGCATAAGTTGTTCAAAATCTTTTCCAACTATTGTATAATCTTCATAAAACTGAAGAGTTCTAGAATTTTTAGGTTGAAGATCTGTATAATCATCTGTACTGTTATTTGCTTGCTCTCCATTATTCTCATCTCCTTTAACTGGTTCCCATGGATTAGTTGGAGTATAATAAATTAAAGGATTATAGTTTAGATTATAAGAATCTAATTGTAAGAATTCAGAAGAACCCTCTATGCTATAATATGGTTCTTGATTTCCTCCATGATCAATACCTATAATCTCTTTCATTAAATACCCTTCCCATCCATAAGCAAATATAGATTTTTTCTTAAATCCATATGATAACTTAGAGCATAATGATTGATTTGTTTCCGAGTTTTGGAAAATTGTAAGTTTATTATTAATATCACATTTACATCTTATATCCTTTTTCCCTGGATATAAAGATTCAATAGCTGAAGTAATATCATCCCACTCAGCTTGTATAAGTTCTGTATAAAATTTCTTATCTTTTATACAGATAAAGTTTAGAGTTAAAAAGTTTTTAAAATATTTTTTATTAATTATGAAAACATCAATAGTATAAATATTTCCACCTTCCTTCTCCAAAGTTATCTGTCCAGTATATTGATCTGTAATTAATTTAAGAGCTTCCCCAGAACCATCATGTGACATACTAATTTCCCCACTAGCTATCTTTCCACCAAGTTCTTCGTACATATGGATATTATCAAATTTATATCCGGAGTCAAACCATGGAGTGAAATTAATAGAAACCTTATAAGAATTAATATATTTCATAAACTTCCTAATATGTTATCTAATACTCTTTTTGGAATTAATTTTAAAATTGCGCCTCTTTTATAAGTTTCAAGCCCTCTAGCAGCCTGTAACATTAGGAGGCCAGCATATGAAGTAGAACCATAATAATCCTCTGCAATAAGATCTGGTCTATATTCATATGCTGTTATTTCATAAGATTCTCTTTCTATAATTGGATTATTTAAGTATACTAATATACTAGAGTTATATACATCTATTCCATCTATATAGTTTGAAAGATTTTCCTTATTGCTAATTATCTCATCTTTTTTAGTATACATTTTATCCTCCTAATAATTTTTTATTTTCTTCTATTTTTTTATTTATATTATCTTGTAATATTAACTCCATCGCTTGTCTTTCTTTTTGTGTAGCATCTCCTCCTATTAATCTCTTAAGTCTAACATCAGTAAATTTAGATGCTGGTTTGAAAGTCATTGTAATATCACAAGATAAAGGACATAGATCATTTTCTTTAGATCCAGTATCCCATCTCTTCATCATTTGTTTAGACATTTGGAAAGTAGCACTCTCACAAACAAGATTATCAATAGCATAAAGTGAGCCGAATTTAAGTTTAAGAGTTCCAAATTGTATTTTATCTATATTATCCAACTCAGCTTTAAATCCACCAGGAGGGATCTGCCAACCAAAATATCTATCAACTAATTCTCTTATCAACGCTACTTCAGTATCATCTTTACTTGCTGGCTCTCCACTATCATTTAAAAACTTAACTAATTTTCCAAAACAATATGGATATAATTCCATAATCTGATCATATACAGATTTGAATTTCCCATCTACATAATCAGAAAATATAGTAAATTTTATCGTTAGATTACCAAATCCAACTCCAGTACCAGAATAGTAAGAAAATCTTCCAGTCTTAGTTACTAAAGCTCTATTTAAATAATCAGTTCCTGCTTTTGCTAATTTTTCTAGAACATCAGTTGTTTTATCAAATATTTGTCCAATAGTACTAAATATAGCCATCCTATCCTCTTCTGATCCAGTCTTCATTTCCTCTTCTGCACTATTCATTTTTTCAAGTTCTTTAGAGAAAAATGATAGATATGGTGCATAAGGTTTAAATTGATTAAATACATCATTAATCTTTTCATCTCCAAATTCAGACCAAGAATTAGAAATAGCAGCTTGATAATCTTCAGACATAATAGCTCTACATAATGGTTCATAAGAATACCCATCATCGTCTTTTGCACCGTGATATTCACCCCAAGATCCATCATCATAAAGAACAGAGTTATAATGAAGAGAAACTGACATTAAATCATTACCACGATTAGTATCATAGTAAAATCCACTAACTTTGGTTCCACTACTCATTCCTTCTCCATAATGTTTTTGTTGTGGAACTTCAATTCTTGGGGCAGAAGGAGATGATTTAACCATACTTCCTAATGATGGAGGATTAGGAGTTTTTATTTTTCCCGGTTTTTCTGCTGTATTTAATGGCATATTATTATTTTAATAAGTTATCTATTTTATCTTTTTCTCTTTTCAGACCATCTCTCATATTATTTTTCGCAGCAGTAATAAAATCTTTTGTAGACTGTCCACTAATAAATTTCTGAAGTGATATATCAGAGTATTTAGTAGATGGTTGGAAATTAAGAATAACATCACAGTATAATGGACTTAAAGTATTCATTTTCTTTGATGCATCCCAATATTTTACTACTTGCTTTGAAAAACTAAATTGAGCATTAGTACATACAAGAGAATTTAGTGCATAAAAAGCCCCAAATTTTAGCTTGAGTGTACCAGTTAAGATAGTATCCATATTTAAAAGATCCGGCTCATATCCAGCAGGAGGCATTTGCCAACTAAAAAATGTATTAAGCAATTTTCCATCTTCTCCAGTAATTCCAGTATTAACGCCTTCTTTATTAGATTCAATTTTTGATCCTAGTACTGTTCCATTTTCATCAACAACTCCTTGAGTATATTTACCCATTATATATGGATATAACTCTTGAAGCTGTTCTGAAACCGTTTTAAATACTCCACCAGAATAATCAGGAAGTACTGTAAATTTCATAGCTAAATTTCCAAAACTAGTACTAGTTCCAGAATAGTAAGAAAATCTACACCCCTGAGTTACAAGAGATCTATTAAGAAGTTTAGATGCTGTACCAGTTGCAGTAGCTATACCAGATAATACTTTTTTTGCTAGTTTTTCAACAGTACTGTCTCCAGTTGTATCTCTCAACATTGATTCAGCTGTTTTCGTAAGTTCTTTCGCATATGGAGCATAAGGTTTTAGATTATTCCACATACCACCTATAGGATCATCTCCAAAATCAGTCCAGGAATTACCAGCTTGAACAATAAAATCTTCATTTAGAATTCCTTTATAAAGAGGTACTGTATTATAACCTTCTTCATCTAAAGAATAGGATGAACCCATTTTTTGCCATTCCCCTTTTCCATCTAAATAAGAATTAGCATGAAGAGTTATATGAGTAAGAACTTTATCTATTTGTCTATCATAATAAAATGCATGATGTCTAGAAACAACTGCCCCACTATTATCATCCTTAAGGTTAAATCCACATCTTGCTAGTTCCCTATCTAGTTCTTCATCAGTAATACCAGCCATAATTATGATTGTTTAAATAATTTATCCTCTATAAGGGGGAGTAGTAATACTCTGTACTTTAGTTCTTCCATCTCCACCACCCATATTTATATTTCCTCCAAACTTAAGAGATGCTATGGCTGTAGAAACATTATTAATTGCTTCTGCTTGTGCTATAGATGTTTTTGAAAGAAGTTTTATATTTTCATTAATATCAGAAACTTTTATATAAAGATCTTCCGTCTTATCTTTTTCTGCATCAGCTATTAATTCTCGTCCAGCAGATTCTGAAGTATTACCTGGAATAGATTTTTCTGAAGTTGGTGTAGTTGGTGTAACTTTTTCTGGAGCTAAAATACTACTCTGAGCCATTATCAATCCAGAATCACTTCCAAAAGAATTAACACCTGCAGTACTCCAATCATAAGTAGATATACTAGATCCTTTATCTGTTCTCTGTTCTACATAATTATCTGGAGTTGTAGATGAAGCATCAGCCATATAAATAGACTCTTCAGAATTTGTGGAATTAGTATTGGTATTTTCCAGAGTATCACCTTTAAAAGAGTTGTAAGTTAATAAAGCATCTCCTGCAAAATTTTCTCCTTTTTTCAAGGATCCCCAACCATCTTGCCCTTTATCTTCCATATGTTGAGCTGATTTTTCTGGACCTGCTGAAAATTCATAATATCCAAAAACATTTCGAGCTGCTTCAAGATGATCTTTTGAAGCCTTTATTTTCTTCAAACCTTCTCTATAAGCCGGAATATTTTCCATTTCCCACTTAACAAATTGAAGTTGTTCTTCAAAGGATGCATCTCCCAAAGATTTACCTGAACCTGGTCCATCATAATGTTTCCATCCAGCTTTTTTTTCTTTCTCACTAAGTTTACCATGTTCAAAAGCTCTTCTTCTAACTCCTAACCACTGAGCTATTCCAGTTGCTGGAGAGTCTGGATTCTTAGCAGTAGTAACTAATTGAGACTCTCTTAAAAAATTACCGACTAACCCGGCAGCTTGTTCTTTAGTCATCCCAAGTTCCTTCATAGCAAAATCCATGGCTTTTAGTATTCTAGCCTTTCTCACCTCATCAGTTATCTTTTCAGGTGGTCTATTTCCTGTAATATACCCTTTCACACCATCTACTGCATCACCTATATATTCGCCACTTTTTTTCATAGGAGAACTTTCATATTTTTTTTCAAATTCTTTATCTCTTCTTTCTGATTCACTAATAGCGTTATGATAACCTTCAAACTGCTTATTAATATCTATATCACTATGAATATTTTTAATAACTGGATCAAAAGAAATATGATTTGCTTCAAAATATTTTCTGTTATCCTCTAATTGTTTCTTTTTTAACTGAGTCATAAGACCTTCCATCTGTTTCAAAGATGCTTCATCAGATGTATTGAAACTAAAATTCTCATTATTTAATTTCTCTCCTAATCTAGCTCTTACTTTCTCAAAGAAACTAGGAGTAGCTTCATAAAATTCAAAAACAGATTTATTAACTTTCTTCGTCTTTCTAGCTCCAGTATGAGAATTTACATTATATTCAGGACCATCATACTCTTCTACTTCTAATACTTCCCCTCGTCTAGGATCATCTAAGGGAACCATATCTAAAGTATACTTATCAGCCCAAGCCTTATTCCATAATCCTTTAACTCCTTCAGATACAGCTTTCCATGCAGGATCTTGAATAATATCTCCAGTAGCAATTGCATCACCTATATCAGTTAAGTATCCATCTGCACCAACAACATTTCTCCCAGCATTTATAGCAGATCTCTTTGCAAATCCTTCAACACCTCGTTTCTTCCAATCAGCTCCTTCTCTATAGTAGTCATCATCGGTTTTTTCTCTTTTAACAAACTTAAATCTCTTAATGCTTAAATCTTCGTTGTTAAATAATCCTTTAGTATCTATTAAATTTCGAAGTCCTGATATAAAATCTTCACTAATTAATACTCCTCCTTTAGTATCTGCAGTATTTTTTAACCTCTCCATTCCTGACATTACACTAGCAACATTTACAGTATTACTAGTTTTGTCATTAAGCATTCTAGAAATAGTTCCTGCTTGTCTTACCTCTCCGGCAGTATTCGTTATCTTATTATCACTAGATATATCCCAAGAATTTAAATATCCATTTGATCCAGGTTTAGAAACAGTGGTAGCATCTCCCCATGAAGTATTTTTAACATTAACTCCTTTAGCAGATTTAAAAGCTCTTCCTTCCATAGCTTCACTAGCCATAGAACTTTCTTTTCCAACTTGTTTAATATTAGAACTAACTATATCTTTTATAGCATCAGCACCTCCAAAACCAGCCTTAAGAATATTTCCTAGATATTCTATTAGTTTTGTTACAGTATCTGGAAGATTACCTAAATCTAACTCAGGAACTTTAATTGCTTTTATTGCATCACCTCGTTCTTTAAAGAAATTACTAATCTTATCCCCTAAAAGTTGAAGAATACCATTTTTTTCTTTATTCCAAAAAAGTTTGCTTAAAGAATCAACAATTCCATCTTTTCCTTCAGGATCTCCGCCAAATAAACTAATTAACATTTTAGAAAATCCAGATCTGCCTCTTGGAGCTTTGGGATCATTTGGATTAACCTCTCCAAAAAGAAATGATTCTACATTAGCAGCAAATTTAACTATTCTTTTCCAATGTTTAGCTAAGAACATAGTACCAAAGAGGAAGAGAATAGTTTTAAATTGTCCACCTACTGAAGATGCTAATTTTCTGGGATCTAATCTCTCCGAAACACTCTTCCCTAAGTCAGATAAATGTTTCATTAATTTATTAGTACTTCTTGTTAAGGACCACTCACGACGTTGATATTCTTTTTCCCTGGCCGCTGCTTGTTGATTCTGTTTAGCAAAGGCATTAGATATCCAAGTTTTAAATCGAGCCTGTCCTTCATCTGGATTTTGTTTTACTGCTAATGTTCTCCCTTGGACAGGACCACCAATATTAGCAGCGGGAACAGCAACGTTATTAGTCGTCGTGTTCGTAGTGTTATTATTTATTGTTATCTTCTGTGGAGTAACTTGTACACTCCTTGAAGATGTTCGCTGTACTTTAGGTTGTCCAAGACCATATTTTCCTAAGACAGCTTGAGTTTGTGGATTCATTGATTGTACCTGTTGTTGTACACTTGCCCCTCCACCTAAACCTCCAAGAGCAGCCATTTCAACAGCCTGACTCATTGTTTCATTATTAGCCGCATCAGCATTATTTTCGAGTCTAGCTGTTTGTAAGTTTCCCTGACGTTCTGCATTTATCTGAACAATCTGGTTTTGCGCTTCTTGGAGTTGTTGTAAGTCTTTCCCATCCTCTGGTTTCTGGGAAGACATTTTTCTTACTTTATTTTCTATATCTTCTGCAGCCATTGTTTATTTTTTTTATATAGCTTCAAAGCCTTATATATGAAATAAAATATATAAAGATTATGAAGAAAAATATAATAAAAGCTTATAAATTTATTAACTACAGCGATCATGATAATTGCGCTTGTGATTTAGCATTATCACCTGTAGAATGTTATCTTTTTTTAGAGAAAGAGAAGTATGAACGATTTTATAGAGGTAATATTCAAAAACTTAATGAAGAATTAAAGGATATTACTTATGGATTATTACAAATTAATATATTACAAGATTACAAATTAGATGACTTTGAACTAATTGATAAAAATTACATACCGAATAATAAAGATTATGTATTAATATCTTTACCCACAGTATGTGAATTTAATATAATAAATAGTCAGCTAAATCTATCAGATGAAGCGATAAAATATATTAATTTTATTCAAAAAGAGGATTAATTTCCTCTTTTATTTTTCTTCCACATTCTCTTTCTTGTTTTACTATCAGGAAAAACACTATTTTTATTATATGCTCTAGATGGAATTTGAATAGCTTTATAAATAGATTCTTTCATTTTCGCATCTCCCGTAGATTTATACGTTTCAACTGCTAAATCTTCTGCTACTTTAGCTACAGATCTTTTTTCAGGAATTATACCTAATTTATCCGCTATTTTTGATCCTTCTTTCCAAGCATTCTGTTCATTCTTAACTATCAGCTTCTTTCCTACATAATCTTTACTAAAAGAGATTGGTCCTCCTTTTACCTTATTTTTGAAAAGAGGTCTCTTAAATCTCTTCTTAAAAAATTTACTAGTAAATGCCACAATTCCAGATATCGGCTTTTTCCTTGCTTCATCATGTCCAACTTCGTGTAAAGCAATATGTGAATTTTCTCCTCTTCTAGTATTAAGATTTATCATCTTATCGTTTGTTTGTACCTGCTGAATAGTCTCTTGTAGAGTATTCTTTGGATCCTTAACAGGCTTGAATTTTCTTAACATCCGTTTTGCAGGTTTTAAATTATGTTCTATGAAATTACCACCTTTATGACCAGTTAATTTGGCAAAAGTATCTTCATGAGAAACTCCAATCCTTCTTTTATTAGCTTCTTGAATTACTTTATTATGAAATTCCTGATCAGTTACGATCGGCATTCTACTTAGAGATCTATTTGCTTTAATATTCCTAGCAACATCATTTCTCATGGATCTTGCCACCTTATCAGCTATAGATTTTCTTTTCTCACCTACAAGTTTTTTTATAAGTTCTTTTAACTCCGTGACGTTTTATTAATTCCCTAATATTTGAAAATTTTCCGAATTCACGCTGTTCTATAGTCCAACCATCAGAATACAGTCTTTCCACTAAATCTCTACCAGTAAAAGATTTAGTTTTTAGTTTTCTTGCTATGATCATAATTACTTCGTTTTTATTTTCTCTATGAACTGGTCTATTTCTTTATTTCCGAGACCTAAAATAACTCCAAGACGTTTACTATACCAAAACTTTCCTGGGACTTTAAGAATACTATATAACTCATCTTGACACTCCAAGAAAGTTATCAGGCGACTTCCAGAAATTGACTTTTTCGTTACTATTTCGATATCCCCTGGAATAGTATACTTATCTAATTTATCTTTCCGTATCATAACAACCGGAGTACATTTCTTGAGATTAGGAGTAGACATATATTCTTCGGTATCAATTAAAACTCCTCTTACTAACCTTGGAGATCTTACCGACTTTTCTTCTTTCTTAGGTTCCTCGGATTCTTCTTTATCTCCTAGTAAACGTGTAATGAGATCTATAACACTCAAGATCGCCAACACAGCCAAGAAAAATATTAATCCAGGGAGAAGTAAGACAAGAACAATAATCCCAGGCACAATAAACAGTAGAGACCAGGAAAACCAATTATCTATATCAACTAACCACTCTACCAATTCAGTTTTCTTTATCTTCATTTTCTTTCCTCCAATTATTTCTTATATATTCTTTCGTATCTTCTATAAATCTCAATAATTCAGCCGAGATCAAATCATATTCATCCAAGATCTCGAAAACACAATAATTATCTAGAATACTGAAATTTTCCTTATAAAATACTCCTTCAGAATAATAATTATCGGAAACTAATCTCCTAAAATCATAACTCTGTATAAATAGTGTGTCTCTGGGAATATTATTAAACTTTCCGATCTTGAGTAATATGAATACGTCTATAGTCTCAGATTTAACTCCTATAATCGAAACTATATCATCTTCGGTGGTTTTATCTCTAGAGGAAAATAGTCTAGAATAACCGCTAAACTTAAGAATATTACCTATATTGTTATTATCTTCTATCCATCGTACCATACGCATTTTTATTAATTAGTTCCTATAGATCTATATCCCAAGACTCTATAGGATTATACTTTTATTCTTTCTCTTTTTTCTTATCGTAAAATTTCTTAGCCCCATATAATGCTCCTGCCGCTAAAGCAGTTCCAGCCATTATTTTTCCAGTTCTTCCCAGTTTAAATGGAGACTTAGTAACCCTAGACGTACCCTTATCTAACGGAGAATTAGTCTTAGGTGCAGTTGGGCCAAAGTTAAGTGGATTTTTAGGAATAGAATTAGTAGGTATTGTAGTATTTGTTATTGGACTAGGATTTTCTACAACTCTATTCTTTCTTTCTAATACACTTTGACGAAACTTCTTTTGATTTTCAGGAGATAGAGCTTGAATTCTTTCCTGTTTAGTTTTAATTTTTTCCTGTACCTTCGTTCCTCTTATTTTTTTTAACACCTCTATCTTGAGTATTTTGTCCATATCCTCTTGCCTGTTGTAATAAAGTTTGCTGAGCATTTCCTAATCTTTTGTCAACTTTACTAATACTAGGATTATCATACTCAGAAGAAGGCAATACTTTATTAATTTCTATGGCTTTTTTATACCTTTCTGAATTCTTTAGTATCTGCTCTTGAGGGATTCCACCCATAGACTGATGTTGAATAACCGGATTTACAGCTTGAGTCATTTGCCACTGCCTTGTTTTAATCTTATTTGCTTTATTACCAAACTCTTTCTGTCTCAGTATTATCATATATTTCTTAAACTGTCAAGGGAAGAATATTGTTAAATCCTATACCCCCCCCTTGACATATAAAATTTTAAGGGAGGGTATAGTTTTATAAGTCCATTAAGTCGACATTCTTAGTTCCCATTATTTCTTTTCTCTCAGCTTCCTCTTCATAATAAGCTTGACGTTGTGCCGCTGATATTCCTTTAAGTCTCTGTCCCTTCTTTCCACCAAAATTAAGTAACGGAAAATCAGGGTCAGTTCCTTCGGTAGTATCAAGGAAGTTTTCATAGCATTCACGAAGAGACTTAAGAGAAGAAAGTGTATAGTACTCTACTCCATCGACCTTAAGAAATTTATTTAAATAAAATTTTAGATCCATCAATTGGGGAATTGTTACAGATGTCTCGAAAGAAGTCGACAGTAAGAGATTCTACACTTACTGCCACACTCCTCCTTTCTTTCGCTTTCTTTCCTTTATTACATTCAGGACAATATAGTTGAATAGGTTCAAGTCTATCGTAATATAAGTCACGAAGAGCAAGCAAGAGAGTAACATCACCATGAGTAGCCCCTAAGACATCTTTCTCGATCTGTGTTCCCTGATAATCAAAATCTTTAATCAAGGCTATAGTTTTAATCATCTTCAAGTCAGTTACAGTTCGATATCTAAGGTAAGTCTGAAATACCTTCATAAACTCTCTAACTGTCGGAACTATAGTCTCGTATCTATGCCCTCCAAGTTCAATAAAAGCACCATTCATAATCTTTTGATCGATCTGTTTAAAGTGAATATCTTTTTCGAAGGATATAGTTTTCTTCATCTTCTTACCACATTCAGGACATGTTACTTCTATTTCATAAGATAATTCCCCAGAAACCGTACAAAGCTTCTTATAAAATATCAAGAAATCTACATCCATTAAATAACAATCTAGGATAGTTTCATCTTCTTGAACTAAAAGATTGATATCATATAAGTATTTTTCTAGTGGATCATCAGAAGGAAGATTCTCAAGATATCTTGTTATTTCTAAGAATGTCATAGGACTAACCTTAACACTTGGGAATTTATATCCATATCCCCCTGATGGTAATTGTGATGTTAAAATATTCATAATCGTTAAACTCTCATTTTTTTATTAATTAATCTTCTTTTTCTCTACGCTCTAATTCTTTACGAGCCTTTCTTGCTTCTGATTTATGATGAAGATGTCCAGCTGCAGCAATTCCGGCACCTGTAGCAGCACCGATTCCAGCTCCTATTAAACCTCTCTTAAGTGATAATTTCTTAGCTAATCCAATTGAAGCTCCGGAGACACTAGTAGCAGCTATAAGTCTTTTATTATTTTTCTTAATATTTTCTTTTTCCTTATCAGTCAAACCTTCATCATATCTAGCTCTTTCTTTAAGCCATTTATCTGACTTTCGAGAGAATTTAGAATCATCAAACTCTTCTGACATTCCAAGATATGTTTCTTCATCTAAATCATCATCAGCCTTAGAAAATTTATTCTCTCTAAGTTTTTCTGCACGTTTCTTCATTAAATGGTTTGAAGCTAATCCCGCCGCTGTTCCTAATAAAGCTGTTCCTGCCAAGATCTTCTTATTTCTCTTTGAAGCTTTCTTTGAAACTTTATCTTCTAATTTCTTTGTTGCTTTTTTAGTATATCTTCTTCGCCTTTTAATTTTTTATCAGCCATGTTTAGATAATGTTTTTCAACTTTCTGAACTTTTAGAAGATTATCAAGTTCGTTAAATGAATCTATTACTGGTTCTCCTGTTCTCGTCTTTTCATTAGCTCGCTTAAATACCTCTTTACCAGTTTTTCTAATTTTATCAAGTTCATTCCGATATTTTTCATATAATTTACCAGAATGTTTGAGATACTGATCATTTATTTTGGCTTCATCAACTGACTTAGCAACGTCAGAACCAATTAAACCTACCCCAGCTACAGTACCACCAGCTAAAATTCCATGTGCAGTAGCTACTCCTTTACGATTTTTATCAATCTGATCTGCAGCTCTCTGTTTTTTCTCTTCAGCTGTTAATTTCTTAGAGAATAATTTTCTTTTGATTATCATACTATTTATATAGGGGATTATTAAACTTCATACCCCCCCCCTTTAGAGAGTATGATTTTTCTTATTATAAATAAAGAACGAAATATAAACTAAAAGCCTTATATATGTAATAAAATATTTTAAATTATGAAAATAGGAATAAGTACAACTAACATAATTAATGAATTTGTTAGATTTATAGGTCCTGTAGTTGACCTAAGAATAAAAGAATGTAAAGTGTATGTAATAATAGATCACAATAAATTTACTAATCTAGAAGAAATACTAAATCAATTAAATCAACAATCTATTTTTTCACTTAGTCCAGCAGAAATTGTATCATCTTTTGAAGTAGAATCTATACTACTTGATACAGATAATTCAAGAACAGATACAGTTATAAAACTTCCTGGGACTTGGAGAATAAATACAGAAACTAATGAAATAATTGAACAAGAAAATCTAGATAAAATTTTAAAGCTATTTACTACACAAGAAGGATGAGAGAAAAAAACTCATCCTTTTATTTTCTTTTCTTAGAATTTCCAAAGATCTGACCTATAATACTCTTATCCTTTCTTCTATTTTGCCTTATTTCTCTCTTATCTAGTTTATTTTTAAGGTCTAAATCATTTTTATCCAAATTTTCCGGATAAGTATTTTTAATTCTATGTAACTTACCTGGACTAACTTCTTTCTTTAAAGCACTATTTGGATCTAAATATTTAGCCGCTGCATTTAAAGTTCTTGCATTTCTGGCAGCTTTATAAGTTTTTAGAGATAATTTTTTATCCTTTTCTGCAAGTTTTATCTCTTCTTTAGATGCCCCATGCTCTTTCATTAAATTTATTCCATTCTTCCAAGCATTTTTCTCCTCTTTAAGTTCAGCACTATTTCTTTTGAACTCTTCTTTCACTCGTTCTATAGTTCCAATTTCAGATTTTTTCTTACTCTTATTCATTAAATTTAATCTACTAATAGCTTTATTCCTCTCACCAGCAGCTCCAGTACTATTCATTGCATGACCTACTTCATGGGCTAGAGCTGGAATATTTTCATCATATTTTCCTTTAATATTTATAAGACCTGATCTTGGAGATAATCCAGAAACTTCATTAGGAGATAACGTTAATGCAATTTTCTTACTTAATCGTTTTCCATCAACATTTCCTTCGTATTTTGAATTATTCAGAAACCGTTTACTAACTTCTTTTGCTTCTTCTGGCTTAAATGGAGCATAATAATTTATAGATTCTTTTTCACCTATTGAAGTTTGAATTTTATTATTATCAAATACTCTAGAATTTCCCTTCTTAATAGCATCCTTTACTAAATCTTTTCCAAGTTTCTTATTAGAAATAGATTCTTTTTCTAAATCTTTTGCTAATTTAAGTACTTCACTATTATTAGATACTTGTTTAACTGATAAATCTTCTAACTTCTTTCCGATTTTTCTTTGAAGTCTACCTGCATATTTCTTCATAACTCTAGAACCACCTGAATGGTAAAATTCTTGAGCTATATTAAATTGTTTTTGTCGTAGGATTATCATACTATTAATTTTTATTCAAAACAAAATTCCCACTCACCTTTACTGGCGAATGAGAATTATTATGTCCCAGGCAAGATCGAACACTTACCTCATAAAATATTGTTTATTGTTTTCAGGTTATTATATATTTCTTGATACTCTGGCTTAACTCCTATAATGTCAGTAGCTTTCACTCTCTTCTTAGAACCATCAGAAAGTATTTCATTTACTTTAGCCTCCTTAGTTTCAAAAAAGTTTTCTAAGTCAGTTGCTTTAGGAGTAGCTGTATAATTAATTGAAGAATATAGTCCTCCAAGAATTTCTTTTATTTTTGCTTGGCTTATTCTATCTCCAACAGAAAACTTAGAGAGAATAGTATTTACCAAAAGTTCTTTACTAAATGTTACAATACCTAACTCTTTTTCAATTTTATACCTATCATACCCCAAAGCTTTTAGTTTTTGTGGTTTAAGAATAGTATAATAAGATTTAATATTATCATGTTCCCCAATCTGATCTAATACTATTTGTATAGCTTGATTAGATAATCCATATTCACATAATAATTTAAGCTTTTGTTTGAACAAAGTTAGATTTTCATACTCATTCATAAAATTAGATACTTCTCTATTAATTAGATCATTTGTATCTAATGTATTATGTACTGAACTAAATACAGTAAATCTATCTTTATAATCATATTGTTGTATTCTAAAAGCTCTAATCTCATTTACTAATACTAAATTATTAAGTACAGGTATCAAAGTTCCACTCTGATGTTCGTTTACCGCCACATAATTATCTTTATAACTAAAAGATTTTGCCATTTTTTGATATGTTTCTGCTAGATCATATTTTGCTTTATCAGGTGCAGAGCTATAGGAATCTAATAAGTTTTGAGTAATTTCTTTTTTTCTTTCTACTTCTTTATTAAACTCCTCTTGAGACACTTTCCTATAATCACATATTGTTCGATAATAAAATACTGCACTATTACTCCATGGATTCTCTTGCAGCCTTTGTCTACCTAAGATCTGAGGCAAGTCTTCAGAGATATCAACAGCTAAAGAATCAATATTACTATCACTAAATATAAAACTTCTAGCACAAGTAGAGTAAAAATCAGCACCTAGGTAAACAGTTCTAGTACAAAAGGTAAACATTTTAGGTTTAACTCCTTTTAGCGGTACTTCACCTATTACGAATTTCTTCCCTAATTTACGTTGTATTCGTTTTTGATTATCAGGAGTATCACTACACAAAATATTTACTTCTTCAGATTGGAGATTACACTTTTTTATAATACTAGTAATATGATTAACAGAATTTACATAAAATACAGCTTCATCCGATATTATTTCAACAGGATAGCCATTTACCATTCTAATAGCTCTCTCAAAATTACCATCCTTGTAGGACTGAATAATTTCTGAGAGTTTTTCGCCAACAGATTTCATTGTAAGTACTTTTAAGGCAGGTTTTAATACCCTAGTCGAATCCTCCTTACTCCAATCCATATTAATATATGGAAGACCATCAAACTCACCTAACATATTAAGATATTCCTCCAACATAGGAGTTGCACTAACAAATAAAGCTGAGTGAGATTGGTGTAGATGATATAAAAAATCTAATTCTGTATTAGACTTAAACTTAGAATCATGTAAGATAGTTTGAAACTCATCTATAATGGTGTAAAAAGATTGAAATATACCCAAAGATGTTAATATATCTTTTACAATTCTATAAGAATCATATGTTACAAGAATTTTACAAGGTTTATCTCCTAAGTATTTTCTTTCATTTAGATAGTCTTTTATTTCATTCATTAATCTATTATAAACTGTATCCTTTCCATGAACTACTTCTTTAAGAGTATCCATAAATACTTGAGATCTAGTCTTATCTATCTTGCTTAAATCTTTATCAACTGTCAATTCTTTTTCAAGCTCATTCACTACTAAGTAAACACTATCCTTATGTTGGTCTTTCTTATTTTTAAGTAACATCTTTCTTGGAGAACATAGGATAACATTTTCAGGACCTCTAAGACAGTATTCTGTAAATCCACAACCTGGAAGTTGTTTATTAATAATACATTTTACTGGGAATTTATAAAATCTAAAGTCTGTTCCTAATTCTGATATAAATCTTATTCCTCTAGGAACTACATAATCATTTAATTTTAGTATTGGCATACGTATAATTTTATCAAATTTATTATAATCTAATAGAGAATCCAGTTAAAAGAACTACTATGTCTCTTTAAATTGAAGACATAGGAGGATTCCCTTTTCAATCATAAGGAATTGAAAGGATATTATACGCATTTTGTCACTTTAAATGGAGTAGTTTTAGTACAGTACTATATATATTTTATCTGACAAAAAAGTGACACTTGCTCATATAGATAAAGAACATAAGATCATGTCGGAGACATGGAATATTTATGTTTAGGATTTCTATGAGCTTTTAATCTAGAAATACCACCCCTGGCCCTTTAGAGGCCAAAGGGGTGTCAACTTAATTAAAATAATATTATACTAAAATTTCCTATATATCTTATTCAATGTTTCTTTTCTAAGACACCTCTAGCGGTAGCGGTTAGAGGTGTAGGATAAGGGAAGCTCCTTTGTCCTCATAAATAAGGGACAAACCTATATAAAACCTCCCTTTTATCAATTTGAAAGCCTAGTATATGTAATATAAACTTTAAATACGTAGAATCATGAAAAGAATAGTCAAAGAAGCGGTAATTGAGAAAAAACTTACTGATGAAGAGAAAGATATAATAAGATCTCATTTAGAATGTAATTATAAAATAGTAATGTTATATCCTATTAACGAAAATACAGAAGTACCTAAAAATGCATTACCCTCTGAGATATGGAATATTCCAGAGGGTTATTATGCTATTGAGATTAAATACCAGGTTTAATAATCTTTTTTTTAGAATATTATTTATAAAATAAAAATCAATTTTAAATTACAAGTTATGAATAAGAAGATTAGAAAATTTGAAATAATTAAGCAAAAGGATAAGATTGATAGATTACTTAGGATTCCTTATGCAATGAGTTTTGAAACTAAAATAGTAGATTTATATCCTGTTGATGAGGATACTATAATACCTGAGGAAGCACTAGATCCTGAGAAGTGGGATGTTCCAGAGGGTTATTATGCTATTGAGATTGAATGATAGTTTTATATACCTTCAATTCTTCCATATGAAATAAGAATAAAATATATAAAATTATGAAAAGAGATAAATTAATAAAAGAAATTATTGAGAAGGATTCATTTATTTTTGAAGATCCTTGTCCTTTATCCCATCAAGAATTAGAAGAGATAGACTCTACTATAGAGAGTACATCTTCTATGTTAGATAATATGAAAATTGACTCAACAGAGGATGATCCTATGCTAAGATTTGAAAAAATAGTAGAAAATCTTAATAAATCTAATAAAAGTATGAGAGTAAAAAGAAATGAGTTAATCTTTTTAAAGGATTATCATAATACATCAAAAACTCCTTGTTCAGATTGGCTTGATCATAAAAGAGTAGACCTGTATCCTATCAATGAAAATACAGAAATACCTACAGATGCATTAGATCCAGGGGTATGGAATATTCCTGAAGGTTATTATGCTATTGAGATTAGAGATTTGGATTAATTTCCAAATCTCTTTATTTATTCTTATATTTTCCGAGTAATCTTACAGTATTATCAGTTATCATTTTATTAGCTGTATTAGATTCATAAGTTCTAAAGGAATAATCCAGACTTTTATTTCCTGCTTTTTGTATTTCTCTGGGAAGATTATATTTTTTCGCTAATGCAACAGCATGATATGATGCATTAGCTTCATTCATTAATGTAGATAAATTTCCTACATTGTTCATAATAGAATTATGTAGATTATGTGAATTATTTACTTTTTTATCCAAACTTCTATAATTACCATAATATTTACCTCCTCTTAATTGTTCTCTATTATCACTTACACGATGTCCAACTTCATGAAGAATTGTATATGGATTTTTTCTATGTATATTATTTATATTAATAGTATCATTTTTATAATTATATTCTGTAGTTAAATTAGAACCTACTGCAGTTTTTATATTATCTTTTTTAAGATCTTTTAAAATTTTTTGAGCAGATTCAGGATCATATCCTAAAGTAGTATTTAATTTCTTAGCTTGATTGTATTTAGTTTCAAGTTCTGAGAATTCATTATCATAATTAGATTCAATATTTTTTCTTTTGAATCTATAATTTTTTCCAGCTCTTTCTTTTTTGATTTTATCTAACTTTTCTAAATCTATTCTATTTTGTTTCGAATTATCTTCTATAATTTCACGTATATCATAAGTTCCCTTTGCTTTTCGTTCTTTATAAAATTTTTTATTATCAAGTGAAAGGTTAGTGAAAGGATCAATGACATATTGGCCGGAATCTTTTACATTTTGCCTAGCTATTCGTAATCTATTATTAGAACTAGCAGCTTGAATTCTCTTAAACCGATTATGAAGTTCTGGATTAGCTATAATTTCAGTTATAGCAGCTTGGAAACTTGGAAAAGCGAAAGGATATAGTGAAGGCATTGAGGATATGTACAAGTATAAAGAAGATCCGGATAGCCTTTCTGAACCTGATAAAATCATCCTTGAGGCTGTGGGTGATATCCTCAAAGAAGAAGGAACGCTAAAAAGTATGAGTGTGAGTGATGGTATTACTTATACAAAGAACCTCAAAAAGAAACTCGAGGCTCTAGAAGCAAAAGAAGAGAAGGTTGAAGTATAATATCACCTCAGAGAAGATTGACAGAAATGTTGATCTTCTTTTTTAATTTCCTGTCTTCTTTTTATATTTTGCTAGAAGTGGAGCTTTTGAATATGCATCTAAATCTTTTTCATATCCTTCGAGTGCTTTATCAAAACTTTTCTTTGCATGATTTAATTCTTCAGGTGTTGCTCCTTTTTCTTTCATTAACTTTAATGCTCTGTCTGAAGCGTCTTTTTCATTACTCAGGATTAATCTTTTGTCAATTAATTTTCGTTTCCAAGATTTTAACTTAGGAAATTTTGAGTTATTACTATCACTTTCAAAATATGTATCGCCATCTCTTTTATCTGCTTTATTAAAACTACCTCTAATAGAATCAGAGTTTGCTATTCTATTTTTAATGCTATCTTTTTCTCCTTTTATATGACCTACTTCATGAGCTAGAGAAGCAGGTCCTCCTTGATTTCTATTATAATAAATCGCATGATCTCTATTATCTATTAACTTAGATAATTTTCTTTTATCTCTTTCAGAAACTCTATCACTATTATTAATCGAGTTTTTAAGTACTTCTTTAATTTTCTTATCTTTAATATCTACATTACTATTCTCTGCGTATCTAGTAACAAAAGAATTTTCATTAATAGCTTCTCTTTGAATAGCTCTTTCTAATTTCATATTTTTAGGAGCTCTTTCATCTAAGTTACTCAATTCTCCTTGTATTTTACTTTTTTCATTTTTTAATCTATTAAGTTCTCCTTTATATCTATAATATTTCTCTAAATTTCTTTTTGAAATAAAGCCTTTCATTTTAGAGAGTAATCCATATTCTCGTTGTTCTAATTCCCAACCTTCAGAATATAGTTTTTCGACTAATTGTTTACCTGTTATCATCCTTTTTCCAATTGATTAGTATATACTTTCTTACTCTATTTATTTCTAATTCAGTTTGATAATCTAATTTTCCGGAAAAATCAAGAATTGGAAATCTAATAAAGTCATAATTATTTAAATTACCACATTTAAATAATGTGGTTAATTCTTTATCTGAAGATAACTCTTTGAAATTGATACCTTCTGGAAGTTTAAATAATTCTTTTCTTAGGAGGAAACCAACTTCAGTGGGAAAATTACCAGAAATTCTGGTTTGGATATGCCAAGTTTCTAGAGTAGGTATCACATCCTCATCTTTTCTAGTTATAGTTTTTAATTCCTCTAAGTAATCTTTTCTTGTTTGAAGCGAATTATTTCTAATATAATGTGGATCATAGAAAAGAGTTTCTGTATTTCTTTCGATTAATCCAAGTTTTTCTTCAAGATTTTTTATCTCTTGGTCTAACATTCTTCGTCTAGGAAGTAATATATTTAGTAAGTTCATAATAATTGTTTTAGTTAGTAGAAGAGTAACCGATCAAAGTTACTCCCCTTTATTATTTTTATACAATAGTAAGTATATAATTATTTAGGTTTCTTTTTATTTATTATTTTTCTTCTTAAATTATATTTCTGTCTTTCAGTTCTTCCTTTATCTCCAAAAAGTTCCATTAAATCTTTTTCTTCTTTATGAGATCCAGGAAATACTTTATAATTATCTATTTCTTTTGGATGTAATTTATTTAATAGCTTTTCATTTAAGTTATTTCTTAAACTATTTCCTTTTCTATATGTATCTATTGCAGCATTTTCTAGATTTTTAGCATGTTTAATCTCTTCTTTTGTTGCACCAGCCTTTTTTAAATCTTTTATTCCATTCTTCCAAGCATTATTTTCTTCTTGAATTCCAATAGTTCTTTTCCCAATATCAGCTAGTATCCCTTTACTATTATTAGATTTATCAGCTAATTTTTGAATTGCAGAATTAATAGATTTTTTACTATTTTTAACATGACCTAGTTCATGAGCAGCAAATGGGGTGTCTTTTCCTATTGCATCAGCGTTGAGATTTATAATTGCATCTTTGGTCGAACTTGATTTGGCCAATTCTCTACTAGCTTTATCCAAACTTTTATCATTAGACATTTCCTCGAGTAGATTTTTCTTTTCTTTATTGAGAATATAGGATTTGTCTCCTTTAGGTTGATATATCAGTTTAGAAAATTTGTTATTAGGTATTATATCAGCGTTTACTTTATTAGCTTCTTTTTTCAGATTATCGGCTATTAATTCATTCTCTTTTGTTTCTTTTCGAAGATTAGTCAATTTTCTTTCTGTTTTCTTTGTTTTTGCAAAAACTCTCGTTTATTCTGAATTAATTTATTCACTATATCTCTTTTTCGTTTTCTGATATAATTTTTTGTTCCTTTCTTTAAACCCAATCGAGATATTTCTGAAAGTATACTAAATTCTTTCTGTTCTTCTGGGTACTTTCTTAATATAATCATATTAGAGATTTAATAAATTTCTTAGTATTTTCATCCAACTCTCTTATAATATAGTAATCCTCTATATTATCACATTCAGAGTTTGTACTTTTTATTTTATATTTAGTACTGTTCTCTATTTTTATTGTTTTTGGAATATTAATAGTTTTTCTTATTAATACTACATACACAATCTTACTTGGTTTAGGTAATTCTTTTATGATGGGATTAAAAGTATCTTTTTCATTAGAATTATCTGGATTAAAATATCCACTAGCTCGTATTACATTTAAGCTCTTATATCCATCGTTTAATCGTTTTCTAAGGTCTTCTAGGTATTCCCTTCGGCCTTTGAGATCATATTTTCTTCCTCTATTTTGTTCATAAAGTGGATCATAATAAACTTCTGTTCCAGTTCTTCTGATTAATCCAAGTTTTTCTTCAAGATTTTTTATTTCTGGCTCTAGTTTCTTCAATTCTTGCCTTTCTCTTTTTCGTCTAGGAAGTAATATATCTAGTAAGTTCATAATAAATAATTGTTTTAGTAGAAGAGTAACCGATCAAAGTTACTCTCCTTTATTATTTTTATTTTTTAAATATTATCAAAAGTTCTTTCATACGTTAATCAATGAGTTTTATCCCATGACAGACTATATCACCTAAGAGATTTTCTTAGTCTACATACATAGTCGTTGAACCTAGATTAAATTCCAAATATCTAGGATGCTGATTGTTTGTACATAAAGATACAAATTTTCCAGCAATTCTTGTAGAAAACACCATGAAATTTTCCAAAATGTTCAAATTGCTTTAATAAAGTCATTAATTATTTTATTAATGAATAGACTATATCATCTCTAGATTTCACCAGAGTTCTATATTTAGTCGTTGAGAAAGGATCTTATTATCCCTTTTTGCTGATTTATTTCATTTATATTCCAGCATTTTAATAGAATTTTTCATAAAGTTTTGATTTACTTTATGCTTCTTCGTTTGAAAAAGCTTACTTGAATATCAGCTCTATCTGTCTTTATTTGTTATCTATAGTTTTCACTATAAGAACAGAATATAATTTCAAGATATATTTTATTATCTTGGTAAGTCTTTATTCGTTATACCTTAGATTTTATTTATCTAAGGCTTGGCATTAGATTTTCGATCTTTCACCAAATTTACTTACTAATTATCTAAAGGATTGCTCTATTAGACGGCCCAGTGTTGACCATCTTCAGTCTGTGGTTATGTTAACTATAATAAAACTATATTATTATAGCCCAGAATACAAATTCAACTTAGGGTTCTCTAAGTTGGTAAGTCTTTATTCGTTACATTAAGAATTTTTACTATTCTTAACTCGGTATTGGGAATTATCCTTTCACCGAATTTACTTACTAATTATTTAGGGAATTACTTCTCTAAACGGCCAGTAATTATTTACAAACCATTTTCCGATTTAGTGTGTTATAAGAGAGGTTCCTATATCACTTCAGACTATATCATAAAGAGAACTATGACTTTCTCTTTCTTTATCCATAGTCGTTGAGAAATAGATTTTTATTATTATTATTATCTATTTTTGCTGATTTATGTTTTTACATTTTCCAGCAATTCATAAAGATTCAGATTTCTATGTTAAAAATCTGGACGAATAAGTTCATCAATCGGTGCATCCTGAAGAATACAGTTATAGAAATTAAGAGTACGAACTTTGATACGGCTTGAGTTAGTTAAGATTAATCTAAGGTCGCATACTAAGTCATCCTTTCTGAAAGAATATTTAGTATCACGATCTGCAATTTTCTGGCGATAGTCCTTATGGTTTTTGTTTTAAATCATACTAGACTATATCATAAAGAGGAACTATGGCTTAACCCTCTTTCTTTGTACTTAGTCGTTGAAAAATAGAATCATATCTATTTCTGCTGATTATTTTTTCGTTATATTAGGTTCATCGCTCTTAATCCTAAATCTTAAGCGATGGAGATAACTATAACGAGATATTTCCAGCAGTTCACAAAGATTCATTAAGGAACTTTTAATCTCTTAATGGACAACTTTTAAATTATCAAACCAGTAAGTAATTGCCTGATCTTCCTTATCTACAAAAGCCAACGACAGGGTTCCAGCTGTGTTTTGACCTGTCTTCTGAATGATAGTATAATTACCACGCATTCTCTTTTCAAAACCTGATACACTATAATCAATACCTACCTGAACGGCATTTAATCTAGCATTGAAAATATCAGTACCAGGGAAATAAACTCAAACATTTGTTCTATGTTTAGACTATATCATAAAAGAAATCTATGGCTATTTCTTTTCTTTGCTAATAGTCGTTGAGAAATAGATTTTTTATCTATTTTTGCTGATTTATCTTTACTTGATCTTCCAGCAGTTTACAAAGTTTTACTAAGACAATTATTTATCTTAGGTACATTAATGAATTGAAGTTCCCACATGTCACCACGAAGGAATTCTTTATTATTATCTTTATATGTACTTTGATAGTCAATAAATTTCATGTATCCGTCACTTCCGCGGACTAAACTTGCTACGCTTGCCATAGTTTTTATTATTTTTTATCGTAATTTAAAGTTATATCGATCGTCATATCATTATCTACTAAGTCGCTCATTCTAGATTCCACTTCAAGTCCTAGTCTGTTATTTGGTAAGTCTAGGTAAAATCCAGTAATAACTAATGAATCTATATATGAGTACCCAGCTGATATTCTATTTAAGATCTGTTCTATTCTAGCTCTTATATCTCCGGCTGATTTAGTACTAAGAATTTTCCATTTATTCTTTTCCAATTCTCTAGCCACTTTTCCTATACAGAATCTCATCCACCCTGAAGTATTGAAGTCTTGTCCATTTTGATATTTTTTATAATAATATATCTGGTTATTAAATACTAGATAATTACTTTTGTATTCTTCAAGTTTTTCTTCTGGTGATTCAAAGGTGTAAGGATCTGTTGTAGGTGTTTGATATAAGATCTGATCGCTAGTTATTGAGTAAATATCTTGTAAGAGCCCTCTAATATGTAAATAATATCCAGGTCTATCTTGTCCGAAAATTGTTTGCCCTCGATAAAAATATAAGAGTCGATTATCAGTGTCAGAGGTATAATTAAAGACGTAGTTATTTCCGGCCGTATTAGTTTCCTCAGGATCAGTTGTTTCTATTAAGTTTCCGTTTTCCACTTTATAGAATTTTACTCCTCCAGTGGGTTGTGATACTATATAAATTGTTCCTGAGGTTATATTTTCGGCCGATGGGAGTTCTTGAGTTTCTACGTAGGTCCATCCATTATCAGAATTTTGGAATAATACTTGAAAACCTAAACTCCTTGCATACCCTAAAAATCTCTCGTATTCTGGATAATAACTAGTCTCTGAGCCTGTCTTCATTCCGGCCGAGTATTTATAGATATCAGGGACTAAGAAATAATCGATAATTCCAGCGTTGTCAGATCCAAAAATAGCCTCTGCCGCTTTCCAATATTCCCCATTTATATCTTCGGCCGTTTCTTTCCAGGCTCGTTTAAGATACCATGTTCCAGAAGGTAATTCAGATTCTTTAGTACCTTTTTTATATTCTACCTCTTCACCTGTTTCTCGATTTATGTAAGATGTTGAGAGAATACATCTAACTAACTTAGACTCTGAAGTAATTATAGTATCAAGTCTTTCCTGTCCAATAGTAAATAAACCACCTTCATAAATTTCTTGATATTTATACCTCTCGATTGTTACTCTATACTTATCATCTCCTTTCAGTTTCTCAATATTTACACTAATATCACTATCTAAGTATTCGGGATCTCCACCTTCAGTACCAGTTGTTTTAGATATAAATCTCACTCTAGTACTTCCGCTCGAGATTTTTGATAGTATATTGTGTGTAGTGTTAAAATCTGGTTCGAATAATAGATCAGTAATATTAGTAAAATAAGTAACCTGAACAGAATATGATGTGTATATTTTGTAACCCTCCGAGATATTTCCTTCGACTGTATAACCTAATTGACTTGGAATTATAACTTCTACTAACCTCTTGAAAATTTCCTTATTACTTTCTTTGGCTTTGATTTCGACCTCGACTGCTTCATCATAATACTGACTTGGAATATTAGGGATACTATTAATTTCCTCTTTAAACCAAATCATTATATTTTCATAAGAGTCATTTTTAAGTTTTTTCAGGATTATATATTTAGAAGTTAATCCCTCGTCTATCGGGTGAAAATCTATCTCAGGGTTATATACTAAAGAATAAGCTAAAGTTTCATACCCTTTTGATACTCTTAGCAAGTCAGGAAGATGAGATAATAATATTTCTTCATTAATTTTTTCAGTATAATCAACATCTCCTTCCTCTATATATTTCGGATAACAATATTCAGGTCCAATAAAACCTGGATAATTTATGTTTAATACATCCCTATTTTCTAGAGAACTCGTATTATTAGTGTCAAGATTTTGTGGTAATTCTAGGATTTTCATATATTCTCCTAGATAATATATATAAAGAGTATACCACAAATTTCCCTCTTTATATTCGCCTTCTCCTGTTACTACCTTATACAAAACTTTATCTTCTCCGATTTCTGGAAGTTCTGTTAAGTTATAGTATAATTTTTGATCTATAGAATACTCTTTTAGGTCAACATAGTCAGGAGCATTAGTATTTTGTTCAACCTTAATTGGTCTATATAAGAATAAAGTAACTCCAGATTCTAAAAGTTCATCATAATAATCTTTCCCTGGAAAATCTGATCCAAACCAAATATCAAGTTCATCAGGAGTTCTCACAAGTATTGGTTTCTCATATGACATCTTAGAATCTACAACTTCAGAAAATACTGTAAAATCATCTTGTTCAGTGGAGTACTTTATATTAGTTGTTCCTAATCTTAAATACATAGCTTTATATTATTTAATTAGTTTCATTACTGAATTTACTCCACTTTCTACTATAGAACCGTAATCTGTTTTTGAAGAATTATCGGGAGCTTTATGTTGTATTACCTTAACTTCTGGAATTTTTCCTTCATTTGGATTCTCTCCTACGATACTAAATGATACCGTAAGATCTCCTGCACCGTCTCCAATATCCCCTGTATACTCTTCAGAGAAATCTTTCATTACTAAAAGCAAATCAAATTTTTGAATTGTACTATATTGTGGTGTCATAACATATATTCTACATCTGAAGCATATATTTTTATACATAGCAATACACACATTATTAGTATCTATTGCTGTAAGTGAATATTCATCCGGGGGCAGTATATAATAATCAGATGTATGTCCTTCGCTATTATAAATTGCAGCTTTAGCACATTCTTCAAAGTATCGTCTCCAAGATTTATATTGATCGTCGGCGATAGTTATTCGAAGTTCATTAGTAAATTCCATTGAAACAGGATAACTAATTTCACCATCATACAAGCTCAGTGTTTTTGATGTCATTTTAGATTTTTGAAGATCAAAACTAGTAAATGGAATCCATTTATTATAAGCTGTATTTACTCCATGCATTACGATATTTCTTATATTTATTTCGTGGATTCCAGGAAGATAATTAAGATCTCCATTTTCAGGCCCTGCATAAGGTTCAAGAGCAATTTCCCAGAAAGCATTAGTATCTAATGTTTGAATATTATAATTTGAATACCCTGTTGAGGTAAATTTATCTGGAGTTGTAATAAATGGGCTAGATTTTAATACATTATATAAACCTTCTACAGTATTAGTATCGTCAGTATCGCTAGATATCCCACATAATTCCTCTAGAGTAATTAATATACCTTTACCTGAAATATAATTATTTTTAAAACTGTATGTTCTTTCTCCTCCAGAAGATCCTAAAGCCATATCTTTTAAAGCACTACCTGCTTTTTTCCAAAAGGATGATGATGAATTTTTCTTTGCTCCTTCATTAGTTATTTTACTTAAGAGTTCGATTTCATCATAAGAAAATACAGATTGACTTTTTATAGGATTAGAAGCATTACTACTAGTTGATCGTGTATTCGCTTCTTCAAATCCATTATATTTAAATTTATTTTCATCTGGTCTATTCAAAGGATTAGATATATCTACTGATTTGCTTCCAACGATACTATTAACAGCATCTCCGAGCTTGTCTCCTAGGTTGTCAAGTGCACCAGAAACTCCTCCAGATACTAAATCACCCAATAAACCGCCATCATTTCCAGGGAGTCTATATCGATTTGATTTAGTTACTTTTTCAAGCTCGTCTCTAGCTACTACCAAACCAGCTAGTGTTTCATTAACAAGAAGTTGTCTTGCCTCTCCATGTACTCCAGTCCAGCCCACGGCTTTTTCAGCAGTCCATCTAAGATAATTACTTAAATTAAGAGATTCTAATCCAAATTTAGGTAATTTCATAGGAGGACCTTCTACTTGTTCAGAAGATAGTTCAGGATTTTCTGAATATTTATAAATTTCTTGTCCATCAGGAGCTTGTGCATCTGGAATTTCTTTTTGTTGGTTATAGAAATAAGTAGGATTTTCTATGATTTTTTCTACTTCTTCTGGAGAAAGATAATTTTCATTATCTGTTTCTGGAATTTCTTTTTGTTGGTTATAGAAATAAGTAGGATTTTCTATGATTTTTTCTACTTCTTCTGGAGAAAGATAATTATATGATCCTTCTGTTTCTACTCTAGGAGCTGAATTTCCTTTAGCTACTTCAGGTAACTTATCTTTATAATTATATTGTTGTTCTGGATTTTCTATGATTTTTTCTACTTCTTCTGGAGAAAGATAATTTTCATTATCTGTTTCTGGAACTTCTAGAATAGAATCGTAAAAATTTCCAAGATCTCCACCAAGACTATCTAACTCTTCTGGGCCAAGAGGAGTATAATCTCCAGATTGTCTAGGAGCATCAGCTATTTCTGGAACTTCAAGGAGAGAATCATAGAAATTATTGATATTTCCACCAAGACTATCTAATTCTTCCGGACCTAATGGAGTATAACCTTCATATCCATCTCCAGAAGTTTCAGGGAGTTCGAGTTTTTCATCTTCTAACTCAAAATCTCTAGTATCTTCAAGTTTATCTATAAAATCTTCAAGACTTTCAGGTTCAGCTTCCTCTGTACCTTTTAAATCTATCCTTTCATCTTCTAAAGAACTTGATTCATATTCTTTAGTACCCTCTAAGTTTATTCTCTCGTCTTCTAAAGATTTAGGTTCGAATTCTTTAGTTCCGGTTAAATCTATTCTAGTGTCCTCTAACTCAGAAGCCTCATAATCCTTCGTATTTTCTAGATCATCAAGATAATCCTCAAGTTCAGACATCTCAGCTTCTTTAGTTCCAGTTAAGTCTATTCTAGTATCTTCAAGAGAATTATTATCTTCTACACTTAAGTTTTCTCTATAATCCTCTAAAGTAGATATCTCAGACTCTTCAGTATTTTCTAGATCAATTCTTTCATTCTCTAGAGCTTTAGGTTCAGACTCCTTTGTATCTTCTAGGTCTATCCTTTTATCTTCGAGACTTTTAGGTTCGGATTCTTCTGTTCCGGTTAAGTTGATTCTGGCATCTTCTAACTCAGAAGCTTCGTATTCTACAGTACCTTTCAGATCTACCCTAGTATCTTCAAGAGAATTATTATCTTCTACACTTAAGTTTTCTCTATAATCCTCTAAAGTAGATATCTCAGATTCTTCAGTACCTTCCAAATCTATTTTAGTGTTTCCAAGTTCTTCTAATACCTTTACAGTACCTCCAAGAGTTATTTTATCTTCAGGTAAACTCTTTAATTCTTCCCCACTTCTAAGAGACTCTTTATGATTCTCTAATTCATCTAACTCCTCCGGCGTTTTCCTAAGATTTTCCCTATAAGTTTCTAACTCTTTATCTTCTACGGTTCTCTCTAAAGATACTTTGGTTTTAGAAAGTTCAGCATCATCTACTGGATTTCTGAGTTTAACTTTAGTATCTTCAAGTTCTTTTAGATTATCTTTTCCACTATTTAATTTTTCTCTGTGATCTTCTAACTTATCTAATTCCTCCGGCGTTTCTTTAAGATCTTCTCTATAACTAGATAATTCAGAAGTTTCAATTGTTTTTTCTAAAGATATTCGAGTAGTATCTAATTCATTTTTAGAATCTACTTCGAGCTGTTCTTTGTATGATAAATCTTTAAATCCTTCAAGGTCTATTCTTGTTAGATCTAATTCTAGGTTGTGATTATCAATAAGAGATTCTCTTTCTTTTCCTAACTCTAGATCTTTTTCTGGAACCTTAAGATTTTCTTTTGTATTTATATAAAGATTTCTTACATCTCTAACTCCTTCTAGATTTAACTTTTCTGTACCTAGAGATTTTAATTCTTTTGGTTCCTCAGTTAATTCTTCTCGGCGGTCTTCTAGGGTTGGTTCAAGGATATTTTTTTTATTTACTATATCCTCACGATGTTTCTCTAGTTCTGTTTTCCTAGGATCATACAGATTTTCACGTGTCTTTTCTGTATACAACCCATGATTTTCCGCCGAGTCAGAGTTTCTATTATCAGAAAGTGGTTCTCGTGATGATTCTTTATATAGACTTTTAATACCACGAACCCCATCTAATCCCTCTATATGATCTTCGAGAGAATTAATTTCTGGAATCCTCCCTGTTGTTCTTCCAGGGAGTTCTAGATTATCTTTCTCTAGGGAAGTATGATTTTCTTGAGTTGTTCTAATACTTTTAAGATATTTACTAAGAGCTTTTACTTCCTCAGGTCTAGTAAGTTGATCACATCCAGGAATTTTATTTTGCTTCAGAATCTCATTTTCTATATTTCTTTCTCTCATAATTACATATCTAAAGTTTCAATAATACTATTCAATGTATAAACATAGAATACTTCAGCTACTTCAGAGTAACCCATTTTAAGAGATATTTTAAATCTGAATGTATATTTTCCACGAGTATATTGTAATTCATCCCCTACTTCAAGAGATCCATCATCTGTATATACTTCTAGATTATCTCTGTTTCGATTCCATACATCTCTTAGTTCATTCTGATTTAATATCAATATTGTAGTAAATTGATCATAATCGTTCTCTAATGTACTACTTGATGAATATGTACCTCCAAAAACATTTTTCCATTTTGAATTACTCTTTGGTCTGAGTACTACAAATTCAGTCCCAAGAAGTTTTAATTGTAATTTTATATTTTTCATTCCAATAGAATAAAGCCTATTTGCCTTATCTAAGTTTTTTGAAATCATATCCGCCATAATAGTATATATTTAGTTTAAAGATTAATCACAGTCAATAATAGTACAAAATTCTTCTGTATCAATTATTTCACGTATTAATTTATATATCTGTTCAAAAGTAAGAGATCCTGATAGTTTCATTACATATATATCTCTCTCTAGGATCGTAGTTGTTCTAATATGAGCTGCCATAGATCTAATGAAATCATCAATTTCGTACTGACTATATTCAAGATCTTTTGGAATATATATTTTAATTGAAGATGGATCAGGATATATACTAATTACATCTTTGGGAATTTTACTAGAAACTTCATAATCCCCGATACGATCTTTATCCAATTTCTCTGTTAATTTCGTTATCATCTTTCTAGCTTGTAAATCTGAAAAATATCGAATTCTAGGTACTATCATTTTTCAAATATATTAGGTTTTACATCAGTTGACATGAATTTTTTTAAGATAAAATCAAATTCATTTCTTGTTTTAATTGTGTAGTTATATACAACTACTTTTCCAGTATCTACCCTATTTACTATCGTTTTTAAGTGATTCCAGAAAATAGAATCAATCTTCTTAAGTTCGTCGGTATCCTCTTTATTTACTGTTATTACGAATATTCCAGAGATCATTGACATATTAATACCTATATCTCCACCAAATTCCCCAACAGTATAATCTAAACCTTCAACATAACGAAGTCTTTTAAGGCTATTTTCTAAGTACTTATTTCCAAAATCTCCTCGATATGTAGGAATTATATCAGGATCATTAGAAAAAGTTACTGCAGCACTATAAATTAAACCGATAAGATCTTCAGATTTACCGGAAAATAGAAATTTTCCCGTTTTTCCAATAAATTTCTTTAAATCATATTTATTTAAAGACTTAACCGAAAAATCCTTCTGTTCAACTTCCTTAATTCTATTTTCAACTAAAGCTTTGTTATCAAGAAGATTTATTTTTACTCCAAGAGTATTACTGAGCTCCATTATAAAGTTGGCTATAACTTGATAATTTGTAAATACAATAGCCACTGAATAAGAATTATTTCTAGAATTGATTGCATAACTACTATATTCCATCCCTGTATACTTCTTACAATAATAGTCTAAACTATCTGAAGTCTTTTCCAATTCCTTAGAGGTCATTCCAAAAGTATACATGGTAATGGAATTATCTTGTATTGAAAAATTTAATTTATAAGCTGTTACATTTCGATCATTAAAACTAAACTTCTCATCTATTTTTGCTCTTTTATCTAATGAATCTCCTATAGTTACTCCAGAAGCTCTATAAATACCAAATTCACGACGAATTAATTTATCTACTTCTTGAAATTTAACAGATGACATTGGATTGTGTAAATAGTTTAAGAAGAATTTTAATACTACACCTGCTATAGTTCCATATTTACCTCCAGTTATAGCACCACTGGTAATACTAGCATCTTTTAGGAGACTACCTGTAACTCCTCCAATACCAGCACCAGCTAAGGCAGATTTTCCGATTACTTCTATAGCTCCTGGAACCTTATCCATATCCTTAGGACCTGTATAGTGACCCTCCGGAATTGTATATTGTTTTTGTCTAAATTTTGTCATACCATAAAATTTTTAAAATAATTAGTCGAGCTATTTACTATATCTTCTACAACTCTACCTCCTTTACTATCTACATACTTAGATGCAGCCTTAGACATTTTATCACCAACTCCAATCTTTTTCCACATAGTTTTCTCTGGTTTTCCTACTACACTAACTAAAGCAGATGTTCCAGGAATAGGTACTGTCTTCATAGCTACAGAAGTTATAGGTGCTTCTATAGATGGTTGAATTACTTTAGTATTTATAACTCTTCCTGGATTAATGGCTGCTTGATTTGCCGCCATTTTTACTCCTTCTATCTTATTTAAACCTCTTGCTGTAGCTTCTAAGACTTTATTTTGTGTTTTTATGGCGGATCTTTTTGCAGCCATTGGAGTCTTTCTAAGAACTTTTTTATTAAATCCAGCCAATACTCTAGTTCCTGTAAGAGAATACAACTTTCTTTTTATTATCATAATTTTATATATTAAACAAGTAAATCTCCATACCATCCAGATTGGAGTATATAATTATCACACCTAGATCTAAGCTCTTGATATGCAGGGTCGATATTAGATAAAACGTCAATAGAAACACCAGGGAGCAATAAAGAAGCTTTGAGATTTCTGATGTAATTCAATAAATGACATAATGTAAGGTCCATGAAAAATGTACCCCTTGATCCTTCTTCTATATTCAGCCAATAAATAGCTGCTTTAGATGATCCTGGATTAAACGTTTTATCAGGAAGAAAGTCAGGAATTATTGGTCGACTACATATTCCCCTAACATAAAATTGATCATAGCTAGGCATATCCATCATAAAAACATATGGACGTCTATAATCCGTAAAATAAGTATAGTTTCCTGGAGCTGGATAAGATATAGAACCTATTCTGTACATAGGAATAGAATTTGGAACTAATATAATCTGATCTTCCGATATTTTACAATCAAGAAATAATGTAAAATTACTCTTAATCTCACAATATCCTTCAAGTCCCATGTTCTCACAACTACACATCTGAGAACGGTTCATTTTCATCTCCAGAACTAATGGTAGAGTATTTTCAAATTCTCTTAATGACTCCTTAATTATTTCCAGTAGTATTTCATCTGCACTAAGGTAGTCATTTAAATCTAAAATTTCGTCAAGAGAAGTTAAATTGACTAATGCTGCTCGTATAAATAACTTCTTCTTAAGATCTATTAATAATGTTTTATCCATGATATAATACTGGTAATAATTTAGGTTCTACTTTTGTTGTTATATCTTTTCCTTCTTCGAAAAATATCTTTATGATTTCAGGGATTCTATTATTATCTTTATAGGGAATTCGAAGAAGACATATATTATTTTCTTTGCAATATTGTTCTAAACATCTATCTCGATTGACTTGATTTATGAAATTTTGATACGTAGATTGAAAGAAAGAAGTAAATTCATAATGTTGCTTTCCATCATATTCTATTATTGATATTAAATTATTATTTTTATCTACAATAGCTATATCTAGAAATAATGATTTTTTCTTTTCTGTGTACGGGTCGATCAAAGAAATTGAAAATTGCTGTATTACTAAATAGTTAGTTCCTTTGATTAATTCAATTACTTGTTTAAAGCAATATTTTTCATGATCAGATATTCCACTTCTAATTTCTTGATCACAACTTGGGCATAAAGGACCTCTTATAGAGCTATTACATGCTAAAGTATTAAAACAAACAGTATCCCAAATAAGATTATGTTTATTACATTTTAAAATTAATTTTGTTTTTGTATTTACATACTTTCCTCCAACAAAACCAAGAAACTCTATATTATTTCCAAAAATTTTATTTCTTTTTTCTAAAAAATCATGAATTATTTTAATTGCTTCTTCATCTGTATGTTTTTTAGACTCTATATGTTTTTCGATTCTACATTTAGGACATATTCCTCCAAGTGATTTATGACTATCGTTTCTTGGTTTTCTAATTAAAGCTGTATATTTAATATTAAATTCACCATGAATAGGACATATTACTATAATAATACTATTTATATTTTTAAATTGAGTTAATATATTAGAATAGTCATAATCTCTTCCATCGTTTTTATGAAGCTCTAAAACTTTCAATAAAGCATCTTCTGGAGAGTATACTATAGACTTACACCTATTACATTCAGGAGAGTGTTCTATATCTTTAAATCTAATTAGAAAATATCTTACCGTATAATTATCCCAAGTTATATTATGTTCTCTACAGTGTAAGATTATATGAGTATTATCTTTAGAGATATAGTCATTTTCTTCTTTAAAACCTAGAAATTCTATTTTCTTATTAAATTTTTTATTTGTTTGTTCTAATATGTTTGTTATTTCTTCAATTAATATATCTCTTTTTATTCCTCTTTTCATGGTTTAGTATTTTATAAAGGATAGTATGTCAGATTTCTCCAACATACTATCTATTATTAATTTTATTTTAATTTTGCCTTTTGTTATTCAAGGGCTGCTCCTCTAGTATCTTCGTACTCTGAGACTGTAAGTTGCATACCAATATCAAAAATATCATGATAAACAACCACGAATTTCAAAGCTCTTTGATATCTAACCAAAACGTTAACCACCATTTTATTCTGCATTATTGTTAAACTTAAATATAAAATTAATATTTAAGATCAGACTATATCATTTTAATAAGTACATAGTCGTTGAGAGAAAATTTTTGTAAACTTTCTTTGCTGATTTATTTTATTATCTTCCAGCAATTCTCTTATTTTTCTTGGTAATGTAAAATCCAAGGCGCAATTATTTACGCTGAATTTGAACAGGGTTATTTGTCTCATCGATGATAATACGGTAATCATCGATATTATAAGACATTGGGAGAATAGTTGATTTGAACCAATAGTCAATAGTTCCAATCGCACTTTCCCAAAGTTTTGGTGCAATTCTCCAACCTATATACTGTTTAAGTAATATAGGCATAGCTTTTGAGATACGAATAGCTAAACGAGAGTTACCTTCATCTGAAACAATATTATCCACACTTTGCTTAGTATAATTCGTTTTAGAAAATTATTTGGTAATTTCGCTAGACTATATCTTGAAAAATAATAAAATTTATTTATCTTTTATACTTAGTCGTTGAGAAAGGATTTATATTAGTAATCCTTTTTGCTGATTTTTATTTTTAATATAAATTCCAGCAGTTCATAAAAATTCAATTTCAATAAATTGGACAATTTTGTTTATCATTCATATTCCAAGCGTTAGTTTGATAATTCCAGAGTACAGTATTTACTCGTTTTGATAGCAGAAGTTGACGAGTTTTCTTATTAAACTCTGTCATAGGTCTTTGATACTGAACAATACCATTAGTTTGTCCAAGCACAGGAGCAAATTCTGCATTATTTCTACGGTTTCTAGCTACAGCTTCCCAATAAACAACAGCAGGTGAGCAATAATATTTCCATCCAAATGTACCAGAGTCGATATCCCAAGGTGCAGATAGATAGAGTTTATATGAATCTTGTGCTATCTTAGTTGCATTATTAGCGATAGTCATATAATTTGTGCTCTGAACTGTTGATATTGGATAGAAATAGTTAGAGTTGATAGCCATATTAGCCAAGTAATTCTGGAAACTTAGTGATGTATTTCCAAGGTCACATAATCCTTCAACCACATAGATTTCCTGAATGTTGATTTCGTCAAGTGCTTTCTTAAGATCCGATTCAGATACATCAAGAATATCTGTTTCAGTTGGATCTACGCCTAATTTTGCATAAACTTGATCTCCACCATTTTCTTGATATTCATAGTACTTATATGAACTTCCAGATCCAACTCGGTAAACATCTCCAACTGACATACCTTTTGAGTTGTAAAGATCAGTCATTGAAGAAACTGTTTGTTTATAAGAACCTGCATTTGGGTCATTAGGATCAAGTTCTACCCATACTTTATCATCAGCTCCGTATCCATAGTAGTTCAATCCAAGCTCTCTCATATCGTCAGGGAGTTGAAGTTGAATCATACTTAGGAGTTCATTGAGTTCTGATACTTCCATATCTCCACGGCCGGTTACTTTACCTATATTAAAGAACTGTACTTCGTCAGAAATATTAGGATCAAGAACAGCGACTTCATAAAAATCTCGCTGTAGGATACTTTCTGACGGTTCTACTGTTCCTTTCTTAGTATAGGTATCTAGAACGGCCGATAGTACCATATAAGGAGAATCAGAGTTTTCGTTCAAAGCGGGGTTAGTTAATTCTTTGGTAACTACTGCATCATGATTAAAACGTCTAATTCTAACTCTCAGATCAGTATTAGAGTTATATTGATTAACTGCATAATATTTCTGTTCTTCGAAACCAGACCAAGCGGAAGCATTAATATCTATAAGTTTTTGATTAGGATTATCACTAGTCCAATCAGGTTCACAAATCACGATATACTGCTTTCCTAGTGGACATCTAGAGTCTGAAGTATCTAGCATATCCTGTCCTAGATAAAGTTCATAGAATACAACTGCCTTTGCTTTATCGGGATCAGTTGTTTCATTTTCAGAGATGATATTATTAGGATCTGTGAAGAATTTATAAGATGGAGAGAAGAATTTATTAGTTTCATTCATTTGATTTACTAAGTCGGGGAGAGTTCTTACATAGTAATCATATTGAGGACCATCATCGGTGGTACGATTACCAAGAATACCTACTCCATTCAAATTAATTGACCATCCATCTTGATCATGTTCTGCATCATCACCATCAATATCAAGAACAAACTTAACGACACCTTTACCAGCATCTCTAAATCCCTTCATTAAAGCACCATCTCTAAGGATATATGTACTATAATCAGTTTTAGTCATGGGTTTAGCGTAGTAGATATCGTTAGCTTTAGATGCTCTACAAACCAGCATAACATTAGAGCCAGCCAATCTATAAGCATTCATCCACATTGTTGCAGCTACATTTTTATCTCCTGTATTATTAGCATCATGATAAAGATTATTCAAGGATGCCATATAATCTTCTGTTAAGTCCCCTGAAGCATAAGTTTTTAAGAATTCAGATTGACTAGAGATCAGTGTAGGAACTGCTGGGCCTGCATCAGAAATTAAAGTCACTCCGATAATTAAACTTTCACCTGCAGTAGGATTAAGAGCTGCGGTATGTACTCTCTCTATAACTTTTACATACGGTTCGAGAGTTTCAGTCCATTGTGCCATAATTTAAATATAATAATTAATTGTTTTGTTTTAACCAACTTCTACGAGATATACTGGATATTTATTTCTTATAAATTTTTCACATATTCCAGCTATTAAACCAACATCAGCGGTTCCATCAGATATAGTAGTTATAGAAATCTCATTATATCTACTTTTACTTTCTTCTGTTACTGCACTTGAGTTTGGTAGATTTCGTATTATGTTTTTTGTTATATCTTTTAGTTTATTATCTGCTATTGTATTTACTAGAAGTCTAAGTTCACCAGAATTTCTTGTTATAGCTACACTTATTGCTGATTTAAGAGAATCCGCCGTTTTAGGATCTCTTGTAAAATCGGAGCCTTCTTTAAAACCTGTTTTCTTAAGATCCTCTACTACTCTATCCATTAATCTATTGTCAACTGTTAACTTTCTGGAAATAGCCTCATCACCTTTTTTTATAGTACCAACTAAGGCTCCAAGAGCTGCTCCGACTAATGTTCCGGCGGCTACTACTCCAAGTCGTTTAGCAAATGGACTTAGAGTATTTAATTTTCGGAAAGTAGGGTTACTTCCTTCATATTTAATATTTTTAGCATCTTTTCCGGATAATGGTAAACTTAGGGTAGCTACGTTTCCACCAATTATAGCTCCTTTAACAGTATCAGATAATATACTAAAGTCTTTTCTTCTAAATGTAATCATATTATTATCATTTCTCTCGGAAAAGATTTTTTTAAATTTATAAGAGGTTGTCTTTTTTGGTTCTTTTACTTCTACCTCTTTTAAAGTTTTATTAACTCCTCCAAGTGCTTTAGTTAATTTATCCATTGCTTCTAGTTGTTCTTCTTGATATTTTTTATCAGAATTTTTTCTAGTAGCATTAATAGCAAGATTAGTTCCAGAAAATCCAGCAGTGGCAGTAGTAATTTTTGCCGTAGGGTTATTTTTATAAAACTCCTTTACATCTCTGATTATTTTCTTTGGTTTAAATTTTGCCATAATTTTTTATTAATTTTAATTTTAATAGGAATAACCATCTCTTTGAGTCATATTTGTCTTCCAATCCTGTTTTTCTCTTCGTCTAGCCTGTCTCTGAGCATAATTAAGTCTTTTATTATACCATTCATTATTTTCAGCTTGTTTATTTCTATTTCGAAGAGCCATTCCACCTGCTAGAAGACCACCAACAACTAATCCAGTTTTTCCACCTTTACCCATTCTTCCGAGTAAACTACGACCTGCCTTATTCTTTCCAAAAGCTCCAGCTACAGAACCAACTGTTCCACCAAGAGCAGCCCCACCAAGAGCAGCCCCAGCTACAGAACCATATCCAGGAGCCTGTTTTGGTTTTTCAGCAAGAATATCTGAATCCTTCATTCTTTTAAGATTATCAGTATCGTCGTATTTAGTGAATAATTTTCTTTTTATAATCATTGTATTTCTTGATTTTTAGAATCTTGATATTTGAAAGCATCTTTATCTAGAGCCCGAGCTGTTTTATTTACTATTTTCTCTCCAGTTCCCCATGTTGCTCCTAAAACTGCAGCACCGACTGGAATACTACCTGCTAAGGCTGTTTTGGGGTTATCCATAATGAATTTACCTGCTTTTTGAGACCATACTGAACCTGAGTGTTTTCCATATCTATTTAACTGATGACCGAATTTGTATACACCTTTTCGACCACCTCCGCCAGATAAATTAGAAAGTCCACCTAAAATTGTTTGTCCAGGAGTTTTAAATATCTGTGAATTTCTTACAGATTTAGAAGCGCCAGTAAGTAATCTTTTAACTGCCATTACTCCAGGGACTGCATAGTTTCTCTGAGTTAATGCCATCTGATCTTTATATTGAGCTTTTTCAGCAGAGTATCCGAGAGCCATGGGAGCAGAACCTAGAGCAGCCATCGTTATTAACGTTCCTTTATTTTTTTTTGCAGCTTCTCCTAAAACTTTTCCAGTACCTTTTACTGCTTTCATTATAGATCCAGCAGAATAGGTTTTTTCAAGAGGCATTCCATTTTTCTTCATATCTTTTTGAATTGCTTTATCAGTAAGATATGAAGCTCCTGCCATTGTAGCTCCCATCATAGTTCCACCAATCAGCTTATTTTTTCCTTTCCACACAATTTTACCAACATCTTTAGCGAGACCTTTAGCATTTCCTAAAGTTTTATTATTCTTAAGAGTTGCTGTAAGTTTTGCAAAATTTATTTGAGCAAACTGTTTTTGTCCCATTACATCTGCTGCTTGTTGTGCTGCTTGTGGATTATTTTTTGCGTTTTCTGCAATTTTATTTAAAGCTTTGGTCATCTTTCTATTTTGCTCCTCTGCCTGTGCTGCTTGTTCCTCAGCTTGTTTCATTTGATCAGAGCCTTGTTTTAGAGAAAGACCTGTACCAATAGCCCCTGCAGCATTTAAAGCCATTCCCCAAAAAAATTCTTTTTGTCTAAACTTAATCATAATCTAAATCCTCCTATAATTAAGTCTGCATATCTTGACCGGCAGTTTTAAGACCTTTTCCAAGACCTCTAGTAGCTGCAGAACCTAAGAGATAACCAGCTCCCATACCTAAAATACTTCCAAATGGTCCCCCTATCATTGTTCCAATAGTTCCTCCTAATTTAGTAGCTCCTAAAACACCACCAGCGATTCCGGCTACTTTATTATCAAGAGCTTTACCAACTCCTTCTGTAACTCCTCCAAGTGTATTTCCGGCAGCTTCAGTTAGTGCATTGTAACATTTTCTTTTTAATCTGTATCTTGCCATTTACCTCTTCCTCCACGATTTAATTCTTGATTTAATTTTCTCATTTCTTTTCCTAAATTACCGATTCCAGCTAATTCACGTTGAGAAGTATTCATTCTACCCAGTCTATCCATATCTGTATCATATTTTCTCCCTTTAGTGAAACCAAGAGCTGGGTTATTAGTATTTAATATCTTGGTTTGAGAAAATCTCTTTACAATCATCATGCATTAAGTAAATATATTTTATAACCTAATCCGAAGGGTAATATATTCAATGCATTAATAGCATCTTCGATAGATTTGAATTCTAAGACCAATGATCTTGATTTTTTATCATATTTGATAGCCTCTCCAAGCAATTCAGAAACTTCATAAGATAGATCAAAGGAAGGAGAGAATGAACCAGATAGATAGGGATATTGTTTATCACCGCCTTTACTCTTAAATTCTCTTTGCTCTAAAATTGATCCTGGAAATTCTGAATACTTCTTTTCTTTCTTTTTTCCACCTCTTCTTTCTTCAGGATTATCATTCCTAGGTCCAGAAGTGTCTCCTAAAGAAGTATTATTATTTCCTCCATTATTGTTATTATTCCAATTTGGATCACTATCTTTTGGCGCAAATATAGAATGACTTACGTTTAATTGCATATTTCCAAGACGTTTATCATATGTTTTACCTGGAAGTCTAACCTCATCTGGTAACTTTGCTTTGGCACCAATTTTTAGATACATTCTATATTTATCTTTTCCAAACATAGAAGTACTAATTACAAATCTTTCGATTACTACATTATTTCCTCTAAGAACAGGAATTAATGCACTAGTATCTATTACTCCGAATTTATTTCTATCAGAATATCGCATAAGTTTTACATAAAGACTTCTCATTGCATCATATTCTGTAAATTCTTTCTGTCTAAATTTAATCATGCCACAACTGATAAATTATATTTTGTAGCGAGAATTTCTATAATATCAAAAGCTATTCCTAAGTGATCAGTTTCTGCTGTGATTACTCTGGTTTCTTTATTAATATCAGTTATTCTCATTCTAAAAATATCTTTGATTAATTTTTGAGTATAATTGTATAATTCCTTATCCTGTACTTGAATTTGATAATATCCAGACTCATTTTTTATAAATGAAACTAAAACCATAGCCTTAGAATTAACTCTACTAACGCTATCTGCTTGCTCTGGAGTTATAATATTAGGCCGTAATCCTTGTTTCTTTAAATATTCAATAGCGTCCGGCATTAAATTTTGGATAAGGTATTTCTTCTTTCTAAAATTTATCATAACCCTTTGTTTATAATTGTTGTTTCAGTATCAACCGGAACTTCATAATGATAATCTGGATTATTTCGTTCAAACTCTATATTCTGAACTATTTCTTCTAGGAATTTATATCTATCATCAATTACTTCATAGAAAAATAGTTCACATCTGAATTGACATTGATAAGAGAAATTTGAATTATCATCTTGTTGATATGTCTGGTTAAAATCTTCAGTTATTCCTCCCCATTTTATTGCAGCTGTCCATCTTTGTCCATATCTATCTGATGTTTTGAATTCACAGAAATTAGTAAGTAATGTGACATTCATATATCTATTTTTAAAGTCAAAGAATAATGGCATATCAGTACTTCTTAGATAAAATTCAACTGGTATTTTATGCTGCATTACTTTATCATCAGAATACTTAGGATGATTATCTTTCACTGGAGTCTGAAGAAATTGATAAACAACATGTGATGTTTTAGTTAATGTAGTTTCTTTATTAATTCTAACTAACTCTAAACCATAATCATCTAAAATTTTACGTAATTCTAGAATAAATTGATCTTGATAATCTACAGCTCTTATAACATAATCATTATATTTCCTTCTTAATGTAAATATTGTTTCAGATTCAGATTCAAGTGTAACATCATCTGAACTAATTATAATTTTAGGAAAATTTCTTATCTCATAACAGCTTGGTCTAGGTCCAATAGGTTGAAGATATATAAGATTTCCAGAGTAAAACAAGAAATTTATAAACTCAGGATTTTTATAATCTCCTTCCGAAACTACTATTGTTGTATAATTATAGTTTTGGATAACTCTAGATTCTGAGTCATTTACAATAACTATATTAATAGTATGTGGATCATAAGTTAATTTTCTTAACTTAAGTCCATTTAATGTAACATAAGTATTTTTAAATAATTTAGGAAGTCCTGTAGGGAGCATGTCAATTCTTTTTTCAGTACACGGTATTCCTAAAAGATCTGATAAACTTCCAGAAGTACTTCCTGGAGAATAAGTTAGAGTGAGAGTAGATCTTGAAGTATCCTCTACTATAGAGCTTATTTGTCCTTCTTTTACTTGAAAATACCTACATTTATTAGAAGAGAGTTTAAGACCTCTGTAAATTACATCACTCATAAAACTTATTTTAATATTTTAAAATTAATTTTCAGGGATTAACTTCTTCCTTAACTATTAGCTTTATTTTCTGCTGCTAAAAATGTACCAGCACCTAATGCAGCAGTTCCGGCGGCAGCAACACCTAATCCTTTACCTATTCCAATAGTGCCTCTTCCCACAGTAGAAGCTAGATTCTTAAAACCTTTGGCATTTTCTCCTGTTTTAAAAGCTCCTTTTGCTGCAGTCCAATTTGCCGCTGTTTTGGCGAATGGAGAAAATAATCCAAAATTTTTTCTTTTAAGCTTATAAGTTGCCATAATTATTTCATAATTTTTCCAAGTGCCTGCATACCTTTTTGATCAGCTTTTGCATTAAAAGCTTGTTTTGTCATCTGAGATCCTGTTTTCTTTAAAAGTGCATTATCAATTTGTTTAGCTCGTGCAACTCCAAAATCCTTAGCTCCAGACATCATCATTCTATCTCCAACTTTTCCTCCAACAGCTTTACCAGCTTTCATTAGTCCAGTATTAGTTTTAGCCATTATGTTAGCACCAAATGCACCTTTTTTAGCCCCAAGAATGGCTGCACCTGCTGCGAGGCCACCTAAAGCTAATTTTTTCCCAGTACTCATTCCGCCTTTATCATCAGAATATAATTTTCTCTTTAATCTAAATGTACTTGCCATAATTGTAAAAATTAAAAAGAGAAGGAACCTTAAGTCTATAAGACCTAGGGAATCCCTCTCTTTGTTTAAAATCATTTTATTCTTTAGGGATCTGAGAGTTTAACGATCCAAATGATTTTTATGGTTTAATTAGATACCAAATTTGAAAGTAACCTTCTGTACCAATTCAGGAGCCATATACTTAGTACCTTCCTGATAGTAGATACCAGAAGCCATCTGAGTTGGGTTATTGTAGTTACCAATAGTCGGAGTATCAGTCAAAGGCATATAGATACCACGTGCAAGCGGAGCCATCTGACCATCTTTTGTTTTGTGAATTGCATAGAAAGTACCTTCACCCGGAGCTTCAGCAATATCAGTAGAACGAAGTACAGGAATACCATTATACCAACCCAACAGGTCATTGATATAAGTCATCTTAGTATTACGTTCCCATTTACTAATCATTCCACCCTTCTGGAATTGATTAGATGCCATATTACCAGCTACATAGGCAGTAACATCAACACCCTTAACAGCTTTAGTTGCCAATGCACTTTCAACATTAATCAAGTAAGCATCGAACAAGTCAACTCTAGAACGATAATCCATGAACTGACCAGTCATAGCACCCTGAGTCAAATCCAAGTCAGCCATAACGTTACCATTATAACCTTCTTCCAAAGTAGAAACCAATTTATAGTTAATTACCTTAGTATACAATTCACGAAGCTTAGTGAACAAGAAAGTAGCCATATCAGAACCAGTTGCTTTCTTCATAGCACCTAAAGCAGCAATGTTATATTCAGCTACCAACATATCAGGTACAGTAGCCAAACCAAGCTGTTGCATCTTAGCGATAAATCTCTTATCATTAGCATGTGCATTAGAAGCACCAATAGTATTACAAGGAGTACCAGTAACATCTTCCTTACCTACAATAGTGATAGTTTCTGTAGCAGCATCACCAGCCAAAGCAGTAGCCAAAGTAAATTCTACACGACCATTCAAATAGTTGATAGTACCGTTAGAAATCTTACCAGCAACAGCCATGAAAGCACCCTGACCATTATCGATCAATTCGAATTTTTCAGTTGCAGTAGCAATCTTAACACGTACTGTACCAGGGATAATCTTACGACCAATCAAAGAAGAGTAGTCAGCATTAGTAGTCGGAGTAATATTCAAAGTAAAGTTACCCATAGCTTGAATATCCTGATAGTTATCCGGACCTAAGTTAGGAATAACAGAACGCATATCAGTTACACCCAAAACGTCGAACCAATAGAACAAACCATTAGGCTGATCAAAGTCACGTTCGATAGACATATAACCTGCGAATGAGCTTACATAAGAAGCTACAGAAGCATTGAAATACTGAGTAGACAGCAACGGAGTTTCTGCATAACCAGAGAAAGTCTTCTGCAGCAAATTACCTGCATTACCTAGACCAAACAAATCTTTCATTTCATCGTTACGAGAGAACATCTTAGCATATTCACGAGAACGAAGGTTAGCATCTTCTGCTGATACTGAGCTATTAATAAGAGCCTCCATCATTGAAGGAGTCTGCATCATTTGCAAATACTGTGTATTCATAATGTATATAATGTTTTTATTATTTTTAGTTTATGTAAAATGGTTTTTGAGGATAACCATAAACCTATCTATTTATATTTAATTACTTACGAAAACTATTTCCAGTCAACCATGATACTAGAGTATCATTTGTATCACTGAATTTCTTTTCTGAGAACTGAGCTTCCTGAAGATCTTGTTCTTGAGCCTGTGCAGGAGCTTGTTTTGCTTCCATAATTTGCTGAGCTGCTTCTTCTGCTACTGCTTGGATACTTTGAACTGCCTGAAGTGCTTTATCTTCAATAGCTTCAACACTAGTAGCACCACCTTGTGCAGGAGCAACACCTGCCGGAACTGCTACTTCCTGAGGAGCTACAGCATTAGGATCAGCTAAAGGAATTACAGGAGTATTAGGATCTACTTCTCCAGCAGGAACAGGAACTGCACCTACAACATCTGAGAAGAATTTATTAAGAATAGGATCTTCATAATCTCCTGAGAATTTCTTTTCTTCTCTATCAATAGAATGTTCTTCAAGTTTGTCAGCTTCTTCTTCTGATAATGGATGACATTCAATATCATCTTCACTCATAGTAGCCTTAGTAAATTCACCATTTTCCTTATCTTCTATAATTGCTTCTGTAGCTGAAATTGGAGTAATGATTTCTTTATCTGTTTCTACTTTCTTACCAGTTTCAATAGCTTTTTCTACTGGACAATGACCATCTTCTTCAGAGAATAGACGAACCATATATTCAGTAAATTCCTCACCTTCAGAGAAGAATTTAGTTTCTGCCTCATTACAGTAGATATCTTCAGAAAATTCTTTTTCTTCATGATTTTCAACTTTATCTTCTACTGCAATACTGTTCGTTAGATTATCGGCTTCTGCTTCTGAGATAGGATTAACATCAAGAACTTCTTCATCCATCTCAGCTTTAGTAAATTCGCCATTTTCTTTATCCTGTATAACTGCAGTCTTAGAATCGATAGGCGTAATAATTTCTTTATCTGTTTCTACTTGTTCGCCAGTTTGGATTGCGCTTTCAATTTCAGCAGAATCAGCCTCTTCAGAGAACAAACGAATCATATACTGAGTAAGTTCTTCATTTTCTGAGAAAAATTTAGTTTCTGCTTCGTCACACCAAACATCAGAGAATTCTTTTTCTTCTTCCTCATCTTCGTCTTCCTCTTCTTCAGAAACAACGATATGATCTGTCAACTCTTCTGCTTGATCTTCGCTTATCTTTTCAAGCTCCATTTCTTCACCTTCTAAACTAACTTTAGTAAATTCATCTTTATTTTTATCCTGTATAACTGCAGTCTTAGAATCGATAGGTGTAATAACTTCAGAATCTGTTTCAATCTCATCACCATTTTCAATAGCATCTTCAATAGCATCCTGAGTTGCACTAATACTATCTACAGATTCAGAGAAGAAACGACACATAAAGTCTGTATTATCAGCTTGGAATTCAGTTAAGTAAATAGTATGATCTGAAAATTCTGCTTGTTCAGGTTCTCCAAGTTGTTCATCTTCAACTACACCAAGACCATTCAAGAGATCGATAGCATATTCACGAGCGTCTTCGGGGTTATCAAAAATTCTAACTCCTGCTACTCCTTTTTCTGTTAAACTCTGAACTAATTCTTGAGCTGATGCTTCGTCATACTCTGGAGCATCTACAATAACATGATTTACTGGATCTACTCCTACTACAAACAACGGATCAAACTGTTCTGCTTCACTAAAATTCTTAGATTCTAGCTCAGTAACATCCATATCTTCACCATTAAACTCTACCTTTGCTTGATCACCTGTAGATTCTGATGTAACAACTACTTCATTTTCACCAGTTTTCTCTACTTTAAGATCACCTACTTTAGCTGTTTCTTCTGATTCAATAACTTCTGAGAATAATCTTTCACAAAATTCTTGGTCTGAGAAAATTCTAAGAACTACGCTATTATCAGTACTTACAGAGAATTCTTTTTCTTCGCATTCTTCTACAGCTTCAGGACCTTCTTGTGCAGTAATTTCTACACTTTCTTCATGACCAGCTGCTGGATTTAAACCACCATCAGGAAGATTTGGTGCAATAACAGCACTACCATCCATATGATTTTCAACTTCCTCGTCAGCTGCACCTACCTGATTACCCGGAGTTACTCCATCCCCTTCCGGATGAAGATATCCCTCGATTTGTTCAGATTGTTCAGCTGGATACATATCATAAGTATCGTCCTCGTCGGAAGCTTTTTCAACGATAGTAACTTCGCCATTTTCTTTGTCTGTTACTGAAACTTTACCGTCACCGATATTTTCATATTTTACTTCTTCAGTATCAACAGAGCCGTTAGCCTTAGCATCTTCAATATCTCTGGCTACTTGCTTTGCTAATTCTTCATCCTTATCCTCTACAGCTGAGAATAGGACTTCCATAAATCTTGTATTTTTCATACTGAGTTTTATAAATATTTTATTTCATTATATCAACTTGATTTCCTTGAATTTTGATTACTCCACGATCAATTAATATATCTATTATATTATCTGGAGCATCATCATATCTCTCTTCTAGGATTTTTGTAAATTCTTTGATTCCCATTGCAGAATTACCAAATTCTATCTTTAAGTCTCCAATAATTCCAGAGTCTTCAATCCAATCTTCTACTTCTTCAGTGCTAGAGAACTCAACTTCTTTCATTTCTTCAAGTGGAAGAGAATGAGCTTTTTTAATTAGCATTATACCTTTCGGTCCTAAAGATCCTTTAGATTCTAACATATTAATTATGTCTTCCTTAGGTCCTTCTATTGGGTCTAAATCCAAAATCTTAGTCACTGATACGATTAACTTAGAGAATAATTTAGATTGTAAGAATGCAGTTTCAGGAATAGTAACTTTATTATCTTCATCAGTACTAGCAAAACCTTTTTCAACTAAATCTTCGGCGGAAATACCAAATGCCTTAACAACTTCTGATTCATTTAAAGTTTTGCCAGAAAATTCTTTTAATTTTACCTCAAATTCGTTCGACGGTTCTGAAAATTCTTTTTGTACAGCGGCATTATTATCTCCGCCGAATAACGAACGTCTTGAGAATCCTTTTTCTACTTCTTCAATTTTTGATACTTCGACTTGTACAGCTTCAGGAGTATTTTCAGGACTTGGTGTAACTTCTAAAACATTAAATCTATTTACAGCTCCACATTTAGGACATAAGAAGTTAGTTGTAGTGGCTAAAGTATCCATAATATAACCACAATCTCTACACTGAATTTTCTTATATTCTGCCTGAGTTACTCCACCTGAAAATAACTTGCGCCGTGGAGAAATCGAAGAAGAGAATAATTTACGTCTTTCTACTTTCATAATCTTTTAACTGTTTTCTTCAGGGTTTTCTTCTTCTACTGGCTCTTCTTTCTTCGTACCATTCTTTGGCGCGAATATTTCCTCTAACATTGCGTTTGTGAAGTCTACATAAGCTGCTTGTATTTTTTGATATCTATTCTTAGAGATAGCATTCATCTTAGTAACTTCTTGAAGGGCCATCTTATAAGGTAAAAACAATTTTTGTACACTTATACGTACATTTTTACCTAAACTAGATGCTCCAAGTAATGTTCCTGGATTCTTTCCTTTCATAATCTCAGGGGTAATCGTTTTCATAATATCCAAGAGATCAGTGGTAAATAAAGATTTCATAACTCTAAGCGTTTCTGGATCCATCTTTTCAGAACCACCAGCTTGTTTTACTGCTTGCTTATATTCTAAAACAAGTAGACGAAATCTTTGGCGAGGGGACATCTTTCCAATTCTAACTCTCTCTTTAACTGTAGCAACTGAGAAATCTTTTTGAATAGGTTCTTCTATTACAGATTCACTAACGATAGTATCTTCTATTGAATTTATTTCAGAATTAAATGAAAATGATTTAGCTTTTAATTGCGTAAACTTTCCATTAATCTTAGAAGACTTTAATAAATCTCCCGAATCGAAGTTAGAAAATTGCTTAACTTTTATTTTTGTATCCTTATAAGCTTCAGGATCATACTCTATATCAAGTTCAGAGAATGTTTTTTCGCTCTCAGAACCATCAATTGAAACTATACCCGCATTTTTCCAAGAAGGGTTTAATGTAAGGTCAGCCCCTTTTAGCGCAACCATACGCTTTAAATAGTCACTTCCGCTAGAATTTTCCCAATATCCCAATTTTTTTAATATATTGCTTGCTATTAAATTTAGACTATATTATCCTAAAAATCTAGGTTCCATCTTTAGTCGTTGAACATCTCGCTATCTGCTAGATGATGCTGATTTGATTCTAACCTTTCCAGCATTTTATGAAATTTTCTTAAGAACTTATGAATTTCTTAAGTCTCAGTTAATTAAAGAACGACACAGGAAATTCCAATTTTGCAACCATTTTTAAGAAGGCCCTTTACTCTTCTGATTCTTTGTATAGCTTCATCGTCTAGGCCATCTTCGGAGAGAACCTCAAACTCCCCATAGCACCAGCCGTCATTTTCGAACCAAACTTTAGTTAACACATGTGTAGGTGAACTTTCGCCAATTAATAACTTAACCTAATTGATTTTAAAATCAATAATAGACTATATTATCTAAGAATTAATCGGTATTCTTAGTGTTTACTCTAGTCGTTGAGAAATAGATTTTATTATCTATTTTTGCTGATTTAATTTATTATTTTTTCCAGCAATTAAAAACATTTTCATAAACTTTTTATCTATGCCTCTCATTATTAGCAATAAAGGAGATCATCTTTCCCTATAGTCTTAGATACTGCAGGACCACCATTTTTGGCAGATGATAGATTTCTGGCTAAGTGTGTTAATGTTCCAAAGAGCTTTCTATCCTCTAAGGCTTGTTTAAACTCTTGGCTACTAAAGAAAGATTCCGCAACATCTCGAGGTATCATACTACTGTCAGATGCAGGTAGCATTGTCGAAAACAATTTTGCAATAAATTTCATATTTCAATTTAAATTTTATATTATTTTCCTTTTGTAGTTTCATATAAAAGATTATAATCTACTAAAGTACTTGGATCAATATTTTCAAAAACTACTTTATTTAAAAATTCAGAAACTCTTTTAAAAGAACTTATAGTGTAAGGAATTTCTACCAACATTATATTATTCTGTTTGCAATAAATTCTTACATTTTCATCTCTTCTTTTTTGGTCATCAAAAAGATTTTTATCATATTTGTGATATAGTGAAAAATATGTATAATGCTGAATTCCATTATATTCAATCCATATGGTTTTCCCACCATAGTTAATAATAAAATCAATCATAACATAATCTCTACACCTGCCCTCTATTCCACTTACTTTAGTATTCCACTTATAATCCAATATTTTATCTGAATTTTTATTAATCCAAAGCTCTACTAATCGTTCTCCCTTTGATTTAGTAACAGTACTAGGATCTGTAAGTCCATGATATAATAAATTCTCTGGATCTTGTTTAAATATAGTATTTGTTTCCAGATCTAAAATTTCCACAGTAGTCTTGCAATTGATAAAGTTAGATATTAACTTATACTTTCCAATTCCATAAATATTATCCAACCTATTTTGAAAGTCTTGATTAGAAAACTTTCTATCTTCTTTTATAGAATTAGTATTACAAACTGGACACCCACCATGAGAACTTTCTAAATGTGTTTTTGCTAAAACCGAAAAAGTTGTTCCGCACTTATTACATTTAAAAGTCATTTTATCAATTCTTCCAGTATATTCAGATAAATATTCAAAGGAATTTTCTCCAAACTTAGCTTTTGATTCTGTAATATAAGTTTCTGTTGTCTTTAATCTACTCGAATGATATTCTTTATTACTAAGCGTTATTTTTCTAAGTTTAGCAGCATAATACCTACAATTTAGCCCTCTTGAAATAAAATCTGAATACGTAGTATAGTATTTTTCATATTCATTATTATCATTTAAATACTGTAAACATATTTCATCTGTAAGTTTTTCGATTATTTTAGGTACTAAATCATAATTATATACTATGTCTATAAAACTACCCTCCCGAGATTTAATAAATATATCCATTAAATCCTCTTTAACCATAACACCCGTAAATACATAATCATTATCTAACAATAATTGATCTTTTATATAACTTTTTGTATTTGGTAATTTATCTTTATAATAAACTTCTATTATTTTATCTACCCAAAGTTCTGAATACATATCAGATGGTTGTAATTTAAGTAACCATCTATTTTCCCAGTCCCTAAAAGTTATATTTAATTTTTGTAATTTCTTAAAAACTGAATTTCTCATCTTTTCTAATACCCAAGTACCTAATTCTGGAACATACGTATAATAGTTTAATCTCCCACTATCATTTCTTCTGGGAAGTTTTACTCTCATTACTATTGGACAAGAATACTCTAAAGGTACTGGTAATAATTTAGTATCTATCATGAATTAAATTTTATAGCTTCCCGAGATATCAAACTATCCTTGTATTATTAACATGTCATCCTTAGTAGTGGAAGAGTAACTCGCGACTTTTACTCTTCCTAAAGGTTTATAATTCATGTTAGTAATTCCACGATATCTCATCGTCTATTTATCTAGGTCGAGATGACACAGCTCAAACGTGCGACTTCTTGGTCCCAAACCAAGCGTTCTATCTACTGAACTACATCTCGAATCTATTCTATTTATTCTTCTTTTTTTTCATTCCATTTTCGAATAGCTATTTTCCCTGATACATATGCACCACCAATAGGAAGTGCTGCAATAGTTCCTGCGATAGCTGCTTGTTTTGTTTTTCCAGCTTTTGCAAGTTTGGCAGCAACAACTCCAGGAACAATATCAGATGTTCCAAGAATTATAGCTTCATCTGGGTGTTTCTTTACATACTCCACCACCTTCTTACCAGTTTCTTTAGGATGAGTTACTGTATGTTCAATAGATTTTCCTATTTCTTTAACTTTATCAGTAACTTTACTAAATCTTTTAACTCTCAACATAGTTTTTATTAGTTATTATTATTTTCTTTCGTTGAACTATCCTGACTCGAACAGGAAATCCCAGAACCAAAATCTGGTGTATTGCCAATTATACTATAGTTCAATCATTTCTCCATAAAATATATTTTTGGAGTTTCTGATATAATTTCAAATCCAAGTTTCTTATATAAATTTATCGCATTTATATTTTTCTTTGATACTGTAAGTTTATTAGCCCCAGAAGAATTTATCAAATCAGTTGCTATTCCTTTTCCTCTATACCCCGGAGAAACTTCTAGAGCAATAATAGTATCTTCTTCGCACGCTATATATCCCACCAACTCATCTTTGGCTGGGTTTATTAATAATTTTCCAGCCGTTTTTCCTGGTGTATTTCTTGCGTGCTTTAACATATTCTCCTGTGACTTATATTTTTCTATATTTTCTTTGGTCCAGGGAAGTTCTTTATATTTTTGTTTTCGTAGTATTATCATAAGCTCTAAAAACCTTATATGTGTAATAATAAATATAGAAAATTATGAAAAATTTAAAAGTAGGAGATAAAGTTAAATCTCGTAAAACAGGATTTTATGGAGTAGTAACTGATGTAGATATTACTCCTAATAAATTATTTGTTAAAGTTAAATTAATGTTAAACGATAGAGAAGTAGAAATTCCAAAAAGCGTTCTGGATTATGTTACTCCAGAAGAATGGGAATTTGTAAAACGTATGGAAGAAAGAGATTGAAATATATCTCTTTTCTTTTTTTCTGTTCCTAGGACTTGATCGAACAATAGACCACTTTCCTCTGGCCATCCTAGGAATTGATTATATATTATGGAAAAAGAATCTTAAAATATATTTTCCAACATGTTTTGAAGTTCTTTTTGTGACTCTTCTCTTGGATCCGCTGTTATTTTAGTAAGAGATTCGAGTTGTTTAGCTATTCCTGAAGAATATCCCATCTCTTCTCCTTCATCAATAGATAATTTTAAAGAATAAACACTAGAAGCTAAAGCATCCCATAAATCCTTGCTTCCTGGCTTAGAACCATCAGGATTATCAAATAATGGAGATATTGATGCTTTTTTAGGATGATCTACTTTACGTTTTGGACCAACATATCTTAAATCATATGCCTCTCTTTGTAATCTTTTATATTCAGGAATTTCAAGAAGTTCATTGTTTATTATATACTTCAAATAAAGAGCCGGTTCACAAGGAGTATTATCTGTAGAAATTCTCCCATTATTTCTAATTCCTTCTCTTTCACAATATTGAAGTATTTGTTTAGAAAAAGCTTGGTCAGCACTAACTATAATATTAAATTTCTTGTTAAGATCTTCTATAAACTGCTCTATGTGAAATAAACTCGTCTCTTGTCCTTCTAACCTAGATACACCTAAAACAAAATGACACTTAATTTTAGGAACTAAAGTACCATTTATATTTTCCCAATGATCAAAACTAACTGCTGCTATTCCAGTTGTATCATCTACTACACCTAAGTCAAGACCTAGCCATATAGGAGTACCTCTTGGAATAAGATTAATCATTTTTTCTACATGATTAATAATCCTATCTTCTTTATCATAAAAATCAACTGTAATAATTTCAGGAATTCTATTCTTTATTGTTGAACATTTAGATAAGTGTTCTATAGTACCTCCAAAAAAACTATCTGATGATCCTGTATTAATACCAGATTTATCTTGAAGAGCTTTAATCAAATCAGATTTAAATTCTCCAAATAATTGAATAGGTACATGTTCCACTCTATCAGGGTCTTGATCATCTTCTAATTTATAGTTCTCTTCTTTATCATTTTTATTTAATATTCTTGGAGGATATTTACCATCTCCAGTATAAACTGAGAAAGTTATTCCCCTTGAACGTTCGTACAGATTTTTTCTAACTTCATAATGAGAAGGTCTACAATCCCAAGTAAATTGAGGTTCTGCATTCTCAAGAAATATTTCAGTTGGACCACCTGCACCTCTACTAGAACTATCAATTATTAGATTTCCGGCTAATGTTAAACTTTCTTTTACATCAAAACGAGATGTAATACGAATATACGTACTATTTACACGTTCCATGGCTTTTTCTTCGTTAGGCCAAAAATTGACCTCAGACATAATTGCAAAAATCTTATAATATTAATATTTAAAATATTAAAATAGACTATATTATTTATTTCAGTACCTACTATAGTCGTTGAGAAAGGATTTTATTATTATATCCTTTTTGCTGATCTGATTTGATATCTTTCCAGCATTTTAAGGTATTTTCCTAGATAAAATTTATTTATTATCTAGGCCTCTATTTCAATTAAAGGTCTGTACCAAGTCCTCCAGCCAATCGTTCTATAATATACTTTTAATTATAGTTTAGAATATAAATTTAACCATTCTTATTCTGGTTAGTAAGTCTTTATTCGTTACACTAAAGAAATCTATTATCTTTAGTTCGGTATTAGAATTTTACTCCCTTCACCGAGTTTACTTACTTTAATTACTGTAAAATTTCTCTCACAGAAGGCAATTTTTTACCTCTAGGACCTGATGTTAGTATTCTTATATTATGTTTATGTGGTAAATTTCTAAAAAACGGACTTTGTTTTAAAACATCATCCAACATCCATCTTCGAAATTCAGCATTAGCTACATCTTCATCTCTATGGAATATAATGAAGCTAAGTGGTTTTTTACCTAATTTAAATGTTCTCCATGGATTAGATAAACAGCTTAATCTAGCTAGTGTATTTGCCATAGCTAATTTAGATACCGTAGATTTACCTATACCGCAAATTATTTAATATATTTATTTATATATTGCAGACTATATCATCTCTAGTTCTCTCATTCTAGAGTTATACATTTAGTCGTTGAGAAAGGATTTTATCATCCTTTTTGCTAATTAGATTTTATA